TTATTCAATCTTTCCATAGGGTCTAAAGTTAGATGCTACTCCAGCTTCTTTCCACTTCAACCTCTTATAGCTTACCCAAGAAGCATTTTTATCGTATATTGTTTGACCGTCAGCCAATCCCCACGTAGGTTCAACATCACCCGATTCACCAGCTTGGAGACATACATAAAATCGACCATTATCAATAGTAGGAAGAACCATGTCGTCTTTTTTATATTGAGTTGTTGCTTGCCAAGTATTACTGCCACGATCATCGCCAAATTCTATTTCTACCGACACTGGAAAGACTGGTTCAGTTAAGCCTGAGTATCCTGTTTGAATACATTTATAAATGTGTCCATTATCTACAGTAGGAACAATTAAATCGCCATTGGTATATTGTTTGAGTTTTTGCCACGTTGGGGCGCTAGTACCAGTTCTAGTATTTACCCATCCGATATAGTCGCCAGATTTAGGTGTTTTCTTGTAAAATCGCTTTGCAATTGGATATGTCCCAGATAGGGGAAGGGAGTCAACATAATCATCACTATCATCATCGAGCTTTTGAAAGTTGTCAGCTAATTCGTTTAATGTATTTTCGATATCATCTGTTGCAAAGTTGGGCTTTTTAAGCCCTAATTTTGTTGTCGTTGTTGACATAGGCATTCTCCTTTCTTTATTTAGATTGAAATTTCATACCACTTCTTCCCCCGAAATTCAGTCCACATTGTTTTATTTGGATTTAAGGTAAGCTTACCATTCTCGATAATTATTTTGCTTTTCTCGCCACTTGTATCGTTAACAAACACATCAAAAGGTTGATAACGCCACTTATATACTGGTGGATTATAAATAGAAGAGTAAGCGTAGGGAGCATCACAACGAAAAGTTAGTGTTATGTAGCCTTGCCTTAAGCAGTTGTGTACGAGATTAATGTCATCAACACAAATTGCATAGTATATCTTTTCAGGATCTTCCGAAAAGAAGAGAGGTTGATAATAAGACTGCTCTGTTAACCATATGGCGACTTCTCTAATTTTTACATCGTCCCATTGATCAAGAAAGGCGAACGATACATTAAATTTAAGTGGTTCTTTTTTTGTACTTTGAAAGTATGGTTTATCTCGACCTTTTATGGATACTTCATTAATGGATCGTGAGGCTGCAAATACTTCTTCTTGCATACCAGACGACATATTAACGTTAACGATTCCGAAAAAATCGGATTGGATGCCAGCATAAGAAAAGAAGAGGGAGTCACGAATTGTAATATTGATCACCTCCATATTAAATTTGGACATAATAAAAATGCCTTTGTTTTTAAGGCTTTTGAAAGGGGAGAAACATTATAAAATTGGGATTTTACTGTAATCTATTTCATTTTGATCTAAATAATCATCGATGTGAAGACGTAGGCTGATTGGTTTATGCTGTTGTCCGCTATTTCTTTGTTCTTTGTTTTTTATGAATCCTATATTTTCGTAATAAGACAATCTATGTTGGAAACAATCTAAAGTTATAAATTTAATACCACAGAACTCATTCCTTATTGAAAAAGCTTTTCCTACAGCATAATTAATAAGAAATTTACCGTAGCCATATTTATGATAGTCTTTATGTACTGCCAGTCTAGCAATTTTTAGTGAAGGGAAGGTGTCGTATGCAATAGCTCCATTATTTCTTTCACTGTAGTCCAATCGAATCGCATCAGCGCAGAGAGACATATATGCCCTTAGTTCACCATTTCTTTTCACTAAGAAGGTGGTATTATATCCTTCATCTTGTTCTACTAATGCTTCATTGTGTAGAAAATAATTCATGTCTTCTGAGTGGCGTTCAAGCCTTTTTCTAGTTCTATGGTTAGTTCTAGCGAATTCAGATGTATCGTTACAATCAAAAGTAGCCAAACTACCCATATCTTCCTCGGATAGCTTGGCTATAATAAAGTCATCTGTTGACATATTATTTATCTACCCTTCTTCTCATAAGCTTTAAAGAAATCTACCAGAGCTTGTCCATTTCTATTTGATCTAGCGGTAGGCTTCTTCTTCAGAGAATGAATCAGTTTTTTAGCGTCATTTCCTCTCAGTGTGGGAGTAGCCGCGATTTGAGTAGCCATCAATTTTCCCTTCTTTCTTTTGCCCATTTTCATAACATCTCCTATCTATATTAATAGGAGAAATATATGATAGAAATACAACGAATATGATAAAAAAATATTGCCCTAAATTATAATATTGCCGAGGGCTATAATCCTACATTTATTGTACCATATATTACTACCGTAAACGAGAGTATTTTGAGGATCTTTTTTTGTCTGAAAATAGGCGATAATTTGAGGGATATTTCAAGTTGAAATAAGCCTATCTAATTTTCACTCAATTTATCCAAAGTTTTACGATACTTTTGTTGCCCTTCTTGTAGAGATTTCAATAGGGTGGAATACGAGAACTTTTTACTGGCATCAATAGGCTCAATTATAGCGTATCCATTTCCAACATATTTGATAGTGTGATTGTTACGTAGATCAATGGATTCATTCTTCTTTAACCTGTCTAGCATTTGTGAATCAGAAAATAGATTTGCTAACCGATGTCTGTTTATAGGCTGCTCATTGCATCGAACATTACTCTTCATATATAGTACCTCGTTTCTTTGGATCATACAGCACGAAAAATGCGTAATTTTTGCTCAGTACTTTCTTTGGCATTGGCAACTCAATTTTCGTGTGATAAAATATAGCCAAGAAGTATATACTAAAAAGAGCAGAGATGTTAGTGCATCTCCACTCTAAAACAACAGCCGCTTATAAAGGCGGTGGCTGTGCAACACAGGTATAGAAATAGATCGCTACCTTAGTCGAGGGCGGTCTATTTCTTATTGTGGAAAGAAAGTATTAGCACAACCAAAGTCGCAAATGAAATCATAAGCGTCAATGCTTGATATACCTCCACTGGCATCACCTCCTTTGCAGGAGACTAGCCAACCGCCCATCTAAGCCATTCCGTTGTTAGAGATAGTATAACATATTATTACGATACGATAGAACTAAGAATTAACCGCATGTCATTACTTGTCAAAATAATAAGAAATCTTATATTCACCAGAGAAATTATCCACATCAAATGTGACTTTTTTATAGACAGGAGTACCCAACCCATTTGTTACTTGCATATCGTATAAGAAGGAAAATGAATGTCCAACTTTATTGTCTCTGACAACTAATTTTTCACTATTGCTCTCTAGAATAGTGTAATCTGGTTTTTCTCTATATTCAGCTTCCTTAACTATCAAAAAACCTATAAAGCTAGAAAATTTTTGTTTCTCATATTTGTTATACCAATCTTCATCAAGGGTGAGAGTTTGCTTACCATCATAACTCAAATGTTCTCTAGTGTTAATATATTTGAAATCTAACACATTCACATAATCAGTAAAATAATCTTTTTTAAATTTACTAACAGACTCACCATGTTGTAGAGCATTCAAGTAATTATCTACTGTTGCTCTAGCCTTTTGTTCGGGAGTATTTAAATAGATAACTACTGATACAATAAACAACATACAAATAGCCGCAGTGATAAATAGAATCTTTTTAGATAATGTTTTTTTAATTTTAACAACTGAATTATCGACTGAACCAACATGAGTATCGTCTGATGTGCCACTTGATTCTTGTTTAGCCCCACATTTGTTACAATATAAACTTTTATCCTCGAGCGGATTATCGCAATTAACGCATAATTTCATGTAAAATGTCCCACCTTCTCAAATAATACCAATAGTTTACCATGTCTTAGGTAATGGGTCTATAGTATTATAAGAGAGGGATGGGTTAGGTATTTAGATGAACAAAGCAACCTCTAGCGATGTCGAATATTTACCTCTTGATATATATGTGTCATAAATAAGTTCTGGATCATTCGTCTTGAACCGATTCAGTTTGAAAGGCTCCATAGGTTCTTGAAACAATCGTTCGAGTGCAGATTTTTTATCTCGATAATAGTCGAAAGCAAAGTCAGACTTGTTGGTGTAACCATAAGTATCAATATGTTCTTTTCGCATTTTTACCAGTAGGGTAAGAGGATGCTTGGAAAATGATGATCGCTCTAGAAACTCATTGAGGCGTTCGACGGTGTTAAGCATAAACTTCATACTGGTGATAAGATTAGTCGCCTTAGGTGAGATATCAAGGAAGTAGCAGAGCTGTTCTAGTGTTAAGTTAGGATGATAGGGAACCCTTCGAGTTTGTACAGCCACAGCATTTACGATTGACATATGTATCTTCTCCTTTATATTTGGATTAAGATAGAACGGTATAATATTTATTTACAAGCAGCGGTTCGATATCTCATATTTTCAACACTAACCCTCACCATCTCACGGATACGGATATATTCCTGTGCTAGACCAGCTTGGTTAGAGTCATTAAAACTTTTGATTTTGATATTTAGATAATGTACAAGAGTATCCCTTAACTCCTCCATGCTTTCAATATGATTCTTCAATGTTTTATTTCCGTGTCTAGATTTGTGAGTTCTTTTATAAGCAAGACGTGTTTTCTTCTTTCTGTGAAATGACAAAAATTCCGAAATCAAATCGTAAAGTTTGGTGATATTATAGTCATCGAGATTAGACATAAATACATCGGGATTAAATTTTACTTGTTCGTGTGTTGCATCATCTGAGATATACATTCCGTCTCTGCGAATAGTAGGTAGTACTTCACTGGTAACCCATTTACGAAATGAACGGGCGTTCTTTGCCTTGGACTCAAAGATCAAATCGTATAGATATTCTTCGGCAATATAAGTATTTTCAAAATCTATTTCTTTATTAATCGCATAAATATTGTGGGTGTCACCAAGTGTCACCCCATTGATATCAAGTGTTTTACAAATATCCGAAAGTTTATCCTTTCTTAAAAGGATGCTTCCTTTACCGTTGTTTCTTGAATAACCTAGCGCCATACCTGCGTCAAATAAATTAAAATAAATACTTTCATCTTGTAAAGCAGTTCTAATTTGTCCAAATAACTCATGCTCAAAAGTTTTAATCATTATTTTAATCATTCCTTTTTAATTTTTATTGGTCTTTCCAGACATTTATCATCAAACCAACCACAGACGAATTCAGACACATATGTATCTTCTCCTTTATATTTGGATTAAGATAGAGCAGGGGAGACAGGTAAGATGTTTAGTTGAGCAAGTTTTTCGTTTAATATAGATTCTATGTTATCAAATTCGGTATACTTGATGCGTATCAATGGGATGTTATGTGACTTGCAATAGTTGTCTTTGATCTTGTCGCGTCTTCTTATATTGTTGAACGTTTTTTGTCCACCCCAATATTTAACAGGTTCATAATGTTGTAGACCGTCAAATTCGATTAATAGTAGGGGCGGTTGATCTTTTCTCTCTAACACCGCAAAATCAAATTTAAGAGGAGTACGATCCCTGCAATCCTCAAATTCAAATTGAGATACATAAACATAGTTATTATTGGTTAAGTATAAACGAATCCGTTCTTCGCCTTTTGATTCGGATTTTTTAGGCGGTCTACATCTTGGACAACGCGATCCTCCTTGAATGAAGTTAGAAGGGATAGTTTTGTAAACATGTCCACATTCAAGATGTTTGAGTTTTACTTTGTCTGAATCGGCAATGTATTCACTGGCTAATTGATACTCTCCTTCAGTCAACAAGTTAACTTGCTGTGCGAACACTTTGGTGTCTTTTTTACAGTATCCGTGACAAATAGGACAGGATGCCTTTTTAAGAAGGTTGTATGCCGCTGTTTCAAATTCACAGCCACACTTAATATGCTTTATCTTCATTTCTGACACTGTGTTGATATATTTACTCAATATTTTATAATCATCGAAAAAGTTAGGTCTTCTTAAATTTAGAACGTTGATAAACTCTTCATGACTATAAGAAATTCCACCCTTGCAATAATGGCATCTTTTTCCCCTTAAAAATGCCGATGGAGTAGTAGTGTAAGATTTACCGCATTTTCGGTGTTTTATACTAACATTAGCTCTGGAATTAATATACTCAGACATAAGCTCATATTCATTTTTAACTAATCTATACATCTCGTGTTTAAATTGTTCTGTAGTCTTTTTCTGATTCCCAAAACATATTGGACATCCAGTATTATATTTTACTCTAGTATACACATTTGAACACCAGCTATGACCTTTACTGCATTTCCAAGCTACTTTAGCAGTAGAGGTAGCTAGTACTTCAGAAGGTTGGATCTCATTTTTATGATAATCCCATTCAACTAATAATTCTGGCGCTCTACTCTCTAAGGAATTGGTGTGATTTATTTTAGTGCTACTACAATACGGACAGCCACGCCCTTTATGCCTTTCTTTTGGTGTTTTCTCATAAATACTTTTGCAATCTGTACAAATCCACTCATATTTTGTATGACTTGAACAATACACTTCGTAGGCTGAAATTTTGTTCTTGGTAATATTCCACTCATTAACTAACGATGGATTGATATAACCAAAAGATCTTTCCAAGGGAACATTTCTCTTCCGAGTTATTCCCGATTTTTTATTTGAGCAAATTATACATCTGTCCTTTCCGTCCCCGTTAATCCTGTTTCTAATAAGTGATCCATAGCCAATATTTTTAGTTTCATGACCACATATATCACATATTCTTGTAATTTTATTTATTCCACTGGTTAATGAAAGGTCGGAAATCTTCGCTTTAATCTTAGTTCCTTTAGCAACAGATGTTCTACCTCTCTTATCTAGCCTTCTAGGAATATGATATCCGAGGTTCTCGTAGTATGAAATTGTTGTGGGATTCAAAGTGACTTCAATATATTCTTCTTTAATTGCCAATTAGATTTGTCCTTCCATGCGTATTAGTTTGTTGTTTAATGTAAGAAAAATAACTTATAATACAGATTGAAAGTATAATTAATCAAATGACCATATGTTCACCCTCTCTCTTTTGACTATATTGTACATAATACATGTACAATATAGTCAAAGTCAAGGGAGTTATTGTTGATTTATTGGACTGGCTATATTATTATATTTGTGTATAAAAAGGAGATATCAATGATAAACTTAAAATTGGATAAGGCAGTACATATGTTGGGATTATCAATGAACAAATTATCTGTAGCATCAGGTGTGCGACCTCACACTGTGGGTGATTTAGTTAGAAATGATTCACAAAGAATAGACTTGGATACATTAGACAAGATATTGAACGCTTTAAACTCAATAGCAGAAGATCGGGGATTGGATATCAGATTTGGAGTTGAAGATATAATTGAATATGAGTATATAAGAAAAGAGCCTAATTAAAGGCTCTTTTTGCTTACCTGTCTATTCAATTATAGTTACATCATATAAGCTTCAAGAACGATATAGTTAGAACTTTTTTTATCCAGAAGATCAATTGGTTTTTGTCCATTTTTATTCTTGATATTGGCATTCGCTTTATAACTAATGCCAGTCAGTTCCCCTAAATAAAAGTTATTTTTATCTAAAATACTCTCATGCAATGGGGAATTTCCAAGTGAATTAACAAGGTTCACGTTCAAAGCATTTTTCTTAATCACAAGGTATGTCGCATAATCGTTCTTTCTAATCACCCAGTGGAGAATGCTATCACCATTTGCATCCTGACTGTTAATCGTCAACTCACCGCTAGCAATCGCCGCTGCGATCTTTTCTGAATCCAATTTATCTCCCTTTGTGTATTGCTCCACGTTAAAGGTTTTACCTCCTGACTTAACCGCTGCTGTTGCTGATGTTTCACTTTTTGTGGTTGTTGTAGCAGATGGGGTAGAGGAGGGAGTAGATGTTGTTCCATTGCTTTTCACCAACTCAATCTTGCCACCACTAGCGCTTGCTACATTATAGCCCATTGCCGATGCTGTATCTCTAAGAGGGAGATAAGCTTTACCATTCACATTGATTGGGCTGTCACTTAGCTTTGCTTGTTCTCCATCAACTATGATTTTTGTAGGTGTCAATGTTGCCTTTAAATATGTACTTGCTCCTGCAACGCCACTAACTGCTACTGCAACACCAAATATTGCACCAGCGAGGAACGTTGGTATCCGTTTTTTCATTGTATATCCTCCAATTATTCGATTAGTATATGATTTTACACATACTTACAATATATATCGGATAGGAGGGGGTGGAAGTTTATAGAAAACAGCCTTACTGGTTAAAAGATAATTCGTAATTAAACTGATTGCTCAGCTAATCCAAAATATCTTTTGATTAAACACAAAAGAACTCACAATATTGTGAGTTCCCTTGATTAGTCTTTGGGTAAAGCATAGTATTGGATAAAACATAGTCTTTTTAAAAATTAGTTTTAGGTAAAGCGTAGTATTATTTATAACAATTATATTCCTTGGATCGTTATTTGTCAAATATTTCTGATGTACTTTTTATATACATTTTTTATGAATTCATCGTTAAGATAATTACTTATTCGGTTGATGGGATTGTTGGAATTAAACAAGTATAAATATTCATCAGTAATTATTCCTTCAAATTCTTTTCCGTATTCAATGCCTTCATTATTTTTTAGGCGATATTTATGAATTATTATCTTTCCTTCTAATTCAAGTTTATTTAGAAGGCGCACAAATTCGTATTCAAAGATGTTGTACCACGACAAGCTGTTTTCCGTGAATCTCTGTAACGACAATAGTGGAGGAGTTTTCTGTTTATCTACATACTCTTTTTTTATATGGGCATTAAGATTGTGATATATATTTTCAGTAAGATGAGAGTCGTTTTTGGCTTCTATTTCATACAAATCCTCAAAAAATGAATGAGATGTTGGTGTATGTAATATTAAATCACTACTATTCTGAGAAGTAATAAGATGAACAAATCCCTTTTGCTTTTTGATCGCTTTTATTAAAGGAGTCATATCTTTATCGTCTGATATTAAGACTACGCCATCAATTAGATTGTTTTGAAAAATCATTTCCATTGTATCAACTGCTATTTGAATATCTGCACAATTTTTTCCGGTGTTAGATGTATGCCTTGTTTCAATACCAAACTCATGTAGTTTTGATTGATGGCGTGAGTTATACATATCAGGCAAATCGTAATTACAATATGCTATAATGTCAATTACATTCATGGATTTACCTTGTAAATACTTTCTTAAACGATTAAAAAAATCCTTCTCAAAAACATTAGTGTAGTCATTTCTTAAATTGTAGTGTACATTTTCATAATCAATCATAACACAGACGTTTCTAATCTTTTCATTCACTCTGTTCATCACTCTCCTATAGTTCTACTATACGACATATGGGAACATATTCCTACAGAACAAATGTTTGATATAGTCGTATAGTAGGAGGGAGGAGAGAGGAGGAAAGCAGTCATAGGATTACATGAAGTCGTAGCGAGTTCCGTTGAAGGTGATTTTGCCATCAGCAGAGAGGACTATAGAGGCTTTACCGTTGGAAATCTTAATTTCATTTTGGTTGCTGATTATTGATACCTGATTTGCTTTTGCAATAAAATTCCCGCCATCACTATTTATAATAATACCTAAATCTTGTAAACTTACACTTCTTTCTTTTCCCGTATTGCTTGCTCCATACAAAAAATCAAAAGAACCATTAGGTTTATTTATAAAACCTTTGCCGCTTTTCTCGGTTGCTCCGTCACCAATACCCATCTGGATATATGGGGTTGCAGCATCACCAGAACCATCAAATGAAAACTTGGCTTTTACTTTTTCATCCATAGTATATTCAAGAACAGGCCATTCAGTTTCTTCTGTAGTCATCTTTCCTGACTGAGTAGAACTGACCCAGTATAAAGGTCGTCCGTCTGCTAATTTCTTCTGAGTTCCCCCACCTGAAACTTTACCAGTAATCCATTTTGCTTCATTACCTTCAATGCGAATATAATTAGACCAATCCGACAGAGCGGCATTTGTTAAAGTCGAGACGCGTCCTGCTGTCAGATCGCTTATAAAACCCTCCATACTTGTAACAATATTAGCAGCTAGTAAATCAGTTGAAATTGCCGCTGCTCCCACGATGTCAAAGTTATTCATCCATAAATTACCAGTCATTGAGTTCATAAGAGGCTTACCGTCTGGCTTTGTGATTTCTAATTTTCTAAATCGTGCAGTACCATCCATGTAGATCGCTGCTGGGGCTGCATCGATGTCCTCATTTCCCAACCGAAGACCCTCTGCCGAAATAACAACGATCCTGTTGCCGCTACCAACGATCAACTTTCCATCTTGAAACACACCACCATTAGCGTACATTATACCGTCTGGGCTAACCCTGAACGCACTAGCCGAGAACTGCTCACTTCCCAAATAGATACCCTGCATATCGGCAGAAAACACATAATTACCTTTACCAATGCGGATACTTCCATCAGCAATAATACTGTCATAAATCCTCAAATTCTGTGCATTTAATAATCCATCCAAACTAGTCCACAATGTTTTCTTGTATGTAGTCCCACTCTTCTGGTCAATAAAGAATCCTGAATCGCTGTCTATCCCCACATGGTTAATTACATTAGTATCTCCACAATCAGTAGATGCATAATGGTTAAATCGCAATCCGAACTTGTCTGGATTTTCTTCCAATAGCCCAAGCTTAACGACTTCGCGCTTACATCTGTCTTGAATGGTTAGTTTGGAACCTTCGATTGTAAATACACCTGTAGTATCTCCAATTACTACACGTTCTCCTAGAATAAGCTTTCCAAGAACTTGCTCTGCCACGAGGCCGTCAGCGCTGATACAAGTTTCATACTTGTTGCCTCCCGAGCGAGTTAGACCCATCGCGCCATGCGTTAGCTTGAGCCATCTCATAGGATCTTTGTCGTCAACAATCGTTATCCCAGTGTGATCGAAAGTAACCGTTTCATTGATAGCCATCTCTAAACGTTCTTTTTCTCTATTCCATACATTTTCAAACAGTTTGTTCATTTCACTTGAATCAAACACTGCTTTATCATATTTGAACTTATTCAGATCCAACGTAACGCCATGAGTCCTTACATCTTGGAACAACTTATCAAATTCATTGCCCATTCTACTTACGTCTTTTACGTTGGATATCGTCAGACTAATATTTGATTGTTCATAGTCATATTCAATTTTAATTATTCTTGCCGTGACATCTACGCCTGTTGGCTCATATTTGATGTTAACGAAATCGCCAAGATTCATCTTCTTCCAATCATATTGTGCTTCAATTATCTCTAAGAAGTTAACTATATCAATCTCCATGCTAAGTTGCGGACGTAACAATTCTTTGAATTTCTTCATTGTTTCGTCGTATAAATCTTGCTCATCTATGTATTTACTATCTGAATAATCTTGAGTAATAATGTATGACTCGCTTAATTCCATCATTTGCTCATGTGTAAAATTCTTATCATAAGTGAATGAACTTCTCAGGTTGCTTATCTTGTTGGAAACGGTAGTCAGATTAGCTTTAACAGCATCAATTTCTGCTTGTTTCTGTTTAATCTGCATTTCCTTATTATCTAAACTGTATCGCTCGATAATCTTTAAATCTGTGCCTGAATCATATTCATCAATGCTAATGTTACATACCTGAATGTAAACACCTGTATTGCCACCGCTAATTGAGACATTGACATGATCCTGATATCGAACTTTACCCAGAAGTCTCCATTGATTAGAAGAAACAGCTTTACTTGATCCATCCAAACTAACTGTAACGCCAGTCGTGTCATCAACCTTTATCATAACAGCATAGCCAAAATCAGAAGACAGCTTGAAACTACGTGAACTGCTACCAGAATGTTGGTACTTCTCAAAAAACATCTTCGTATCAAATTGCTGAGATATTTTCGTATCCGCTACTACAACTTCATTTTTTACTAACTTATCCATATCAACTTCAAGCAATCCTAATTGTTTTTCATACCCTTGTTGCTCTTTAAGGTATGTATTAAACTCTGTTTTCTTTGATTCAATAAGTATCTCAAAGTCGAGTAGGGCATGACACAATGAATCGCTCATGTAATCACTATGTCTAATGACATTACGATTAGCATCTCGTTCAAATGGATACATGAAATACTGAAAGCTTTCCACATAGTTTTGACCAGTGGGATTTACCTTTTCAAATGTCATGTCATCTTGACCAAATCCCTTTAGTCTTGTAACCACAGGTTCGGATGTAGAATGTCTAGTCATTGATTTGAGATGTTTTTGATGTGAAAAAGTTAGTCCTTTATTTGTTCCAGTGAGTTCAGGCTTTTGTAATGAAATGGTGTTTTTATCAGTATTGAAAATCGTTATAGCATTATATGTTTCACCAACAGTCAAAATGGCATCCAATACATTTGTGCTTGAGAAATCAAATGCCCTATAGGTCAACTTGAAATCAGCATCAATGTAGTCGATTTTCCAAGTTGTTGGTGCAAGAATTTCATTTAGTATTTGTTCGGCATGATATGATTCTACAGTTAACCCACGAATAGCAAAGCCAACTAGAAGGCCAGCCGTAGAAATACAATTCAATGTACGAATGTCAGATTCATCTGAACTAGAATCTTCAATGCTTTTAATGTAGTACCAGTCAATATTATTTCCACTTACGACCTTAATCAAATATCTTTCTCGAATTAGACCGATGTTTTTATTCGGTACTAAGCGATGATTGACATCGATGTAAAAGGGAATGGACAATTCTAATTCATTAATATCGTGCCATGTAGTAGAAATTTTATCGTTAAACGCCTCACTTATTTTGCTTATGATTGTCCTGTCTGGTCTACATAAGAAATACTGAGGTTGAATAGGTTTTAAATTGTAATCAATTTCTCCAAGCAATATATCACCTCTTTAGAATAATGATGGTGGGGGAGAGGTGATCCCCACCGATTATAGATTGAAGCCATAATTATTTCCTAGAACACCTCTCTTAGATTGTGCTTTGGCTGCATCAATCAATTTGGTTAAGATGGTTGATCCTGACTCCTTATTATTTGCATGAATTTCAACCTTTTCAAAATGAAAGCTGTTAACATTAGAGGCAGTAGAAGTATTATTGTTTTTAACAATATTGGGGTTAAACGTACTTTTAACCGAATCGACGATGCCACGAGTTACATCAATGATTTTCAACAAGTTCCCTGTATCGCTTTCATTTAAGACTAATTCTTTTTGGTGAGCCAATAAGAACTGACCTTCTTTAGGCATATTAGCAGGAGTCATACCACCAGTTTTGGCAGAGAACGGTTTGATCTTATTTAAATAATCATATGATCCATCTGGAAATCCCCATTTAGATCGCATCGCATCGTTTTCTTGTTTTAATTGCTTAAATTGCTCCTGAAGACTTTTTATCTTATTGGTGTCGGGCTTTTTCTCTCTTTGGAGCTGAACTACTTGTTTTGAGATATTCTCAGCCTTTTGTTTGTTAGACAAATACTTGTCCCAATCACCTTTTTGGCTTGCCTTGTCATCACCTTTACCTGTTCCTGCTCCGTCGCCAATTCCTATTCCAGTATTATTGCCGATGCCACTATCGAGGTTTAAGAAGTCATCAAGTTTACCTTGATCCATAGACAGACTATCCAGCATGTTTTGCATTTGCTTGCTAGTTTCCAATGATTGTTCTTGGAGAAAAGTAAAGAATTTCGAATACTCGCCCTTTAATTCATCAATCACAGACTTAACTTTGGTCTTATCATTGGACATGAGATCTTGCTTCATTCTATAAAAGCGTTGTTCGTCTTCAAGAATGTCATCATACTTCTGCTCAGTCAGTTCTTTTTCTTTTTCAATGTTATCTGTAATTGCATCATGATTTCGATCTTCAGCATCTTTGGTTTTATCAAGGTACTTTTTACGATCTTCTAACTGGTCATTCAAACCTTCTTTACGCAATTCACGCTCACGATCAAGTTTAAACTTGTCGATTTCTTCATTCTTTGCATCCAGCTGTTCAGATAATTCTTTTCTCTTAGCCTTGGCTTCGTAAGAATTGTTTAACGCAAGTTCGTTAATTTTATCCTGAATCTTTTGACGCTCATCAAGCTTCTTCTTTAAATCTTTGTCATAGTCATCTGATTCACTTGTTCGATCCAACTCTTGAAGCTGTCGTTTGATAATCTCTTCAAATCGATCAGATTCTTCCTCAAGATTTTTCAGTCGTGCTTCGTGACGCTTATCTTCCGCATCCTTTTGTTTATCAATCGCCTTGAGAGCAATATCCTTCTGTTTCTCAATCTGTTTTTTGTAGGCCTCAATAATCTTATCAGCAGCGTCTTCTTTAATTCTTCTGATAGCATTTTGATACTCAAGGAGCTTCTGATTCAATTCTTCTTGCTGCTTTATGTATTCTTCTTTGTTCTTAGCAGACAGTTTTTCACTAGCAATCATTTTAGTTAAATCATCAATTGTTTTTCTAGTAATATTACTTTGTTGAGTATATAGAGAAATTTGCTTCTGCAATACCTTTTGGTATTCAGGTGAATGTTCATCCAGTCCTTCTAGTTGAGCATTTGTAACTTCAAGTTGTCTGCCAAGTTTCTCGACCTTGTCGGCACTTTCGCCCAAATTACTGTTGAATACAGCTACACGTTTTTCTTGAATACTATTATCGAACTCTGCAATTTTAGCATTGTTATCTCTAATCTGCTTCTCGAATTCACCAGCAGTGATTTGCTTGGATGCTACCATTTTCTTCAATGACCCATTCTGCTTACGAACCTCATCTTGTTGCTTTGTCATGTAGCTGATTTGAGACATTTCTTCTTTTCGCCATTTGCTAGACGTTTCTGAATACGCAGACTGTTTGGACTGAGAAATAGCAATAAGACTGTCAATATTGTCTAATTTGTTTTGAGATTCGGTTATATAGTCATTAATCCAATTTACTCTATTTTGATATTGCTTTTCATCTAGTTCTGAATATGTTTTCTGTGCATCTTCCTTGGCCTTTGCCATATCAGAAACAGAAGGGAGGGTGTATTTGTTTTTAGTTTTGCCACTGGACACAGAAGATGTATCTCCATCATAGTAACGAAGTACATTATCTACATAATTAGTGTCGCCATACACCTTACTGCCTGTTTTCTGTTTTTGTAAAGCAGAGAATTTTTTCATATTCTCTTTGGAGTATCCGCCGTTTTTATTGAAATAATCCAATATACCCGGCCCCATATTGTACATTGCCAAAGCAACGTCGACATTACCCGTTTGATTTAGATACTTAGCAAACATTGAAGTTCCAGTTTTAATACTACTTTCAACGCTAGTATTTTTACCAAGACTACTAACCTGCATGACGTTTTTAATACCATTAGCACCATTAGAAGATTCCTGTTGAATGATAGCTTTGATTAATGCAGGATCAACGCTGTTAGCTCCAGCATATTTATTAATCAGGTCAGCATTTTTACCAGTTACTTTTGTTGATGTAGAAGTGGAGGGAGGTTGAACTTCTGGAATAGCATTAGCACCGGGAATACGTCTTGCGCCGCTATATCTAGCAGACCAATACTTGTCATTCAAGTTCCCTTGCTTTAAGCCTGAATCACCCATCTGCATAAAGTTTCCGTCACCCATATACACGCCAACATGTGAATTAACTTTACCTTTGACAGTGTTGAAGAATACAAGGTCGCCTTTTTGCAGATCCTTCTTGTTGGTCACGGCTTCACCCTGTTTAACTTGCTCCTGAGTAGTTCGAGGCAGTTTAATATCAAGGAACTCTTTAAACATTTGCTGTACAAACAAAGAGCAGTCGGATACAGCAGTAGCCGTGAACTGATCGTAGTTAACATTAGATTTAGCTGCTTGACTATACTTAAATGTTTTAGACGAAGACAACGACAAAGCCTCAGAAATCATCGAATCTAAACCAGTTCCACCCTTTGTTGTAGTTGTTACTTTGGTAGATACTAATTTAGATGGATCGGCAATACCTTCTTTGAGAAGATTTTTCCGTTGTTCTATTAATTTGTTTTCTTGCTCAAGCGATTTGCGGTATGCCGCAGACCCCTTACGCATTCTAGTGCGTTTATTTTCCAAATCGTCCTGTGCAGCAGCGACAGCTTTAAGTTTCTTCTGTGTTTCAGTTAAAATTTCATTAGTTTCTGACAAAGAATCATTATATTGATCATTTTTCTTTGTAGCTTCTTTGCTAACACCTAAGTCAGGATCACTAAATATACCCAACATTTCTTTGGCTTGTTTAGATTTTTCGTCAAGAGCAGATGTAAACTTATCTAATTCACTTCTTTGTTCTTCAAGTACTTTTGTTCTAAAAGTCGGAACCTCTTGATCTTCTGAAATTCCTAAAGCATTCTTTAACCCATCTGTCATAGGTAGTTTGCTATTAGCAATTTCTTCGTCAATCTTAACAAGTGCTTTCTTAGCGTCTGCCAGATCTTTTATGCTTTTAAGCTCAAGACCATAGGCGTTAATGTTACTAATAACAGAGTTAATGTTATTAATTTCACGCTGCTTTTCGCCTTCCAATGTTTGTTTAACCATTAGGATTTGTGCTTGTCTTAAATCCTCAATTGCTCCACTTTCAAGAACATAACCATCCTTGACTTTCTTGATGCTAGCAGCTAATTGAGGATTTTTCTTTATAAGATCGGCAACAGTAGCAGCACTTAGATATCCATTTTTCTGCTGGTCATACATGACTTGATTCAATGTCTTTAATTCAGACGCAGAGTCATCTAATGTCTTATTTAGCTTTTCCCTAGATTCAGAAGCGTCTTCGGTAGCATTAGTAACTTTACCCTCAGTACCAGCTAATTGATCTGACTTTAGTGTGCTTTCAGCGTATAGGACATTAACATCAGCCATGCTATTTCTTAAATTAAGAAGCTCTACCTTTAGCTTATCTACTGCCTGTTTCTGTTCTTCGTATTCTTGTACTCTGAATTGATGTACGTTAGGCCCTTTTAAATACAATGCTTTATTATTAAGAGTGGCTTCAGCCTTAGTTATTTCATCTTGCTTGTCTTTAATATCTTGATTAATAGAGTTTTTTTGAGAGATTAAACTTTGACGGTTCAATTCTTCTTTTTCAAGTTTTAAAGCCTTCAATACTGCAATTTCTTTGTTTGCAGCTTCTTCTGTAAATCCTGCCGCCTTCAGTCTTTCTAATCCTTCGTCAGTAATAGTAACGGCTATAGCTTTCGATATCTCATCTAATTGCTTTTTTGCTTTACCTTGAGCTATTTCAGATAAAGTACCACTGTTCACTACCTTAGTCAGATCGTTATGGGCTTTAATTAGCTTAGGAAAGAAATCGATTTGTCTGTCAATTTGACTTATTTGTTGCTCTCTAGCTGAGATGTTGTCTTTTATTTTTTGTGTTTCATCTCTTTGAGCTTTTTCTGCTGTTCCCATTCCAAGTGCTAGGGAGGCCAGTAAACCAATAGCTACAGATATACCCATAGTTGCCACGCTTGTCATTACAGCAGCTCTTGCGGAAGCAGCAGTTTGCGCATTAATTGCTACTGTAGTTGCCTCCGTAGCTACCGTTCTTCCAACTTCGGCGGTTGCAGCAGTTCTAGAAGTAACCGCATGTGCAGCATTAGCTACCGAACTGGCAGTGACAGCAGTAGTTTCAGAATTCGTAACTACGACTAATCCCTGTCTCATAGCTCTTACAACAGTCAATGAATCAATTACATTTTTTACAGGAGACTTCAAAGCAAGGAAAGCTGCACCCAACCCCACAGTAGCAGCAGTTACACCAAAGACACTTGAAGGTATCTTTGTTAAACCAATAAATAATTGATCGGTTACGTCGAGTATACTCTTAATCATGCTGCGCAATCCATCGTTACCAGCAGTATTGAATATATCAATGAAAGAGGTTTTTACCTGTGATGCTTTGCGAGAAATAGTATCCATCTGGGTGGTCAGATATTCTAAAGTTGAGCCAGTTGAACCGATAGAATATGCCGTACCAAGTAAGATATCACCCGGATTTAAAGATGCAGCCAATTTAGCGTACTGATAAACACCACGGGAAATAGCAGCATAAGATTGAGTTAAATCGTAGTTCTTGTCTGTAACAGCAACAGAGAGGTCGAGTAGAATATCTTCGGCCTTGCGCCATTGTTCAACACCATTAACAACTTCCTTGGTTTTAACACCTAATTTTTCAATTTCACTTACAGCTTTACCTGTACGAATAGTACCCAAAACCGTCTTCCACATGTTACCAAGGTTTTCGCCAGATAATGCAGTATTACGCATACCAGATGAAATCAGACCGTTCATAAAATCAAAACTAACACCAGTCTCTTGAGCGATTTTACCTGTACGTTCAAACGCTGCGCCCAAATCTCTAGCAGGAGCCATGGTTTCATGCGCTACTTTACTCCAGCTATCCAAGATCCGACCACCATATAGTTGTGCATCATTTGTATTCTTAAGTTGTACACCATATTGAGCAAGCACGGATTCCATTGATTTTGTGGCATCTTCAAGACTCACCAAGTCAACTGTGGAGAGCATAGTAGATTGACGCACCAACGTCTGGACTACACCAACATCTTTATACATACGGCCCCAAAGACGAGCAGACTCAATTACATCATTGATGGCAGCACCTTGATCGTGTGCAGTTTGTATAAATTGTCTCGATTGGTCATTGACCTTCTGCATATCCAAAGCGCCTTTTTGCATACCTTGAAAGTAATGTTCATTTGTCTGAATGTATCCAGCCATATGTGTTTCAATATCAACCATACCTTTGAATCCAGCGGTAATCGATGAAAACACACTGCCGTAAACAGCGCCAGCCACTAAATGAGCAGCTATAGATTTAAAAGCATGTCCAACTTTTTCTCCAAAAGTTGCTACTTGCGTACTAGCAGATTTTGCTGATGTTTCTAAATCTCTAAATCCTTGTTGGATTTGTTTCATCTTATTTTTCAGGTTTGCGTCATTAATGTCCAACTTTGACGCAGACGAAAGAAGAGAAGAGAGATCGGACTGATTAACACTAGAACCGTATTTTGTATTCAGCCTTTGAGCGTTAGTTTCAGCTTGTTGTTTAAAATCTCTTAAATTTTGTATTTTTTTCTGATTTGCTTGACGTTCAGCGACCTCCTGTTGACCAAGTGAGCGAACCCACCAGTCCTGATATTCTTTACGAGTCGCCTGAATTGCATCTTGATTCTTTTTATCGGCTGAACGTTGTCTATCTGCATTTTCCTGAATGGCTTTTTGCTGATTTGTGGCTAATTGACGTTCAGCCGTATTTACTCTCTCCATGGACTTAATACGTCCATCGTACATCTGATTAACAAGAGACTCTTGATCTTTCAGTGTTTTAGCATGGTTGATTATTTCGTCGTACTTTTTTACAATGCCATTTTGATCAATATTAGCTGTAACTTTTTGTCCAGTCTCTTTGTTTTCATATGTATTTTTATAACCAACTACTTGACCTTTACCATTCTTAATAGCTTTCTCATTGGCTAATACATAGCCTTTTAGCTCAGATTCCAACTGCTGAATTGACTTTCGTTGTTTGTCATAAGCTTCAGTCTCTTGCTGTAATTTTAATCTATGCTCATCAACAGTTTTGTTGGTCTTAGTGATAACAGAATTATCGGCTAACCGTTGCTCTGTTATTTTTTCAATACTTCCATCTAATCTTTTATATGTAGTAGTGGTTTCACTAACAATCTTATTTTGTTGTTCCATTGCTAAATTCAACTTATTAGCAGCGGATACAAAGCTATTCATACTTGCCACAAAGCTCTTATCAATATTGATCTTTATATTCAAACTTTGAAGGGAAGGGTGTTTACTTAGAGCCTTCAATTTTTCATTGATGTTGCCTATACTAGCTCCCATGTTTAGGTCAGCTTGCACTAAAATCTTAAGCATATCTGCCATTACGTTTAAGTCACTTCCTTTTTTTACTTTAGAAAAATAGAAAAAAGAAGAGACTTAATATCTCTTCTTACTGTTGTTCATCCTTATATTCAATTTGTTCTACAATTTCACAGAAACGAACATACCAGTCTCCTTCGATACCAGTAAATTCGGTTGGGCCACGATTGATCACCGATTCTTTAACAGATAGGAGCATTGCTTTTCGTTCTTCTGTTTCATCAATCACAACTTCTTCATTATAAAGCTTGTTTAACTCAGAGAGTCGCTCATTGTCTTTCTCGAAGGTATATTTTCCGTTTTCAACAATGGGATTGTCATCTTTATCTTTAGTCACATAATCAAGGTTGATATCATCTGCATCATTTAAAAGTTCTGAGTAATGCTCAGCAAGCAACCCTTTGAATTTAACTCTATGCCGAGTATCAGTTCGGTCTGTTTTTAGTTTATCTAGATAAGTTATAAAATTTTCAAGTTCAAATTTGTATAGTTTCATATTAGCTCCCTTAACATTAAGATATCTAATTGTGATAAAAGGATAGTTTTACTGGGGATAGTTAATCAAAAAATCTGATTCTTCTCATCTTCGAAATCACGTAAATCATAAATAGATGTGGTGGAAATATCATTGTGATGTGCAACGAACTTCGAAACTATTTTAATATCCTTACCACTTTCTAAAAGATAGGTGATACATGAATTTTTAAAAATATGTACGTTAACTCTACGCTCCAAAATATCGGAGAGAGTATTTGAACAAAAATCATCTGCCCAAGCAGGAGACATAGCCTTTATCTCATTACCGTATTTAGTGGTAAAGATATATTCACTTTCATAGCCACGAGAATCTACCCATTTTTTCAAATGAGGAACAACGTCTAATGGGATCATATATTGAATCGGCTTCCCATCTATCGATTTACCTTTTCCTCTTACGTTATGAGTCATAATATAATTCTTGTCTTGTTGAACTTCATAATCCAATATTTCAGTTTTAAACTGTATAATTTCGGAGCGTCTTGCACCAACTCTAAAAGCCGTAGCCAGCCAAGCCATTCCAAGCCAGTTTTCATCTTCTTCTAAGACGTTCATCATCATGTCGTATTCATCTTTTGTAACTTTTACTTTTTCATAGACACGGTTTTTAGAAATAGCAGGGAGACCACGAGTAAAATTTCGGAAACTTTTGTAGTTTTCATCCTCTTCTGCAATGATGTTTTCAATGTGATTACAGAAACTTGAGATAACTGACTTTCTAAAACTTATTGCAGAGGAAGACATCTTTCTGTTATCACGGATATAGCTTAAGTACCGCAAGAAATCTCTTTTTGTAATTTTATAGAAGAGTTTATTATTCATTGAAGTAACCATGTACCAACCGAACTGCCTAATTACACTAGTGTACTGCTTGCGCGATTGAGGGGAGAGGTCTTGTACTGAGACAAATTCCTCAGCATTAAACCTGTAGTCTTCATTGACTTGTTGCCACATTTCATCTGTTACTTCGGGCTGCTTTTTTGCAGGTTCACGTAATGTATTCTGTTTGATTTCTTTTCTTGCCATTCACATCAAATCCTTATGTATTATTAATGAGTATTTAAGTGAACTCATCACGGTATTTTGCAGTCATATAAACACACTCCCTATGTTTTTATAAAATAGCTCTTTTACTTAACTTCCACATCAAGTCCTTGGCGTGATAATCCCCTATGAAGAGCAGTGAAATGGGCATTTGTATTACGCAACTCTTCAGCAGTTTTTTCTACGAATGGACGAGGACGACCAGAATAAGCAAAGTCAAAATTATACCCCTGTCCAGTTTCTACAACTTGTCCAACGTTTGTAATGCCATCTAAACGTCTACTTTCCACGGTCAAAATATTTCCAACAACTGGATGTGTGATTATGTTTTCATCATCAATCAATCCACCATGATTCATTTGTCGTTCATATATGGTGGGAGAATAGACATCGTAGACTTCTTCTTTAATTTTTTCTTTCTCTATTTCCCTAACACATTGTGCCACTTCTATTTGGAGAGACTTAGTTAACTTTTGCCGCAGTAGTTTTTCCAGCTCTTTGTAACTATTCGCTGTCGGCATGGGAGTTTGTCTCGGTACTATTCATTTCTTCATTTGCTTTTCTTTCAATCTCCGCAAAATTATCTGCTATTTCCTTAAAACGTTTCTCTAATTTTTTGACCTCAACCTCAGGTAATTTATTTGCAACTTCTACGAAAATGTTTGTATTCAATAAATTCTCATACACCTTAATCAAAGTCTGAAAGTCATTCTTATTGGGAATGGGGAGGTCTGTAAATTCGCGTAGCATCAAAGTAGATCCAATTTGTGACGCAATTTGGCTGAAAGTTAATTCAGTAAGTTGTGACTTTTCAATCCCTTCTACAACTTCTATTAGTCCTGTAAAGATGTTATTAATTGAACTTTCTTTAAAGTTTTGCTTAATGGTCACTTCAAATTGACCATCCAGAATGGGATATGTTTGCGTCTGTCCCAGTTCTTTGCTGAGTTTATTCAATTCTGAAACTGTTAATTTTTTAGCCAATAATTACACTCTCCTTTATTGTGGAAATGTTTCATCCAGTACTTTAGACCATTTTTCTTCCCATCTTTTACTATCAAACGCCATTGAAACTTCTCTTGCATTCTTACCAAATGTTTCGGCTTTATCTCTATTGTGATATAAATATTCAATTGAATTACATAGATTATCTACCGTAGGCTTAATCAGTAATCCATTATATCCATCAATAATTAGATCACTTAATCCACCTACGCAACTAGCTATAACTGGTTTTCCAAATGCCTGTGCTTCAATGCAGCTCAAACTTGTACCTTCTGCACCGAGAGTAGGGATTAAAACTATATCTGCTTGTTCGTAAGCACGATACATTTTATTCATATCAAAATGTTCCCATCGAACTCGATCTTGAGTATTTACCCATCGCTTAAATTGTTGTTCGCCTTCAATTGTTCCTCTACCTACAAAGTAAAATTCCATATCTTCGTATTTGGGGAGAAGTTTCTTAGATGCTTCAGCCGCCAACAAATATCCTCTTAATTCATGAAGTCTGCGAGGAATAAGCACTGTAAATTTACCTTTTCCTTTTTTCTCTCTAGGTTTAAAAGCATCGGTATTGACATAGTTCGGTATGTATTCAAATTTATCATATAGTTTTGGATATAAAGCTTTAGTCCAACCAATAGTGTTTGTATCTACAGAAACAATTTTTCCTACACGGCGGTAGCAGTCTCTAATGTATTCATTGTATCCTTTAGCGTGATACCAATCTTGAATTTCATTGTCCCACCAAATACCATGTGAAATAGCAATAGAGTTCTTTCGTGCTTCGGGAAAAGCCAGAGTAGCTACAAAATATATAGTGTAATCATAATTTTCTGTCCGTTTATGAAACTCAATTGTTAGATCTGGAAAAGATTCTTTGTCACCAATGGGGCAGGGGATACCAGTTATTTTTACATCCTTGAAGTTCTTTACCCAAGGCGTAGTAGATGCTTGAAAAACGTCTACAATATAATTCTTTTTTCTTAATAGACGTACTAGATCAATTAAATACCTTTCGCCGCCACCCATTTGAGTATATGTTCCACTTAAATCAAAGAATTGCGTTGTTAAGAGTGCTACCTTTTTCATCCTTTTCTCCTTTGAAAAATTCCTTAATAGCGCTGTTAATGATTTCAAATCTATCATCCCATGAATTGTTTTTGGCCATTTTTTTAGCCTTATTTTTGTATTCGTTACACTTAGATACTTTAATTGCTTTGTGAATATTTTTTATGAATTCTTTATGGTTTCTGCTTACAAATACTACATCTTTATAATCATCCATTTCAGGAATATCGGTTGCTACCACTGGAGTACCATGAGCAAGTGACTCATAAACTTTTAAAGGATTGCTGAAGTCACTGATTTGACAGCGTTGGAAGGGGAGAAGGGTAACATCAGCGTGACGATAATAGGCTTGAAGTTCTTGGTATCCTTTTGAACCCAAATAATGAACCCCTTTAGGCATTTCTTTAATACCCCAAGGAAGTCCAACAACAAAAACTTGATATTTCTTCGCAACTTTCTCCATAAGTAATAGATCGCACCAATTGGATGTAAGCGCACCTGAAAATAATACAATAGGCTTATTCTTTTTAATGAATGGAATCAAGTCTTCAGGAATAGGATAGTCGAGATCTCCTAATTCTTTAAAACAGGCATTTTGAACCAAGTGTACATTTTTATGTTGTTTACTTCTTAGTTCTAGCAGAGGTTTGGAGGCAGCCAATAAGATATCTGCCTTATTTATCATGTTGTCTTCCTCATGTTCATTTTCTGGGAAATTGTCCAGTGAATCATAAACAACTAAGTCAGCTTTAATACTTTCTAAATCTGTATGTCGCATAGCCCAAGATGAAAAGTAAATATCAACTTTAGGATGTCTTTTTAAAAAAACTTCCCAGCTATGATAAACTTCAAGTGTATCAGAGATGCGATCACGCACTTTATCGGTTCGTTGTGTGTAGTTAACCCAATAGACCATATATCCATTCTCAGAAAAATATTTCATAAGATGATGTGGTCGCTGCTGTAATGGCTGGTCGAAATCAATTGTATTAGCATAAACAATCGTTTTTTGTTTCATTTAAGAACTCCCTTAAATATTCTGGACTCATAATATGATTCGAAAACACACTTAAATCACAAAAAAGCTCAAACCCTTTGTCCTGAGCCATTTTACAAAAGTATGCATCCTCGCCTTGCGGATGAAATCCGTATTTTACTGACTTATAGACTTTGCGACTTAGCAGAATTACTGCACCTGTTAAATCAACCTCCATAATAGTGGGAGAGGAGAGGAAGGGTGCATTTTTTACCTGATTGCTAACAATATGTTCAAAGTAGCCTTTACTATTAAGTTTCATGATGTTTGGATATAAATAGGGCTTCTCTGGACAAGTAATATGACCATTCCAAATCAATCCTGATATGATATCCTTTTTATGTTTGAGTAGATTATTAATGATATCAGGTTGAACGAGGATGTCTGTGTCTATATACATCAGATGATCAGTTTTAGTCTTTGACATGATATAATTCCGTAATTTACTCAAGTGATCATATATAAAATTATTTCTTACATTGACATCTCTTTTGTCTTCTGGGGTATTACGATTATATAGATCGATTCGTATGTTTTTATATATGTGCTTATTTTCCTTTTTAAATTTGTTTAGAATATCAAATGATTTATCGTTAGAATCATTTACTACAAACAATAATTCGATTCTTTCTTTTGGATAATCAATAGTATGAATATGTTGTAAGTAAACAGGAAGAATCCAAGCTCTATTTCTAATGGGGGCAGCAATTGTAACTGTCGGTGTATTTATATTTTCACTTCCTAAAATTTGTGGTTGGATAAAATACCCAACCACTTTTCAGTTTTATTCTAATTACACAAGCTCATCTTCATCATAGATTGTCATTATGTATGTTTCTTTACGATCTACAGGCTTCAAAATCTCAATAGGAATATCGAACACAGAAGGGTCGCCTTCGGCAGCCATTGTCAAGTTCCAATTGTCTTCCATCTTAGCATCGAAAATATGAATCTGTGCTGCAAAATCTTCTTTTGTAACTGTATCTCGGATCAAGCAATCCAAAATAAGTTCATATGTACCCGCAAATTTATCTGAACTTACAGTAATCTGTTTAGCGGAAGCACCCGATTGAGTAGTATAGTAAGCTACAATTTTTGTGCCATCTGCGTATTCACCTGCTTTAAACGTAAGCTCTTTTCCTGAGATAGTATACTGCTTAGTTCCAAGTATTCCAGTAGAAAACTCAATTTCATTTTCATGTACTTGGTCGGCAGTAAGAGTGTAAACGCTATTCAATCCATTTACAGGGGTAGCAGGAGTGAATTTAAGAGTAGCTTTGTCTCCAATAACCTCAAGAACATCGCGGTACTTAATAGGAACTTGTCCACTCTTAATATCATTACCAGTCATCATTGCAATAACTTCATTTGTAAAAATAGCATCTTGCAATGAAACTTTACCGCCACGATCACCAGAAAATCCGACAATGCGGTTATTACCACGACCACCCATAGCATATACAGTGGTAGCAGTATTCTCGATTCCAGAAGTTTTAAGATTCTGAAGTTGAATCTTTGCTTTACCAGTTTTCTTATCATAAAACGTAGCAAGTGCAACCTCACGGATTGCCCAAGTATTAGGTGTCAATATGATCACACATCTTTCTTATTTTAATTTGTTTGCCCAGTGTATGTCAGCCATCTTTATACTCTTACCATCAAGTGTTCCAGCATAAAGAGCTGTTATTGTGTGGTGATAGTTATCGATATTGTTACTGACATACAGACCGTTGTAGATTTGATAAATATTCATTTTGTACAAATCAAAAAGGCTTAGCCCATTGTCTTTCCAAGCTAAACCCGCAACTATACTATGTAAGTCAATTTTTTCTTTTACTTTTGGTTGTTTGGCTCGGTTTTTTAAAATCATCTCTATCATCTTCTTAGCCCGTGAGTTGGCAGGTTTAAATTCAGGCTCATTCTGTATCTCTACATTATTGCCAAGTCTTATAATCTTTTGGATTATATTAAAATTACTATGATTTATTTGCCCCTTACCAATCTCAATATATACACTATCATCCGACTCTTTTAGAGTTGGACTCTCACTGAAAAACAAGAATATTGCTGCAAATGCATTAGCTTTAAACTCTTCATTGTGATAGCAGTTTGCATAAAAGATATCAAAATTCGTTACATTGTTGTCTAAGTCACTCTTTATCATGCTTTTATCTATAAGAAGAGATGCCAAGAAAGAGTTGTACAGAGACATATTTATATCAACGATTTTTTCAAGAGGGGGGATTGTTAGGTAGCCAGCTTGTTCGATGTAAATTGGTCTTCCGCCAAGCAACTTAAAATGGATATCTAAATCATCCAAATAACCACCTCAATTAAAATCCCAAAGTTTGTACTGTATAAAAAATCCTACGTACTTCTCATTAACAAACATTTCATCCATGCGATAAAACTGTAGTTTGCCAATACCGAGATTTCTATTCTCATTAAAGAGCTCATCAATGCAGGCCAATATATGGTCATATCTTAAAACCTCATAATCAGTAAGAATCGAATCTTTGTGTACAATCACTTGAAAATGAAGTATTCCAGACTTGAACTGTGGGCCTGAAGGTCTGTAATCCCTGAATGAGAATGTCACATAGGATGAAGCTGTGTCAGCTATTGTAGGAACATGATTAAAGGGGAAGATGTTCTTATTTATCAGCTCTGAGGTATCTTCGATATCTGATTGATCAAGATAGTCAGTCCCTGTGTACCAAACTGATTTACAAAGTTTCTGTGAACTCAATAAATGATTCAGTACGATCAAGCGATTTTTACCCAATTCCTCAAGTCTAGACATGTTAGTTCACTACTTGATAATCTCTTACTAACTCATATTTCAAAAATCCACCTGCTACAGTATCTCTTGAATCGTCAAAGGTTGAAGCTACCTGAATTGTTCGTTCGAGTGTTTCAGGGTTTGTACGATGAATTTCTTCGCCCAAACTATTACGAATAACCATTCGATAATAGTTACCATTGGGTTGCAAATTTCCTAATTCGTACTTAATTGATATACATTCCAACGCTTCCATTGCCGAACTTTTGTCTTTATGAGTTGTTTTACTGAATGCCAACTTGAACTTGTTGTCTGTGGCTATTGAATAAGCATAAGCATATTGAGGATCAATTGCGACATCTAAATCAGCATCAATAATCTCAATTGTTGGTGTAGCACTGATTATAATATCTCCATCAATTCCAGACGAATGCTGTCTACCGAAGGGGAGGGGAGGAAAGATGAGCCAATTGTTATATACACCTTGCACAAATTGTTCAGGTCTTAGTTCCCCAAAACGAATAATTGCTTGCATGGTCACACTCCTAATTCTAAATAAGTGATTTAATTTCTATTTTTTTATTTTTATAAGCAAGCTTTGATCTATTCTGACAGTGAAGCAAGAACGATCCTTTTTTGTTGTTTGCTTTAATCTTGCACGTATGTAATATCTGGTCTTGCTCTAAAATTGAGGCGAGTGAAGAGGGGGATGAGCCGTCAATATCTGTAATCCAATAATTAGTAATGTCATCTCTTTCGATACCATTATTAAAAACCGTTGACCTAAAATTTTTAATCATATTGTACTTAATGCTATCATCACCAACAATTTCACACGAATAGTTGTTAGTAGTTGAAGCAGTTATATTAACATGAAGGGTCTTTGTAATATCTCTGAATGAAATAGACACTTTAACAAGTCCTTTTTCAACTGGGGTTAATAGACCAGTAGAAGAGATAGTAGCTTTCGATTCGTCATCAATTGCAAATATCAGTTCATCGCTGACATTGACAACTTCACTTCTATTTTTAATTTCTATATTTATCTGTAAAGTTTGTTTGTCCTCTATTGAAATGTAGTCTCCATTTAGTATAGCTAACTGGTAATCGGCAACATTTCCATAGTAATCAGCAATTCCTAACTCAAGATTATCTTTAACAGGATTAATATCTCCAGAAGACCGCAAACTTAAATTTACAATACCTACATCACTGACGCAATCGACATCTATAACTTCAAAAGCCTCGCCGCCAATAATAAAACGTTTTTCTTTTTTTATTTTTGAAGTGAATTGATTATATTGAGCAGCAACTTGTCTCCGAGAAGAAGGTAAAATCATAGTTTTATCTTCATCGATTCCAATATTTGATCGTATATTTGAATATAATACGGAAGGCTGAGAATGAACACTTCCACTTTTATCTACCCATCGCAAATCGATATTACATTCTTCAAGTTTGCTTCGTTGATACATCTTATTGAAGTACGGTCTTTGAGTCACCAAAAAATTCAACTTGTTACTTATATTAAAAACTATATCGCCAGCTTTATAATCTCCGAACCTACTCAAAATATTTAGTACACCGTCTTTTGTAGATTGCTGAATGATAACTCTTTTAGTTATGCCATCAATTAACACGTCAGTAGATTCGGGGGAATCAGCCAGAAGTTCATCAAAACCGCTTTGGGCAAACAAACTAAAATCATCGTTTTCAAATCCACTTACTCTACTGTGAGATCCCATTAGGTACCATGATTTAGACATATTTTTACCTCCTACTATTCATAGTAAGAGTTTTTTTTGAGTTTGTTGAACCTGTCGGCTATTTCCTTATCTAAATTGGTCAGCCTTATTTGCATTGTCCTTTTAGCATCACCCATACCAGTCAGTCCAATATCTTTACCCACGATATTTGTTAATTTCAATACTCTATCTAACTCTCTACTTAAATAGTGACGATACATGATCGCACCCAATTGATTAATTAAAATATTGTTCAGTTGAGTATTGAATTGTTTTAAGTCTTTTTGGTAATCCAATTGGGTTAATTCAAGCTCATAGTCTGCAACAGCTAAAAATAGAAATTGTTCAACTAAATCTTCGTCCAGTAATACTTTAGACTGAGGTCTTGAATAAAAGTTTTCAAACACTTCTTCGAAACTTGTTCCCACAATTCAGCACCTACTTAATTTCATCTTCCATTGTATAGCCCGTATATTCTTCTAAGAATTTAACTTTAGCTAAATCATTGAATTTTGTTTCTTTGGCAAACTGGATCACGGCGAACTTTTCAGCTTGTGTTTGAACGTTTGATTGAATAGTGTTTTCAAATTCTTTTTTTGCTTTAATTTTAAAAATCTCAGTCAAGAATTCTTTTGTTAAAATCTTTTGTTTCTCTGTTTCGTTTTCAAACCCAAGTAAAACTCTTGTTGGTTGGTCTTCAACAAACAGTCGAGCATGAGAGCCATTATTGTCTTTGCCCACAAAAAGTTTGTTGCCATTATACACTTGGGATTGGATTTCTTCGCGGGATAAGCGAACTTGGCCTTTTGCGGCAATTTTAACATCACCAACTGAATTAATGCGAGAGAAATATACATCCCAATTACACAGATTTTTTACTGATACCTTTTCATCGAGATTTAGAGTATCATTTGTTACTACATCGGTCATATTTAAGCTCCCTTATGTTAGTTATTTACAGGTGTGAAAAACTCCACACCTGTATTTCAGTATTTATTAGCCTACTTGTTCAATTTCGAAGTTGGTGTCAGAAATAAGTCCAACTTCATATTCACGACCTTTTGCAAGGTCAGCTCCAATTTCCATATCAAAACGAGTCATTTCTGTACCTGTAACTACATCGTTACCGGACATAGAAGAAATACCACCACGTTTGAAAATTTGAAGAGGGGCTACAGTAGCTTGTGGAATTACAAACAGCAAACCTTCAGGGAGATATGTATCGAAGTTATCTCCGGCAGCATTCATTTTAGTCAGATTATACTGATTCGGTGTTTCAACAATAGGGCTGCCATTATACGTTGTGAGAAGTCCACTTTGACGAATTTCCTCCATAACAGCTTGAGATAGGAAATTGTTTTTCGCATCAGTTGGATCAGCTTTAAATCCAGCAAATGAATTGAGCTGAGAAACAACAGAGTAGTCACCAGTCAAAGAGGGACGACCAAAGCGACGAACTTTTTTGACAATATCATCAACAGAGGCTTTTGCGATACCAGCAGATTCCGCAAAGTATTTTACTCCAGATGCATTTTTGATACCGTTATACAGAGTAGTAATAACATACAACATTGCTTTGTTCATCATATCTACCTGTACTTGTTGTAATCCTTCAGACACCTTATCCAGATTGCCACTAGCAATTTCACGGTAATTAACAGCATAACCAGAGGAGATGGTCTTCGTGACAATAGGGTATTCGTTCCATACAGTTGTACCAAAGCTTACATCGCCTTGAGAGGCTTGAAAATTACTGCGGATAGATTCATGTTTGTAGGTTTTAACCATTGCCTGTTCATCGTAACCAATCTCTTTAAAGGTACCCATAAAATTAAAAAGTTGGATTTGAGTTTGAAGATGTGGTTCCAATGCATAACGAACGATGGAGTTGAATTCTGCTTTCGCTGCAAGATCTCCATTGTGAGCGCGAGAACAAAGCTCTTTAATTCGATCAAAAGTAGCATCAACTTTTTTACCGTATTTAGTTGTGTCGTTACCGCTTACGAGAGCTGAAAAGATCTCAACAATCTGAGATTGTGGGTTAAGCTTATTGTGTACCGAAAAGTCTTCATCTTTGCGAAGATTGTTGAGATTTAGTTCATAAATGCTATTTTTCATTATTATTAAAACTCCTTAAATTATGTATGTATTAGTCTCTTACAATTACAATGCCGTAAAAACCTTTTTCGCCAAAAGAGGTTTTCTCAAGGACTTTAATCCCAACCTTATAATCAGGATCAGCAGATACTTTCCATTTACCTTTTGCTTTAATGCTTGCTGTGTCATCTGTATCATCACAAGGAACAAGCACATCATTTTTATTAATAGCTGCGTAATCATCTTTTACGGTGTCATAGGACAGGTCAACAGGCAGTCCAACCAAATCTGCAAGTTTAAAAGCCCGAACATATTCGCCAATATTAATTTTATAATCAGCAGAATTGCGAATTTCGGGTTTATCGATGATATTGTATACAACATACACATCGGTACTCTTTGCTTGTGTAGGTGTTGCCGCTGTTGGAGCTAATCCTGTAGCATCATCTGGGATAACGACATATCCATTTCTAAGTTCAATAGTTGCTTTAGTGCGGGGGTTATTTCGAACCTGTTTAAAGGCTCCGATTGTTCCAAACTTAAACATTATTTATTTCCTCCAATTTTTAATAAAGATCCTCATATGGCATTTTATCGCCATTGTTATTTAGTTCTAAAATGTCTCCATAAACATCAGCCGCTGAATTTAACTCCGTTTTATTATTTTTACTTTCTCTTTGTTCAAGAATAGTCTTAGTAATATATGAATTGATCTCCGACAAAATAGTCACCATTTTTTCTCGCGAAGGTTCGGCACTAAATGTCTCAATTTTTTCTTTTGCTGCTTCTTTTTCCTTATCTGTATAACGCGCAAGTGAGTTATTAAGTTCGGCTACTAATTCTTTATCTTCAGTAGATTTTTTAAAAGCTTTAAGCTCGTTAATCTCTGAAGTTAGAGATGCAATTTCAGATTCTCTTTCTTGTAAAACAGTCTTTGTTGAATTAATTTCTACATTCAATTTCTCATTTTCTTCAAGCGACTTATTTTTTTCGTTTGTCAAAGTAGAGTTAAGTTCGGAAATCTCTGTCTCCTTTTCAGAAATAGTTTTTTCCAATGAGCCAATTTTGTTTGTCAAAGAGTTGATCTCATTTGTTTTTGTCTCAATCTTGTTGTTTAGTTCAACAATTAGAGCATTTTCTGTCTTATCCATTTTTTTCTCCTTGTGTGTTCTATTATTTAATTCAAGTAAAACAGCATTATCATCAGAAGGTTCAATGCCTAAGATAGCTGATCCTGAATAATCGTAGATCATAGGTACTCTTCCTTTTTCTTTCCAACCGCCATCGTAAATAATAACTTCGTTGCTACTATCTTTTTTTTTGCCTATTTCTACGCTTGTTTCGGGAAGATTACCATCAAACATTTCACCTTTAAGCCAATCAACAAATGTAGAGTATCTTTGTTCAAATATGTAACCTTCGGCAATTAGCGCTCGTATTGTCTTGCCATTGACTTCTACATTGTCAACATACGCGTTATCTGTAACACCAACTACAACACTGTCTACGAAAACTGGCTCATTGTCTTTGATCTCACTTAGGTAACCATGACCCCAAGGTTCGGACATATTATAGTCTAAAAATTGAACAACAATCGGCATGTTTTTTGCGCTTTCAATATTGTTATTTACATATTGTTCGTTCCAACTAATACCGTTTTTATTCCATTTTGTTGGATCGTTTTGTATTTCATGTACAACCCACTTGATATATCTTCGCCCAGCGGCATTTTGTCGCTGAGATAACTCCAAAATTGATGACTTTAATATAATATTCACCTCCCTTCAAAGACTGGAATTAATGATTTTTAGGGTAGTCGTTTGAACCGTTCGTTTTAGATTTTATAGTATTTTCATTAGTGGGATTATCATTACTTGGTCGTCCACCATTTTCTGTTGCTGTGTAAGAGGTGAGATGTGGTTTGTATTTTTCTTCAAAGTTTTCTGCAATTTCGTAATCCATAAGAGCGAGATAGGCATCAGGTCTAAATCCTGTTGCACTTATCCAGGCTATCAATGATCCCCTACCCAAAGTGTATAACTCTTTCATATTTGTGATTGTTTCACTTCTATTGATATAGGTAATGGGGAGGTAATAAACCTCTATATAATCATTGGGATCTTGGATTATATTATAGTTGATGACTTTGTTAAATTCATTCTCAAGTTGTTCAATCCAAGAAAATATTTCAGCGGCAACCAAGTCTAAGTTCGTTTTTTGAGATGTAAAGTTGGAATCTTCGCCATTTAGTGCCGAACCAGCAAATCCCAAGTCTGTTGCAATCTTTTTAATTAATGCCTCTTCCGAATTAGTTTTCAATAGCTCCACATTTGCTGAAACTTTATCTAGCTTTGTGCCAGAAGCCACACTAAAAAAACTTACTTTTTTTCGATTACCCCTAGCAAATAATGCATTGCGAATATTGTCATGTTGATCTTTTTGCTGTGTATTTGTTAGTGAAGATGATCCCTTGGAATCCCCTTCAGGGAAAGTTTGATAAATAATTAAATTATTATTATCGTCCAATACACCTCTTTTTGATTCTGTAAAATAATCTTCATAAAGCATATCTATAAAAGCAGCAAGCCCGATTGGTCTGCCATAAGGTTCTTCAATTGAAGCCCTCACCTTAGATGAGACTGTTTTCTTATTGTCTAGCACCATCCATTTTTTAGTTGTATCTTTTCGATATTCCTGATATTTCTTTCTAATCTCTTGAGGATATCGCTTAAGTTTTAGACTGCGACCATTACTCAAAAATTGATCAAAATAAGATAAATTGAAAGCAACAACATATGAGGAATTTAAAGTACCAATAATTCTACAATAGTCTGTAGGTAGAGGCATTAAAGCACAATTAAAATCAAAATCATTGATTTCTTTGATTTGAGATATATCATAGTCTTCTAAAGTAGAGGGGAGAGAGGAAGAGAGTTCGGTATTGAAATAGTAATAAACAATTCCGTCCATTGCCAACTTTCTTATAGCGTCCCTGATAAGAACTTTGTCACGTATTTTCTTTAGAGATTTTTTGTATTTTTCAACATTTTTTTTTGACTTGTTATGATTGTTTTTATTTGTACTATAAACAACATTATCGAGCGTTGGAAGAGAAACCATATAGTCAATAACATTGGTATACACACCATTAGCATTATACATTCTTCCAGACAGGTGCCTTAACTCCAGATGATATAGCATGGGATCTTTCAACCAACGTTTGACTTGTGAATTGGTTATTTCCCCGCTGTCTCCAATAAATAATTCAAATGATCTTAGATTAGAATTCCACTCATATAAAGACTGATCTTTTTCATCGTTCAGCTTATTCACCTCCTAGTTGTAAAAGAATTGAAAGTTGTATTCCTCATTGCTTCTATTTAACAATTTTTCTCTACGTAATTGCTGTAAATGCCAAGCTAACATTGCCAAGCAGTAAGCTCTATCGTCGTGCATTTTAGATTCTTTTTCAGGTGAAAGCGCATATCTACGTCCACCGTTCGGATTATCATATCTATAAATATTGACGACTTCTTCTTTTGCTAAGTCAATATTCTTTAAAGCTAACTCTTCATCAAAAGAAAGTTTATGTATTTTCTCTTTACTGGTAACACTCTTGTTTTTGTTCTTCTTCTCATCTTCGTATTCAATTTCTTCATTATCGAAAAGGGTGAGATACCCCTTCATATCATATTCTTCTGTGAATGATATGAGGTCTAAACCAAGCATTTCAACTAAGGCATCGAACATTTCGGTTTTATATTTTTTAGGATTCATAAGTTTTATCTTGTCTGCCGCATTTGGGAATTTAGATATATAATCACTAGACTCTTTTTTGTCGATCAGACCTTTGTGTAAAATTCCTTTTGAATCTGTCCAATCCTCCATAAAGTCATCAGCTATATTGACCCCACCACCACCAGCGCCTGAATCGATTAATAGTGCAGATATATTTTCGTAATCTGCTGAATGAGTACCGTTATAATCAAGTATCATCTGTTTTAGATGAGCTATCTGTTCAGGCGTTCTCATTGGAGTCTTTTTTTCTTTGGCTATATCTACAAAACTTACTCCGTTACAAATTCTCATTTTATAACCAACAGTTTCATCCCAGTAGATTTCTCCTACCATTGTAATTGAGTTATCATACGAACGTGCAGGGTCATATGCTAATGCTATTTTATTTCCTGTGTTATTATAGAGGAGAGGAAGTCTAACTTCGCTATTTCTTATGATTACAGACCTTTTAACTGCTTGATTCTCTCCACCTTCAGTGGAAAACTTATTATAGTACTCACGAAGTGCCTTTTCCTTATTTTTTCTCATTGCATCATCAATAACTTCTTGTTTAAGCAATCCAACTGGATATTTTTTACCGTTAAAAGTAGCATTAATAACGATTTCAGCATTTATGTCTGCTACAAAATATCGATTATCGCCAATAAACATTTTCTTAGCATAGTCTTTGTATACCTTATAGAAATAGGTGTCGGTTCCAGATGCAGAAGAAGCAAATATTGCTTGGTTGGGAAATTGCTTAGGCTCAAGACTAATATCAATATCTCCACCAAGCTTAAAGTTACTATCTTGAGTAATAAAGGGGAGAGAGGTAACAAAAAGTTCTTCGGGGGCGAAACCACTCTCATCATATACATTTAAATTCGACCTTTTAGATCTGTTATTATCGTATGAGCCATTGAGAGAATTGAGCGCCGCGCCGTTGTATAGCTTATATTGAAATGAAGCAGGGTTGTGAGTAAATCCATCTGTATTTGCTGAACTCTTTACGGTTTCATTGTAGAAAATATCGGTAAGACCAGTAAAAGACGAAATTTCTTTTTTTGCTATTTTTTCAATTTTGAGAAATGTTTCTTGGGCTTGCGAACCTACACCAGCCATAATGTAAGCCTGAAAGTTGGGTATCAAATTTGTTTTAGCCATAACAAAAGGAGCCAACATCGTTGTTTTACCACTTCCCCGTGACTGACACCAAACGTTAAATGGGGTGACCCAACTCATCATAAATACATATTTTTGATTATCAAGAAATTCGATGCCATAGAAAATTTCGCAGAACTTAACAGGGAATTTCCTTCCATATTGAATTATTTTTGCTAGTTTTAAATACCCCTCAAGTTTCCTTGCTGATAGTTCTCCTTGGGTTTCTCTAACAATAATATTAGCTATTCAAAACACCACCATCCTCTAAATTGCTTTTTTCTTTTCTATTTTCAATAGTCTGTTTTCTTCTTCAAGCACTTCAAGACGATTTCTTAAAGATTCGATCATATTTTTTTGATCTTTTATCATCTCAGTGTAATCATTTTCATTAAGCATTAGTTGTTCAATGATACTCCTATTACTAATATCTGCAACTTGCTTCATTCCTTCACTTGTTGCAATGTCGAACACATTAATCTCAGCAGAGTCAATGCCTTTTTCGTTTAATTGTTTAATGATTCCCGACAGAGTACCTGAGCCTTTACTTTTATTGTTGTTATGATTGACTGAAATACCGTTATCTTTAGCAAGTGCGAGTACAGACTTGTACATTTTGTCTTTGCTATCTATTAGTGATTTAATCATCCCTGCATTTTGGGCAATGGCTTTCGTATCAGCGGACAGAGAAGAGATAGTATTATTCAGTTTATCTAAATGGTTAAAGGTTTTAACAATTTCAATAACAGTAGGTAATTTGAAACCATCTTCTAATGTACTTTCATCTAAAAAATCAACTAGTTTATTATATAGATGCCTTTTATCATTTTCATGTTCATATTCAAACGGATCATAGCCCACCATACGTATTACATCTGATTTATTTTGATTTTCAAACTCCAATTTTAAAATGTCATTGTCAGGATAATCGACTGGCTCATTTTCTTTGCTGTTGTTATCAAAATCTAAATCTTCAGATGTACTTTGAAACCCATTGTCACTGTCTTTCCAAGTTAGTTCTCTGTACTTGGGTAGTCCCAATGTTTTCATGTATATCCCGAAATGGTCATGATTCTTTAACTTTGATTCTTCTTCAGAGGAAATCCACAAACTATGTATAAATGGTCTATTGATTTGCATAAGTATGTCTTTAGCAGTGTTTATATCATCATAGTCAATTGAATTTTTCAAGCAATTTTTACAAACACTCAGCCGACCATCACTATCGAATTTATTGTAGGACTTATAAAAATACGAAAGAGCCAAGCTTTTCTCGCAAGAAATGCATATCTTCTTACTATCAGCCAATACTTCACCTTCTTTGCATAGAAGAAACATAATAAAATTCCCATTTGATTGTGAAAAAGCATGGGGTAGGAGGGAGCAGCCTGTTTAAAGACGGAAGTCTCCCCATGAGAAACAAAAACAAAGAAACAGACAACAATGTTTGTCTGCTTGATCTTTTTACTTATTCATCATCAACAACCAATTAAATATAAAAACTCATCTCTTCGACATCGAATCTCAACATTTCAATATGAATAACTAATTATGTATGTTTATTGCTTACACCTTGTAATTCATTAACGCGTCATATAGTTTATCTGGAATTTTATTATAGTATGAATTAGCCATATCTTTAATTAACTTTTCCTTGTATTGTTTATATGCCATATGTGCCTCTTGTGGTGTATCGTATATCCCAAGATAAATCGGTTTCCCATTTTTATTACAACTTGCTTGATATTTTTTTGTTTTTTTATGGTAAGAGACACCCAATGGTGAATCTCCACCATCTGATCTTGTTCTTCCGTTAATCAACATATTTATAGAATTGGGGACAATTATGCAAGAATTTTCTGAATAAGTTTTATTATCTTTAGTTAATATGTCCTTATCTAGCATCATCACTTCGCCATCAATCTGATAATAATTATTTTTGTACCATTTTGCGAAGTTTTGATAATTATGCCAGTCAGATGAAACATAGCATTCAGAGTACGAAATATCTCTTACACGATTCTTATTTGTACCGTAACATCTTTCTATCATTCCTCTCCAGATGTTATGAGCCATGTCGTTCGAATCAAATACCCCGTATCCCATAAATCCAACATTACACAAACTGGGAATGTAGGGATTTGCAACAGCTCCTCTTTTAAAGTTTCCATATCTTATGTTCTTCATAATGAATCCGTCATCAAACAGAATACTAATATTATTAGCGTTGTTATAGGACACTATCTTCATTCTATGTCCACTATTTGTGTAGCCTATTTCACCAACGCGATAATTCTTCTTTATAGTTTTATCCTCCTAAATAATTATTAATATAGGAGGGCAGTAGGAGTATACCCCACAATGAGTTACCCCAAAAAATTTATTCTACTGTTGTATAAATTGCATCCAATAATCCTAATTCCTTATCCCAAATAAACGCCTGACCAACCTTCAATGCTCCAATGTAGGCAGATTCAAAGTGCCAAGTATCAGTTCCAGTAGGAGAGTTTAGGTAGCGAACAATAACCCCGTTATCTTTTGTTACAGTCTTCTCGGAATGGAAGTGCCCAGCATGAACCTCATGATAAATTGTTCGTCCCCATGCTTCTCTTGCTTCTACTGGCATTACTTCTCCGATTCGTTTTCCTTCGGCATGCCCATGAGAAAATTGAATTAGGCACTTTCCGAACTCAACATACTTCCTAATCTTGGGATCTGTATCTACCGTCACATTAGGATCATTTCTATACCATGCTGCAAGATGTTCAGTGGCAACATAGCTTGTCAATTTATCATGATTTGCTCCAACGTAGAACGTTTCTACAGGAGCAAATTGAGATAATATGTCAACCGCTTCAACTAGCATATTCGTTCCAATTTTATACATTTGAGCGAACTTTAAATCGGTATCTTGTGGAGTTCCACCAGTCGTAGTCTTGGTTAATCCATCATAATGGAAAAAATCGTTACTCCAACAGAATAAGATTTTCTCAAATTTGTATGCCTGTGTTCTAGTCAGAACATCATTTATGATATGGAAGAATCTCTCTCTTGCAATTTCCCAATTATATGTATCATTGGAGTCGCCTTGCCAAGCAAGTTTACCAAGGTGAATATCAGCAATAGAGACTTCGAGCATCATGCCATTTTTACTATAGCGAATTGGATTATGCGTCGGACGTATGTAGTTGTCTGACATTTCTTTAAACATAGATCGAATTGATTCAATGGATAATTTATCCTTCTTGGGTTTAACCGAAATCTTACTGGCGTATAGTTGCATAATTCCATCTTTTTTTGAATAAGAATTCCAAATATTTGAGCGCGCAGAAATTAGTTCCCACAAATCAGGATTATATCCGTGGGCTTTAAGTAGATAATTTACATCTTTAGAATCTTCAATGGACATTTTGATGAGCTTATTACTACTTTGTGAACCATCTTTATTGATCTCGATAGACTCTTTAAAATTTTCTGTGATAGAAGTTAGTTGGTTTTTATTCTTATCTTGGGTTCTAAGTCTATTCTTGACCCATAGACGATATTGTTCACCGTCAGAAAACATTCCCTCACTAAAGTCTTCTGCGAGAGAAGACCAACTATCTATGATTTCTCTATTTCGTTTCTTAATCCCAATTTCAAGCAGTTTTTCAGGAGTCGTAGTCATTCATTTACTCCTCTTCAATTTCTAGTCCAACTGGAATTTCATAGTCCTCAATCGGAGCAACTTTGATTTTTTCACCATCAATTGTAATGGTGATCTTAGAGGCATTAGGGTATAGTCCAAAGGCTGCTTCTCGAATTCCATTCAAGCCAACCAATTTCTCTTTATTTGATTCCATATATATTTGCTCCCTATATTATGTATTTTTTGATTCTAATCTATCTGCTTTTTTGTAGCTTACCCGATTAGGGTAAGATGGAGGGGAGATTAACCCCTCAAGTATTTACTGTTTAACTTCTTCAGTCGTTAGTCTGCCATGTTTCATCTTGCAGGTTCCTTTGTTCAAGGCTTAGTTAAGTATTGAGTCAATGCAGGGCGGCGTATCCTGATCTCTGGTAACTTCCATATTTGCATAAGGAAGCGCGTAGATTACCTTTTCTACTTCATTGACTTATATCTGGCTTGCGCCAACTTTACCACACACTCTTATATGGTGGTGAAACACCGATTTTTTTGATCCTTGTATATTTTCGTCTACCCACATGATTCAATGAGTAGACGTTTTAGATTATGTATAATTAAGATAAAATTACTGTTTTACTGTATCTTTTAGCGCTTTAGCGGCTTTAAATGCAGGCTTTTTCGACGCAGCGATAGCAATGGTAGCTTGTGTTTTGGCTGCTTCGGTATCTACACCTTGCTCTTTGAGTTCTGCTAGCAGTTTCGGATTAATGCCGTTTCGAGCAGCGGTTTCACGCACCTCAAATGTACCAAAGCCAGCAATCTTAACTTCTTCGCCTTTAGCCAATGCACTTGTAATAGTAGCAAATGTAGATTCGACTACAGCTTCAACGTCTTTTTTTGTATAACCTGTAGTTTCTGCAATCACTTTTACCAATTCTGTTTTGTTCATAGTTATATAATCTCCCTTAAATTTGTTTTTGTTGTTTGGTGGGGGAATGTAAAGATCTCTTCGCTTTGTATATCAGTCAAAACTTGTCCCCCTTAAAGACTATTAAGCGAACTGAATAAAAGTTCAAAAAATCCTTTTAAACATTGGGTTTTATGTATATTGTTATTTTTATGTCTCACGGGGACAATTTTTACTTCTTTGTTTTCTCTTTTTGTCACGCTCTTTTTCTTTTCGTACTATTTTGAAACAGTCGTCACAATAAATCTGACGCTGTTTAGTTATGGTATATTTAACTCTGCATCTTTCACATGTTCCCAATTTATTTAGATTTCTTAATAAATTTTCCAATATAATATCCCCGAATGATGACCATAGAGTTGTTTTAAAATTGCTTTTTTTGTTGTTATACAAGTACACAATTAAAACATCAACAATTTCGTTTCTACTTTTTTTACTACTTGAAAATATATTTTCTCTTATGGATGTATAATGAAATAATTCGTCATTTGACTTTGTGTTTCCATCATTAGAGAACATAAACTTCTTATTCTTGTCTAATCTTTTGTAAACTTCAATTAAGTTCTCATCTAATAGTACAGGTTTTGTGGGATCGCTCAGCAAAAGGTTATAGTTGAATTTACCAGAGCCAATATTATTAAAACTAATTCTAGGATTTGGGATAAGGGTTGACAGACGATTCATTACACTTTTATTTGAAAGCTCAACTTTTTTCTCTTCTTTGTCTTTTGCGTACATAAAAAAGTAAGGCGCTTTTGATTTAGTATGCTTTAGTACGTTTTTCTTTATATGCTCTGGACGTTCTGGTTTGTACAGTGTTTTTGCATAATCGATTGTAAAGTTGTTTTCCATACATAAAATCTTGATAACATTAAGATCGATATTATCACTGTTCCAAATCTTCGTTATATCATTACTAATGATTCCAATGTTACCCCCCGTATACGCAGCGTTCAGTCCGTTAAATATACTCTTACTATTAACAAGTTCCGCTCCTGCCTTAGCCATCTCGTAATAAAGAGGGTATATACCTTGCATGTTCCTCTTTGCAACATCGACTAGTGTTTTGTCGCAACAGACTAGGGCTTTGTCTCCGTCGTTGTCAAACATAAGTATCTTACTAATAGGATCATGAATGCTGGTATATAAACTCTTAGTTACAAACCATCGCTTCATCTCTTTATTCTTCGAGTTCTTTCTTACGGCGTGTTCCCTATACAGATGAGGACTTCTAAGGCAATCTAGTTCAACAGCATTATCAAATAAATCACAAAACACTTCTGTATTCTTTAATAAGCCTTGAGGTTGATTAATTCCTAAGAAAAGATACTCACAAAATGCATAGAGATCAGGGCTTATAAAAGTATACTTTCCCTCCACATCGATTTTTCCAGCTTTGGCATGTTTAATTAAACTTTTTTTCACTTGCTTAATTGTTTCTTTGCTATAAGTGTCGTTAAGAAGCTCTGGATAAATTTCCAGGGCTTTTTGGAAATGATTTTTGTGTTTGTTGTAGCTAGTGACACCCAAGATTTTTAGCATTGTGTCTTTGTCTGATCCAATTTTACGAATGTCTTGTACGGTTTCTGAGCTGATTATTTTTAGTTCTTCGTTTGTTATGTCGGTTAAAGTTTGCATCATTTGATAATTTAATTTAGCGTATCCAATCACATCTTCTTCTTCATTGCACTTTCCAGCCTGACAATTATACTTTAAATATTTATTTATGTATTCTGACCAAGAACTATAGTATTTCCACATTTTAAACTGACTCTTTGTAAAAATGACCTCTATTTCTTCTTTTAATATATCATGCTCTTTACCATAGATGTCTTTGATGACTCCATATTTACTGTAGCCTACTTGTTTGTTTTTTTCTCTCAAAAATTTATCAAAAGGGAAGGGGACTAGTAACCCTTTGACCCAAGGAAGGCGAATCATCATTGCTTTTTTACTTTTACGAGGTAAAATCATTCCACAACCATCTGTGTGTTCAATGGGAACATCCATAGCTTTACGTTCAATTTCATATGTTCTATCTGAAATAAAGTCAACGGTAGTTTTTAGAGTTGTTGTCATATCATCAACGACAATAGACTTTTTAATATCAAAAGCGTGCCATTGTTCCGTAGCGCTATTACAAAGAGCCAAGTATGCCAGATACTTGTTAATGTTTACGCCACCAAGTTCATTGATTTTTTCGATGGTTAATCCACACATTAATGTTCGCTGGTGAACATGAAAAACCGATTCTTTAATAAATACAGTTTTCTTTGTTCTAATTTGCCCTGCACTTGCTGTAAAGCAAATATATTTCTCGTTGTTATAAAGAAATCCATTAACAATGATATCTTTCAGAACATCGAAAAAGTATGTTTGTACTATGATTATATCTCTAAAGAGACTGCCTTCTTCAACTTGAAGGACTCTTGTTAGAGTTGAATCAAATACAGAAACAATATTCTTCAGATTTTTGCTATCAACTTCGTTTGGGCGAAGGGATCTAATAGTTTTATTAGATCTGAATAGAGCATATAGTTTATCTTTAGATTTTTTTATTCGTTTATTGGTGTACTTTAAGTATTGGTCAGTTTTGTTTAATAACATTGGATTATTCGAACATTTGCTTTTGATTTCTTTTAAGCTAGCTCTAAATCTATAATTTCTTTTTTGTCTTCTATGTATTTTCATTTCTTCTTCATCATAAAACGCGCTAGTATCGACACTAAATACATGTACTTGTTTATTCAAATTGATAACTTATTCTCCTCTGCAATAAGAGTTGTCTTGTGTGGCTCTCTATAATATTTTTTCTGAGCTTCATTCTTTAACCAAATAACTTCATCATCGTGCTTCTCTATGTATTCATAACAATCCTCTGTGCCATCCAGCATCCAACCTGATACATCTCTCTCATCAAACACATCTACTTCATATCCGTCATAGTACAAATCCTCCCAAGTAATAATTGAATGATTTCCTTTATTCTGTTTTTTCATTATGTATGATATTTTCCTCTCAAGTTATATTTTCAGAGACAATTAATCTCTGTACGAACAATATATCACGACATATTCAAAGTCGTCAACAATACAATTATTTTCATTATATTTACTTGTATAAAAATATGATGTATAATAGATATAAAGATGAATGGAGGTCGTAACATGAATGCAGCGTTAAATAATAATGTAGTTGGGTTGCATACTAACAGAGTATTTGAAAGTATTTCAGCATATCTAATGAAGGTTGAAAGAAGAAGTGAACATACGCGTTACAACTATGAAGTTGCGATTCGCAGATTCTTTATGTGGTATAGAAATAAGAATTTAGAAGAGTTAAAAGAAGAAGATCTCGATATTTTAAACGAACAAATGATTAGGTATCAGGCTCATTTATTGGATGATTATGATTATGGTCATAACTATGTAAATGCACTGGCAGCTCCAATCGTTAAGCTGTATGAACATTTGTCTCGGAACAGATATAACGTAAAGGCAGAAGATGTCCGCTTAGACAAACTCCCAGACGATGGAGAGAGCTATGGCAAACTAACCGTAAAAGAAGCGGAGACAATGGCGAAGTTAGCAATGAAACAAAAAAAGGGACAAGAAAAAGCCACTCTCATTAGGGTTGCATATACAACTAGCTTCAGAAAATCTAGTTTGCTACATATAAAATGGTCAGATATATATTTAGATGCAAATAGTCAAAATTATATAGTAAAAGTAATTGGTAAAGGAAATAAAAAACATTCTCGTCCTTTATCTCCAGATCTATATAATGAGATGTTAAAAATAAAAGAACATACCTACTATAAAAAATATAACGATAACTATGTATTTCACCTGTCAGATAATACAATCCTAGCAATGATGAAAAATTTAAAAGCTGAAATGAATATCTCTGAGGATAGAAACATAGTTTTTCACAGTTTTAGGAATGTAGCGGCAAACTACATAAAAGAAACAGGAGGGGATATAGAGGAGATCAGAAGTCAACTTGGTCATTCAAACTATGCATCACTTAGACACTATATGTCTGATAATGAAGATTATGCGAATATGGCAGGTATTCGGATGCTAGAAGACATTGAAGATAATATTTTAGAAAAACTGAACAAAGAAGAATTATTGCAAGTCATTAACAAACAAAGTGAATCCATTAAAATCATATTACAAAGAGAAGCTAAAAAAATAATTAGCAAAAAGGAGAATAAATAATTGAATGATATTATTGAGTTAAAATTAACACCTGAAAAAATGATGTTCCCTAAAAGAGAAGCAGATAACAAGAATGATTTTAGAATTTATTCATGCAACACTCGAAGTACGGAGGTTAAACTGAATCCATATAACAATTTATCCATTAAGGGTATTATGCAGAGGTTAGAGCTGGGTGTAGAGTATGATGCACAAATACAATTAGATAAGGTAGACCCGCAATACGGTGCAAGTTACAATGTATTATCAATCTATCAGGATATCCCTGAAACATTAGAGGGGCAAAGTGCATTTTTGGCAACGTTGATGACTGATCTGCAATTAAAAGAAGTTTATAAAACATATCCAGAAGATAATGTTCTTCGATTGATAATTGATGATGAATTCGATTATAAAAAGGTAAAAAACTTTGGCCCCGTTGTTTACGGAAAAATCAGAGATCGAGTTATGGAAAATATAACTTATAAAGAAATTTTGAGTAAGTTGGGGAAATACGGGATAACGTATGATGTGATTTTAAAGCTCGAACTGGTGTTTGGGAGCAAAGAACTAGCGATACAAAAAATAGAAGATAATCCGTATGAACTAACTAGACTACAAGGATTTGGATTCAAAAGGGCAGATAAGATAGCGAAAATGATGGGATTTTCTCATGACAATCCACAAAGAATAAAGTATGGCATAAGATATACACTTGATGAAAATCAACAAGGTGGGCATACCTTTATGTATAGAGAAGACCTTTTGCGAAGCGCTTCAGAAAAATTAGAAATTGAAATAGAAATGATCGACAACCTTCTAAATCAAACTGATGAGCTTAAATTTATTGGAGACAAGATATCTCTACTAAAAACATATAATTCCGAATACTACATAGCCAAAAGATTCAAAGAAATATTGAGTAGAGATGATGAGTTAGAATTTGATGCAGAAGAATACATAAAAGACATAGAAGAAAATAATAAAGAGTCGTTGAAAAACGGACTAACGCATCAACAAAAAGACTTTTTTAGAAATATACAAAAACATTCTATCAACTTATTAGTGGGATACGCAGGAACGGGAAAATCACAGTTACAAAAATTCCTTGTTGATTTACTTAAAAAATTAAAGCTTACATATGTACTGTTATCCCCTTCAGCTAAAGCAGCAAAAGTTACGAAGAAGTATACAAACACAGATGCTCAAACAATACATAGAAGAATAGGCTATGGCATGGATAAAGACGAGGAGCAAATGTATGAAATTTATGAGGACTTTGTAGTTATTGATGAATCTGGAATGACTGATGTATTTATTTTGTCTTCTCTATTGGCTAAAATAAGGAACCCTAAAACGAGACTATTATTTGTTGGGGATGATTTTCAGTTATTGTCAATTCAGGCAGGAAATTTCCTACATGATGCAATAGAAAGCGGAGCAATACCAATGACCAAGTTGGACATTGTATTTCGTCAAGGAGAAGGGGGAATTCTCGATATAGCAACTAAGATTCGTCAAGGAGAATTGTTTGTAGATAAAAATTTTAATGGCAAAAAACTTTTTGGCGACAACTTTTTGCTGCACTGTGTTGAGCAGATACACATGGAGTCGGGATATAAGAGTTATTACAAAGTGCTGCTAAATAATTTTAAAGCTGAAGATATCATGGTGCTATCCCCCACAAAAAAAGGTAAGTTGGGAACTATTGAAATAAATAAATATATACAGTCATTAGTTAATCCATTAGATGATAACAAAATTCAGTACGAATATGGATATGATAATGTTATTAGAGTTGGAGATTATGTCCTTAACACAATTAATATGTACCGCATTGCCAGTATGCTTGGCGAAGCGATTGATGTTGTCAATGGGGATTCGGGTAAAGTGATAGATATTAAACTTGAAGATGAGAGGAAGCCAGAAAAGGATGAGGATTTAACTGAAAAAGAAAAGAAAGGTATCATAATAAAGATTGATGATGAACTAGTTAGGCTAGACTTATCTCTAGCAACTCAACTGTTATCTGCATGGTCTCTTACTATACATAAATCACAAGGCAGCTCAGCAGAATCCACTTTGATCCTTGTTGATAGATCAATAAATTTCAAATTAGTGCAAATCTGATATATACAGCTATTACAAGAAGTGTACATAAATGTATACTATTAACTCAAGCAGAAACTTTGAACTATGCTATAAGAAAGGTAGACAGTATGAGAAGAAATACTCATCTGTGCGATTTACTAAAAAATTAAAATATGAGTGATAATATAACTAAAACGAAGCAATCTATACGTCTCCTATCAAAGTCTGTAAGAGATTCAAGTTTAAATGCAAATGATTTTTGCATGATCTTGTATCTTAAATATCTAATTTGGAAAAGTGGAGACAAGTACGAGTTTATGGTGTCTGTCTCAGATATGAAAATGTATTTGAGTATATCTGATAACAGAACTATTAAGTCATCATTTCAAAATTTGTATGAATCAGAATATTTACTTAATGCGATTGAAGAAATAAAACCTAATAAGCCGATTATGCTTACTCTCAATGAATGCAAATTTAACACAGAAATAAGAAGTGAGAAAGAATTTTATACCTCTCTTCCTATTAATGTGCTGTATGGAATTAAAGATGGAAAACTTGATAGAAAAGAAGCTCGGTTACTGTACTATATAAAAAGCTATATAAACTACAGTGATCCAAATAAGAGATATTGTTATACTGGAATTGAAAAAACGATGAAGACAGAATTAAATATGAGTAGTAATACAATACCTAAATACACAAAGAAACTCGTAGATAAGAAATTGATTGTAATAGAAAAGCATAACTTAAGCACAAGTTACCAGTATGATGAGGAAGGCAATCTATTATTTACTAAGTATAATAATCATTATTACATCAATATGAACGCCTTGGAAGCACTGTAATTTTTCCTAACCTCAATTCATGCAACATCTTACCTCAAATCATGCAATGTTCACCCTCAATTTATGCAAGGGTCTACCTCAATTCATGCTGCACGATTTGAGGTCTAGTTAGTAGTTCTTAAATCTTTAGATTTTAGATGTGTAGATACAGTATTTAGAGTGTGATTGCGCTAACGCTTATCCAACTCTTGAAATTTATTTTTTGTTGGTTGAGGTTAAGTTAGTTTTTATAACCAAACAAATAAATATAATGAATACTATTGACTATAATATGATTGTGTGGTACTGTTGAATAGAAATGAAAATAAAATAAGTAAAGGTGGATTAGATAAATAGATGCAAATGATAGACACTGATAAGTTACTCTCTCATCCTAGAAATCATGAATTCTTTGATGATATAGAAGGTAGTAAATGGGAAGACTTTAAACAGTCTGTTGTCCGTAGAGGCATTGTTGAATCTATTGTAGTAACTCAAGACCTTATGATTGTTTCAGGACATCAACGTACAAAGGCTTGTAAAGAGTTGGGTATACTGGCTATACCATGTAGAATTACACACTATCCAGATTTCGATCCTCAAACTAAAAACTCAAAAGAAGATCAAATTTTAGAAGATCTGATTTGTACTAATATCATGCAGCGTGGAGTAGGTAATGTTAATCCAATGAAACTTGCTAAATGTATTGTTGAGTTGGAAAGAATTTATGGAGTGAGGGATGGGAGCGCTAGTGATGGAAGTAATCAATACAAAGATAAAAGTGCTGAGCAAAATAATTTTGGTCAGCAAAAAACACAGGCTGATATTGCGCAAGAGTTAAATATAACAACTCAGCAACTTAGAAACTACAAAAAACTCCTTACGCTTATCCCTGAGTTGAAAGATATGGTTGAAGATCGAAATTTAAAGTCTACCACAGCTACATTGATTGCCAAAAAATTAAACAAAGAAGAACAAGAAAATCTGTTGGAGGAGGTGGGAATTGATCTGCTATCGGAAATGACACAGAGAGAAGTGTCAAAGGAAATCGATAAATATATCAAGGAAATCGATGAAATCAAAGAAGAGAAAAAAGCTTTACTGGACACCATAGAATCTTTAAAAGAACAAGATCCAATTGTTAAAACAGTAGAAAGAGAGTATATACCGGGATATCTAACAGATGAGATTACTTTATTGAAAGAGCAGATAAAGGAAGTTACTGAAGAAAAGCTAAGTTTAGAAAAATACATAAAGTCAGACGAGTATGAAATTTTGTCTAACGAAAGAAAAGAAGAAATTTTAAAGCAACAAGAAAGATTAACTAAAACAAAAGCTCACATAGATGCTTTCGACCTTAAAGTGAAAATTAATTCATTCATAAAAGAAGCTTCACCAGATATATATATTCAAGGCTCTATGAGTATATTAGACCAGAATGTAAAGAAAGATATGCTTGAAGCTTTGGCTGCTCTTAAGATTTATTGTGTAAATTTAGAAAATGTTTTGTATGGGAACGTTAGAGAAGTTAAGAGTGTAACTGATTGTAATTAAAATAATAACAAAAGGGAGATAACATAATGAAAAATATGAATAGTGTTGAGAATATGATGATCCTTAAGAATCTATTAGACAATAATAGAAAATTAACTCAAGCGGTGGACAACCAAAATGAAGTATCATCAAAGATGCTTGCCGAGATGATCAATCAAGCCAATAGAGCTGAAAAATCTGAAACAGTTGCAGTTATAGCAGCGGAGATTGCCTTAGATTCTCTAAATGAAATAAAAAATCATGAATGCTTAAGTAATGCACAGTGCGTCTTGCTTTCACTGGCAATCAAAGATAAAACTACAGAAATTACAAATAAACTATATCCAAATTATGATGGTAAAGAATTTAGTAAGAAATGGGGATATGTGAATAGAGGTTTATGGACTATATTTAAAAATAACGTAAATGGGGGAAGTAAAGCTCCATATAGTACAACATTAAAAATAAAATTCAATGCCGCAAAGATATATGTTGAGAGCCTAAAAGTTGAGGACTATTTGTTACATAGAGAAGGTGAGTTTTCTAAGATTCAAAAGTTTCACTTTGAATTATCGTTAGAAGAAAAAGCCAAGGCTATACAGGATATTATTAGTGAAAGAATAGATAGTAAGATCAACGATCTGGAACAATTTACAGAGAATGAGATAAAATTAATCAATTAATATAATACATAATGTGATGGCATCCTTTAATCTGGGGTGTCATTTTTGCATTTCACTAAAGAATTGAGGATACTGTAACTCAATCGTGATGAAAAAAAGTTGAATCGTAAATTGAGGTTAAATGGATGAAAAACGTATATGTTATAAGGGTTTGTGGGATGAATTGGCTTGGTTTTGGGGCTATTGAATCGTAAAAGTATAAACAGTGAAAGGATAATATGATACAGGGAAGCTAAAAATGATCAAAAAGTGTGTAGTTACAGAATTGTAATGAGAGATAAAACATAGGAGAAATAAGGAGTTAGACGATTCAAGTTACGATTGAGATGAGGGGGAAATATGATGTGAAAGTTACAAAGATGTAATAAATGAAAACAATGAGTTGAAAAAATAACTTGAGTGTGGGAGTGGAAGTGCTAGGGGTATATTTATAAAAAATAGGTGTCTTCTGGATGTAAACTACCCCCCACTACCCTATTCTAAATGAGGTAAAACCATAGTTGTAGCGCATTTAGAAATATTTATCAATCAAGCAGCCACCAACAATATCCATACTCTACCAGTTAAAATAAATGGAAATTATTTTCAGAAATATATTGAATCTCATTTTTAAATTTGAACTTTCACGCCATTGCCTATAGTGGGGAAAGCAGCAATACAGCAACTCAATCGAACTGTAACGGTAATAGCGTGAGATAAGACTTATATCCACAAACTATCAATCACATCTAATATATCAATATTCCCTATATATCCAGCTTATCTCATAGCCTATATCTATATCTCATCCTATCACTATCTCTCAAAATTTTCTCCTCTCTTTATCAAATTTATATACACAAATATAATGAAATATGTTATAATAATATATGTAAGGGGGTGATAACATGATAGAAACAATAAGTAAAATACTTGCTACGGTTGGAGCTGCTTTAACCACAACAATATTAGCAATGAACTTCTTCCCTGATAAGGCTAGAAAAATTGCTGATACTGAAAAGGTTAAAGCTGAAACTGAAAAGATAAAGGAGGAGACAAGAAGACTTAAACTAGAAAATGACAAGCTAGAACGTGAAAATCAGGCATAATACATATCCTGTCTAGGTTGAAGGGGTCGATTGACTCCTTCTTATCTCTAGGCTACAATAACATTAAGTTTGTTATGATACGGCATCAAGTGTGAAAGGAGACTTATGTATGACCAACTCTAAAGCAATGTTGACACGTACATTATCAGTCATTGTATTTATAATTGGCTGTGTCTTATTAGGCATTAACAATACATCATTACCTAGCTTTATTCCTTATACCTTTATCTTTATAAGTGTAATTACCTTTGTAGCTTCAATGAGAAAGTAACTAATAGAAACTAATAGATTTATACGAGCCTAGATGATTTATGTCTAGGCTCTTTTTGTGCTATTTAGGATCACATAAGTGATCCACTTACTCACTGTCATCCTCATCCGATTCCTCAACTGTAAATAACTCTTCTACGCTTATTCCTAATGCTTTAGCCACTGCAAACAAATTATTTATATTATGCTGCTCTGACTTATCGAACCGCGATATATAAGGCTGTGGAACTCCTGCATCTACTGCTAATTGAGATTGCTTTATGTCTTTCTCTTTGATTATTTCTCTTAGTTTACCTTTGTATTTGAGCATTATAATATCTCCTTTAACGTGGTTACTACAGTATACAATATTGAATAAATAATTGAAATTATATTGACTACTGAATATACAATACTGTATAATGTAAATATAAGAGTTGCACTAAAGGAGGGACAGCAAATGAAGCACATACGAGTAGTCAAACAGAATGGATCAACAATCATACATAAACATGGAACAGATTTAGATATTCTTGAACTATCTACAGCTTTCCAAATGGACAGAGTAGACTACCAAGGTGAATATGTCTACATTCACCTGAAAGGATGAATACTATGAACTCATGGAATCTTAAAGACAAAGTAACTATTGCAACAAGTATATTGTTTTGGCTTATTGTGATAATTAAGATTAAATACTAATACATAAATATAATGAAATGTTCCACGTGAAACAAAAGATAATTAAATATCATTTGCACATAACAATACATAACCAAACCGTCTAATAGGCGGTTTATTTTATATTAATCATACAAATAAATATAATGAAATGCTATACATATAAAATGAATTATGGTATAATAATATATGTAAGGGAGGGAGGTGAAACCACTTGGACAACTGGCAGAAAACAGCAGTCATCATATCCATTCTAACTTTCTTACGACTTGTGTATAAGGACATATCCGAATACATAGCATCAAGAAAGAAGAAACGGAAAAAGAAAAAAGCACCTACGTCCCGCAACAGACGTAAGCGCTAATCCAAGTCGCTAAACTTGAAGACATTGCAAGGACGGAAACTAACACCGTCCTACTCTTATCCCTTACATTTTATTATAATGTGTTGCCTATAGTCAATAAACAAAAGAAGGAGGACAATAAAATATGAAATCTGAAGCAGCCACAAGGCTATCTATTGCTATTCTCATGTTTGTACTTGCGTCATTCATGCCTAATTGGTGGTCAATAAGCATTGTTTCATTTGTGGGATTGTATTCACTTACTACAGGATTGATTAAGTTAAGAAAGGTTGATAAGCCATAACAAAGATTAAAGTTGTTGATTCAATTATGGGTTCAGGGAAAACGACATCAGCAATTCAAATGATGAATAAAATTGATGATGACAAATATATCTATATCACTCCATACTTAGATGAAATAGCAAGAATCAAAAATACTTGTACGCAGCGTAAATTTTATGAACCAAAGGTATTCACAATAGACGGAGAGATATTTTTTAAATTGGATTCCCTACACAAATTACTATCAGAAGGTAAAAATATAGCCACAACACATGCATTATTCAAAATGGCTACAGAGGAAACTAGAGAATTGATTTACAACGAGGGTTACACATTAATTCTTGACGAAGCATTGGAAGTAATTAAAGAGTTAAAAGTTTCTCCAGATGACACAAAGATGCTACTAAAAGAATGGATGAAACAAGATGAAAATGGATTAATACAGTGGGATACCAAAAAAGAGTCATTACAGGGTGTTTACAATGGGAAATTCCAAACAGTGAGAAGATATGCGTTAAACAATAATCTAATAATGCATAATGGAGTCATATTGTTGTGGAATTTCCCACCAGACATATTTAAGTTATTCAAAGAATCATACATACTAACATATTTATTTAGCGCTCAGTTACAAAAATACTATTTTGATATTCATGGTATTGAGTATGAATACTATAGTGTGAAAGTTGAAAACGATCTGTATATGTTTTCTCAAGGGATCAATAATGATGATACAAAAATCAAAGAAGCAATCAAAAGGAATATATTCATTTACGAAGGCACTTTAAATAAAATAGGCGATGAACACTATTCTTTGTCTAAATCATGGTATAGCAAAAAGACGCACCTACATAAACAATTGAAAAATAATACATTAAACTACTTCAACAATATCATGCAATCTAAGTCTAATGACAATATGTGGACAACTTTTAAAGATTATAAATCAAAGATAAGTGGAAAAGGATATACAAAGGGCTATGTCTCAGTAACAGAGAGAAGTACAAATAAATACTGTCATAAAAAGGTTTTGGCTTATGCAGTCAATAGATTTGCAAGTCCACTAATAGAAAGCTATTTCCATACTAAGAATATTAAAATCAATCAAGAACTATTTGCGTTATCTGAATTGGTACAGTGGATATGGAGAAGTGCGATTAGGAACAATGAAGAAATTAATTTATATATTCCTTCACAAAGAATGAGAAGTTTATTGAATCAATGGCTTGATGATGAGATATGAGTATTACCTCAAAAGTAATAAACGATAAAAATAATACATATAAACACTGGATTTTTTTAGCGTAAGTGTTAGAAGCAAAGGTATATAATTATATAATATAAGATAGATAATAAATAAGGGAAACTCTCTCACCATCTCGATAAAGCACTGCGCTACGCTTCGTGAACGCATTATCGACCTGCCGCCGTTTCCCTCTTGCCTTCGGCAATTCACCCTATGCGGCTATTTTGTTTTTTCATCTAACCATCTATGCATATAATAGGTGGTTTATTTGTCGTTTACTCAAATTATATAATTAAATATAATGAAATGTATTGTGTATAATATAAAACCGTGCTATAATAAGTACATAAAGAACAAGAGATTACGAGGTGAAAGCATAATGAGTCAGTCTAAATTGGCAGTTCTAAAAAGCCAATGGCAACGTAAACAAGCATTAAAAGGTCAAACAGTATATGGTCACTTGGTACTTAGATAAATATAATGATAAAAATATATAGGTGGTTAACTCATGAGGAAAAAGAATTTGAAGCGAAAACCTGACAATATATCGAGGCTATATTGGAATTACCTTCAAGGCAACATAGATCCATCTGAATTAACTCCAAAACAATTTAATCAAATTGTACTGGAGCAATACATTCAATATAAACAGCATGATGGATATAAGTCCTTTGAAGAGTATTATCAATACATTAAGTCAAAAGGATTATAAAACTGATATTTTACATGGTTTATATAGACTGGTGAAAGTGCAAATCTAATAAACAAATATAATCATATACTTGAATATAATGAAATGGTGTGTTATAATGAATTCATAAGGTAAGTTAATACATAGGAGGCGGTTACGGTGAAAAATATAAATGTTGGTGCATTAAGAGGAATGCTTGCATATATAAATACAATTACTAGAGATGAACGGAAATTTACCGAAGAGATGGAGAAAAAAGAACGTTTAAAAATTAAATTCACAGAAGATGAGAGAATTAAATTGTCCATTCTGATTGGTAAAATGAATGCTTGGTATTTTAGCTATTAAGTCGTCAGAGCGACAATAAACCGCATTAGGCTCTGAGCGTTAGCCAGTTAAAGCTGGCTAGGTTGCAACGGTAACAATATATTGTAATGAGTAACGATGTACTGTAGACAACTTAAAATACTCATTTTATAAGGATATGGTGGGATAAACATGTTAGGGAAAAAGGCATTTTATTATGCGGGTACTCAGCGCATTGATTCAATTGTAGTAGGTTTTGAAGGTGGATATTACAAGTTATCCAATGGACATTATTTTCATGGAGCAACAAAAGAGCATTGGGACTTTGATGCGGTATTGACTGATGCCGAAGGCAATCCTTCCAAGTTGATTTTTTTATAGTAAATGAGTGATTTGATCTAAATTATTAATAAAAATAAAACGTATCTGGGGGAAATAATTATGAATATCAAAATTACATCAACTGAATCGAATATGGTAACTGTAGGTAAGGAATATAAAGTGAATGACACATTAGGGGATTTGCTCTTTGTTATCGGTGATGATGGATCAGAATTTAGCTTCATTGCAAATGATTTTGTTAAATTTGATGTGATTTAAATCTAAGTAAAATTCTTGTTTTAACTAAAAAACAATTAGGAGAGTGGTAACAATGAATATGACTATCGAGGGAAACAAAACAAGTTACCTTTTAGGGGATGAAATGATTTTGTCTATTGTAACGCTTGAAAACAATAACTATGTAGTGGAAAACAAATTCAACAAGATGGTTGGGTATTGTAAAAAAATAGACGAAAAAAACTCTGAATACAAAGTTACTGAGCATTACAGCAAAGGACAGAATGGACGATTATATAAGACAAAGAAACTATTAAAACACAATGAAAGTTGGTTCGCCTACATTCTCAAAGAGATGGGTTTTCTCAACTAGAAAAGGCCGATGCAACTTTGCTTCACTTAAGTATGAATGTATGAATATTCATTATAAAAAGTATAATGCTCGCATTTTATGATATTATCATCCACAATACTGTATATTTATAAATAACTTATGATAGGAGAATGAAAATAATGTGAAGATTGATAAATTGGTGAAACAAATTACTAAGAAACTTGATTCTGAAGGATTGTATTATGAAGTATCTGGTGATCAATATACATTCGTTATAATACATACTAATCATTGCACAATTGAGATACACAAGAATAGTATTACGGTTAATGAACAGCCTGTAGTAGATATTGAAGAAATGATGGAAGAAGTCATGGAAGTTGAAGGTGGGGTATATGTGGGTTAAGTTTATGTAAAATGCTTATTTGATTGTATTTATTCCTTTAATATTTATAATGAGAAATATAACTACATAAAAGGAGAAATAAAGAGAATGGCAGATTACAAAATAACTTCATTTACTGATAACAAAGTTGTGCTAAATTATAAGGGATCTGAAGATATCACTTTAAAGTCGATTGTTAAGATTCAATTTGTTACTCTAAGACATAAAGACGGTGTAACGAAAGGATTTTCTTTTGATTCATTGATTCGCTTTATTAAGGAAGATGGTAATACTTTTCAATATCCTAGAAGTAAAATTAATTTATCTGAGACAGAGAGTTTTCTGAAAGATAAGAATGCCCCAATTGAGCATTTAGATGAATTTATGTAAGTATAAAACCAGTCTTTTACTAAAACAAGAATCTTGATGGTTCTTGTTTTTTATTCTGGTTTTTAAGATCAGATGATACAATGTATATAAACAAGTATAAGGGGGATCAGAGCTTGCCTACACCTACTCAAAAGAAGTTCAATAGAAGTATGGCTAAGATTGAAAAGAACTCGCGTAAGAATAGTTCTGAGAAGGTATACAGTTACATCCAAGATAGGTACATAAGTGATTACTATGATAGAGAGCCTAAAGCGAGGATAAGGGTTAAGAAGCTTCAAACATTTAAGTATATGACCATTGCCACAATAGCGGTATTCTTTTTCATTTGTTTTGTGTTTGCACCATTCAATAGATTTGCAGCAATACCTTTCACAACCATGGTTAGCGCGGTTCCCTTGTTGCTATTGGGTATAATTCACCCCAGTTTAGCATTTATGGATGGTAGGTCGAGAATTACTGTTATTTGGGTCTACGTTTTAATTTTTATAGTATCTTTTATTGTTGCTGGTCTTATGCTTGGGGTTGAGGTACCAGCGCATAGCGTACAAAATTAACAACATCCTTCTAAGGCTATTTAATTATAATAAAATGTTACTTCATAAAAAGAAGCGCTGAGTAATTATCTCAAACGCTTCTTTTTTTGTTGTTAGTTATGCCAGTTATTATATAGCAGTCTGGATAAAATATATAGAACAAGTAATACGCCAAGTACTATTCCTAAAATCGTAATTGTCTTTTTTTTCATATTTTAAACTTATCCTTTATTATGACTTTGAAAATGATGCATCCCAAGTACCGTCAGTAAATCCCCAAATAGTATGTGTGCCAGTTCCGACAACTGCACCAAGCGACGAGTGTATAAAGTTCCAAGTGAAATACGCTGTCTCGTAGGCTCTAGTTTTATTTGAATTGATATATGGCTTATCTTCTTTGATGGTGATATTCACAACAGGGAACCAATTTCTAGTTACGATTCCACCGCCGTTTAATATTTCAGTTACTTTTCCTCCGCTAACTCTATACTGAACATATACTTGAGTTGTAATAATATTGATACCAAATGTAGAAGCGACTGTTTCTGCATGAGGCTTGTATTCAGTTGCAAATGGAGTAATGGTATGATCGGGTTTGTTTTGGTTTACCCTCACTTTTATATCTCCATTGTATAGGTCTGCATTTTCTCCATTTTGCATTGCATTAAAAATAGCTTTAATTGCTTCAGGATTATTCATGTAATCAACAAATTTCTGTTGATCTTCTTTTGAGAGACTTTGGAACTGCTCTAGAACAACAGATGAATCATTATCGTTCTGCGAGCTTAGACCTTTATTATTGGACTTTAGATAGTTAATATAGTCCTCTGGGGTGTTAATGGTTGAATCCTGTGCGTTAACCGAGTAAGGAAGAACGCCTAAAAATAATACCAACACAACAAACAAACTTAGCAATTTTTTCACTTTATTAATCACTCCTTAGTAATAATAGTAAAACAAAACCATTTGATGACTTGTTATGGATTTGATTTACAAGGAATATACTACCATGCGCTAAATAAATTATCAAAAATTAAGAGAGGGTATCAAATTGTTTTGTTTAACAAATGAATATAATGAAATATATTGACTTTAAGTAAGTGGGATGATATATTAATTGCAAGAGAACATTAAAATAAATTTTAACGGAGGTGAATACATGACGTTAAGAGAAAGAACGCTTAAGTTAATAATAGAAAGAGGAATAAAGAAATCATTTATTGCTAGTAAATTATCAATAAGCAATTCGTTGTTCTCGCTATTTATTAATAATAAGCAGCCACTGCAAAAGCCTGAAATAATGAAACTTGAAGAACTAATCCAATCTTACAAATAAATAAAAATATAAAGGAGAATTACTATGGGAGCTTTGTTGAAGATAGATAACTTTGTTGAGGATAAAAATGTAAGAGATCAATACATAGATAGAACTGAAGTGCTTGAAAAAGTGAAATCTCTTTCTATGTTGCCTGACAAGAAACATATGACTGTTAGAGCAGTTGCAGATTTTTATGAGGTAGAATACGCCGTAATAGGAAATATGCTTACCAGATACAAAAAAGAGTTTCAAACGGACGGTGTTCATACTTTAACAAGTAAGGATGAGGCTTTTAACAAGTTGACAAAAGCCTTGCCCAGCAAGCAATTTGTCGTGAAACTGCTTCCCAAAAGGGCGGTATTGCGAATAGGAATGCTACTAAGAGACAGTGAGGTGGCAGTCAAGGTAAGAGACTATCTCCTGAAAGTTGAAGAAATATCTACTGTAGAACAAAAGAGAGGCGTTTGGACAGATGCCGATTTGATAACACTCAATGAGATAATGAAAGATGAAATTAATAAGGGGAATAGTAAATGGGGTGCCATTAGAACGGCAGCAAAAGTCATTAAAAAGAATCCTCATGCAATTTATCAGAAGTATCAAAATATCAAAAAGAAACATGGAACATTAGAAAAATTTATTGAAGAAAATAATCTTATTTATTTGAATGCGCAATCCAAGGAAGTTCATGAAGAAATATCATTAGTAACTGAATCACTAGTAAATGAAGAACAGCAGAACGTAGTAGTAGGAACTTTTCAAACAAAGATGAATAAAATGCTTAATGATATGAAAAATATTAGCGATTTGGAATCAACTATTAATGAGTTAAAATTAGAAGTCAGAGATCTGAAACATCAACTAGAAATTAAAGAATTAGAATTATCAGCTAATGCTGAAATCATTACTAAGAAAGGCAAGGTTATTAGTAAGTATAAGAAAGAAAAGTTAGCTTTAGAAGCAAGTATAAAAGCAATCCGAAAAATAGTATTAAACGGTGCGAGGGTAAGCAGCGCTGAGCGACAAAATGCTTTAGAATCAGAAACTTTAGGGCGTAAGTATACGCAAGAAAAGAGTGGCATAGTCGAACTAAAATCATGACAATGAAGCTGAGTCTATAAAGGCTCAGTTTTTTTCATTAATGACAAACAATTAAATATAATGAGTGTTGATATATTATATAGAAGTGTGTTATAATTTACCTAACAAAAGGGAAACAACGTATCGTAAATAGCAACAATGTACTGTAATAGATGATCAAACAACGATTTTATAGAGAAAGAGAGGGCATTAAATGAATGTTTATGTTATAAGGACAAACCAAGGGTATGTAAAGAGCATTCATAGAAGTAAACTCTTTTATACTGATAGCCCAGAATACGCTAAACTATACAATTCATCACACAAATGCACTGTGGCAATGGCTAATAATAAGCCGCTATTCAAGAAAACTTCTCCATCCATATACTGTATTAAAGCTGAAATTGAAGCGCTTGAGGAAATAGAGAATTCATGTCTATCTCAATATTGGTAAACAATCTATGAAAACAGTATTTGATAAGGAAGGAGAAAGTAGATGAGTGATAACAAATCAGTCAACTTTTAAATAACAATAAACGAAAAAGTATCAAATGGGGATTTGATTGATTACGAAGGGAAAACGATGTATATAACAAAAATCAATACAGTTGAGATAACACCGGATGGAAAGTTGCTTGTGGTAGGCTTATGCAAGGAAGAACAGATCAGTAGAGTGCTTCGGAAATTCTCAAGACATAAATAGATTGAAGATTAGCAAATTGAACAATACCTTGCTTAAACAAAAAAATGGAGGCTTTGATTATGCGTAAATATAGAAAAGAAAATGGATTTATGTATATAGATTGGGAGATGTCTATTGGTTACCCTGGTGCAACACAAGAAGGAACAGCAGAAATTGAACTGACTGAAATTGAAGATAAATCAGATTTGGAGCAAAATGAAATTATTAGCCAAGCGATATGGGAAGATGCAATGCAGTATGTTGATGTATATCCCAAGAAGACTCAAGGTGAATAAACGTTGTAAAAGCAGGATTTCATTAAAAAGAGGAGAGGGAGACTATGAAGGAACATACAGGCAAGGTTGTAAGATTTTCTAGTAACAATGGAAATGAGTTTCGAATGGGTGATCTTGCTATATGCATGAATGGAGAGTCTGGACTTTTTCTAGGTCTTAGTGGAGACAATTTTATGCGTATGTGGTATGAGTCAGGCAAATTTAAAGTGATGCCAACACTTAAGCCAGAAATTGAAGAACTTTTGTCTAAAGCTCGCTGTAAGTACTTTGAGTAAAGCACGAATTTATTAAAGCATTTTTATGAGAGAGGGGTTATGTATTAATAAATGAGGTTCTAACTCATAGTGAAAAACAAATTGTTCTTTATTCTAAAGGACATTTCCAAAAAACAGATATGTTTGAGGATATCAGACAAATCACAGCAAAAGCGTTTTCTATTCCAGTTGAATCAACTCACTTTTATCACCTGTATAATTATATTACATCAATCTTTTTGAAATTACATGAAGCGGAATACATAACGGAAAGCATGGAGGACTTTTTGTGCAGCCTCTTTAAGTGGAAACCTGTTTTAAAACCTGAAGACATGGTAACCAAAATGATTGGACAGATATCAATAGTCAAGGCTTCAGGTTTGTATCTAGGAGAGGCAGATGATGCGTATTTACTAACCAACAAGAAATGAATTAAAAATAAAAGGAGTGCACAAGCATGACAGAAAATGATTTGGACGAGTTCTTTCTTCCAAGGCTGCAAATTAAATGCGTGAACATAAGCAGTGATTACAGAATTACAGAATGGAAGTATGAATTAGTATACAAACATTTTGATAATGATATTGCTTATGTTTCATTGGGGTCTACAAAAAGAGAAACAGGAAGAACTGAAATACCATTGAATGAAGATGGAACACTAGATTTGCCATTTAGAGATGGTGTCCATATTAAGCATGATGCTATTCAATTAAACCTGCCCGCATTCGCAATATGTGGAGATATTATTCAAAAAATTGATTTAATTAAATTTAAAAAGAAGCTCCCTGAGAGGTATTGAATTAATAAAACAGTTATTTTACAAGGAGGTAAGAAAAGAAATGCCTAAATGGTATAATGACCCATATTGTATTTTCGCCTTCTGTGTTGCAACTCTGACTGTTATTGTAGTGATGATGTTTAAATATGTTTTTTAATAGAGGAGATGAAGAGATGGATTTGAATAGAACATTAATACATATGGGATATGGCATTGATTCTTTAGGCTATAAAAACATCAAGAACGAAAAGCAAGAGTTGATGTTGGATATTGCAATTGAACTAGCATCAACATTGTGGAAGTCAAATAAATTAGATAAATTTGATCTGATTTCTTTTATTGATAGTACAGTTGACGACTTTATAGATGCATTGTATGACGAATTCGAGATTAATCCCGATATATCAAGAACAGAATTTATATATGTTTGGTATAAAGATAAAATTCATAAGAACTTGAAATAAGAAGTGCTTAACAGGAGGTAAATATATGAAAGTGTTTGTAATACTCGAGGACGTGGAAGAGGCATACGTTTTTAGTGTCAACGGGGTTTTGGTGGAAATTTTTCAAAGTGAAGAAGCAGCAAAGGCATTTTGTGATGAACATAATAGAGAAAGACCTTATTCAGAATATTACTATGAAGAACGAGAAGTACGTAAAAGTTGAATTTTACAATGTAAAAAACACATAAGGAGTGGCATATTTATGAACCCACAAGCAATGCAAGAAGCTATGACATTGATGGAAAAGGCAAGGAAGTATGACGAATTAATCGCTTTTCCAGAAAGAGACTATGAGTTGCGCTGTTCATTTTGTGGTAAGGGTCAATCTGAATTAGATAAAATGGTGACAGCGAAGAACGTGTGTATTTGCAATGAATGTATTGGAGTATGCGTAGAAATTATTGCTGAAGATGAGAATGAAGGAGTCAGTACTAATGAATAGGCAGTGGTTTGTAAAAAGGATCATTCCTATAAGCGCAGTAATCTATGCGATTCTGTCAATTGGAATAGCGTTAATGTCGAAGTAATTCAGAATACATAGAACACCTAGTAAAAGCTTGAACAAAAAACGTTGATTCGTTTCATGAATATTAGCTCTTTACAGTTAGGAAAACTTATGAGCTAATAAGAGAAGTGATTCGTCGCAAGATTTGGTATACACACTACACTGATAAACAGCTTAGAGGTGAACAGCATGACTTTACATAAGTGCAAGAATGAATTTTGTTCAGGAAACATTGTATCTGATTATAAAGAAGCTGAATATTGTCTTAAATGCTATATGGATATGTTGAAAATTCTTCCCTTGTTTCACATACCAGTTGGAATTATGCCATATAAATCGGCAGAACAGATGAGAAATAACCCAAGTCAATGTAAGATGAAATTTTGTAAGAATAAGGCGCGGTTGAGAGGTAGATGTTTTAAGTGTTATATCGAGTTTACCAAAAAGCAAGAATCTGAGATGAAAAAGCTATAAAAGATTAATTTGACCAAGATCGCTTAGGCGGTCTTTTTTATATAATTAAATATAATGAAATTATAGAAAACCTATATACAAAAATAATTAAATGAAGTATAATAAAAACATAGAAAAGAACAATACATATGAGGTGATAAGCATGTGCAAGGTAACCGTGTTTGAGAAGGTGCTAGGTAAATTAGAGGCGAATATATATTCGTTCGATGATAAAATAGAAATGGCTAAGTTTGCCGCTCTATGTGAAGCAAATGGTGCAATGGTTGTTATAAATATTGGTTCAAAACAAACGGTGTAAAACTATATTTTTATTACAAGTGACGAAATAATATAAAACAAAGGAGCCGATTATTATGAAAGTGAAATTGACAATTACTATCGAGATTGATGAGAAAAAATATCCTAATCTTACTAAAGAAACTATTCGGACAGAATTGCAAGGGAACTTTGATCTTTACATGCAACAAGTTGAAGAGGAAACAAAGAATTTGCTTACAGATATGAATAGGAATGCATCTAATTGAGGTTTTGTCAATCTTGAAGAAGCTTGTGCTTTGTTGAGGATTGAATTGAGTCTAAGAAAAATAAAATGATGCTTAGATAGGGAGTGTGAATATGAGAAATATTTTTGTAATTGACCCTGAAGGCGACACCAACCAGATCTGTGAATGTGGAAAGGATGCTATGTTTGTGTTGGGTATTAGCAGTGACCAAAATCCCCATCATCTATGCGAAGAATGTTTAGGTGAAATTGCCAAAAGAATTATAGATGCATTAGTCTAAATCAAATGATCCTTTTAGAAGGAGTGATTTGGAATGTCTTCAAGAAAACAATGGTTTGAAAAGTTCATTGGCTGCTGCTTTGGTATTGATGGTGAAGAATACATATTTCAAGGAACATTTTACTAATACCGAAACGAGCAGTGGCAAACCTTATCAGTATGTATTTGAAGCCGAAGGTAAGCCACAGATAATAATGATGTATAAAGAAGCTCGTTCCACTATGGGGGCGATGATTGATAAGTACAACAAGCTAAAATGAATATTTCATAAGGAGATGTTGTTGAAATGAACAAGCACAAAATACTTAGCACTATTGAAGAAACAGCAAAAGAATACGATTGGAGTTTAGATGAAGCACTTGAAAGACTTGAACAAATCGGCTTCGAAATTGGAGAGATAGAAGGAAATGAAAGGTTTACTGAGTCACACGTAAAGATGTCAGTCGATTTTGCCTATAATGCATCCAGATAAAAAGATTATTTTACAAGGAGATGTAATTCATGAGTAAGAAGTATTTGAGTTATGAAGAACAATTTAATGAAGTTCTAAATCAGGAAGAAATAAATCGTATTGAAAACGCCGAACTTAGAGACATTAGAATGAAGTACTGGAAATTACAGCGAGACATATTTCTTGATGAAAAAAATATATCAGATGAAGAATTAAATAAAGTTTCAAAAGAATTACAACGTAAAGAGATGGAAGAAATACAACGATTCAGAAACAAAAAGTGAGTAAGTTCATAAAAGGATTCTTTTAAAAGGAGTTGACCGTGTGTTAGATAGTTGTCCAGTCAAATATTTAGACGAAGAGTGTAAAAAGTGTGGCAGAATGAGAGTTGAGTTATGGTCTAACTGCGAAAAGATTTGTGAAAAGTGTAATTGGGATCAAGATAAAAACGAATATAATTTCGACTATGATTTATAAGTTGATCAAAGAAGTATTTCATGGGGAGAGGTAAAGATGACGAGAATTGATCTGGTAAGAGAACGTTTTGAGAATACCGTTATAGAAGATATAGATCAAAAACAGGCTTATTTAGATTTGATGATACTCTTTGATGAGATACACGACAGAGACATCCTTATCGATGATCTTAGGGATCAGATTGCTGAATTGAAGAAACAGATAAAATAAGTCTTTTAAAAACAATAATTCATATAACAACGGAGGAATAACTATGTTTACTGTGATCAATACAGAAACCAAACAATACCTTAGAGCAGATTGGGAAGAACATCGCGGTCAACTATATACTCATGACATTGATCTAGCTGCAAAGTTCGAAAGTTGGCACGATGCTGAAGATATTATAGAAGTAACAGAACAAGTAGTACCTTTGTTCGATTAAAAAATAAATATAATTAAAGGAGTGTTTAAAATGGATACATATATGATAGTCGTAGACGGAAAAGTAGAAGAAGAAATCGAGACCGCTGGACGCTCCAAAGAAGCAATGAGTTATGTGTTAATTGATCGATTCTATCATTGGAAAGGTTTATCTGGTAATGTCAACATCTATAGCTCTTTGACAGGGAGTGAATATCGCTATGTTTAAAGCTGGGGCATTAAAAGATAATAAGCTGTATGTTAGGAATAATCAGGGCAAGTGGATTGAATTACATGAAGCAGCGAAACAATATGAACAGCACAGAAATTTGAAGCATACATAATATAGATAGCCATAATGTGGTCTTTTTAATAAACAAAAATAATGAATATATTGAATGAATAAAAGAAATGTGTTATGATTTATTTAACGATAGGTAAACATTGTAAAGGAACTAGTAACATAGTATTGTAGAGTTTGAAGAATATTGCGCAGAGGTGATAACAGAATGAGTCAGGATAAAAAGAAGATATTCGTATACGACGAAGCAACTAAAAAGGAAATGGAAGTAGATGTTTCACGTATTGTCGCCTTTCAAGCTAGGACTATTAAAAGGAAGTCATTGTTGGTGGCTTTCATGGATGATGGCAATCAATACATTTTGTTGTAGTAAAAGGTTTATTTTATTAATTGGGGGAAAATGACCATGAATAAAGTGTTGGAAGCCAGTAGTAAGGTGACTCAAAAGCAATATAGTGCAGATGAAGCACTAAGGGAATTAAAGTCTGCTCAAAATGAGTATAATGATGCGCTTATTCAGTCTTGTATTGATGACATACTGAAGATTGTGAATGAAGAAGGAACTATTACGGGACGAGATTTAAAGATATTTCTAAAAGATTTAGTTACTAATACTTACAAAGTTAAATAAGGTTGTGAAATAACTATTTTACTATAAGAAAAGGAGGCATTCTATTATGGACATATCAAAGGAACTCAAACCAACTAAAGGTGATATAGCTCACATTACAGCTAAAAACGCAATTGCTTCGATCCCAGTTCTGGGCAATTTACTGTCAGAAGCTTTTTCTTTGTTGGTGACTCAACCCGCTGAAAAGAGAAAAGAAAATATTCTTATAATGATTGATCAAAGGTTACAACAATTAGAAGGAAACTCTTTTGATATGGGGTCATTGGCAAACAATGAATTATTTTTAAGTAGTGTTTTACAGGCAACGCAAATTGCTATGAGAACTCATCAGCAAGATAAGCTTGCCGCTTTGTTAAACATTGTTACTAACGTTGCCACTGACACAAGTATCGACGATAGTATAGTGCAAATGTACTTAAATATTATAGATACTTTTAATGAATGGCATTTACGTGTACTTTTATTATTAAATAATCCTCGTAAATACTATGTTGACAAAGGAATTCCTACTCATAATATTGTCACTGGTTCGCCTATGTTGGTATTGTACACTATTTACCCAGAACTAAAATCTAGAGAGTCATTTACAAAACAAATTCTCAACGATTTATTTCAAAGAGATATGATTTCAACAGATCCTTTTAATATGGTGGCAGTAATTAACGTCGACCGAATGTTGTCATCTAGAACTACTGAAACAGGTAAACATTTTATTGAATTTATCTCACAAAGATAAAATGACTGTTTTATCGCAATTTATAGAAGGAAGGTGTTTAGATATGACAAAACATTTATGGGAAGTTGAGCATCCTTATTATTGCAATTTGAGCAATTATCGTACAAAAGGAGACGAAGGAGGTTACGAATATAGTTCGTTTGAAGAGTTTTTGAAAGAATGGGATGATGCCGATATGGATTACCATTTGCTCTTTAGATGGGATTGGAAAGTGTATGACGAAGGTAGCGATGAATTACATATGTTTTGGATGCTTCAGCGGAGAGGCGATTATCAATACTGTACAGTTAAAGTAAACAAAGAGGATGAGGATAAAGTAAAAGAGTTCTTGCAGCCAAGATGGGAGTATATGAAGACATTATGGGAACCTTTTATTTAAATCTCATGATGAAGAAGTGATTCATGTGAAGGAGCATTGCCATGACAAATAAGATTAACCTCTACGTAGACGACCTCAGAGACTGTCCAGATGGCTTTGTGGTCGCTCGTACATATTATGAAGCAATACATATATTTGAGACCAGAAGTGTCGGCATTCTTACATTAGACCATGATTTAGGCGAAGATGTTGATGGCAAAGAGTCTAATTTTCACCCTACTGGAAGCATCCAAAGAAAATTTAAACTTGAGACAATTGATGAGGTTTCCTATCTGTTGAAAACCTATATTCATGATTTTGCATTTGGCATTCTGTACAACAACGTTCAGTTTTCACTCTATAAAGAGAGTGATACATTTTATGTTAGAAATAATAACGGACAAATCTATAAAAATAAATTTGATAAGCCTCCAATTACCTCATTATATGACATGAAAACTAACGAGATAGAAGAAGTAACCACGTTTATAAGATCAGCATAAAATGCAAGTTTGATCAGTCTAATTTAATGTAAGGAACAACATAGCATAAAAATACTCAATTGGTATTCCTCTCTTGATTTTTTATATGCAAAGCAAATTGGAAGGGAGAAAAATAGAATGGCATCAAGTAGACTGACAGATAACTTAAAAACTAAACAAAATAAATGGGGCTATAACCAGCGTATATGGTTAAGAGGTGCTAGTATTGGGTGGATAAAGGGATATTGTGATATCAAAGATAAGTATGCGGTAGAAAGAATGGTGAATGGAAAATTAGTAGAAAGATTGTATTTGTCTGAAAATATTGTTGAGTATGAGCCTTGGGATGAAGAAAAGAAGAAACAAAACAAAGAACACATAGAAAATAAAAAAATACACAAGAGTATAGAAGGCTGATCTTAATTTTGATGGCTGGAAGTGTTAAAAGTAGATTCAACTAAAAGATAGGTGAATTATGAGATGTATTGCGATAAGTGTGGTAAGAAGCTGGAGGATGTGCTGGAACATGTTAAACATATCCTCCATGAGTGCGATGGAGAGAATACATAAAATAGTAAGGGGAAGCAGTAATAATGGACGAGAATGCAAGGGAGACGCTCAGAAAGGCTGTGTATTTAATAGGCATAGGGGAAGGTCTGAAGGCGAGTGAGTTATTGATTGAGTTGCTAAATCGCACAAATACTTCTGTAGATTAATTTATGTTGTAAAATATACACACGTAGTATCATAGCAGTCCTAATTAAGTATGAAATTTTACGAAAAATAGCCGCTATCTTTGATCGGATGTTCGGCTATTTTTTATTTATCTTGCGTAAAATATAATTTTTATTAAGAAACCTGCCAACTTACATGGCAGGTTCTTTGTGTTGAGGCATGTTTTTTTGTATTTGATCCGCTCTATGCAATATTTTCAATAAAGTGTCTAAATCATCACTAGCAATAGGTCGTCGATCTTCTTTATTGCTTTCTTGAATTTCTATAGTTAATTCAGTTATTTTATTCTTCTGTGTGCGTATGGTTTCTTGCATATTAAGATATTCGACTCGTAAATTATTTAAAGATTGAATAGCAATGTCTATTTCGTTCATAAAATTTATTTCAATCTTTTGAATGGGTGCAGCACTAATACTGTTTTTTGAGTTTATCTTATTGTTCATTCTCTCTTCTTTCGCTGCCTTTATTTCATTGTAATACTTATGTCTTAAAGCACTGTTCCAACGAAATCCGCATGCTGCTGCTGTACGATTAAGTTCATTCCCAACTTCCTGAAATGCGGTTAATTGCGTTTTATTACTACTTATATGGGTTAGAACCGTATTAGCTAGCAAATCATCTTCAGGTTGAGTCCAAGCATCTTGTCTATGCATATGTATTCCTCCAATATACTTTTTACTAAGTATATCCAGTTATCAAGTTTTCTATGCAGCAATATTGTAAAAATACGCATGGTGTTTAAATTACTTGACAGAACAAACGTTCCGTATTGTATTTTATTATTTTTATTTGTATAATTACCAGTATAGAGAGCAAGAAAGCGAGAAGTATAGTTAGTCAAATTAGAAGTTGTAGATATATATAATAAGAATACATGGAAAATAACGATAAGAAAAATAAGATTTAATAATAAGGAGCGTGTACATAATGGCGGTAGCAGTGGAAAACGAAGTAAGAGAAATTAAAAAATTAGATGTGTGGATCGCAAATTTAGGAGAAACTGATAGAGGAAAAACGAATATTCAAAAAGGACAGCGACCTGTAATTGTTATGAGTAACAATATAGGAAATAAATTCTCTCCAGTAGTAATGGTAGTACCTTTGTCAGCGCAGACCCAAAAAGCAAACTTTCCAACTCATGTACTTTTAGACAAAGATAAGTGCGGATTCGATAGACATTCTGTGGCTCTGTTTGAACAAATGCGAGTTTTAGATAAAAAGGATTTAGCATGCAAGGTCGCAAGCATTCCCCAAGAATATGAATTGAGTTTAAACAGTACATATAAAGTAGTAGCAGGAATTAGTTAACTTAACAGGAGTGAAATAAAAGAAGGGATTGCCTTCTTTTATTTTTTATTTAGAGTAAGTAATTCTGAGATATCAATCCCTAGTTCATCGCATAGAATAGAAATATTCTTTAAAGAAATTTGTTTCACATCGTTGTTACACATATTGTTGATAGTGGCTTGTCTAATTCCTGTTCTTCTAGCAATTTCTCTTTCACTGATTTCAAATTTTATAAGTATAGATTTGAGATTGATGTCAACCCAAGACATACACATTTCCTCCATTAATTACAAATAGGGGTTGACACGAAAACGGATAAATCCTATAATATAACACAGGTGATACGTTTTTCGTGTCACTAACATAATAAGACAAATACACTCCCTATGATTTGGGCGTAGGGTGTATTTGTCATTTTATTCTAGCAGAGTTTACGGTGAAATAACAGTAAAAAAATACATCCTTAGAGGACAACTACCATGAAAAGATATCGTTTAATGAAATTAACAGCTTATGATAGAGAGCACAAATTGAAAACATGGAGATTTGTTAATATTGAAGCAGAAAATGTGCATGAGTTAAATAATTTTATGGCTAATGGTTTTCGTATATGGGACTCAGACAGAAATAAAGTTGTAAAAACAAATCTTGATCTAGATAAGTGGATAAAGGATCATCATGAGGAGTGAATGGAGAAATGGCCCAAATTCTAACAAGGCATATGATTGAAATCGCTTATAAATACTCTAGAAAGGTGTACCATAATGAGTTGAAACTTAGTTCTGCGCTCAGTCATATTTCACTGCTATCAGGTATGCATAGAGGGACAGCTTTGGTGCACATCTCTGATTTTTGCTCAATGATGAAAGGCGAAGCATATAAGAGAAAGATGACCACAGATGCAACAAAATATTACTTGTTAAATATCTATAAAGATTATGGTATAGAAGCTTTAAATGGAGCTGTAGCAGCAGTCAAGTTACATATAAAATATTTTAAAGAAGAGAAAAGTTTGAATTTGGTTAGACTTACAATGGTCGTTAAAGAGTTTAACAAAGGGTTGGCTAATAATGAAATAGTAATTGAAGAATAATTAAAAGAATTACTAGAAAGCGGGCATAAATTATGCTACGCTTATTTTTTTACTCTTTGATAATAATTATCGCTTATAGTATATTTAAATGGGGGGTGTATTATGGGAACTAATATTATGACCTACACGCTAAACAGCGGTATTAAAGGAACTATTAGCCTATCCACGAAGCAAATACAAGACTGGATAGAATCATATCGTGTAGGAAGCAAATATGTGACAACAGTAGGCAAGGAACATTTCGGATTGAATCCTGAGCTTGTAGCAGATTTTAAAGTACATAATGAATTTTCTGAGCAAAGGGAGTATGTAACAGCATTACAGCAACCTACAGCAGTGAGTAAGGCCAGTGAACAGTTAGCAGACGCATACAGCCAACACAAGGTATTGATTCAGGTGGAGTGTAAATGTGGAGCTTCCTATGTAGAAGAGTCAGCGTACAAGAGGAACAAATGGGGCTGTAAAGAATGTGGTGATATTGTGTTTTTGGATAGCAAGAAGGGTATGGTGGATACAGAGAAGGGTAATAAGGCTTGGTATATGACCAATAGGTATTTTGTTGAGAGGTGAATGCTGATATGAATTTGGAACTTGAAAATAAGTATATAGCTGAAGCAAAGCTGGCAGCAAAGGAAGCAGGAGGGTATCTCACAGTTGAACTCTTTGACTTTTATAGAAACAAAGAAAAAACTACTACATGGGATACCTATAATAGAAAAGCAAAAACAAGCTTTAAAGATTTTTTGAAAAAAGCAGGCATTCCAACAAAAGAAGAGTATTTATTAGAAAAGAACAGGATTAAAGCAATCAGTAATTTCAAATTATTAAATGTATTAAATGGGTATGTAGATAAAATGGATTATGAAGCTGGTAAATTCGAACCTGCTTGGGATTACATATCTGACCACTTTGGAATAGAAAAGATATGCAAATTTGCTGAAGTTAATTTGAAAAACAAATATACAAGCGTTGATTCGATGATTGTTGATTTAAAAAATTCTATAAAAAAAATAGGTTATATCCCAACAAAAATAGAATATGATAGTTTGAAACTCAAACCATCTTCTAGTGCAATGAACAATAAAGGGTTGAGCTGGACTGAAGCGATGAAAAAAGCAGAATTTTCTCCAAAGAAAGTTGGGGAAAAAGTATGTGAGTACGAAAGATGTTATTCGCAGTTTCCTTATATTGAAGGTAAGTTATTTTGCATCACTTGTGAGAACAAAATTAAGAATGAAATTCTAAATAAAATTGAATTAATGAATACAAAAGACTTAAAAGATGTGACTAAAGTTCTGGTTTTGGAAGGTAATAATCACAAATTGTTAGATAAACTTAGGAAAAAATGATCGTGTATATTTATTATATTTATGTGTTATAATTCTTTAATAAAGGAGTGTATCACATTTGAAAACTGATCGCAGAGAAGTAGAAAAAATAATCATTGAGATACTTGATGAACATAAGACAAATAGAAAAAAGATACTTAGCGTAAATGACAGATTAAACTCACTAGGAGTTCCTTATGGAACATTAAATGAGATTGTTTTAAAAAAGAAAAGCATTGAAGAGGTTAGTCTACCTTTATTGTGTGTCTTTACTGAGAGCATTAATAGTGTTTTTGGCGGTTTAGATCCACTTGAATATTTTACAGCGACTGAAATTAGAGAAGCCAAAGAAAGTATAGCCTCAGAATTCGTTAGCGAAACAATAAGTCTACCTTTGACTTTTAATGTAATACAAATTGACGAAAAAGCATATTCATCAAAAATATCAGCCAAGCTTCTAAATAAGATGTTCGAATCGCAGATGATAATATATGATCCAAGATCTCAAAGAGGATTAAAATATAAAGGCAATCGCAATGATGGAATTATTGAAACGCCTATTGTAAATCAGTCTTCCGTTAGAACTATTGCAAATAAACTTGTTGCGAAAGACTATCTAACTGATACCATAAGGTTTAATGTTTATAATTTTGAATCAGAGCCAGTAACTTGGATTCCAAAAGAAGACGATTTTGGACAATTAGTAATAAACAGAGACGCTACAATAAGTATATTAGATGGTTTTCACCGTTTACAGGCTACTGTCAAAGCAATGAATGAGAAAAATGATTTAGATTTTAATTTTGAATTATCGATTAGAACTTATGATCAACAGACCGCTTCTAAATTTTTTGGTCAGATAAACACAATCAACATTCTAAATAAAGACAGAAAGAAAGAATTGTCATCGGAAGGGCGTTCAGCTTCTGTCGTAAAAGAATTGCAAACAAACCAAGACAGCGAACTCAAGGGTATTCGAATTGCTTCTGCAACCAAGCCTAATACTGCTGTTGGACAGTTAACAACTTTCAGTATCTTAAATTTAGCGATTGAAAGAACCTTTAATCCTCAGACGTATCTTGATTATCAAAATGTATCTCACTATCTTGTGAAATATTTTGGTATTTTGATAAGTCTATATGTGGATGCTTTTTTGGAAAATAGAGAAAAGTATGATAAAAGCTATATAAATCACCCTTTAATGTTTTTTGGATACACGGTGATTGCTTATAGAATGTATCAAAAAGATAATCAAAACATCAGTCCTAAGGAGTTAAATAAAATAATTGATAATCTTGATTTAAGTAACGATAAAATACTGATAGATTTATTTGAGGCTAAAAGAGCTTATTCGTCTACTCGCATTCAAGTGGACATACTAAAACATTTCGAAAATTTAATTAAAGAGGTGTAACAAATTGAATAATATATATGGGGATAGCCTATATAATCCAGAAATCAAAAAAAGATTTTTAAGCGAATTCAGAGAAAACACTCGTAAAAACTATGAAGGAAAGCTAAAACGAGCAAGTAGAGTAGAAATGAGATTAGGTAAAGACCTCTACGATTTTACATTAAGCGAATTTGAAGAGGTTATTTACCTCTTGGCTCCCACAAAGTTAAGTAGTGCCATGAACTATGGGTCAATTCTCAGAAAATATGTTGAGTGGGCAAGTGGGCATGGTCTTAGAAAAGATAAAATGAATCCACTTGCTTCAATGAAAGGGAAAAGCGATTTTGAAAAATTTGTACCACAGCAAACATTAATTCGAAAAGATCACCTAGACGATGCTTTATCAGAGTTGGATAGCTATAGAGATATAGCGATAATACTATCAATATTTGAAGGTATACTGGGTAGAAACAGTTCTGAAATAAGAACTTTAAAAGTGGGAAATATCGATAAGGTCAATAATAAAATAAAACTAACAAATGTAGACCGCTATGAAACAACAGAAAGAGAAATCATTGTTAGTGATTTTTTAATTGATGCTCTTTTAGCAGCAGATCAAGAGGAAGTGTATAAATCTAATTTTGGTGAAGGCAGCAAAAGAAAAGACACTTCCAAATTAAAAGACAGTGATTATATAATAAAGAGCACAAGAGGAGAAGAAGTTAAGCAGTCATTAATAACATTTGTTATTACTAAATTTGGTGAAAAGCTGAATAGACCAAGTTTATCTCCAATCGATATAAGAAATTCAGGTATGTTAGAAATGGCAAGAAAAGAATATCTCCGTGAGAATAAAAAAACTTTAGATCGTTCAGATATTCATAAGATATGTAAACAATTTAATGTTGGTTTGCGTGATGGTGGCATAATCAACAGTACAATGTATACTCAAGATTTCCTCAATGAAGAAACCATAAAAAGAGTTTACCCTGAAGTAGAATAAGTTTTTCTTATTCTACTTTTTTTTATGGAAAATTGTGTTGACATCAACGAAAACGCATGATATATTTAGGGTACAAATTCATTATATTTAATTATAAGAACGTGAGGGCTAACATGGAAACGGCTAAATACATAATATTTTCAATGTTGGATGGTATGGCAATTTTTATTTTTGGATTTGGTATGTATTCTATAAAGCTAAGAGACTACTGGGTTCAATTTATCGTTTCAAGTCTGTGTATTTCTGTAGGTACCTTCTTGTATGTGGAATACGACCTTCCGACTAGAGTTGCACCGATTGCCAATTTATTATTATTGATAATATTTCTCGTGATTTTATTTAAACTATCTCCCCTTTCATCATTGAGGATATCGGGAATAAGTTTTTTAGTGCAGATGATTTTACAAACTTTAACTGCGCTTATACTTGCAAGTACACTTAATATTGATTTTTTTGAAACAACAAAAGAATATGGAATACTGATTCAATTCTTGGGTGACACAGTAATGGTCATCATAAGTTTGATATTAAGGAAACGATCTATCTTCTTTACAACATTACCATATCAATATACATTAAAATTCAAAATTAACACCTCGAATATAATACTTTTTATTGTGTCTCTGCTCGGTATAGCTTTAATGACAAAGCCTACTTTCAACAATATGACTTCAAGTGTAGTTTTCTGGATAGCAATATTCGTATTATTGATTCTAATAGAAAGAAGAAAGGAAATTAAAAATGAATATGATTGATCAAATAGCCGATAAGTGGAGTTGTGCAGCTAAAAGTAAATATCCTGATGAATTACCGTCACAACAAATAGTGAGATATACATTAAAATTTATAATCTCGAATACCATTCCCATATTTATAGTATTAATTGCATCGATGCTATTAGGCATTACTAAAGAAACAGTATTTGCATTAATAGGGTTTTCATCACTTAGAATGTTTTCAGGTGGTTTTCACTTTAAATCGGCAGATATGTGCATAGTTTTTTCATCGCTAGTAATAATTTTAATAGCATTGGGAGGCAATTATTTCGAGAATTACTCTTTTGCTATGTATCTAGCCAGTGTAATATTGGTAATGATATATGCACCAAGTAAGATAGAACAGCAAACAAGAGTGAAACCGGAAAAATTTAAATGGTTTAAAATTATATCCTTAATAATAGTTTCGCTGATATATATAATAAATATTCCAGTAATGAATTTAGCTGTTTTAGTACAAAGTCTCCTCTTGATACGCTTGAGAGGAGGTGAAAAGTTATGAAATTGAACAAACTTATGCTGATTGTTGGTAGTTTTTGCTCTCTGTTGGCAGTAACAGTGGTAAGCACTGCTAGTTGGACATTGATCCATGGAGAAGCAGTGCCAGAAGAATTGAAATAATATATTTGGGGTCCCGCTCTTTCTTCTGGGTGGGGCGAGACCCCAAATGAATTAAGAGGTGATAATATTGAAGTCAACAGACACTATAAAAGTAGTAAAAAAAATAGGTGACAAAATAGATGAAGTAGCAATTATGTTACCAGTGTCAGAAGTTCAAGGATTTAGAACTGAAAAAAAGAGCGGAAAAACAGGACAAACACGGATTGTATACATAACAGATAATGGTGAGTTTATTGATGAAACAAGAACAGAACAGACAATGCGTTTATTTGAGAACATTGAAGGATTCGTAAGAGTTGGGAGAGGAAGTATGGCCGATGTGACTAAGATTGACGAAATCGATGAAAGGGTATATGAGATATATTTTGATAAGAGTAAAAAAAGCTTCGTGGAAATCGCAGCGGTACATTTGGCAACAGTAAAAAAAATGTTACAGAGACTAAGAAACAATAAAAAATAAATGTTATTTTTGGTTTACTATTGCTTATACCTTTTGGCAGTAGTATAATTTGAATAAACACGAACATAGGTTCCCTAAATAGCGATTCGACAAAAAGTGACACACTATATGGACATTTTTCCAGTATATTGATTAAGTCAATATATTTAGACATGGTGTGTAAAGTTGTTGCCTAATTATAGTAATCTCGTATAATAAAAGTATAGAATTCGACAGCAAGGAGATAATGCTATGCAGCAAGACGAACTAATATATCGGCTTGAGATACCACAAAGAGCCACAATAATAATAACAAAAATGAGTTTTCTTCTAAGAAGTGACTCTGACAGACAAAAAATGTTTACATTTTGCAATGATAATCCCGGCTCTGAGTATGTATTTCTCGCTGAGAAAAGAAAACAGTTGATTGACGAAGAAGGTTATAAAGACAAGAATGAATTTATTAGTGATTATAATGATAATAATATCAAGGCGCTTGAGAAATTATGTCAAGAAAAAGTTGATGGTTTTAAGTTGGCTAGATTAAAAGTAACAGATCCAGAAACATTATATAGCTTGTATGAAAAAAATAAATATTCAAATTTGCTGCATTTAGCCTTGTCTTAGATAACCTTTGCCGAGCGTATTGGTTCGGCTGATTACATACTCCACAGATAGAGATAGAAGTTGTAAGGATGAATTAAACAAATAAATATAATGAAGTGTTGACTTAACGAAAACATCGTGATATATTTAATTAGCAAGGTGATTGACCTCATAAAAGAATACTTTTATCAAGACAGATTGTTACCAAAAGGCAATAAATAAGAATCTTTCGTATAAGTGGTTAATACACCAATCTCATAAATTGGCTGATGCCCGTTCAAGTCGGGTGAGACCCACCAAAAATAACACACAATAATGTGTGATTATATAGATGAAATATAACTGAAAGGATGTGTTGAAGCATGAATAGGTTTTACGGTAGAGGTTTTACTTAGTTTTTAATGAAGCAAGTCAATTAGAGCGTCATTATTTAAAAGAAGTACATACAATATTAACGTGCTTTGCACGATTATATAGATGCAACTCATTTCACTTTGCAAAGGTGGTGATATGAATCAAAAATAAGTTGAGAAGTCCTCCCTTTTATGATTGATCAGATTTAGATTAATCAAATGAAAATAATAACATATAAAAGGGAGATATAAAATACATATGGCAGACTATAAGATTAAGGTAAATAAAAAACACGGTGGCAAAGAATTTAAAAGCGCATTTCGGTATATCGGGAAAGTAAGCGAGATTAGTAAAAAGGATCAAGAAACAGACAGTTGGGTTAAGCAGCCTATTTATCAACAAACGACTACGAAAACAGGTAAACAGCGAAGAGTACTTCAGTTTGAAATTGAAACTGCTCTAAGCAATCGACTACGAGTAGAACTTTCAGGCATGGAACAGCAATGGGTTTATCCGTATAGTAGAACACATAATCAATCACAGAAGGTAGCTTGGGCAGACAGAAATAATAAGGATGCCTTTCCCGATACTACATATCATCCTATTGAGGTAGATTGGGATAAAGCAGAACGTCTTGGTGAGTTGGTTAAAGTGGATGAGTGGTATGAAGTAAGAGGACAATATCAATTCGATGTTTTTACCCCAGACAATGGTGAGGAAAAGGTTTACCTAAAACGCATTATCAATTCTGTTCGCCCAATTAAAGATGGTCTGATTGTCAATGATGATGGTACAACTCAAACAGTCAAACACTCTGGAGTAGAATTTGATTACATTACAGACTTCAATGATGAAAAATTCAGAGAAGTAAATTACTTTACAATGCAGCTCGGCATTCGAAGTACCTATCAAGAAGAAAATGGAGACACAAAGGTTAACGCACTGTTTCTTGATTACGGAAAAGAGCGTTCTGAGCCAAAAGATGTTGAATTGATTTGTTATCAAACAGAGGCAGTAGAAGGAAAGATCTCAATGGCAGATGCATTTGCAAGCTTGAATACATATGATTTCATCGAAGCAACAGGGCAAGATAATAACCGTGCAACATTTGCTTATGTAGATGTAGTGGAAGAATTAGCTTCAGACGATCCTTTTAGCGATGTAGACGATGCTCAAAAAGTAACGAGAAAAGAACGCGTAACAAACGGAGACAAAAAAGGACTTGAAGTAGCCAGTTATATACAGGGAAGCCTTATGCGTGAACTGCTTACAGAAGAAGAGTTCAAGAAGTCTGCTGTTTTGACAAATGAAAATCCATTTAGTGGCAGTGTTGCAAGTGATGATCCGTTTAATCAAACAGCCAATCCATCCGATGATCCATTTACAGCAAATAACGACGATCCTTTCGCGTGAGAGTAGATTCTTACAATTTATTAGAAAACGGTCTGTGTGTAAAAGCGCAGACCAAACATAAATACATATAACAGGGAGAGATTCATTTAATGAGTTGGAGAAATAAAGTTGTTGGTAATACGCCTAAAGTTGAGCTGCATTCTATCACAAGTCTGGTTGCTGGTACGTATAAAACAGGAAAAACGCGACTTTGGAAAGAACTAACTGAAATGCACTACAAAAATCCAGTAGAAGAAACGCTACTTATCGCGTGGGAGCCGGGATTCGAGACTTGGGAATTGGAAGAAAATGTTCTACCTATTTTTGAAGAAGGGTCGGACGAAGATGCTTGGAAGCAATGGGAGTTTTTTAAAAAAGATGTGGTTCCCGGTCTCGTACAAGAAGCAAAAGAAAACAAAAAAGTTAAGTTGATCGGATTCGATACGGCAGATCGTTGTATTGATGCAGCAACGGCTTGGTTGCTAAAAGATAGAGCTAAAAAATATGGGGTCGCTCGACTTGTTTCATTGCAAGAACTAACTGAAGCTTCTAAGGGAGCAGAGAATGGATACACTGCGCTCTATGATGAAATGAAAAAGCCAATTGACGCTCTCAAAGCAGCTAAATATGGAATTATGGCAATGGCTTGGACTAAGGAAAAAGAAACTACTCTGTACAATGGTATGAAATATAATTCTGTCGAACTTATGATGCATCAAACAGGAAGAAAGATATTTGAATCTCAAGCAAGATTGATTTGCTGCCTATTTAATGAAGTTGTGGTCACAGATAAAGCAGGCAGTGAAGTTTCAGAAAATGTCAAGACTAAAGCAGGAAAAGAAAAAGGTCACAACTTTCATGAAACTCGTACGGTAATGGTCTTTAGACCAACTGAGTACATCTCTATTGCTGGGGGAAGCTACACAGATCTTCCCGAAGAGCCAGTAGAGTATAGTGCAGAAAACTTTATGAAGGTGTTTGAGAATGCAGTTAAGGGGCAACTAAAAAAAACAAAGAAGAACATTGAAGAACTGAAGGTCGAACAAGAACAAGAGCGTAACGAACGAGCGAAGGAATTTGCAACGCAAGAAGTAGAAAAACTAAATGCGGAAGATTTGATAAATAAGATTAACCAACAAAAAGAAAGATACACTAACGATCAACTAGCAAAATACATTGTTCCAGAGTTCAAAACAATTCTTGGAACAGCAGCATATCCAACAGTTACAGATGTGGACGCTCTTACCAAAGCGCTTAAAGTAATTGCTGAGTTCCAGTTGCCAGCATAATACATAGAACTGATAAAAGACAGATTTGATCAGAAAATAGCCTCACTATAAAAGTGGGGCTTCATACTAAAACAGGAGCGTGATACGTTGGGTGAGCTAATCCTCTCTCTGCTATTGGCGCTATCAGTATACAACAACACTGAAGCACAAAGTGTCAATCAAGTACGAGAAATGAAAAACACGACTATTATCAAGCAAGAAACAAAGGTCGCCAAGTTGGATCAGGTTGAACAGGTTAATCATAAGCAAGATACATATAAATCGGAACGTTTTGAATTAACGGCATATACCAATAATCAGGGCAGAAGTGTACACAGTAAAGATTATGGCAGAACTGCTTCAGGTAAGATGACAAAATCAGGCGTGACAATAGCTGCTGACTGGAGAGTACTGCCCAAAGGAACAGTTGTATATATTGAAGGTGTAGGCAAAAGAGTGGTACAGGACAAAGGTGGAGCCATTAAAGGTCATAAGATTGATGTGTATGTCAGAACAGAAAGTGAAGCAAGACAATTTGGTAGAAAGAAACATGTAAAAGTACGAGTCATTAAGTGGGGAGAGAATAAAGATCGACAATCAGGAACAGCGAATTGAGAAGATTTGCGGTGAGGTTGAGTCACTTCTAAAAAGAAAGAACCATGATTACGGAAATTCTTTTAGTATCCAGTTTGAGAAATATGGAATTCTAAGTGCGCTAATTCGCATGGACGATAAAATGAGAAGACTTGAAAATTTGGTTCAAGGAAGTAAGGCTAAAGTTGAAGAATCAATTGAAGATACATTACTTGATCAAATTGGCTATGGAATACTCGCTTTAGTTGAATTAAGAAAACAGAAAGAGGGATTGAATGGCTAAGAAAGTATTAGCTGTCGATCAGGACAATGTTATTGCCGACCTGCTCACTGAGTGGGTACGGCGTTACAATCTTGATTACAATGACAATTTAGACCCAGAAGAAATTAATGCTTGGAATTGGCATCATTTATGCAAAGAGGAATGTGGGAATAAAATTTATAAATATCTTGATGAACCTGACTTCTTTTATAACCTGCCCGTAATGGAGGGATGCCAAGAAGTACTAAAAGAATTGAACTACAATTATAACATTTATATTGTGACAGCTCCATTCAACTTGAATAATGTCGTACCTAAATATAAATGGCTGGTAAAACACTTCCCTTTTTTAGATGAAAATAAATTTGTATTTACAAGAGATAAATCTATAATAGCAGCCAATTATTTAATTGATGATAAGCCTAAAAATTTAGAGAATTTCAGAGGGAATAAGATTCTGTATAATGCACCACACAATCATGACGAGAAGCGATTCTTTCGAGTAAACAACTGGAATGAAGTAAGAGAAATTTTGTTGGATTGGAAGTGATAAAGGTGTTGGTATTTAATTTTGAAAGGCTATCTGATTTATATAAATATTTAGATATGGATGACATTGATTATGGAGAACTTCAAGAATTACGAGATAAGATTGATGATTTAAAGCAAATTGTTGAAGATAAAATGGATGTATATTGATGAGCAGAACTAAGACGATTAAATACATAAACGAAACTTCGGTTGATGAGATGATTGAGCAGATAATAGCTAAAGGTTCAAATATTAATCAGGTTATTGAAGCAGCAAAGGAATCAAGGACTGAGTATGGGTTAAAGGTACAGGAGTTTATCGAACGATTAGGCGAGGTAGAGAGGAATGTATAAGTGGATAGCATATGGCTTAAATATGGCTTAACTATGCCTAAAGATATTCTTTTTATTGACAAAAACAATGACGATATTTGGGCATCACATGATAAAGCTTTGGAACATTTAAAAGAGAATCGAATAGAATTTGATACTTTAAGTAATTATGATCCAAAAATAGACGTGGACATTGACCTGATGTTAGTAATAGAAATTTAGTAAAACCTGTATTTCATGAAGAAAGGAGTTTAACGAAGTATGAAAAAACTAATTGCAGTTTTACTTATAACGCTAGGTTTGACAGGATGTACATCAGCAAGCATTCAAGACAAAGCGCAAGATGTTGATTCCAGATTCAAAATATTGAGTTCAAGTAATATCAACAGTAATCGTCATATTGCAATCTTGGAGGATAAGAAAACAGGTTGCAAATATATGTATGCATATGCCGAAAATAATAGTATTGGGACAGCATTAACTCCTCTGCTTAATGAACGTGGAGTTGCCGCTTGTTCAGAATATTCAAACTAGTGTTAAATTGATGTTTTAATAAAGGATGTGCTTGCGATGGATATCATTGATGCTATTCAGAGAGTAGTAAATGAGGTCGTTGAAAATGAATATAGACACGATGAATGCCCACCAGATTTTATAGTAAGCCTATTGTATGAAAAGTCTATTGTTCAGGAATTTGAAGAACGATCAGATAGGGATCATAGAATCATTTTAACAGTTAGACATTTGGGATCGTGCTTTAGCAAAGTAATCTTTCCTCAAGTAACTCAGGTATTTGGGTATGACTCCTTAAAAGAAGAGATGAAATACATGTATAACAGAACTATGTAAATGTGAGGTGTTTGTGTGAATGGGTTTTTGCTTAATTTAGCTGATGCCAAGCACAGTATTTATGAAAAATTGTACGGCTCAAATAGATTTGTGTTTTCAGAAAATGATTGTATTGAGCGAATTAAACTTATACATAAGTATGAGATGTTGTTGGATGTTATATCAATGTTGCCACCAATAGAGCAAATAAATATACAGAAAATCATTAAAGGAATTTATGAAGAGTAGATTTATAATTTTGATGGAGAGGATGCGCTATTTATGGCTACGCCTATTGATGGATATGCAAAAGTAGTAACAGATGATAAAGGAAATGTAATTCATATTTTCGATTATTATTTCAATAATGATAATCGTTTTGAAAAGTTTACAGATCAAAAGATTATTCAGTTAATTCATAATACAGGAATTGCTGACTCAGAACTTCTGGTAACGTTGCTACATTGGCAATATGATGATAATGAAGGTTTAGATATCTATGAACAGTTTGTGCTTAAAGCAAACTACAAAGAGAGTTTAATTGAAGAAGTTGAAATTAAGAAAGATTTGATCGGGGATTGGACTTTTGAAGTTGGAGATTCTTTTGAGCCAGAAAAAATATACTTTCAAGTGGACGTAAGACGATTGTATGAAAAAATTTATAAAGAAGACTACCCAGTAAAATAAAGATTTTATTTTGAATTATCGGAGGGATAGCAATTTATCAAGCTTTAACTAGTGCAGTTTTAGAAGACAGATTAGGTATAGCTCATCAGTTTTTAAAAGGTCACTTTTACAATATTGATACATACAGCACTGAGAAATTTATTACTACATATGGATCTAATTCAATTGGTTTTATCGAAAGGGATTGTTACTTTCTAAGTGAAACACAAGTAAATAAATATTTCGAATACAAAGAGCCACTATATGTTTATGGTGGAGTAGGGAATCCCAAACGGTTAAATTGGAATATCAATGGAGGCAGTGTTATATGAAAAAGCATTTGAAAAAACATTATTTAAGTTATATTTGGCTTTTTATTCTTTTGATAGCATCTAAAATTTTACCAGAAGCATCACTGACAATTACTGTGTTGGGCATGGCTGCTTGGATGTCAATATTCCTTTTGGTACATATATTTTCTTTTACATTAGTTTTTTTGGTTTATTTCATCATTTGGGGTGGGAATTTATCGGTTAGTGGTGAAGGGTTATTAAAGAAAATCAAGAACAAAAAAACCAAATCAAATTGATATTTCATTTGAAAAGGAGAATGCTCATGCTAAGAGGCTGGATTAGTGCTGATGTAGAGGATAGAGAAGAACTTGAAAAATTCGGAATTAGATTGGGGCAATATGACTATGAAAATTGCGAATTTACAGAATGCCTTGTGAACGAAGAGGCTTTTACCCTACTTGAGCCGCTGTGGGGAGAATATGTATGGGGACTTGAGCTTGAAAAAAATTAAAAAGAAAGGAAGATAACCTACGTTTAAAAAATTCAAAGAGTGTGTGTTGAATAAGGAGTATCGTAAAAGTGTTGTTGAGATTTATATTCTTTTGTACGCTTCTATTACGCTATCTCTAATCAACTTGTTACTGATAATTTTCAAATAAAATCGATCTTTGATCAAGAAAGGAGAACACATATGGACGATTTTCTCTATTATTTAGCCAAACAAAAATATCTTAGATATAAACAGCTCTACATTAACAATAGCTGTGCAGACCGAGAAGAAGAGTGCATCGACAGAATTAAACAGATGCATAAATACGAGATGATTTTAGAAGTGATAGCTATGTTGTCTATCGATAATCAAATTGATTTAAAAGAAATTGAAAAGCAATGCTTTGGAGACGCGCCCTATGTATTCTAAGAACCCGATTGAAAAAGAAGCGATCAACATGGGTGCGCATAGTGAAGTTTACACGGATAATGAGCATCCTTCTACTTACAAGCCAACAAAAATCAATAAGGATGTTTATACTGTGCTTGAAGTAGTATCTGTTGAGATATACCATTACCATGGTTCTTGGTTTAGGTACAAATATGATCTTGATTTGCTTGACGCTGGCAGAAAGTTTTTAAAAATGAAGATTGATAGCTGGAATGAGTATGAGGATTTATTAGGAGAAGTCATTGAGTATGACGGTAACGTTTTTACGGTTCATAGCTGATAAATTCAGCATTTGACGTGGGAGGGGGATGCTATGGTGACTAAGAAAAGTGATCATAAACATGAGTATGAGCTAATCGAAATAAAAAAGAATGGTTGGTTTACTCATGAAAAGACATGTAAGATTTGTGGTCATGTAAATAACCGTTTGAGGGTAGAGCAATCGGAAATACGATGAAATGAAACTTTTACTAGAGGAGGTACAATGAAGATTTATCACACACAAACCGCTAAAAATAAGCAGCATAAGTATCATATTTTGAGTGATATTGGTGAACGTGTATATCATTCACTATGTAACTCTGGGAGCTTTTGGGTAGGTGGGTATCACAATGATAAACCCGCAATGAAGCCTAATTTAATTGATTTTGATAGTAACTATGCCAATGAACTATGTCCTTCTTGTGTATTACAAGCCTATAAAAACGGAATGATTGGAATTCATGAAAGGTAAGGTGAGTAAATGGCTACAGCAGAAGAGCGAGAAACAGTATGTGTATGTAACGATGAAGACAATACGTGGGAAGTTTACAGTTGTTCCCCCAAGACTATTACGAAAATCAAAAAGGCAGGTTTAGAGCTGCTTCGAGTTGATGCAGATGGTGGTCACTACTTTAAGGGTGACTATGGTCAGGTATCGTTCCGAGCTAAAAGTAATGGACGCAACTGGACACCTGAACAGAGACAGGCTGCCGCCGACAGAATGAGAGCAATAGCAAATAAAAATACATAGGAAGTGATGCTTAGTGAAAAAATTGAAAGAGGTCACGTTTGGTCTAGAGAACTGTGAAGCGCTGTCTATTAAAGGTGAATATATAGGAAATTTCGGAGTAGAAAACATAAAAAGTAGCATTAGAAAACACTATAATAATATTTCTCACTTTAACGTTTGTGATACTTTTTCAATGGCGATAAATAGGGGAGCAAACAAGGGATACTATGCGTTTGACACAAAAGACGAACATTATAAACAAAATACTTTCAAACGATTAACTCAAGGGGATATTGTTTCGGTTGATATAATCTATGATGATGATACAAAGGATGAATTTTATGTCCATTGGGAAGGCGAAAACGATTATTTAAACGAAGCTCAAAAAACATACATAAGTGAACTTGGAGATTTATTTATAGTAGTGTCAAAAGACGAAACTGTTGAATCCGAATTCGGACATTGGAATATCGATAGTGAAAAAGGAAGCATGAATACAATGTGGAAAATAAACTCGATCAAATAAGAATTTTACATAGAAAAGAGGTAGTGAATGAACCTGTTTAGAAAAGTGCTGAAGTATTTTAAACCCACAGAAATTATCGATGATGGGACTATGCATAATAATAAGTTGGAGTCCGTAAAAAGAGAGCTAGAGCGACAATACAATATTTTTGAACTTCTACTTCCGAAAGAATTTATCTTAGAGTTTAGAAATAAATCATACATATCTGGTGGATGTATTTATAGTTTGTACCATGAGCATGAACCTAAAGATTATGACTTCTTCTTAACATCCAATGAGTTAGCAGAAAAACTCAAAACGTACTTTATGGATCAAGCTGGATATCATGGTTCAGATATTAGCGGTGGAACCTATAAAGGGTTACCATTAGTAATTACTAAAAATGCAATTTCAGTTGGCAAATTTCAAATTATCACTCAATGGATAGGTGAGCCTGAGGAAGTTGTTGGTGAATTCGATTTCAAACATAACCAATTCTATTATCACAATGGAGTTCTTGACGTTGCAATGTTGATTGACTGGTCGTATCTCAAGGGGAATAAGCTTTCATACAATGAAAATCGAGCAAGAGATATTGTTGGAACGATTTTGAGAACACCTAAATTTGTTGAACGAGGTATGACAATTACCCAAAGGGAAATGGCAAAAGTATTGTTGAGGCTTAATAGGGTTGGTTTTAGTGAAAAAGAAGTTGAGCAATTAGAAAGTCTTGATGTAGATAGACATTTTAGTTCATAGAGTCATGATTTTACAGAGCAAAGGAGTAATCAATTGAAGCAAATTGTTCTCAATATTGATGAAAATGATCGCGTTAATTTGAAAGTTGAAGGCTTTAGTGATTCACTAAAAGATTTAGAAGAGATTTTCTATATATTGTCCAGCGGAACCCGAATGGTAGCAACAAAAGTTGAAGAGATGAAGTCTAAGGATGGGGAGAAGTAAAATGCGGAAAGTAGAGATTAAAGGATACATAATTTTCGACGAAGAAGAATTGAATCATGGTAGTGACATCATCGGTCAAATTGACCATGAACTATTTAATTTAGATGGAATTGTAGAATGGGAATTAGAAGAGGTAAATGATGTAGAAGTTGAATATGAACGAGAAGCATAAAATCGCAATTTTACATAAAAGGAGTTTTTTAAATGACATTCAATGAATATAAAGATATATGCAATAAATATATTGCTTTTTCAAAAAAAGTTGAGAGAAAGGAAAAGATTGATTTTAATGATATTGATAGTTTGTATCAAATTTTAGTTCAATTGAATTCTGTTAAATTTGATTACTCAGGTTTTTCAAAAAAAGAGAATTATGAGGCAAAGATTTTAGCAAAAGAAGTAAGAAGCATAGATCGGTTAAGATTAATTGCAAAGACTATAGAATCAGTGAATGATTTGTATAAATGAGGATTTTTACCGCAAGGAGGACTGTAATGACTATATACGAAGATATGGATAGGCTGCGTAGAGAGGTAGAAGAAAAAGCAGCTTTATTAAAAGCGATGGAATCTAAGCATTTTGATGTTAATGGTATTTGGAAATTCTCAACTGAAGGAGATTGTGAAGGTCGAAGCATAAAACAGCTTGGAACATACGAAGGCAATCTATACGATGGTATAAGATTATACAACAGAAGCAGCTATTATTCTCTGACATGTGAAAGAGTTGGATATCTTTCGTTGTTAACTAATAAAAAGCCTGCTAAAAAGAAGGCTCACTTCCAAGTGAGGGATGAAACAATGAGAAAAGGCGATAATCAAGAAATAATAAAACAGTTGTTGTCAAGTGTACCAGATGGTTGCGCCTTAAGTACAAGTAATTATTATGGGTGCATTGCTTTGGAATGGGAGGAGTAGTGTTTGATATTTACTGAGCAGGACATGTTTGATAGTTGCAGAGATGTGTTGCTGTTTAGGTCAATCTTTGATGGTCTTAGTAGAGGAGAAAAGATCGTAACGATTCTATTCTTTCCCATAGGCTATGTACTTGCAATGATTGGTCTAATTCTATTCTGGATAGCATTAAGACGAGATAAAATGTAAATTTGATAGGAAAAGGAGAGAAGTAATTGAGTAATAAGAAATCAACACATGACGACAAGCTCAGATTGATTGTGATTAAAACTAAAAGTAAGGTGTATGTATCAGATAACATAAATAATAGTTCGTATCATTACACTAAAATTAAAGAACTTATATTCGACGGTGTTAAGCCAATTCCGACTTATAGAGAGGATTGGTTTGAGATTAAAGAGGTTCCAAAAATGATTCAAAAGAAATTGCCTTCAGAGCGAATTAATTCTAGATATGAACTTAAAGAAGCGCATTATAACACTGGATTACCCAAAGTTCTCCAATCATCAGATTTTAGTGAAGAAGGACAGTATGAGTCAGTTTATGGTCTATATGAACTAAAATATGAATTGACTGACCCCAAACTAGTAGAAATAGAGTTTGAGTTAAATGTCATTGCAGAAGACTTGGATTTTGAAATTGTTCGAAGCGACTACAACCTGCAACACTCCGTTTTAGATCAAATCATTACACATCCCGTGTTATTATCAACTCGTCCATGCACACTATCCAGACAAGAAAGCTACAATATTGTTCGCAAATACATAAAAGCAAATATTGATCCAAGGTGGGCAACCATTACAAGTGACTATGACTTTTGTTTTACTGTCAGTAAAAATATCGAACATGAACCAGAAGAATATAGAGTTAACGTAGGAAAGCGTAAACCAAAGTATGAGACAAGATATACAAGAACTAGAACGGTTAAAGTTTACGAGACTTCTCCTAAATCGTATGATAGATATCCTATTATTGAGCCATTTGTAGGTAAAAACGAAGAAGATTTGAAGATGAATATTCAAAAATTTTTGGACGAGCTTATGGAAGTAATCAATAGACCATTGATCGAGTGTGAACATTGTAAGGGATATGGAGTGATCAATTATGAAGTTTAAAAAGAATTTTCTGATAAATGAACTAGATTTGCCGTATAGTGCTTTAGTGGATGATATTACAGATACTTCTCGTTGGAGCATCCACCATGAAATTGTGTTTGAGCATGAAGGGAAATTTTATCAGACTCATTATTCTGAGGGAGCCACGGAAATGCAAGATGAGAGTCCGTGGGAGTATGAAGAAGACGTTGATTGTGACGAAGTTGAACTAAAAGAAGTAAAATAATTGAAATGGTTTCTCTACCCGAATCAATTGATCGCAAGGAATTTATCACTCAGCAACATACCATACCTTCAACTGGAAAAAAGAAGACAGTAAGTGAAATGACGGTACGAGAAATTAGAGAAGTTAAAGCAACAAAAAAAGAGAACACGCCAATAAAGTCGCATACGGGTACAAGCAACAAAGAGAAAGGAGTTGATGTAGATCAACAGATAGTATCGCCAACTGTGGCATCGACTCGTTTACTAGCTGCAAACAATAATCAGAAAAAAGATGATACAGATCAACTGTTAATTGAAAACGATAAACTTAAAAAAGAAATTGAATGCTTACAAAAAAGGAATGGCGAGCTTGAAGCTATCGAGAAAGAATATTATCTATTAATGAACATGTTGGAAAAGGTTAGAAAGGATGCTTTTATAGGCGACAGCACACCCAAGAAGTACAAAATAGAGAGGAATGGAAATATTATTATTGAAAGGGCAATCTGATCTATAATCTTTATAAAAGGTCTGTTTTATTCTACTGGAGGAATGTTAATGGAACTATCTGAAATAAAAGATAGGATGAAAAAATGTTGTGTTGAGGCAATAATAAATACATACAGTTTAGACAATGAGGTAGCTAAAATAATTTTGAATAACTCATCATGGAATGAACTTGTTGACGAGAGCGATTGCGATGAATTGAGATGGATTGGTCATTACCCTTTCGAATATTGGGCTGAGTATATATGGAATGAATATAAGGAGGCAATCAATGATTAATATTGTTGAAGGTAATTTACTTGATGCAACCGAAGATATTATTGGACACCAAACGAACACTAAAGGTGTATGGGGGTCAGGAGTTGCTAAAGCAATAAAAGATAAATATCCAAATGCTTATCCTGCTTACCACGACCTCTGTTATGAATACGGAGATAAGTTGCTAGGTAACTGTTGGACAATTAAAGCGAGTGATAATAAGTTTATAGCTAATTTGTTTGGGCAAACAAACTATGGGAGAGATAAAAACAAGGTTTATACTCATTATGACGCGTTAAAGTTAAGTTTGGAAATCTTAAAAACCAGAGCTGAGAGGTTCGGATATTCGGTAGCATTACCTTATAATATTGGCTGCGGATTGGCTAATGGAGACTGGGATATTGTATATGAGATTATTGATGCAGTGTTTAGTGATTATAAAGTAACACTTTATAAAATGTGAGCAGAACAGGAAGAAGAGATTTTTAGAGCAATACATAGAGACTATCTAATAAATAGTGGCTCCAAGTAGGAGGAAATTGATGTATAAGAAGTATTGGAAAGAAGATGGTAAACGATACATGATAAAAATTGATGAAGTCAGAGTTAATACGAGTAGAGAACATGGGATGACATACTACAAACTTATTCAAAAACTAAAAATATTTCAGAAAAAGAAATACTTCTTGGGTTGGAAGTGTATTTATTTAAATCAATGGGACGAAGAAAAGGGAGCAGATTTAATTAAAAGAATCCGTGAGAGCACTAACGATTGTTTTGGTAAATAAAGGAGAGAAAATTTAATGACTATAAGTGTGCCAATTGAAATTATCAAAAATAATAAAACTCAGGAATTTATTGAGTTGCAATTAGCGCATGAACGTTTAGATAATGAATTACAAAGATGCGCTATTAAACTGGAAGAGTTATACGCTGAACTTAAAAGGATAATTAGTCCAACTGATCGTTATGGTCATTCATACACTTACAATTATGAGTACTTTAAAAAATGCAAAGCATGGAGAGAAGCGCTACTTATGCAAAATGCGATTAACGAAGTCGTGAACGTAGAAGAAAAAATCCAATAAGTAAACGCTGCATACATAGAAGTCAGAGAGAAACTTAGAGTTATTTATAGGAAATGTGGTATGACAAATGTGGTTATTTAAGTGGTGGCTACAAGTAACTGTGGAGGAATCAGATGAACAAAACAATTAGAGTTAGTGGACGCATTTCAAAGGATGTAGAAGGAATTCTGCTTGGTTGTGAGGTTCTCGGTAAATATATAGTTAACGAATTAGCCCCGAACAATTTCCTAAGTATGGTGAAAATCGCTATTGTGGCGAGGGTAACGATGGAATATGGAAATTTTACAATCACCCCTTAGCTTTCGTTCAAATCTATTTATACAACAAAGAAGTTACATTTGAAGAGGTCATTGATTATCAAATCTTGAGTTCGATTGGTGAATTGGACATCCAAGTGGATTGGGTGGTTATTCAGAACTAACAATTTCTTATTTCAGCACAGAGCACCTGACAGTAGGTGGACACGATATAGAAAAGATATTGTCTTCATATCTTGGTAAGTATGCAATAGTTAATATTGAAATAAAAGACGAACACTAAGTGTCGGTAAAATGCGTGTTTTATAGTGAGGAAAATCAAGTAAATGAAAGTAAATAGGAGAATGGGGGAACAAAGGAATGAAGGATAAATACAAGTTGTTTTTAAAAAGATTGGCTCAACTATCTGAAGAAACTGGTGTTTATATTGAAACTCATGATGATCCCAACTATTATCCAACACTTACAACGGAACCTTCATTATATCAATCTGAAAAAGTTCATAACGTTGTTTGGATTTATTATGATAGAAGTAATGAAAAGTACGTTGGATTGGTGAATAATCCATATAATGGAGAAACAATTGAGGAAGAGGATTTAATGTTTGGTAGTGGGAGTATCAAAACACCAGAGACACAATCTCCATTTACGGATTATTATTGTTGGTGTGATACTGAGAATGGCAGAGATTGCTGGATTGAAGTCTTATCCGAAGAAAATATTTTAAACACTGAAGAGATGGAAAAGCAAATAGCTTACGGCAAGAAAGCACATGTGATCAATCACAGAGGTTATAGATCATTTGTTGTTTTAAATACCAATGATGAGATGGTTTGGTGTTATCCCCCTACTGGATATAAATCAGATTATTATCAAAATGAAGACTCACAAAAATTACTATGGTTGATACGCTAATCCGGTTTTTTAATCAATACAATATATCCGAATTGAAATGAAAAACCATGAGAGAGGTGGAAAATGAAAGTAGACACAGATAGTTTGTTTGCAATGTGAGCATTTTTGGCATGAGTGTGGAGATCCCAGTCAACAAGAAGAGTATCAATGCATTGAAACATGTAATAGTCCTGATGAGAATGTCCAAGCAAAATTTGATGATGAATATGAGATTGATGTATGTGAAGGTTTTGTTAAAGAGATTTAATATGAAATAAATATGTAAATGGAGATGTGATCTTGTTTAGTAATGAAATTATCGTAAAAGGAAATCATATGTCTGGAACAATTAAAAAGAACGATGGCAACAAAGATTCATCAAATCATCCATACATATTGCACAGTGGCTTGAATTTTGGTGGTCGTGGAGGAACAACATGGACTGCCGATAAGTTGAGGGAGATTATTGAGGAAATACAGAATGTAATTGTTGAAATCGATAAGCAGAATGGAGATTTAAAATGACAACTGAAACCGAAAAAACTAATCCGCAAACCATTTACGTTGTCCAAGGGAGAAGTGGAATTGTGTTCTCTGCAACCTCTAACTATGAAGAGGCTTTGAAGGTTAAGAATAGTTTAAATGAGATCGAAAGCGATAGAGCTAAAATGTCATATTGGGAAAATAATAAGATTGTCTTGCAAGATTGATAAATATTCAAGGTAAAATACATACTTTATCAATTGAGTAATTATAACCGATATTAAAAAAGTATAAAACTAAGAAGGGATGATTATATTGAAAATCACTGGTAAGCATGTTTGCAATAGTAGTTTTAATGATTGTAATTACGAATACAATTGGGAGGCGCAAATCTCACAACATGTGTCATCGTCATCTTTTGAAGTAGAATTAATTGATGAAAATAAAGCTCAAGCATCAATTAAATCAAGTGATGATGGCGAGTTTTATGAGGTTAAAACCATCTGTCCAAGATGTTATCAGGATAATTTATTCAGATATCCAAAATCTCTAAACTAAAAATATACCACCTGATCTGTGTCAAATATTCTAAACTTCTCATTTTTACAGATCGGGTGGGATCAAAATAAAATGAACCTTTCAAGGAGATTTGGATGAAAAATTTTCTAATAAGTTATTTGCTAACTGCTTTAAATATGATAATGATTATGCTTGTTTGTTACTACCCTTTAAAATGGATATTTAGGATCAATAAGATGAAGATCAGTCTATTAGAATTTTATTACATAACGCTCGCGAGTTTCCTTGTAGTTTCATTATTTAAATTTACACTATAAATGAAGTGGGCGGTACAGTGTGGGTTTACTAAATTGATCACACCTGAATACTATGAAATTCATATGGAAGATGACTGATAAAATTGGGCTTTTACGATGAAATATATTGAGATTAAGTTGGTACGAAAATTGAAGAAGGAGAAGTGATAACATGGAGCTAGATAATTATTTGAATAATGCAGTTATCAGCAATGAACTGTCCAAGGCGATTAGTATTGCCGCAAATCTACATACAGGGCAATTTGATAAGGGAGGAAATCCATACATACTTCATCCTCTCAGAGTAATGATGAAGATGGAAGATCGCACATCTATGATTGTTGCCGTGCTACATGACGTTTTGGAAGACACTTTCTTTACTATTCATGATGCCGAGGATAGTGAATTTAGTGACAAAGTAATTGAAGCACTTAAGGCGATTACAAGAAAGAAAGACGAATCATACATGGACTTCATTCGTCGCTGTAAGCAAAATGAATTGGCACGAAAAGTTAAGATTGCTGATATTGAAGATAACATGGATTTGAGTAGGATTGAGCAGCCAACAAAGAAGGATTATGAGCGAACAAAGAAATATGAAAAGGCATTAAAGGAGCTAATAAGCATTGAAGAGTGATTTAGAATTGCTACAGCAGATTTATAAAGTAGCAAGTGCTCTGGATCTTGTATGTACTGTATTGAATCGTGGCGAAAGTACTATGAGTGGTGCAGAGTATGAAGAGTTAATGGAGTTGATGATTGAAGTGAAAGATTATTTAGAAGCTAAAGATCTGTAAAAGCATCGTTTTACCAAGATAGGAGAATACATAATGGCAAAACAGAAGACCAATGTTCAGTATCAATTCCCATCCAAAACAGACAATGTATTTCGCATTTACCTCAAGAAGAACCATTTGAACAATTTGATTGTAATTAGATTTGAGTTGCCAACTGGAGAGGAATACACACGAAACTACGGAAACATTCCTTCAAATAAACTATTGGTTGGACACGAAGGAAAAGAATTTGAATTGTATATAGATGGCGACTATGTTGGACAAAGAGTTCTTATTGAGGCAGATGGGAATATGTTTAGATACGATGCTATTGAATAGTTATTTAGTTAGTTGTACACTATAAGAACAAACGTTCTAGGAGTGTGTGTACAGCATGAGCAATTATATAACATCTAATGAGGACACTCAGCTTGTAATTGATTTTATACAGCTACCTTATGTGTTAGATGTGCTGGAGCTAAACTTAAAAAAGATTAAACAGTCTGACTTAAAAATGAAGGAATTGTTCGTGTTGTATCTAGAGGGCTTGCAAAGTAGAGTGTTGATGGATTTGAAAGTTGTTCGTCAAAAAATGAGACAGCGAGGAATAAAGGTGTTTGATGGGGTTAGGTCAGACAAAGATTTGGTAACTGAGTACCTATGTCGTGGGTATACTCATACCATGCGATTCCTTTGGTCTAAGATCAGAAGAGATGTTGAAGTAAGAATAGCTGCCTATATGGAAATTGATATGAATAAACTGGTCAGGCTGGAATAATTCAGCTTGACTTAAACAAACAAAAATAATAAAATTATTTATAGAGATGAAAAGTGAATTTGCGCCAGTACATAGGAAAATGTTGTATAATATGATGCAGAGGTAGGTGGCAGCAAGATGACAGAAGAAAATGAAAAGATAAGAGAGCATATTCACCAAGCAATACGAGCATTAGAACATTATCTTGAGTGCGAACTAGAAGATGAAGATAGATATTACAAGAGAATGCAATAACCTATTTTGAATCGATTATAGAGTAAAAAGATAATTTTATATAGATCGGAGAAAACTAATGGATACGCAAACAGTAGATACTCTGAATAAACTACTAACAATCGCCTTTCCTGCATCAATCTTGACAGCGATTTTAGCAAGTATATTTAACAAATTTACGAACGACAAGAATCAGTCTCTTAAATATATTACAGAGGAGAGAGCAAAATGGAGAGAATTTGTAAGGGATAGTGTTTCCAAAATTTGTGCCAGTAATTATGGCGAAGAGAGTAGGAAAGCGGTTATAACCAGGCTGAAATTGAGCTTAAACCCACTCGATGGTAAAAGGAATTTTCTGGATGTAAATATTTTGGATATATTAAATAAAATTCTTGATTACAAATCGACTCCTGATGATTTGAAGGAATTAAGCTATTTGGTTGGATTACTATTGAAGTATGATTGGGAAAGGTCAAAAAATGAAACTAAAAGTATACTAAAAAGGTGGTATCATAATTTCAAACTCAATGTTAAGTTTAGAGTTTTACGAAAGAGAATAAATGCTCCTCGTAAAACCGTTTCAGATGAAAATCTAGATGCCTGTGAAAAGATGAATGAATATGAACTATGGGAAACAGTTAGGAAAATTGCAGATCAAGGCATGAAAAAAACTAGATAAAATATGACTTTCATTATAAACCTCATATTTGTTACTTTATATATATTTATTAGTCATCTAACTGACTGGAAATTATTCAAATAGGTGATTAGGCTATGAAGAAAAAGACTAGGAAAATCTACATTGGAGAGAAAGAATACCTATATGTTATCAATCAAAAATATCATAATGGTATAAATGAAATTACTCTTTCTATATCATTAAAAGAACTAAAGAATACTATAATTTCATTCCATTTTTGTACATATGATGACTCAATTGTAGGAAGCCCTCTTCTAGTAGGTGCCCCCTTAAAGGAAATAGTGACTGGAAATATTGAAAATCTCAATCTGCATCACCCAAGAGTAGTCAGACTATTTGTATTATATGGATTGGAAAATGGATGGAATGAATTGAGCAGGATGGAGTTTGATGGCCTAAAAGCACTTTATGAACTGGGATATGATAGCTCATGGCTCAAACCAAAACACATGCCTGATTAATATTTCAAGGGTAAGATAACGGGCAGGATAATTTAATAATAGTAACGATTTTTATAATGCGAGTCTACTGAATACTTAGTAAAATTAGTTTTGACTGATTTAATTAGTTTGGAAGTTAAGTGATAAAGCAAATATTTTATAGGAGGTTCATAATGATTGGTTTTCAATTGCCTACATATTATGGTATGAACATTACATATTTTAAAAATAACTCAAACTACTATATGTGTTTTGATGAAGGATACACGTCAGGAAAGACCCAGATATCAAAAGATTTTTACGAATCGGTTTTGAAAGAGTTTGGAGTCAAGCAAGAGTTGGTGTGGGATGAAGGAAAAGAAGATGAGGAAGTCACTGATATAATAAAAGAGTTTGGATAAATCGTACATTTTATCGCAAAGGAAGCGACGAGGGTGCTGAAATACAAGCAACATGGTAGATGGCAGCACATTTATTCTGGCAGTTATAAAGACAAGAATATCAATGAAGCAACGCATGAAAAGTATCTATTCTTCTCAAATGATAGAGGCTCACTGATTCAGATAGCTGAAACAGAAATAAAGCATAATGGATTCTATTGGGCTAAAGTAGTCGATGAACCTATGACACCCTCAAGTGGTTATGTCTTGTGTTTGTACTGGAATGATGATTCAAGATTGGATGAGCTTAAAGAGAGATATCATGACAAAATTAAATGGAAATCCGACGAGGATACTCGAAACGGAAAGTACTCTGAAGGTTACTCTGCATATGATCTAATGGGAAGTGTGCCGTTTGATATAAAAGATAGACGGCTTTACGAGGACTACTATAGAACATGGTTCCATGACAACCGCCATGATGAAAAGTATAACTTTGATAAGATTATTGATGAAGTGGTAGATGAAATATGCGAGAACTTACCAGAGGAGTACTTAGCTAAAATGTCTCACTTTGACCTTTCGGTTATATCAATAAAGAAAAGTCATCGCAAGGTATATATTGAAGATCTCGTTGAGGCGTATAAAAACTCAAAGGAAAGATGAAATGAAATTTGGTGAAAAGGTAATATCAATTAAAGGTGTTACTGTGAGGCAGTAAATCTGATGGGATTTTCCTTTCATTAGAATATAGAAAGAAGGATACAGGTGACACACGACTTTGATTCTGAGCGATTCTATACGATAGTTGGAAGGAATATTGAAAAGGCTAGAAAGAGTAAGAACCACACTTTACAATCTCTAGCGGATGAATTGGGAGTTACAAAGAAGACAGTTCATAGATACGAGAATGCAGAGATTAAAGTGAGTATTGATCGTTTAATACAAATGGCTGGTGTACTGAGTACAACAGTGGGGAAGCTCACTGAAGGTATTCTGTTGTATGATGAATCAAAGTAAAATCTTTCTTTTACCATAACAGAGGTGAGACATTGCAACATTATCATTTGTTCAAGAAACTCAAGTCAGAAACATGGTGTTGGCATAACGAGAAGGATAATGAACTTTGGGATTTGATTGGAAAAGAGTTTGACAATGAACGTTGGCAATCTATCATGCAGTTGTTGGTTAATCAAAACATGTCAAAGAAAAATAAGGATATGATAACTAAGAACTCGTATAGACTGACTGTGAAAATTAAAGAGGAAACTGGTATAGAAGTTTTTCCTGTAATTCTTCAAATCAATTATGGAGCAACATCAAAGATGGAGAGGTATGGGTGGAAAATGTATTCGTTAGCCGAAGATCAATTAAGATATGTATACTCCAATTGGTCACCAAAGGACTTGCTACCAAAGAAATATGAAATAGAAGATGAGGTAATTGGTGCATTAGATGTTGAACTGAATAGAAAATTGAGATGAAAGTTTACTTTGATAAAGAGGAGACTTCTTTATGTTCGAGCTGACTAAAGAGAATATACCTATTTTGACATTGATAGTTTCGTTTGTCGGTCTTTTGTTAACAACTTATACGGCAACAATTAATGTTACAAGACAAAAGAAAGCGAACCTAGAGATTGAGAGAATTCGCATAAAAAGAGAAATGAAAATTGCAGCATATGATCGTATTTCCTCTTCTATTTTTAAGTTAATGCATTTCATACAACTGATTTTATCAAGCTCTTTAGATAGGAAAGAAGTTAAAGATGCAGAAAAAGAATTCAGTAATCTTAAAGAAGTGTTTAGGAGTAGGGCGTATATATTTAAACAAACCTTTGCTTTTGAAGAGTCGGTCAGGAGTATGGAATCACTTTTTCAACTCTTAGAATCACATTACCATCAAAGAGTACAAGTTATTTTTATGAAAGAGGATGTTAAAGATATTATTTTACCAGCTTATGATAATTTACGTTACTTAGAGTCTGATCTTCATCGTGATGTATTTGAAGAAATAAACTCCAATTCGCAAAGTGTGTTTATCAAAATGATTAAAAAAGTCCTGAAAAGATGAATCAATCATGATCAACAAAAACGAGCAAGGTAGGATTCGAGAATTTTTCAGATCTGATTGCATTATAAGAACATGACAACAAGGAGACTACATCAATGAGCGAACAAGAGTATAAGATTAAACTGCTTACCAGTAATCAATACAGTGAATTTTATTTTTATGCCTCTATCGATGAGCTAGAAGAGTATTTAAATGAAACGTTGGCAATAACTCCAGAACAGTTTTTAGAGTGTTGCACTATGGGGCAGTCACGACAGTTTTTTGAATGGATTAAAGCGAAATCTAATCAAAGAATTCAGAATGAACAAAAGGAAACAAATGAAGAACCAACAGAAGGAAAAGAACAAGAATAGTAAAAGGTTGATTCTGCTATGAGAAGGAGGTGATAATTTGAGTCTATATGAAAATCTATCGGAACTTTACCATCAATTAGGTTGGAAGTACGAGGAACTACATGTCGCAGTAGAAGATGATAATAAAAAAGAAATATTGCGACTTAATGATGAAATTAATTCACTAATGCAACAAAGCGAAGAATTATATATTGAAAAAATACATACTAAATTGCCGTAAGAATGTAGATTGGATATGAAGAAGAGATTTACTCGCTAGACATAAATACTTTGATAAAAGTTCAATTTTACTGATATACATAACTTACCGCAGAAATAGTATATACTCATTTGATATACTGTTAAATGGGTGATGAATATGTTTATATCTCCAATGCTCTTAGAGTACGCAGAGGACAATAAACCATTTAATGATGATAAGTATATAACAGAATTAAAACTAGATGGAATAAGATTGATCGCTAGCAATATTGATCGGCCTAGATTGTATACGCGACACAATAATGAAATTACTTCAAATTTCCCTGAATTGATCGATTCGTTAACCATTCCAGCAGGTAGCATAATTGATTGTGAGCTGATCGTATCTGACATAGATGGTAAACCCAATTTTTCGGCAGTTATGGAGAGGTTCAAATCAAATAAAAGTAAGCATAAAGTTACTGCTTGTGCGTTTGATATCATTAAATATAAAAATAAGGACATAACTAAGCTGTCTTTGATTGAACGCAAGGATTTACTTGATGAATCATTCATTGAAAACACTTACTATACAAAATCCAAATTTCTTATTGGTAGAGGTATCGAGTATTTTGATTTGGTGAAACAGCAAGGATTAGAAGGAACCGTTCAAAAACTGATTGACTCTAAATATGAAATAGGTAAAAGGTCTTCCGCATGGGTGAAAGTAATTGCTTATGAAATTGATGAATTTTTTATTGTTGGCTATCGAAAAGAAGATTTCGGATGGCTGCTATCAGATGGAGAGCGTGTACTAGGGGTAATGGAACTGGGAGTAGGAAAAGCAGAAAGACAAGCAGGTTATAAGGTTTTTCAACAACTCAAGACCAAAGAGACTCGTGATACGGTATATCTTCAGCCTGCTATTAAATGTATTGTTAAACATAGAGGTTATACCAAAAACAATATGTTGAGATTGCCAGTGTTCGATAAATTCGCAATTTAAAGGAGGTGATAAGTTGGCTGAACGTTTATTAAAATGCCCCATATGCGGACAGTATGGGCGCAAAGTGGACATGATTAGAGAAACAGATAAGCGGCATTACCATAGAGAATACTGTCATGAGAAATGGAAAAGGGAAAGAATTTTTAAACGAAAAGAGCAAGAGGAATTAGATTCGCTAACAGACACCATAGTAAAGATACATAAGCTACAAGGCAGGTACTCTGTACCTAAAACTTTTTATCCATTTATTCAAGACTTGAGAAATGATTCGGTGTTATTTGGTAGGTTGGATAAAAAGTATAAACAAGGAACTTCATATGAAGTAATCAAAAATACATATGAGTATTGTTCTGAAAAGATAGAGTGGGCTAGAGGGAATAAAGAATTTAAAAACTTAATGGCTGAATTAAAATATTGCTTTGCAATAGTAAAGAACAACATTGAGAACTCCATTAGAGCAAGTAGACAAACTCAGCGAAACCAAGTTGAGTCTGAAGCATTAACTAAGCATATAGAAGCAATGAGTGATGTCCATGATAAAATAACTAAGATTCAAATTAGCAATGTAGCAACAAATGATGAGTCTGACCAGATTGATGTTACAACACTGTTTGATTGAGGAGGGCGATAACATTTCTGACGTAATATCTACAATTGAAGACATCTCTACTGAAACGTTAGTGGTGGGAAGCTTTTATTTGAACCCTGATTTACTTTTAGACTATAGCGAAGTAATTAAATCAAAGTATGATTTTAATCAGCCAACGGCTAGGTTTATGTATGATTCATTACTTGATTTATATAGCCAACATGCAGGAACAGAAATAAATGAAGTAAAAATAAATATTTATATGAATTCAAATGATGAGCGAAAAAAGAAGTATGACTATTTGAAAGGCTATTCATACATAGATAGAATTACGAAGATTGTTGATTTGGATGATTTCCCTGTTTACTATGAAAAACTTAAAAAATTCTCTCTTCTTAGAGAGTTTGAGCGAAAAGGATTCCCAGTCCAAAAGTTAATGGACAGAAAAGATTTTGACAAGATTGGGACTGAAGACATTATTAAAGGAATGGAGTATCAGATCAACACCATCGGTACAGTGATTGGTGGAGTCGAAGATAGTGTTATTTTGGGTCACAACATGCCTGAAAAGATTGAAGAATGGAAGTTGGCTCCAGATGTGGGCATACCGATACCTTTTGAGATAATCAACACATTGCTACGTGGACTTAGAAGGAAAAAGTTTAATCTTTTTGGAATGCACAGTGGATGTGGTAAGAGTCGTACTACAAGTAAAATTGCTTGTTATCTAGGTATTAAGTTGAAAATTCCTGTGTTGGTGCTAGTTAATGAACAGGATGAAAATGAATGGTTAGGTATGCAGATCAGCAGCGTTCTGAACAATCCTGAGTTTGGATTCGATATTCAAATGAAACGAAGGGGTATCGACGGAATTGATGAAACGAAGATTGTAACTGGAACACTGACTGAGGACGAAGAAGAGATTGTTAAGGAAGCAGCCCGATACATAAAAGAGAACAGTAAAATCTATTTTTTAGAATTAAATAAGTACGATGAAAATACACTCAAGCGACAAATCAAAAGACACAAGCTAAGAAATTGTCAGTTAATAATTTATGACACAATGAAAGCACCAGATCATGATTGGATGACTTTCGTAAGAACTGCTGACATGCTTAAAGAGGTAGCAAGCACTGAAGACATTCCTGTTTGGTCTACTTTTCAATTGACTGACGACAGTTTGTTTAATGATATGTTGACAAGCCAAGCTATTGCTAATGGTAAGCATATTAAGCACGTAGCTGATGCGCTAATGATGGCTAAACCAATACCTAGGGATCAGTATGATAAGTTTGTGATATATAATCCTAACGATCCTTTTCTTGGCGAGTCTACAACACAATTAGAAATACATACAAACTATTATATGGTTGTTATTGATAAAAACCGTGGCGGCAAGGACAAGGATATCTTATGCTTTGAGGTCGATAAAGGTAAAAATATATGGATTGAGAGGGGCTATCTTGTACCTTCTGAAAACGAGAAGGAATTAAAACAACTCAAAAAAGAGAGCAAAAAGCTTAAAACAGAAAAGCAGGTCAAGGATTTGAAAAAGGCACTTAACAAAGAGTGAGTCAAGAGGTGATATAAAATTGATGCTCAAACTTTAAAAGAAAACATAATAAGAGACAATAAAGTTGCAGATATTTTAACATCTCTCGGTTGTCACATTAATGATAGGATGTCTACCCATGGTGAAATAAGATCGACAAGGCCAGGAGGAGATAATCCTTCTAGCCTTCAGGTTTTTACTGACACTTTACTTGTAAATTGCTACACTAATCCTCTTCCCAAACTAGGGAGTGGGCATCCAGACATCATAACACTCGTTCAGCATTATAAGGATATCTCGTTTTCAAAGGCCATGTACTATATCTGTGAAGTTTGTGGATATAGTTACTACGCTGATTACAAACATACAAAAGTAGAAATAGATCCATGTCTTCAGTTCCTAGATTCAATAGAACCAAAGACCGAAGCTTACGATGAAGTCCCATTGAGAAAAGTAGATGATACTGTTCTGAACTCTTACATAGCTATCCCCAATAAACTATTTCTTGATGAAGGAATAAATTACGAAACACAGAGATTGTTCGAAGTCGGGTATTCTCTTAGGGATAACTGTATAACAATACCGATCAGAGATGAGTTAGGAACGCTCGTTGGGGTCAAAGGAAGAACTACGCTTGATTATAAAACATTAAAAACGTCGAAGTATTGGTTCCCTATACCTACCCCAAAGAGCCAAATACTATACGGTTTAGATAAGAGTTACGATCACATCAAAAAGGCTGGCAAAGTAATTGTGTGGGAAGCTGAGAAGAGTGTCCAGAAGGCGTGGAGCTATGGTATTAAGCATACTGTGAGTGTTGGTGGACATGAACTGAGCAAAACACAGGTTTTGAAGCTTGAACGTTTGGGGGTTGAGGTAATATTGGCTTTTGATAACAACATAAGCGCTTCTGATCTAAAAGAAGAGGCAAGTAAATTTGTCATTAGAGATAATGTTTATTGTATTTTAGCGCATAAAAACAGAAATATTCTTGAAGAGAAAGACGCTCCTATAGACAAAGGGATAGACTTTTTTATGACATTAATGAACGAAGAAAAATACAAAATTCCTGTCTGAGTAAAATATAGTTTTTATCTAATTGGAGGCGTAAGAACCTCCTTTTTTATACTTCAAAATACTTTACTATATATAAATGAAAATAATGAAATAAAACTGTTGACTTATATTAAACAAATAAATATAATGAAAATATGAAACAGAGAGGGATGGTCACATGTCAAGTCATCAACTTGCTGACTTAGAGCCGACAGAGGACTTAGGTTTAGCAACTCATGTTTTGGTAACAAAGAATTTATGTGGTGGATTAGATTTAACAGAGGGGGAGTTATATGTCTTAGGAAGGTGGGAATCTAGCATTAGCAGTATAGGTGAAGCCGAGTTGTTCATAGTAAATGATGCAGGGTTTGAATCGAGTTCGTTCATGATGTGCTCCAGAAAAGTATTCTATAGAATAAAATAACAATTCGATACATAGTAGAGGTTGATCGTAAAACCATTCATAGCTAACAACCTCTCAACTTGCTAATGTGACCATATAAAAGTTGGAATTTATAAGAATGGAGAGATGCTAAATGAGCAAAAAGGCAATGTGCATTAATAACAATCAGGCAACGAAGAGTAGAAAAGAGTTTGTTCAATATCTAATGTCGCTGGACGAGCTAAAAAAGTCAGATGGCAATCATGTTTACTACTTGACGCATACATACAACAACGATCCTAACAGGAAGCTTTACTTTAAGGCCCCCTATGATCTCGATACTATAAATGCAATTTGTGCCTATATTCAATTCGAATGTTCTGAAATTGAAATGTCTTATTCAATGGACGAGTCAGAGGTTATTGAGATCCTTGAGAAATTTTACAGTTGCAGTAGTACATTTTCTGCTGATAAAGGTGACGTTAAGACTGCTCAAAAGATTGATTTATATTTTAACTGGGAAACACATTGCGGTTCTAATGTTCAAACGGTGAGTTCATTGAAAAGAAAAGGAATGGACAAATATTTTAAAAGATATGTTGATGGCTTTTAAGTGAGGGTTTATAAAATTTGAATTTTACATAGAACGGAGGAAGTGATCCTTTGTGGAGAAAAATGTTTAAATTCTTTGGAGCAAAAGTTATATATACAGTTGATTATGATGGAGAGGTTAGAATTAGATTTGCTAATAAGCTCACTTATGATAGATGGGCCTGCTATGAGATAGACAAGAAAGTAGTTTTATTTAAAGACGGTTCATCTTCTGGGAACTATATAAAAAATTGGGGTTGGCTATAAAAGAAGAGTTTTACTTATAGACACAAAAGAAAGGAGACAACATGAGAATTAAATTGGAAGGACACGAATTCGTAGAAACAGCAAAGCAATATTTTAAAAATGAATATAACTCTGACTTATATAGTGTATCAGGCAATCTTGGTTACGATGTTTTACTAGAAGATTTTTATAAATGCGTGGAGTTAAATTATTCAAAACCGAATAATACACTATATAATATAAAACCTTGCATGGAATATGCTTCTTATGAGTGTAATTTTGTTCGCAAGCTACGAACAGGAGATGTAGTCGGTATACTGGATAAACATTTGGAGAGTATGGGTATAAAGCGAGCTTCAATGCCCTCCTATGTATTTGTTCCAGATGAGAGAAGTAAATTCGCATTCATGAATCCATGTTCATTTACTAGTGGAGTTCTTAGTGGAATTATACATATTGAATTTGATATCAAAAATATGGACTAATAAAAATATACTTTTAAGGAGAAACGATATGAAAAAGATTTTTGCTAGTTTTCTACTATTTGTTTTATTGGTGGTTGTAAGTGCAGGGGTTGGTTATGGAATTGAAAAAATTAGCTCGGATATGATTTTCCCATTGTCAGCGATCTATGGGGCTGCCGCCTTTATGTTGTTTTCAAAGACCCAAAGAATCATAAACGATACACTGTAATAGCAAACTTTAAAACAAAAGGAGAATAATACATATGACTAAAATTGCAATTGTAAAACACAACGGAAGTCAAACACATACACATTCTACACTGACATTGATTTGGAAAAAGACGATTTGGTTGTTTGTGACACTCAAAAAGGCTATGAAACTGGTAGAGTATTGAGAGTTACTGAATCCATTCAAGGGGGTAAGCCTACAAGATGGATTGTGTCCAAGGTAGACACGAAGAGCCATGTAGAACGAGTAGGGAAAGAAAAACGGATTAGTCACCTAAAGCAACAGATTGATATGAGAAGAAACGAATTCTCTGATGAATATATTAATGAATTGATTTCTTTGAAGGATAAAGCGATGTACTCTCTACTAAAAGAACTTTATGAGCTAACTAACAAAAAAAGTAATAACACCAAAAATGACATTGAGTTAAAAGATTCATTTTATTTTGAAAATCAGAACGGCGATCAGCTTTTAGCAGTCAGAGAGAATAAACGATATGCTGTTTCTGTAGTAGGTCTTACAAAGGTATGGACATATTATTACCTCATTGAAAAAGTAAAAGAAATGATTTCTACAGGAGAATGGAAAGTGATTGACCAATGAAAGATCTAAACGAATTTTGGTTGAGTAGTAAACAGATAAATAAAAAAATTCAGAGAAACAAGATATTATATTTCTTGACTAGAAGAAAGAAGTACAAAAATGAAATTGAACGCTTGGCTGGGGCTAGTATGAGTAGTTATAAATTTAAAACTCGGTTTAGATACAAATATTGAAAAGTAAAAACAAGATTTTATAAAAAGGAGTGATGGGTAACTATGAACAATGAAATGAGTATGACAATAGAAAGTATCTCAGTAATTGATAAGCAGATGAAAAAGATTGAGAAAAAGATAAAAGAAGCCAGCAAAGGGTCAGTCGAATATGCTTTCTTGCTTAAAGAACAACTTAGATTGGCTCAAATGGAAATAAACATACTACGTCACAATATGAAGAATGGGTAAAACTACTATTTTATAAGGAGCGATGACAGCGATGACACAAGATTTAGAACCAACAACTACACTAAAAGAAAAAGCGGATATTGTGTTTATCAAGATAACTTCAGGTGTTTATCGAATACATAAAGATAGAAAAGGAAGATTTTCAGGTAGATTCTATGTAGGGACGCAGGAAGTTTTGGATGCTTTGAATTATGAGAATGTTGTTATTTTAAGAAAACATAAACACGGGGTATCCTTGCATGATAATTTCAATGATTTTTGAAAAGAAAAGGAGATAGCGAATAATGAATGAACTGGAATTAAAATTAGGCATATACACAGACGTATTGTATTCAAAAGTGGAGCTGTTTCGGAAGCAAGGTAAGGAGGAAGTGGCAGATGAAATCATGATTATAATCAATGAGCTGCTTGCTATTCAAGGGATGATTTAGGAGAGTGGATAGAGCAATGAATACAAGCGAAGTATTGACCGAGGAGCAACGACAAAACATGGTTAGCTTCATCAAAAGAACTTTTGGTAAGAGTGTAAATGATGGTGAATTAACAAATGATGATCAGATTAAAAATATCCATAACGAGGCTGTAAATTATTCGGATTGGGGATTGTAGTGAAGCGACAGCCGAATAAAGTTATAGTCCCTAGAGGGCGAGGAGAGGGGTATGAAATATTTTCACATGGAAATTTATTTATCTGGCGGAAACATAATTGACATTTTGAAAGCAGATCAAGAATTAATGAATAAAATTGCAGACTTTGCAGTAATGGGTAGCGACGATAAATCATCACCTGATTGGCTTGTTTTCGACCACAACAAAGCAAAGTATAACATAAATCGTAATTTAATATGTGCGGTAAAGAGCTGGGAAACGGAAGTCTAAACCATATATAAGAAGTTATATAAAAAGTAGAAATAATGAATTATATGTCTTTAAACTAACCTGAACTGAGGAGTGATTAGATATGGCAAGTATCAAAGTCATAAACAAACAGACAGGAAGGGAGAACAGGCATCTCACTTACAATTTTATGAAGGCAATTAACAATGATCTTAAAATTACACTACCTGAAAAATTCAAAATAAGTATTCAATAAATTGGTGAAAGGAGTGATTCAACCATAGTTTGGAAGCAAAAGCAACCTAAAATTCCGTTTGAGTCTTACGACAATACATATAGTAAGTTGGCTAAAATTAATGGGATTGAAGATATTGATCAATTTCTCAATCCATTATCGAATGTGATATGCGATTCATATTTACTTAAAAATATTGATGCATTAGTAACCCGAATTATTTTGGCAATACGCAACCATGAAACAATCACAATATCAGGAGATCCTGATTTTGACGGGGCAACATCGCTAGTAGAACTGTACAAGTACCTTAAAAATTTCACAGACGATGTACATTATGTATGCAATGAACGAAGCGAAGGTCACTCGATCGATAATTTAATTGATCAAATTCCTAAACGAACAAAGTTGTTTATTGCTGTAGATAGTTCAAGTAATGATACAGAATCGATGAAGGCATTGGTTGATAAAGGTATTGACTGCTTAATTATTGATCATCACACCATTACTAACGATAATCCCTATGCGATTATAGTGAATCCTCAGCAAGAAGGATGTAAATATCTAAATAAAAATGCTTGTGGTGGATTACTTGTGTTCAAAGTTTGCGAGGTAATTGATGATTACATGAATACACATTATGCACATCAATTATCTGACTTGCCGGGATTTTCATTGATGGCAGACATGATGTCAATGATGGAGTTAGAGAATAGATATTTTGCGAAACTATCCTTGAAGGGATTACGACATGCAGGATTAAAAGCGCTATTTTCAGCTATGAACTTTGACTTAAGCAACCTTTCTGCGACAGACTTTCTTTATGGTGTAAGCCCTGCTGTTACGGCAGCTACAAGAGCAGATAATATTCAATTAGCAATAGACTTCTTAATGTGTGATGAAGACTCACCAGAGATTAAAACAATAGTAAAAGAATTGATCAAGTTAAATGAAAATCGTAAAGTAATCCAAACTGAAGCATTAGTTAGATTGAAGTCCTTGGTTAATGAAAACGACAAAGTTGTTATTGTTATTGATCATACTCTTGGAAAAGGGATGAATGGACTGGTGGCACAAGAACTGTCCAGAACATATAGTAGGCCAGCAATTGTACTTGGGAATGGAGACAGTGAAGATACATATGCAGGAAGCTTTCGAGGTTTAGAAGATTTTTCAATGTTAGAACTATTAAATAGTTGTAAAAGCGTTAATTATGCGGCTGGACATGATGCTGCTGGTGGAATTCAATTACTCAAAAATAATATTGATGCATTACGCGAAGAACTAAATGAAAAATTGAGGAACTTTGTTGCAGATAACTCTATATATTATGATCTTGACTTCGATCTAACAGAGGTAAATGAAAACTTAATTAATTATTTATCAGAATTTTATCGTATTTCAGGCAACCAGTTCAAACAAGGTAAATTTCTCATAAAAGGTCTATTTGTATCAGATAAGAAGTTGATGGGTAAATCCAACAACACAGTTAAGATTGACTGCGACAAGCTTCAGCTTATGAAGTTTAAGACTGACGTAGATTACTATAAAAGTGTTCCAGTCTTTAGTGAGATAGAAGCAATTGGAACGTTAAATATAAATGTATGGAAAGTTTACAGACCAAAATTCAAAGTTACTAAAACACTCCAATTATTTATAGAAGAATACAGAGAAAATAATTAAATAAAAATAATACATATAAGAACGGAGAAATATACATATGAAATTTTACGGAATCGCAGTAAACACACAAAACAAAAACGTGGTAATCAACAATCTACCAACTGACTATATTGGAGCAGTAAAAGAAGCAAAACGTATCGCGACTAAACAAGAATTGAAGTTTCAATTTGTTAAGCCTGCTGTGAATGGACAAAAAAAAGGGGCAACGCTCACGAAATTTGCAGCACAACGCAAGAATCGTAAGTCTGTAAAACGGTGATTTTATGGGGAAAAAATTTATTGATATAACGGGTGAAAGATTTGGTGAACTGATAATCTTAAGAAGAGTTGCTCCTGTTGGGGGACAGACTTGTGCACACTGGCTTTGTCGATGTGATTGTGGAAATGAGTTTGTTTCACAGTCAGGAGCCTTGTTGAATGGATACACAAAAAGATGTATCAATTGTAGGCACTCATTAAGAAGAAAATGTAACAATAAAAGAATATTAAATACATGGAATCATATGTTGCAAAGATGTTATGTAGAAAAATCAAAACACTATCACGATTACGGTGGCAGGGGAATAGTGGTTTGTGAGGAATGGCGCACTGATCCAAAAAACTTTGAGAATTGGGCAGTACAAAATGGATATGCCGACAATCTAACAATAGACAGAATTGACGTTAATGGAAATTATGAACCCAACAATTGTAGATGGGCGACTAATAAAGAACAACAAAATAATAAAAGAACTAATAGATATGTTGAATCAAACGGAAAAAGGCAAACCATCAAAGAATGGGCAGATGAATTGGGAATGAATGAATATAGGATTAGATATCGCATGAATCAAGGAGTTACTGATCCAAATGTAATTCTTTCAAAAGAGAAAATATATAGATTATCACCATACATAAACCAAAAGCATGTAGAAAAGGAGGGAGCTGATGCGTATTAAAATCTCGGATCATGCGAAAATAAGATGTGAACAAAGCAACATTGGAGTGGGTCGCCTTATTAAAGAGGTGGCTTCACTCCCAAATGTTCAAGGCAAGATTAGATGGATGACTAGATATGGAGTAATTGTTCTGGAACGAGTAAATGAAGGATTGATTCTGATCAAAACGTTCATTGCCAAGTTTAAGTATAAAGGCAAACAATATCATAAAGGTTGCAGAACGTTCTAATACATACGAGAAAGAGTGATAAGTTTGACAACGGTACTTAAACATAAACTTACTGGTGAATATGGAACATTAGAATATTCTAGGTTTGGTTGAAGCGTACATTGGTTGGATGAAAAAGGGAATTTAGGTAAGGGACTAGGTAGTCGATTAGATACTATTTTTAAACATTGGGATATCGTCGATTTACCTGAAGGATATGAAATTGGTGAGTGGGGAGGTGTAAGGAAATCTGATGAACGAAGTAATTCATAAAGTTTATAAAATTAGGCACAAGGAGACAGGGTTATTTTCTAAAGGTGGGACTCATATTTATGGAATCTGGACAAAAGAAGGAAAATCTTGGTCTAACATCGGGCATTTGAAAAATCATCTTAATCAATTTGTGGGTTACGACAATCCTTACACTGATGCCGAAATAGTTGAAGTTGTTATCAACTATGATATGTGTATAAAGATGGATGTAAGTGAGTTATTTGATGAAATAAAAGCTAACAAGACAAAAATTGAAGAGAAGTATAGATTACAGGCTCTAAAATGGAAAGAAGAGCAGGAAAGGAAGCAACTAGAAGAACTTAAAATCAAGTATGAGTCTTAATAAAATACAAGTTCGATTAGAGGAAGTGAGTGTGTAGCCAATTGACTAAAAATAGAAATCTTTTGATTACTATTGAAGAAGTTGTAGAGAAAAAGAATCCATCTCAACCATACATGGCAGGGGATCATGTTGCTCAAACGACATCAATTTACACGGAAATAGTTCATAACAATGAAATTGTAAATATGATTGTTGATAATACGGTTATTCATGAGGAAGAAAAAGAAAGATTCGTTAAGGTTAGTAGTGAAGATAAGGATATTTTTAAGCGAATATTGAATAAATATCTCAAAATAAAATAGTGGTTTTACATTAAGAGGAGGATAGAAATGGAGAAAAGTGTATTTCTACATGTAAGAGGCGATGACTATTCAGCCATGCTTTTTGATCAAAACTTTAATGCTCAGGAAATTTATGAAGACATGATTCGAAATGGTGAATCCACAAGAACAATTGACGAAGAGGATTATATTGAAATTGATATTGTAGAATTTGAAAAAGTTGATACTAAGTTTATGAGTTGGATTAAAGGAAATCTTTGTGATTACGATCAATTAAAAGGGAGCGACATCTTTGAAGTTAAGCCCGTAAAATAATGTAAAAAAGTAGACAGACAATATGGAGGAGAAGAAATTGAGCAATACAGAAGGATTACAATCAAATATACATTTAAAATTATCGAATGGATGCTTGACAATTTATTGTGATGAGAAATTCGATGCTGACGGTATTACCTATGAAAATGGACAAAAATTAAATGCTGAAGGTTTATTCAATCTATATCGACATCAACATTACTCAATTTATTTGGTATTGAGATTGTATAAAAGAGAGCATGAGGACAGTGAATATCTTAAAGGAGTGACTATCCCTGCATTAGAAAATTTTTTGTTGAAGATGATGCCTTTCGAAGAGCTAGAAAAAAAGAAAGAAGAAATGAGTAAATACAACGAAGAGCGGTTTGCTTGTGAGTTTTTTAAAAATGTTCTTGCGATTTCTTAACCATAAAATAATGCTTTTACTGGGATGACAAATTAGGAGGAATGAGTTTGAAGTATATCCGTCTACCTAGAGGATCAGGAAAGCCAGATACCATTATGAATTCAATCAAAGAAAAGATAGAAAAGGAGGAGCGGTTCATCGTGTTAAATGATATGAATTATCTTGATATCGCCAAACGTTTGGAGAAGTTACGCAAGGATCGAGCGAAGATTGATCGTGAAATATGTGACCTAGAGAATATGAAAAGTAGAAAACTATCTGAAGATATAAAATGGAATACATACGAGAAAGCAATGGCAGATTGGAAAGATTATGGTACAACATTTCCGAATACAATTAGATGGTAAAAACAATAAACTGGGCAATGCAATCAACTAGGAGTGTCGGCTTAAGCTGAGATGGAAAACACGACGACAGTGGGGATTGAACATGACTAACAAGTGAATGAATCTCGATTTTGGGTGAGGCCAGTCATTATACATAGAAAAGGAAGTTTATAAGATGCCGTTAATTGGTGGGATTATTATCCTTGCGATTCTGTTGTTTATATTGTGGTTTTTACTTAATCCAATTTTTAATGCTGTAGGATCAAAGGTAAATAAAATCAAAAAACTATTTAAAAATCAGGAGGAAGAAAATGAATAACTTTAAAATCGGTGCATTTGTTACAGGCGGTATTATTTTGTTTGGAGTTATCTTAACTCCATTTTTTGTTACTACAATCGGTGCTGGTCATGCTGGTGTAGTCTATAACCGAAATGGTGGACTAGAACAACAAACATTGGGTCAAGGCTGGCACTTAGTTTCGCCATTTAAACGTGTAACTGAATATCCAATTGCAACTGAAACGGTTAAATATGAAGATGTGACTATCGGTACAAAAGATGGTAAGCCAATTAAAACTACTTTTCAATACAACTACCATATTGAACCGACTAAACTTCCTGATATTTTTAATAAATTCAGAGGGGCTAATTCAGAGGTAATTGAAAATGGATTCTTAAAGTCTCGCTTAACTGAAATGGCAAAAGAGGTAACGACTAAATATACGGTTCTTGAAATTCTTGGAGAGAAAAGCTCTGAGGTATCGCTGGGGATTCAAGAGAAATTTGCTGTAGACGCAAAAGAAATTGGCTTCATTGTTGAAGCAGTTACCTTTACGCCACCAGTACCAGATGAACAAACACAAAAAGCTATTCAGGCAAAAGTAGATGCACAGCAAAAACTAGAACAGGAAAAAGTAGAACTAGAGAAGGCTAAAGTTATTGCTCAAAAACAACGTGAAGAAGCTAAAGGTAAAGCCGATTCAGTTTTAATTGAAGCTGAAGGTCAAGCAAAAGCAAACCAAGTAATTAGACAGTCTTTGACTAATGAACTGGTTCAATATGAGACAGTGAAGAAATGGAACGGGACTTTGCCTCAAGTAAGTGGATCTAATACACCAATTGTACAATTACCTACTGCAAATACAAGTAAATAAGCATGTAAAAGATATATTTGACTGAGAAAGGAATGTGAGAGATGCCTATTAATATAGGAGATAGATTTAAATTGAAATCAACAGGACAGCGACTTGAGGTATCCGAGATAGTCACAATGTACAAGCTGTCTCCAGTAAGAGCAAAAGCACTTCATACACCCGCAATGACCGAGGAAAAATTGATTGAAAATTACGAACCTTATATTGAAGAGGAGACAAACTGAATGGCTGAAAGAATCTATGGCTACAACCATAACAAAGATTACACTGGATTTGTATGTGAACTAACTCGGACACTTGAAGAGACAATGGAAAAATTGAAGGAGCTGGGTGTTACCCCTCCAGACGGTTGGATTCCACATCCAGAAGGATTTTCTGTAAAAGCGGATCATCGAGACGATATGCTGGTTCAATTTTGTAATATTGATACTGGCGAAGATATCGAGGGAGAAACATTCTGGATTAAATTTGAGGATGCTGTTTCGTATTGGGCATAGGAGGATAATATGAAAGAAGTCAAATCATATCAGGAAATATGGAAAGAAAAATGGGAAGATATTTGCACCAATCAAGATGGAACAATTAATCTAGATCAGATTCAACGTGAACTTGCAGATTATTCATTTATGCTCGATCAAGTACCCAAAGTCTATGAAGAGGTTGCTGGATTAAGCAAACCTAATGCATATGCAAGAGCAGTGATTGACCAATTTGAACGTATGAGAAAAGAGGCATTTAAGATGTGGCTAGAGGATTTTGTAGAAAATAATGAATGTATGTACGAAAGGCATATAAACAGTGATGACGAAATAGATAATGAGTTTGCCGAAGGCATTAGATGGACACTGGATGAATTAAAAGAGGATTTTGGTATTCGGTAAAGTGAGTAAAATGAGATTTTATAAATACAAGGAGAATGTAAGCATGAAGAAATACGCAGATTGGTATTATGTACGAGAGGCAGAGAACGAAGGATTAGTTGCTTCTATGGATAATATAATTGAAAGAAATCGGACGGATCTAAACAAAAAGCTTAGTGCCTACTTTATAAGCAAATTGCCCAATTATGATTCGATTTTTAATGAAAATGAAAGCGAAGATGTTTTGTATGCTATCAACGAATATATTCAAGAAAACAATATTGATAAACGTGAAATTGATTTTCCTATTACGGAAGGCAGCGATGTTCATTTGTTGAAGATCACAGACAACCTTCAATTAAAAATCATTGTTGCTGATGAATATTATGGTAGCGGAGATTACAGCAAATACATTGCTATTGATCGCTTTATCATCAATGAAAATACTACAGAGAAAAATGTAGATTCATTAATTGAGTTTATTAAAAAATACCTTAATAGCGTTCGATAAAAGGCGTATTTGATTAAAAAACATAGGAGAATGAAAAGATGGCTAAAATTAAGCTACCTAAAGATATCGTTCAAGTTCTAGATAAATTTAAAGTTGAATTTAAACCCAAAGGTGTATCTTTTAAACTTGGGGCAACTAATTGGACTTTTCTTAGAGAAAGTTTCGAACAAGAACACAAAATTATTATGGATCACATAGCTGGAGACAGTAAACATTGGGAAGATTATATGCTTTCACTAGTACATGGTTACGAAGAAATCACAGATGAAGAAATAGTAAAGGGATACTATGAGAGAGCTACAGCGCTAACAGCGTTCGATCCTTGTTTGGCTTATCGTGCAGGGATGAGAGATTTTGCAAAAGTATATGGCTATAATTTTCGGTGGTTGTTGTAAGGCAATAAAGGAGGAAGCTAATGCACTGGACAACATGAATTACAAGCAGACAATTATAGATTAGGGAGGGCTTATTGATTGAAATCTAATATTATAATTCCAGAAACAATTAAGGTTGGCTTTCAAAACAGAGACAGTACGTACACTAAGAAACTGGCCTATGTTATTTACTACGATCATAAAGGCGTTTTAAGAAAAGAAGCTTCATGGAATAGCTGGAGAGACAAAGACATTCCCGATTTGTCGCTATCAAATATTCCAACATCAGGATTTGTACTAAATAAAAAAGCGGGTGGGTACTCAAGTGGATGGAATCACAGACAAACATATGTCAGAGTGTATGATCCAAGAGACTTTGAATTTGAAATTAGCGTACCCAACCTGCTGTATATCCTAGAAAATACTAACTCCATCAAAGGAAAAGGACTGGAAGGCGAATTTGTTTATGGGTGGGATGGTACTGAATTAGTTCTAATCCCAACCTCTTCTCCTGATTATAGTGAGATTATTCAATTCAATGGCATCCTTAAAGAGAAGAAACACATTAAAGGGAAAGAGCTATTGCTAGGCGCTACATATAAGACCAAAGATAATAGGGAGCTTGTCTACTTAGGTAGATTCGATTATTACGGATGGAAAGGAGAAAAGGAAGCTAAGAAGTACTTCTTTTACAATAAAGATAAATATTCATACCTTGAAACGATAAAAACACTGGGAGATAAGATAATCAGCGTAGTGTCAGAAGAATGTGTTGAAAATTATGCTGAGTTGATGGACAAGCTAGAGTCTGATTCACACTACTCACCGTATGATGAATCAAAAGATGAATTTGTTGATTGTGACTATGATGTTTTCAAAAGCAAAGTTACGAATGATAGATGGGGTACGAAGTTTTATAGTAGAGGTAGCATTATCAAAGTATCAGAAAATTATCCCGATCCAAGTTTATTTAAAGTATCTACCGAAGCCATGTCTTCATGGGGCTACAGCAGAGATGAAGTGATCTATGAAGGTTCGCTAGAAGATATCTACGAAACCTATAAACCAAAACGAAAAAATAAATATTTAACTAATGGGAAACTCTATCAAAAAGATATTATTTAAAAGGAGAAATACATAATGGTAATTAACAATGATCAAAAAATTCTGGAACTTAAAAAGCAGATTGAAGCTAAGAAGAAACAAATTAGCAAGTCAAAAAAGTTTGCGCCAGTAACAAACTGTTCAATTGAGTTGGATGGAGTAAGATATAACATTCAAGTGTTAACGAAAGAGCAAGTCGTCTCTTTAATGGTAAAGCTTAATTCATATGCTATGTCGGCAGACGATTTGGGACTATTACATAATTACACTATTAGTGGGTTTAATGTAGCGGAATGGATTGACGATCTAAAGTCTAAACTTGATTTCATGTCTAGAAAAGAAGAAGAACAAAAACTTAAAACAATGGAATCAAAACTTGATAAGTTGCTCTCGAATGATAAGAAGGTTGAACTTGAAATAAGTGAGATTGAATCCCTGCTTAATTAGTTAGTAAAAACCGATTTTACAATAATAAAAAAGGAGAAATTTAAATGAGTGTTATTGATAGTATTAAAGCAAAAATCGAAGATTTACGAGAAGATATTATAGAAATTAATGAACAAATCGAAGATGATTTCAATCCTATGGACTGGTCTGGCGGAAATTTTGATGATTGTTATGATCTAGGGTATGGACATGGAAAGAAATTTGGTCGTATGGCAGCCTACAAAGAAATTCTTTCAATTCTTGAAAGTGATCGTCAATAGAAATCGTAAAAGTCAAATTTTATAAAGATGGGAGCGCTTATGATGAAATTAAGTAAAGTTAAAGGCTATGAAGATCGGACTATGTTAATGGTTAAGTTCACAGAAGAAAAATATGTTAATGATATTTATGACGGTAAACTGTTTTTTAATCCACTCAAGTACTTTGTAGATTTACATGAAGGTACGGGAATCAAAGGGCAAGGTGACAAATATGAAGGCGCAAATATCATTAATAATGTCTCTGTAAAGCTTATTAATCAGGATTGCAACATTCCTGTGCTAGAAGGGATGTTTGGGAAAATTATTGAAAGAAATGGTATATCTGATCATATACCTGTATTTTGTTTAACAACTTTCACAGCAGATAATTTTGAAATCATCGATGAAACAAATGAATCATATCGAGCAATTTTTAATGTAGATAAAAACACAAGAAATAAAATTGAAGAAAATTTTGGTAACAGGGCTGTTGTGATTAACCCGGTTTCATTTATAAAAGGTATAAATCAAAGCTGCAAAGACAACGGAATTAGCTATGCATCTAAGAAAGTGAAATATGAAGACATATTCATTAACAGAAGAGAGAGAATAACTAATTATAATAATTTAACAATTGATTCACTGTTTATTAAAGATAAATATTTTGAATATCAAAATGAATTCAGAATTGCCTTGTTTGATACCCGTATAAACAAAGGTGAATTTTTTAAGATGGACAAAATAAAAGAAAGTGTTCTTGTAGACATAGACACGAAAGATTTTTTTGAAAATTATTTTATTGAAGTAGAAAAACACATTTAAGTAAAATGCACATTTGACTGAGAGAAGAGGGATTGGATTGAAACGATCAATAGCGTTAATTAGTTGTGGGAAAAACAAATCGTCTCAAAAAGCACAGGCGAAGGATTTGTATATCGGAGACTTATTTAAAAAGGCCAGAAAATACTCTGAGAAAGTGCATTCAGAATTCTATATTTTAAGTGCTCTTCATGAATTGGTGCAGCCAGAAAAATTATTAGAGCCTTATAACTACACGTTAAATGATTTAAACAAACAAGAAATTGTTTCATGGTCACATAATGTATATAAACAAATAAAAGACATAATTAAAGAAGGAGAAGAAGTAGAAATTTATATATACGCAGGTGACAAGTATCGTAAATTTCTAGTTCCGCTCCTAGAAGCAGATGGACTAAAAGTGAATATTCCACTCAAAGGTTTGGGAATTGGACGGCAGCTATCATGGTTTAAAAACAACATCGGAGAGTGATTAATTGAGGCTATATCTATCAAAATGCAATGACAAGTTAAATACAAAAGAATTAAATACTGAATTTATTACACAAAGCGTATGCTTAAATCCGAAATATAAAGGAATCACCATAAAAAATCCTGATACAAAAATTTTAATGGATAGTGGAGCATTTCAGGATACAGATAAAGATAAGCGCATTTCTGTTGAAGAGGCATTAGAACGCCAATTAAAACTTGAAAAAAAGATTGATATGGTTAGTGAAAGAATTGTTGCTTACGACCACATTGGAAATGTTGAAGACACAATTATGGCAAATAACTACTTAGTCTCTAGACGTGAAGAATTGAGACCAAGACAATTGGTGCTTATGATTCAGGGCGCAACAATTAAGGACTACATCTACTGCTTAATTGAAACTCTAAAAGTGGCTTCACCTGAAGATTGTATTGGGTTAGGTGGGGTCGCAATGTCTGGAAGAGTGAATGATATAAAGTTCAAATTGCTGGATGCAATTAAAATTGGCTTACCAATCATTTGTAATTCTAAAGTTAAGGATGTTCACATATTTGGGGTGGGTACATTCAACGTATTAAAAGAAGTAGCATACATAAAAGATGTAATAGGAATGGCTGGAGTAGACACAGAGCAATTAAACATTAGTTGCGATACTTCATCATTTGAAATTATGTCCACAATGGGCAGTGTCATTGATGAGGTACAAGAGAAATGGGTTAAGGTGTACTCGAAACAGCAAAAATACATAGATTACCATCCAGCAGATTTAACAATTGAAAATATGAAGAAAGCAAAAAAGATAATTGAAAGAATTTAGGAGGAAATAGATGTTTAGAATTATTCTTTATATTGCAGCAATCGTTATCGCAAATGTAGTTACAGCAAGTTTCCAGCCAATTACAGTCTGGAGATTTATTGTTCCGATGGGGACTGTATTTATTGGCGCTACTTTTATTCTTAGAGATTTGGTGCAGCAAAAGTATGGGCGCAAAAATACGTATGTCATTATTTTCGTTGCACTGCTTTTTTCTGCGCTAGCCTCTTGGTCGTTGGGAGATACATTATGGATTGTAGCCGCAAGTGCGATTACTTTTATATTCTCAGAAACGTTTGATACAGAAGTGTTTACTCGGCTTAAGTGCTCTTTTGAGAAGAGAGTATTAATCAGTGGAACCATAGGTGGAGTTGTTGATTCTGGCTTGTTTGTAATTATTGGATTGTCGCCGTTGGGAGCTGGGTTTATTCCATGGGCAGCAGTAGGGTATGCAATCTTTGGTCAGGTAGTTGTCAAAACAGTCATGCAGTTTGTAGGCTATCTAACAGCCAGAAAGTTTATCAAGTTCAAATAAATTGTACCTTTTAAACAAAACGAGGATGGGAGATGTTCACTATAAATTTTGGTCAACAAGTATGGGGATCGATTGACATCAATACACCGATTCCCTTCTCAAGCAACAACTACGAGTTTACATTTGCAATCGATGAAAAGACTTACACAATAACAATTCCAGTCGGCACATACAAAACAGTCAGAGAACAACACAGTTCAGAGCTTGTTTCTATTTTGAACACTCTAGCTAATGATGTAAATGCCCCTGTAGAGTTTAAATTGGGGGGAATGCATTACGATCAAAAATATAATGTCGTTGTAATTGAACACAATGATAAGTCTACGGGTCATGTAATTGATGGTTTTGGCGGTACAGCTAAAGACTTAATCTTTGGTGAAACTAAATTCAATCTATCACCGAGAGATTGAAAATAAACAGTTGACTTAAATTATATAAACAAATATAATGATATTATAAATAAAAAAAAGGTGGTTATCGCATAGATTACATTTACTACTGGTATGCAACAGAAAACTACTCTTTATTATTCATACTAAGATGATAATTTCGCACTGAAAGCGAGGACTCAATTATGAGCCAAGAGACAAATAAGTTACTTGTAAATGTTGCACTGTTAAAAGAGTCATTGGAAAGATTGAATAGAAATCTGGATTTACAAACAGAAGCCAGAATTAGACTGGAGAAGGCTCAAAGAGACAAACTAGACTTTATTAATGAAAGATTGGGACATATCAACATACAGAAGTGGAAGAAAGCAAATGACCGTAAGTTTTGAATTAGCCGAACATCTGATTAACTGTTTTTTGGATGACGTTGGCACAGAAAGTGAAAGAAAGCTACACGAAGACAATTACATAAAGAAAAAACTTAAAAAACACTTAGGCGATAAAAATTTTGATAAGTACGATGCATTAAAAGAACAAGTATGGAAAGATGCATGGAGAGAATTTGATAAAGTAGCAATAAACAAAAATACATAATGATTGGATAATTAAATATGAATGATGAGCTGAAACGGTTTATTGTTGAGGGCATGTTGCCACGAGAAGTTGAAGCGTTGACTATTGCTGCTGATTCATTGTATTTAAAGAGAGATAAGGATAGGGAGTATTTAGATGACTGGTGGCTAGTGGTTAGAGCCTTGCTAGGAGAAAGAGTAGAAGAATTTAGAAACTGTCGGATTGTAAATGAATTGTATAATTATTTAAATCATAGACAGGAAAATGAGGAGGCAAGGAAGCATGAATTATGGTATTAGAGATATCATTGATCTGCATGTGTTTGATGAGACAGGAAAATTTGTTTCAACTATCACTACCCTGAAAAAAGGGAGCATAAGTGTAGCAAATAGAACGATCAGGGTAAAAGACGCTCTTTTGAATGGTGACATGCTTAAGTTTCTGAATAAATCAGTAACCGATGTGTCGGATTATGATAAGTTCTTTAGCACAACGCAAAATTACGAAACAATTGTATTTAATCGTAAAGTTGTCAATTGTAAACTGATTGCTGAAGGGTTCTATAGAAAACAAGAAAACCAAGAAGATGTATTAGTACAATATGAAATACCACAATGCAGTATTGTAAGTAATTATGATTTCAATCACTCTACTGTTGGCAACGCAGATGAGTTTGATTATGTATTTGAAATAAAAGAGTTTAATGAAGAAGGCGATTTATTCAAGCTTCATATTGAAAAGTAATACATAGCATTTCAGATAAAACAGTTCTTTTACGCAGACCAAATGGAGATGATACGTACGCAAGTTACTAAAAGAGATGGTTCAGTTGTTGCGTTTAATCAACAAAAGATTGTTGATGCTATTTTCAAAGCAATGAGTAGAACAAAAAAAGGTATTGATAAGCAATTAGCAGCCAATGTCACCAATGAAGTTGTAGCAATACTTAACAATGTAGCTAACATAGACATTGAAGCTATCCAAGATGCAGTAGTAGATGTTCTTATGCAAAGCGAGAGAAAAGATGTAGCCAAAGAGTACATAGGATATCGAGAAGTACGGAATCTGAAACGAAGAGAAAGAAGCAGCCTAGATAAAAAAGTATCTGGATTACTGGACATGTCCAATGAGGAAGTATTAAAAGAAAACTCAAACAAAGATGGGCAGACGATTCCCACACAACGAGATCTTCTAGCAGGTATTATGGCAAAGGACTATGCTCAAGCTTATATGATGCCAAAACGAGTTGTTGAAGCTCACAATAGAGGAGATTTACATTTTCACGATCAAGATTATTCACCCTATTTTTCAATGACAAACTGTATGTTGATTGATTTAAAGGGAATGTTGGAGAATGGATTTAAGCTTGGTAATGCTCAAATAGAAACTCCAAAATCTATTACAACAGCAGCGGCAGTTACTGCACAAATTATTGCACAAGTAGCTAGTCATATCTACGGCGGTAACACAATTAATGAAATTGATAAGATCTTGGCTCCATATGTGAGAGCCTCATTTATTAAACATTTTAGAGTGGGAATGAAATGGTTTGAGAGTAATCCAAACGATCATATACTTGAAAGCCAAGTGTATCCAGAAAGTTTAATCTTCAAGACCAGATTTATAAAAGAATATAATTACGCGATTCAAATGACAGAAAAAGAGACATTGGATGCATTCCAATCACTTGAATATGAGATCAATACTTTGGTTTCCGCAAATGGACAAACGCCTTTTTCAACCTTTGGTTTTGGGAGAGGGACAAGATGGGAAGAAAGACAGATACAAATTGCAATACTTAAAAATAGAATTAGAGGATTGGGCAAAGAAGGCAGTACTCCTATATTTCCAAAATTGATTTTTGCTCTAGAAGAAGGAGTTAATCTGAATCCCCAAGATATCAATTATGACATTAAGCAACTAGCAATCAAATGTAGTACGTTGAGAATGTATCCTGATATCCTTTCAGTCCCAAAAGTTAAAGAAGTAACAGGTTCATTTAAGTTCCCGATGTCATGCCGCAGCTTTTTAAGTAAATACATAGAAAATAATGAAGAACTACATGATGGACGATTTAATATGGGGGTAGTGACTCTTAACTTGCCACGGATTGCAATTCGCGCAAAGAATAGTGAAGCAGAATTTTATAATCTATTGGATGATGAATTAGAAATTTGTAAAGAAGCGTTAATGTTTAGAATAAATCGCCTGAAGGGAGTCAAAGCAAAAGTTGCACCGATCCTCTATATGGAGGGAGCGGTAGGAGTCAGATTAAAGCCCGAAGATACAATTGACCAACTATTGGAAAATGACAGAGCAAGTATTTCACTTGGATACATAGGTCTACATGAAACCATATTGGCGTTATTTGAGAAACACATTTTTGATGACTCTTTTATGCATCAAAAAGGATTGAATATTGTAAAATATCTTAGCGACAAAGCAAACAAATGGAAAAATGAAACTGGCTATGGGTTTAGTTTATATTCTACGCCAGCAGAATCGCTATGTTATCGTTTTTGTGAACTAGATAAGAACAAGTATGGTCTAATTAAAGGTGTTACTGACAAAGGATACTATACCAATTCGTTTCATTTAGATGTCAACAAAAAGGTAACGCCATTCGAAAAGATTGAGTTTGAAAAAGAATACCCTCAATATGCAAGTGGTGGTTTTATATCTTATTGTGAATTTGATTCATTAGTAAAAAATCCAGAAGCATTAGAAGCTGTATGGGATTTTGCTTATGAGAGAGTACCGTACTTTGGAACAAATACTCCAGTAGACAAGTGTTATGAATGTGGGTATGAAGGAGAGTTTAAGGCAACAAATCAAGGCTTCAAGTGTCCAAATTGCAATAATAATGATCCCAAAACAAGTTCAGTCATAAGACGCTGCTGTGGTTATCTTTCAGAGCCTTCACAAAGACCTTTTAATAAAGGAAAGCAAAAAGAGGTTGTGTCGAGAGTGAAACATAACTAATGTACATAGCTGACTATAAAACATTTGATGTAATAAACGGCATTGGTTTGAGACAGTCATTGTTTGTATCTGGATGCACTCACCATTGTAAAGGGTGCTTCAATGCTTCAGCATGGAATTCACACTATGGAATTAAATATACGGATGAATTAGAGAATAAGATTATCAGTGATTTGAAGATTGATTATGTACAAATAGCTGGATTATCAGTGTTAGGTGGTGAACCATTTCAAAGTATTAATGGACTGCTACCACTTTTGAAACGAGTAAAGAATGAGTGTAAAGATAAGACAATTTGGATATGGTCGGGTTATACGTTTGAAGAAATTCTAAAAGATAGTTCAAAGAAAGATATGTTATCTCTTTGCGATGTTTTAATTGATGGCAAATTTGAATTAAATAAAAAAGACTTAACTCTAAAATGGCGTGGTTCCAGTAACCAAAGAGTTATCGATGTACAAAAGAGCCTAGAGCTACAGATGGCTATGCTGTTTGAGGATTGATAATAATGGGCGGGCGGTAGGGCATAAGGAGGAGATGTTCATTTGACAAAAGTACTAAAAGACAGAAAAAGTTATACCCAACGATCAGATTTTGACCATGAAAGATTTGAACGTTTCTTCCACGAAATTGTTATGGATAGCGGCAAATCATTTGAAGAGAATGACTTGCAAGAGATGAAAGATAAAATCATCTCAGAAGTAGTGTCTAAGCAAGAAGTAAAAGCAGATTACTTGTTTGATTTGATTATTCGCGAATCAAACGATAGAATCAATCAATTCACACCACAATTTACCTACTTATCAGCTTCAACATTCAGACGTAAAAAATACAAAGAAGCTTCAAGAGAACGAGGATTCGACTACAAGGTTGGATATGGTGATTACTACACCCTTGTTAAAATGTTAACTGAAAAAGGAATATACTCAGAAGATATATTGAACAGCTACAACAAAGATGAGATAGAATACGCTGGTGGATTTATTGACAGAGAAAGAGATCGAAAATTTAGCTACGCAGGTTTGTTCCTGTTTAACAAAAACTATTTGGCAAAAGGATACAATGAAGAAACCCTTGAGTTATTTCAAGAAAGATATCTAACATGTGCTCTTTATCTATTAAAAGACGAAGACAAAGAGAAGAGAATGGGTCTTGTTAAAGAAGCATATGATGTTTTAAGTCTTCATTTGGTGGGGCTTGCTACTCCAACGCTTGCTAATGCTGGTAGAGTAACTGGAACTCTAAGTTCATGTCATATTATTACGATTGACGACAGTCTGCAAAGTATTATGGATGCAGTGAAAGACGCTTCAACATTTAGTCAGAATGGTGCTGGATTGGGGATTTATCTTGGTCGTCTCAGATCTCATGGAAGTTGGATTCGTGGCTATAAAGGTCGATCTACTGGTGTAGTTGGCCCAGCTAAATTATTTAATGAAATTGCTACATACGTAAACCAACTCAATATGAGACCGGGTGGAGTAGCACTTTACCTACCATTATGGCACGCTGACATTTTTGACTTTCTAGATTTGAGAATGAAAACTGGTTCACAGGAACGCAGAGCGCATTCCATTTTTACAGCAGTAAATGTACCCGATGAATTTATGCGTAGACTAAACGCACGAGACAATTGGACTATATTTGATCCTTACGAAGTAAATAATAAACTCGGGATCGATATAAATAAATTGTATGACAAGAGAAAACTTCGTGACGGAGAAACACCAAACGAGATAGATCATTCATTTACATACTACTATCGTGAGATTGAAAAAAATGACACCTTGGAATTGAAAAAAGTTGTTAAAGCAACTGATATCTATAAATCAATTTTTGAAGCTCAAAAAACTGGTGGTACACCTTACATGTATTATGTGGATACGGCTGCTCGTATGAATCCAAACAATCATGTAGGTATTCCGATTTCTTCTAATCTTTGCTCAGAGATTGTTTTAAACTGCGATTATGATGAATTTGTGAGCAAGGAGTTAAGTGAAGACGGTGTAGTAACTGAAAAGAAGAAAGGTTCTGGACTGGTAACTTGTAATCTAAGTTCCATTTCATTACCTGCCGTATTCGGTAATGATAATGTAGACCTTCAAAAAGTAATTGATATTCAATTTCGTCTATTAGACAACGTAATTTCGTTGAATCGCACAGTTGTTGAACAAGCAACCCATACGAACAATATTTATCGTAGTGTGGGTGCTGGAGCTATGGGGCTAGCAAATCTCTTAGCAGAGAAAGGAATTCGATGGGAATCCGAAGCTGCTTCAGAATACGTAAAAGAAATTTTTGAAAAGTTAAACTATGCTCATATTCTTGCTAGTCATAAACTAGCAGTGGAAAAAGGGTCATATAAGATGTATGAGGGTTCTGACTGGAATACAGGCGAATACTTTGAAAAGAGAAACTACAATTCCCCTGAATGGCTAGAACTAAAACAAATGGTTATGCAACAAGGAATTAGAAACGGTAATTTGAGTTGCGTTGCTCCTACTGGATCTAATAGTCTAATCAACAATGTCTTTGCTTCTCTAGATGCACCATATGAAGTAATCTTCCAAGAAGAAAAACAGGGAATGAATGTAACAGTTATTCCTGCAAACTATAGCGCTAAAACTAAATGGTACTATAAATCAGGATTTGAGATGGATGAATTGTGGTCGCTGAAGATTGTTGCTGCGGCTCAAAAGGGAATAGATCAATCCATTTCTCATAATGTTATGGTGCATGAATCAGTTAAAGCTAGTGAGATGTTGAAAATCCACACATTCGCTTGGGATTCTGGATGCAAATCTTTGTATTATACATATGTAGATAAAAATTCGGTAAATAGAAAAGAAAACTGTGAGTCTTGTGCTGGATAAATGATGAAATAGAAGAGAGGACTGTCTCTCTCTTCTTAATAATTTGTAGATAGGATGATGAGTATTGGCTTTTAGAGTATTTAACGGAGAAGTGAATAATAAAGCAACCAAGATTTTTGGTGGTGAGGCAAGCGGTATATGTGATTGGGATGATATCAAATATCCTCATATGCTGACTCTGTATAAAGAATTATTTGGTAATTATTGGATTGAAGATGAGATTAGGCTTACTTCCGACCTTAAGCAATACCGTGACGGCCTAACAGAAAAAGAAAGATATACTTATAACGTTGTAACGGGAATGTTGACATCATTGGATTCTGTAGCTAATCGCTTTAATTTTACAATTGGGCATACCTGTACAGATCCAAGTGTTGCAGCAGTCATCCAAATCATTGGTGCTTTTGAGGGATTACATGCTAGATCATATCAGTACTTAACTTCAACCATGCTTAACTCTGAACAAAAGAAACAGGCATTTAATGCGCCAAAAGAAATTCCGCTATTGCGAAAAAGAAACGATATCATTTTTAAAAAGATTCAAAACTTTATTGACGATCCAACCAACTTGGAAAAACTATATCATGCACTGCTTGCAAACTTAGTGCTCGAAGGTGTATTTTTCACCGGGGCATTTGTTTACTTTAATTCTCTTGCACGTTCAAACAGAATGATTGGCTCCAATAACATGGTCAATCTCATTAAAACTGATGAGAATTTTCATTCGGTCTTTTATGGAGATGTAATGAAGATTCTGATGTTGGAAAACCCCGAATTAAATACTGAATTGAATCACAAAGAAGCTGTATCTTTTATCAAATCATGTGTAGAAAAAGAAAAAGAGTGGGCAGAATATATTTTTGAAGGAATAGATACGTTGTCTGTTCCAGAATATAAAGATTACGTTGAATATCTTGCAAATGTTATTTGTAGAAATGCTGGTATTCAAGAAGTTTATCCAGACAATAAAGAACTGAAATCAAAATGGATTATTACCTATGGCTCAAAAGGTGGTAATACAAAAAGTGATTTCTTCCAAACGAATGTAATTTCATATGGACATGAAAGCGGCGATGGATTTGACCTATAACAATAAGGCTATCTATTATTATTCAATGTCTGGTAACACAAAAGCATTGGTAGCACTAGCTAATACACATGGTTATGATATATATAATATGGCAACAATCCATCCAGATAATTTAGATTTTAAGAATTACGATATTTTGCTGATCGGTACGTCTACAGTTGGTCGAGGAGTTCCGCATAGATATTTCAAGGATATTTACCCTCTGATAAATGGTTTAACTGGCAGAAAAGTGGGATTGTTCGGCAGTGGGAATTCTATTTATGACGTTTACTGTGGAGCATTAGATTTATTAGAATCAGTTCTTCAAGATAATAACACCATCATATTCAAACTCAAATTTGAAAGTTACCCCACCAAAAAAGTGATTAAAGAGTTTAATGACTTGATTGGAGGAATTTGAATTATTGAAAGAAGCTCATGGAGGTATTTATTACTTAAGATTTAACGACAGGTATTATGTTGGCAAGGATTCTAAAGTAACAATTGATAAAAGAAAAAGAGAACATTTAAATCTATTGAGGCAAAATAGGCATTATAACTATAAGCTCCAAGAAGCATTTAATAATCTAGGAGAAGAGAATCTTGACTATGGAATAATTACATCTTCCCCAGATTATTCTCTTGATGAATTGGAACGTTTAGAGATTAAATACATAGAAGAGTACGATGCATATACAAAGGGTTACAACCTAACACGTGGTGGATACGGAATGAATGGATACATTCTCACCCCAACTCAATGCCAACAGAGATCAGACAGTACTTATGGCGAAAAAAATGGAATGTCTAAGCTTACTAACGCGCAATTTTATGAAATAGTTGAGATGTTTAAAGAGGGCAAAGAGAATAAAGATATAGCTATTAAGTATGGTTTACACGACCGTTATGTTTCATTATTAAGACACAAGAAAAGATTTAATAGACTCTGGCAAACTATTAAGGACTATACACCAGAAATTTCACATGGTAACGATAGAGCGAAATCAGTATCTCCAGAAGAGTTTGTAGAAATTGTAGTTAAAATTAAAAATGGAGCGACAAACGCTTCAGTAGAAAGAGAATATGGCTTATCATCTGGAACTGGGAGTCGAATTAGAAATAAGAAGCTTTACAGAGATTACTGGAGAAAATACTTTAATGAGTAAAAATATAAGGGAGCCAAAATACATATGACAACTAAAAATAACAAGCAAGTAAAACAACCATTTTACGAAATTAATGAGACAGTTTATATCAAACCACTTAAGGTAAAAGGTGTTGTTAAGGGATATTTGGATGGTTTGACAGTGGTAACATTTTTTATTAAAGGCAAAAGACGTACAAACAAGTTTGAAGACTCCTTGCTACGCCATTACAAAGAAAAAACAAATAAGTTAATCAGTATGCCAAAATTATTTAGAGGCGAACTTGTCCTTAATAAAAAAGATACAGAGACAATTACTAAAATCACTGAAATTTTAAAATCTTCAGTTAATAACCCAATAGTACCTGAATCTATTTCCGACTTCTTTAAAGTACGCGAGTTCCAAAAAGCGTTTAATTGCCCTGCTCCAGATGTGCCAACTATCCTGTCAGATAAATTGGCAATCAATCGTGCCTCTTTTATTCTTGAGGAAGTGATTGAGTTGTTGTATGCTACTGCTGGCAACAAAAAGAGATTCGATAAGTTTTTTGCTGAATTAATCTTGAATGCAGAAGAAACATATAAAAAACAACTCACTAAGCCTTTCCCTGAAGATCGTCTAATTGGGCAAATCGATGCTCTTATTGATATCAAGTATTTTGCTGAAGGAGGACTTGTTGAGGCTTCTGTTGTTCCTGATAGAATTTTTGATTTGGTTCATCAAGCAAATATGTCAAAAATTTTTCCCGATGGGAAGCCACATTATAATGAAGTAGGCAAGGTAATTAAACCTGAAGGATGGGAAGCTCCAGAACCTAAAATCGAAGAAGAAGTGAAGCGGCAAATTAAACTTGGCTCTAAACGATTCAATTGATTATAATGTGCTTGGGCGGTGGTAATTCCACTGCCTTTATTTATGAAGAGGAGTAGATAATATGTCATCCGTTGATAACCAATATTTAGCGCTCGTAAGAGATATTCTAGAGAATGGATACGAAGATACCAATAGAACAGCAGATCGTAGCAAAAAAGTGTTTGGAAAAGTATTGCGTTTTAATCTTGCTGAAGAGTTCCCTCTTCTCACACTTAAATTCACTGGCTATAAAACACTAACTAAAGAAATGCTATGGATTTATCAGCAGGGATCGAATGATGTACAGTGGCTAAATGATAGAGGTATTAAAATTTGGGATGAATGGAAGTTGCCCGATGGTACTATAGGCGAAGCTTATGGCGCTCAAATCAAAAAGCATAATCAAATCAATAAGTTGATTAACGAACTTAAAAATAACCCCCAATCTAGAAGAATGGTTATTGATTTGTGGGCTGTTGCCGATTTGGATAAAATGTCGTTAACTCCTTGTATGTTTAATCACATTGCTGATGTGAATGATGGGAAGCTGAATTGGCATACAACAATTAGATCTTCTGATGTAGCTCTGGGCTTACCATACAATATAGCTCAGACAGCCATTCTAGTGCATATGATTGCACAAGTAGCTGGGTTACAAGTGGGAGAATTGATGATAGCAATAACTAATGCTCATCTGTATGAACAACACTATGAGCCTATAAAGGAAATCTTCAACCGTACATCATATCCTGCACCTAAGTTGTGGCTTGATCCAACAGTAACAGATTTTCATGAATTTGATGTAGACAAACACGTTAAAGTGTTTAATTACCAATCACATCCGTCAATAAAAATGCGAGTATCAGTATGAGTATTATTGTTATAGCCGCTTTTGACAAGAATGGTTTGATAGGTAACGGCAATGAACTGCCTTGGAAGATTAAAACTGACATGGACTTTTTTAAGACACAAACCATAGGAAATAATGTTGTAATGGGCAGAAAAACATTTGAGAGTATTGGAAAGCCGCTTAAAAACAGAGTTAATATAATTCTCACAAGAAATATTGGCTATAAGGCAGATGGGTGCTTAGTCTTTAATAGTATAGATGACATATTGAACTTCGCAAAAAAATCTGACAAAGAAACATTTATAATAGGTGGCAAAGAGGTATATGATTTATTTATGCCATATTCAGATAAAATGATACTGACACAAATAGATGGGGAGTTTATCGGGGATACATATTTCCCTTTGTATGATTATAATAAGTGGAGAAAGGTCAACAGCATTGATATTGAAGCAGAAAAGCCTTACGACTATACAATAAGAATTGTATACTATGAATTAAATAAATAAAAATAATGAAATACATATATACAAAAATAATTAAATATGATAATATGAGTACAGGTTAAATCAAGCCTGTACTTTTTTTATTAGGAGGTTGATAGTTTGAAAGAGTTGGCAAGGGAAGGAAGTGAAGAGTACGCTTTTCTTCATAACAAACATTGTACCTACGATCATATTGGGATTAATGATGAGGTATGGTCGTCGAATATTCAAAGAAGATTTTTCTCAAATAAATTCAAAATTAAATAGAGAATCAATCTTCAATTCATTTTGTTTTGCCATTATGGGCTTCTCGATTATATCAAAATTATCTTCATTAGTGGTAGCACAGCAACCAGTAACACCGCATATTCAAACACCGATTATGTATGTGTATGCCATAGCATTTAGTCCTGTTTTTGAAGAATTAATTTGTAGAAAGTATATATTCACGAAACTACATAAACGCTACAACTTTTGGCTGTCAGCAATTTTAAGTTCCATCATATTTGCAATTCCACACTTTAACGCAGTTAATTTTATAGCATACGTGTTTATTGGAATTGTATGGAGTTGGTATTATAAAAAGACAGATAACATCCTAGTACCAATATTCAGCCATTTATTATTTAATTACTTCGTCATTTTATTTATGTCACTGAGAGGATGAAAAAACATGCAATTAAGTCATGAAGCACAAACACTGCTGGATATCTGTTGGGTTGATGGTGATCCTAGATCAACAACATTTATTATTGGAGAAAAGACAAATTTTAAAGGCACAGAATTTAAGCCTAACGAAGAAACCTATAATGAATTATTGGAATATCAGTCCAGCTCTCCAAGACCATATAAGATTGAGAAGTTTGGCAAGTTCGTTAATCTCACGGGAAGGAAGGTGAAATAAATTTGATTCACAACATTATACATAAAATATTCTGGAGTAAAGCATTTGAGGAAGTCAGAGAAGGACACAGGAAAATGTGCTATGAGCTAGGCATTAAAGATGGTCAGGATGAATTTGATAAAAATAATAAATTCTATAAAGAGTTTGCAGAAGCATATAACAATGAATCAATCATATCAAATTAAAATTAAATAATACATAGGAGAACAGTTGATGAAAGTGAGTAACAGAGTTATTGAGCAGTATAAAGTGTGTTGTCCAATTAGTTTTTTAAAGTGTGATTCAATCACTGATGTTGAATACAAAATTAAAAGGGCAGTTACATTGGGAAGGAAATTTGCTGAACATGAAGACAGAAAATATATACAATACCATTACCTTCAGTTTACAGTACAAAACGACAAAGTGGTTGATCTGACCAAAGATTATGATAAATACATAGAAGTCAGCGAAAGTATAAAAAACGCATATGATCGACTAGAAGGAAAGTTGCTAGTATAGCTCTTCGTAAAAGCCGTCTTTTATTAAAATGGGAAATACATATAACAAGGTATTGATAATACTAAAAGAGTTGATTTACATGATAGAAACTAAGAATATAGAGTTGACTACTCACGCTTTTGAACGAGTACAAGAGAGATTTGAGGATTATGGGAAAAATAAAAAAATGGCAACAGATTATGTTAAAAAACTACTAAGAAGCTCTGAATACATTGGGTTAATTTCAGACAGAGATGAGGTAGACGCAGACTTTTATGTTTACAATAATGAGATAGCAATTCTAATAAGACCTAATACTACGCTGGTAGCAACCATATACAGTATTGATAGAGACAATCGACAATCCATTGGTTTTAGAGATAAGGTGGTCGATTTATATAAAAAAGAATTAAGAAAAACTCATAGACTAGAAATGGCAAGACGAAGAAAAGTTGAAATTATAGAAGCCAAAAATGAAGCAGAAATAGCCATTCTAAAATTCAAACGGTTAACAACAAGATCAGAGAACGTAAAAAAAGAATGCAATAATAAGATTATTAAACTACAAAATGAAACATGGAATTATAAGAAAGAAATCAAGGACATACAGACACAGAAAAGGAACATTGCTTTTGCTATTGCAACTAATAATTTTTAAATAATACATAGAATATAATAAATATAGAGGAGTAATGAATATGCTCAACTGGATACGCAAGTGATATTTACGAGGGAAAAGAAGTACACGCAAAAGATTTTATTTTGAAATGTACAAGAGCATTTGTAGCAACCGATATGAGAGATGCGCCATTGGATAAAGAAATTCCAGCACTTATGTTCTCTCCATACCACAAAGAATCACTAGGTAGGGTTATGGAGAGATTGGATTATTATCAAAAAATGACACTTGAAGAAGCGAAAGTTTTTGCAGAAGAGGAGTTCTTAGATTCAGTTGCAACTTATAACGATAGACTTAAATCAAAGCGACTGCTAAGAAAGAGGTATGAAGTTCTACTAGATGAAGTGATCTTGTGGAATCCTCCAACAGCAGAGCACACAGAACTAAAGAAATTTTGTGTAAATCAGATTAAAGATAGTATTGAATTGGACTGCGATGAAAGATTCATAAGTGTTCCATCTGGAAAACACCAGAGGAGTATATCGCTAATGGAATTAAGTCTGCTCAAAATGATATTGAATACTACACAAGAAAGCATAAAGAAGAAGTTGAACGAGTCAATAAGTGTAATCAATGGGTACAAGAATTGAAGAGTTCTCTATAAAAAATAAATATAACATATCGGAGGATAAATTTAATGGGAAAAGTGATTTTTGGAGCCACTAAAGAAGTGGTTGGAATGTATATGGATTAGATATTAGAGAAATATGATGACAGTTTAATGGTATTGGCTCCACCTTCAGGGACAATAAACACATACGCGCCATCCAAGAAAGGAAAAAGCAAGGGTTATGAACGAGTAAAACTGTGAATCAACAATAGATCATACCAAGGAGGGATATACAGATGATCGGATGGTTTAAGAGATTAATATGCAAATACAGAGGGCACAAGTGGGAAACGTATACGGTTAGCACGGGTTACTACAGTTACGACATAGAACAAGCAGGATATTGCACACGATGCAGCTATGACACTCATGGAGAATACGAATAGGGGAGAATATGTAGATGACACAAACATTGACAAGGGAGCAAGTTTTGGCGATGGAGCCAGTGGAAATCGACCGTCATATTCACATGATTTTGTTTGATGGCGAAGATTTAACAGGATTTAAGTATAAACGTGTAACTTATACAATACCCGAAAGACGCACATTTGTTAAAGAAATTGATACGGGCGTGGTATGGAGAGAATGCCTAGCTTACTCTTTAGAGATTTCATCTGCATGGGAAGTTGAAGAAAAGATCAAGGAACTGAGGTTACAGGCTAAATATTGCATAGCATTAAAACAGGTTGTGATTGGCACAGGAGAATATGTGGGAATGTTTGATTATATCCACGCAACTCCTGAACAACGTTGCAAAGCCGCGTTGTTGGCTGTACTGGACATTTAGGAGGATGTTAAAGATGAGCAATAAACACCGTGGTAAACACGTTCAAACAGGTGAATGGGCTTACGGTTATCTTATCGGAGATGATGTAATTGTTGGTGAGATTGTAGATTGGCATGATGAGTACTTTAACACTACACATTGGTATCTTGTAGAACCGACTACTGTTAGTAAATGTATAGAACTAAAAAATAAAAATGGCGTTGAAGCATACGATAAAGACATATTTAAAGTTCCCGATCTATATGAGACACCTGAGAATACATACCCAACATATCATTATGAGATGATTGAATATAGGGAATTTGCATGGCATTTGGGAGACCAGCCATTGTGCTACGACTATGATTTTGTATCAGATGTATGTGAGATCATTGGTAACATTCACGATAATCCTGAATTATTGGAGGCACGAACATGAAAGAAAAGCAATTCATATTTAATGGTTATCCAAGTGGAGATCACGAAGCATTTTGTTTTGATGTAGACAAAATTGATTTTAAACAAATCACTGGAAGACAACCCAATAAATTTAATAAGGCGGTATTTAACAAAGGAATGTATATGGTTTATCCAAATGACTTGTTAGATGGGTTAACTGAGTCAGGAAAAAGGTATAAATTTGAAATCTCTATAAAGGTAATCGAAGAAGATATCTCAAAGGAGGGGAATGACAATGAATGAAATTCTAACAATCATAAAAAAGCTTAAAAAAGGTAAAAGAGTTATGTTTAAAAAAGTCAGCAAGAAGAATGCAGTATGTGCGCTATTAAATGAATATAAAATTACTACATATATTGAAGGGATCTTTTGTGCAGATCGGCTATCAACATACAGATGAATATGAGAAGGAGAATATCAAACAATGAGTTGCTTAGAAGTTACTATGCGTGGATTGTCTAATATGCTCTACAACATCTCGCAAAACCCATGCAAAGAGAATTGCAATGTCATGTTGGACAGCATTAAGCGAACTCTTGTTGACTATAATAAAGTGGGTGGGAACATCAATATTAAAGATTTTAGAGAAAAGGAGTAATCGAATAATGTTTAAAAAAGAAGAAGTTGAATTATATTTAAACCTACACGATGATGTTACAAATAAGATTTATGACATAATTCATTTACATAGTGCAATTGATAATAAATATTATGAAGTCAATGAAATACAATATAAAAATAACGTCATCATAGTGGATGTTGAATATTATAAATATGGAGATCTTGAGTACGATTGCATACATATTGATCCACGAATGCTGTACGAAGAAGAATATTTTAATGAACTCAAGAATGAGACCGAGCAAGTGGAAAATGAACGATTAAATCAAATTAAAACTAAAGAGCAGCAGAGAATAAAAGAAGAATTAGAAAAGGCGCGCCAGTTAATTGCTAAGTATGAACATCAATAAGATAAAAGTCTAGTTTTATCACTAAGAGGGATAAATTGTGGAAGAAGAATATGAATATCTTAAAGTGATCAACGATACTTTAGTTAATAAAGGTGAATACATTTTTAAGGAAGAAAATGCTGCTCAAAAATTTGCAAGAGAAGTGTTATCAGAGGCAGAAAACCAATACTCAGATGAGGGCTATTATCACGAATACGAAGACTTTAAAGATTTCCTTTATACTCATCATGTTGATAGTATCGCATACTTCATTTATGGAGATAAGTATTCAAACTAATTCGTAGCCGATCAAATACCTGTTTTACTAAAATAAAAATAAAGGAGAAATGTTGAATGACATTAGAAAATAATATTAAAGATGTAATCAGTAAAAAACTTGAGGACGGAACTGTTGAACGTTTAATTAGCGAACAACTTGAAAAAGGAGTCATTAATGCATTAGATAATATGTTCAGACCCTATGGAGATGTAACAAAGGTTATCGAAGAGCAAGTGAAGTCAGTTATGGTTCCATATATCGAATCTTATGATTATTCAAAATACATAATCAAAATGGACAGCGTACTAATAGATGTGTTGGATAGTTCGGCACTCGAAAATAAAAATCTACTTAAAAATTTTAAAACAGTGATTGAATTTGATGAACAAAAAGAAATTAAAGCCTCTGAACTTTATGAAAAATGGATGAAGTATGTGTCTGAAAATGTAGACACAAGCGAGTTAGAAGTAAATACCGATGACGGAGTAAGTTATGAATATGTCGATGTTCATCTTAGTATTGACCGAGATGAAAGTAGAAGTTGGAGTAGTTACGAGTATGCCAATCTAATTTTTGAATGTGAGCAAGATGAAGACGTGAATCAATCTATTCGTCTTTACAGATGGAAAGATGAGAAGAATAAAGGTTGGGATATTGAACGACACGAAATAAGAGATATTAAATCACTTAGATATTTAGACGAATTCGAATTGTTGCTTATGAATCTCTCCCAAAACCGCACCAAAATTATTGTTGATACTGACGAAGAAAGTGATGAAGTTTTACCTGAAGCAGAACCAGAAGTGAGCTTTAGTTAATACATATTACTGTAAAACACTTGTTTTATAGAACTTGCTGCTCCTCAGGAGTCTATAAGGAGCAGCACACTTATTAATGGGTTAATTCGAGAACAATTTCAAGCAATACATCAAATAGAACTTCTTTTAATTCCCATGTTGAATCGATAAAACGACTTGGAAAGATTACATTTACGTAGAAAGAAATGCAGATTTTGCGATAGGTATTAGATAAATGAGTAAAAATGATCAAGGTGTAACCACTCCTTTATTTTGTGACTCCTACACCTTGATTTCCTAGACAAGTTTGCGCTCTATATATGAGTACATTGTTAATTTTTATAGACAGACACGTTTTTGTGAGAAAGTGTTTCATTTTAGTGAGTACAATTGTTATTTATGGACTACAAAATGATTTTAGCGAAGGAAAATGCAAAAAATATCATTATACATAGAGGCGAAATAGCATGATTAACAAGACATTAAATTATAAAAGAGATCCTAGCTTGAACAACGAAGAGATGATTAAAGAAGCAAAACTAACTAACAATAAAGAACTTAGGGATAAGATTATAAATAACAATATTCCTTTTGTTAAAAGCCTAGCTGACCGTTGGTATAAGCGTGGAGTCCCAGAAGAGTTTGATGATTTATTAGGCATGGGAATGGTAGCACTAATGAAGGCTTACTATACATATGACACGAATAAGAATATTAAATTTGCCTCATATCTTGGAAAAGTAGTATGGAAAGAATTTATGGCACATTCTAGGTACAAAAGCATGAAATGTCGTAGCAAATACTCCAGTATTAGTTTCAATGAAACTCTTCATAAAACAAAAGGAACAGTCGAAGAAAAGCTGCTTGCTGAAGTTATTCCTAATGACAGTCACTTAGATTATCTGACAGTTGAAGATGAGATGTTCAATACACATTTAGTCGAACAAATGGATGGATTGTTGGCGAAAAAGGAGAGAATTGTTGCTGACAAATACTTTTTCGAAGGGAAAAGCATATCGGAAATTGGGGTTGAACTTGGTGTGTCGCGTCAGGCAGCGCATCAAGCTTTTCAAAGAACGATTAAGAGGCTAACGCCAATATATACATAAAAGTAAAACTCATATTTTATGAAGAAAGGGATGGCATAGAACAGGGTACGACACAAAATCCATTGTAATATTCTCTCATAGATATAAAATAACCATTATAAAACAAATCTTATGGGGGAAAAGCCAATGAACAAAAGAGTAAGAACGTTGTCAATAAATGAAATGAATATCTTAATTTCTTCTTCTGCGCTAATTTCTACAATTATGCTTTTAGTTTTTTTGTACTCACCCTTTTGCGTGATCGCAGCATTGATAGTGTATTGTATTTTCTTTTTCTGGATATTTAAACTTCTTTGGATGATGTTTTATTCCAAATGGATATTGAAGTTGCCCGGAAAATCAATACTTAGAACAAGAAAATTGATCGAAGTGCATGTCGGTGATTTAGCAAAAAACGAAGCATCAAAATTCTTGTCAATAAATTCAAAATCGGTTTTAGTAGCACACCAACTAAAAAAAGATGCAGTTTTTTATTCATGGCATCGCAGCCCAGAAAAATACAAGGAATTCTTCGGTGATTGTGCAGATATTGTGACTGTGGAAGGGTTTGAGAGATTTGCACAATTGTTTAGAAACCGATCTTACAAGCCTGAAGAGGTGGAATATCCTTTAACGAGAGTGTATGTGTTCTGGAATAAACTTGACGACCACACAATTGCTAAGTTGGAGAGACATGTGAAAAGAGGAAGGTCTGCTGCTTAGTTTTAGGGGGGCAAGTATCCCCCTAAAAATTTTAGCTTTAGTGAGCATGAAGTGAAAAGATGATTAAGGGAAAAGTTATTTCTATCAAGGAAGAAGGGATAAGGTGACAACTTGGTACACAAGCGATACACATTTTAGTCATAAAAATATTATTCAGCATGAAAGTAGGCCGTTTAATTCTGTTGAACAGATGGATGAAGCTCTCATTGATAATTGGAACCGTCACATTAAAAATGATGATATAGTGTACCATCTAGGCGATTTTGTATTTGGCGGTATTTCAAAATGGGAAAATATTATTCCACGATTAAAAGGCAAGATTCATTTAGTAGTTGGAAACCACGATAACGATAAGGTATTGAAAAAGGTATCTCATTATTTTGAATCAATTGAAAACATAATCGTTAAGAAAATCGATAAGCAGCATTTGTTTTTGTTCCATTATCCCATAGAGGTTGGATTAACTCCAAATGCTTATTCAATACATGGTCATATCCACTCACGTCCCTCAAATATGATTAATCAAATAAATGTAGGTGTAGACAGCGATTTTACCAAAGAGAAGGTTGGTTTTGGAAACCCGATTCCTGAAGATGTTATTCTACGTGAACTATTGATTAGAAAAGAAGCTATATTGCAACTTAGAGGCAGTAGTAGAGGTGATCGACATAGAGATAAATAAATACATGGAGATTATGAACAATAAAAAGGACACAAAGCAAATTACAGATGAACAATATGCAAAATACATAAGCAAACTTTGGCAGTGGCAAATAAACAGCAGTACAGAATATTATCAATCGGAGGACGATCACTTTTGATGATCAATAATACATATGAAATTTCTAAACCAAAATGATATTTTTCAAATTTTAAAGAAGTCTCTCAAGAAGCATTATGGCAATTTCACGAGCGAACCCAAGATTGAAATTGATGTTGATGTAATGACTAGTAAATATGATTTTTATTCGAGAAAAATTAGTTTTAGTGGAAAGATTGTATCTTTTAAATATAGTGAGGAAATCTATAAGAGAAGACTTACTTTGAAAGAAATTGAGGGAATGATTGAATTAGAGTTAGGTGGAGAAGTAAATGTTGCAGCATACATAAATGAGATTGAAGAAGTCTTAACAAGAGATAGTTACAATAACCACACTGTTTTAGTAGCTACAGTGACAAACGAAAAACTTTCATTAGATAAAGATTGCATCATGACTTTAATTGACATAGCTATTGATATGAACGATAAAGAGTGGTTTATTGAGCTAACAAATAAATATAATCAATTATGAATTAAACTAACGTTTGACGACATCAAGAATGTAAATTATATCAAGAATAATGAGTAGAACTACATTGATACATATATAAAACTCAATGTTTATAAGGGTTTTTCGATAGTAATTTCTACGTAAAATCCTGATTTTATTCATTGCTCAATACTACTCTTATAGGATCTAAATATTATATAAATAAATATAATGAAATATATACAAAATAATAAAGCCGTGATATAATCATCTTATAGGATGTATTACATTGTACGACACTGTTGAGCTACTGTCATACTTTGATACTCATTGTATTTGGAGGTAATATCATGGCTTTAACTGTAGTGAAAAATTTAAGTGTGATTGATCTCGGATTTAGCTACACCAAGGGGAAAACAGGCAATACAATGTATCTTCAGCCTTCTATCTCCGGCGATGTTCAACCAATGTTTGAAGAAAACATCAAACCAAATGATTTTTTCTATAACGACGAATTATTTGTAGGGAATGTCGCCCTAAGGCACAGTGAGATTAAATATTTCACACTTAAAAATAATAAGAGTGAAGCGATGACTTCTGACGTTTTGCTGAAAACTGGATTAGGATATTTAAATAAAAACAACCCATTTAATATGGTAACTGGACTACCTGTATTATTCTATTTCAATCAAAAAAGTGATATGGAAAAGATGTTGGATCGAATAAACAGAGAGGATGCTTACAGCCTTAAGAAAGGCAGGGGAAATTATTCAGAAATTAAACTTCATATAAATAAATATAAACTTGTTCCACAGGGATATGGCATAGCTATGGATTATCTGCTAGACAATAAAGGAAAGATCCAAAAAGTACATATTGCAAATAAAAAGGTATTGGTAATTGACTTAGGATTCTATACGTTAAACCTTTTGGGTTTAGATAAACTAGAAATAATGAAAGAATCAACAAGCCTTCTTTTGGGTGTTGAAAAGGCATATCAGTTATTGCGTAAGTACTTAATGAATGCTATAGGCAAGGCTCCAGCTATTTATGAACTGGACAAGTATGTGATAAGCGGTATATACGAAGGACGAAATATAAAACCATTAATAGCAAAAGCATTTAAATCACTAGCGATCCAAATTCAAAATGAGGTTGACGGACTAAATATAAATTTTGATTATTATCTAATTGGTGGAGGTGCAGCACATCAGATTTATAACACACTTAACTTCAAGAATAAAGTACTTTTCGATCAGCTTTCACAAATAAGAGGGTATGAAAAAATTGGAGTTAGAGCATGGGGAAGAAACTAGTTAGCGCAAGACTCAGAAACGGAAAGGATGATGACCTCAAAATAGCACTGAGTAAACTTCCTATATATTATGATGAGAGCGACATCGTAAGAGAAGCGCTGAGACAGTTCTTATTTGGACACAAGGGTAGAAAACCTGAAATATTAGGGAGCAAAGTTGTAATTGATGATGAACTTGTTGTAAATAAAGAAGAATTAGAAGAGGTTGATTTTATATCTCAATCAGATCTCGATAAAAGCTTAGATGATTTTATAGGGACTTGAGTAGGCTTCGGCCTACAATACATAAAATGAGGAAAGCTACAAGGATTAAAATCAAAATTAAACTGAATATCTGAGGTTCTAAGTGAATAAGTGTTATGTTAATGGCATTAAATATTTGATAAAACATATCAGCATGTCATAGCCCATATTAGGCATATACTGTCTCAACGAGAGGTGATTACTGTGGATGAAAACTCCAGAAGGATTACTGTTAATGAATCAAGAATTAATGTTGTCTTTAAAAGTCAAGAAGCTTATGAAACAATATCTGAGCAAAACGAAGAAGTTCCATTAACCAGTAATCATTACGAATCCGCAGCAGACATATTTAAGGATTTAGACGAAATGATTGGCCTTGAAAAGGTAAAAGATCTTGTGTATGAGATTTATGCATTGATACAGGTGCAAAAACTTAGAAGTGAAGAAGGTTTGAAAAATAGTAGTCAGGTATACCATATGATATTCAAAGGAAATCCCGGTACAGGGAAGACGACAGTGGCAAGAATAGCTTCTAAATTGCTAAACAGAATGGGCATCCTTAGTAAAGGTCATCTGATTGAGGTGGAACGAGCAGACTTAGTTGGAGAATACATCGGTCACACCGCACAAAAAACACGAGATCTTGTTAAGAAAGCTATGGGAGGAATCCTTTTTATCGATGAAGCCTACAGTTTGGCTAGGGGAGGTGATAAAGATTTTGGAAAGGAAGCAATAGACTGTCTTGTAAAAGTCATGGAGGATAGAAGTGATGATTTAATAATTATCCTTGCAGGCTATCCAGATGAGATGGGGATGTTCCTTAGAACAAATACTGGTCTTCCATCCCGGTTTCCAATACAAATAGATTTTCAGGATTACACAACAGATGAGTTAATGTTAATTGCAGTAAAGATGGCATATGAAAAAGACTACAACATTACCTCTGATGCACTGATAAAACTAAGAGAAATAATTCAGATTGAGAAAGACTCAAGAAGTAATTTTAGTAATGCACGCTATGTTCGTAACGTGATTGAAAAAGCGATTCGGCACCAAGCTGTCAGAATAATGAGTAGACGTGTAAAAATCTCTAAGCAAAATTTAATGGATATTTTGCCACGAGATATATCAAATTCAAATATTGAAATGAATAAAAGAGAGTCTGTCATAATGCCATAAATTAAAATGTATTTGTCCATAAAGAACAATCATACTTATTCAACTTAGCAGAAATCCATTGATTGTTCTTTATGAAGCCTTATAAATATTAAAGGAGGTGAGAGGTGCAAAGTGTTCATATAGGATTTAATTAAAATCAATATTTTATAGGAAAGCGAGGTAAGCAACAATAGATAACTATGTAATTTATCACTTGCATTCTGATGATAGTAATCCATCGACATCAATGGCTGTAGACTCAGTTACTAAATTTAAACAATACATAGACGCAGCAGAGCAAGCACAGATGAGTACAATTTGTTTTTCAGAACATGGGAACGTGTTTAACTGGGTTAAAAAGAAACAAACAATTGAAGAAAAAGGTATGAAATATATCCATGCCAACGAAGTGTATCTAACTGAACATAACGACAGAGAACGAGGATTAATTCGAGACAATTTCCACTACATGCTTATAGCCAAAAATTGGGACGGTGTAAAAGAGCTAAATCGATTAACCTCTATATCTAACAATAAAGAAGATGGGCATTATTATTACAATCCAAGATTAACATTCGATGAGTTATTTAATACTTCAGACAATATCATTATGACATCTGCATGTTTAGCTTCACCACTATGGAGAGCAATAAAAAACGATAACAAACAGATGTACAACCGACTAATGGATTTCTTCATGAAAAACAAACATCGGATGTTCTTTGAAATTCAGTATCATACACATCCTGAACAAAAGTCGTTTAATCAGCACTTATACAACATTTCTAAAGAGACTGGAATTCCACTTATTGCTGGAACGGATACACATGCACTTAATCAAGCTCATGCAGAAGCCAGAACCATTCTTATGAGAGCAAAGGGTGCTACATATGGAGACGAAGACACTTTTGATTTAACATTCAAAACTTATCCCGAATTAGTTAAAATGTTTGAGGAACAAAATTCAATACCAAGAAGTGCTTACCTTGAAGCAATTCATAATACGAATGTTATGGCGAACATGATAGAAGAATTTACGATCGATTCATCTCCAAAGTACCCAAAACTATATGATGATCCAGAAAAAGTTTTTAAGGAAAAGATAAATGTTGGTGTAGTTGAAAGAGGAGTAAACAAGTTTGAAGCAGAAAAGAAACATCGTTATTTTAAAAGAATTAGAGAAGAGTTTGATACATATAAGAAAGTTGGAGCAATTGATTATATGCTGCTTCAAAAAGATGTGGTCGATTGGGCGCATAAAAATGGGATATATCAAGGATATGGACGTGGTTCTGTAAACGGAAGCTTGATCGCCTATCTATTGAAGATTACAGAGATGGATAGTATTAAGCATAAGCTAAATTTCTTTCGCTTCCTGAATCCAGAGCGCATTTCACTCGCTGATATAGATTTAGACTGGCCTCCTTCAAAGAGACAAGATGTAATTGACTATGTAGCAACTATTCCGGGTATTTACTTCTCTGAAATTATAACTTTTAATACGGTGGCTTTAAAAGGAGCAATAAGAGAAGTTGGTAGGGCGCTCAATATGGATTTATCAGTTGTAGATGGAATCGCAAAGGCTGTTTTTAAAAATGATAACAGGAAAGATGAAATCGATAAGCAATACCGCGAAAGCTATCCTGATTTATTTAAATATGTAGACTTGGTTCAAGGAGTTATTGTAAGCATAGGATCACATCCGTCTGGATATGTAGTTTCACCTATAAGTCTGCAAGATAATATAGGATTATGTTACACAAAAGAAAGTAAATATCCTGTGAGCCAGATTAATATGAAAGAGCTTGATAGCCTTAACTATGTCAAGCTTGATATTTTAGGTTTAGATAATATTGAAATCATCAATGAAACTTGTAAGTTAGCGAATATTCCTCGTTTAGTCCCTGACAATATGAACGTAGATGACGAAGAAGTTTGGAGTTCTATTAGAGAGTCAGGCTTAGGAGTTTTTCAATGGGAGTCAACAAGTGCTGGAGCATATTTAAAAGACTTGTTGAGTCCTGAAACAATAAAAAGAATAAAAGAACAATACCCGAATTTCAGCTATATCCAATTGTTCTCAATTGGAAATGCTGCCATTCGTCCTTCTGGAGCTTCGTACAGAAATGATTTATCGCAGGGGATATTTAAAGATCATGGATATGATGCATTAAACGCTCATCTGAAGAGTACACTTGGATATCTTATATTTCAAGAATCAATAATGCAGTTCTTGGTAGACTTTTGTGACTTTACAATGCCTGAAAGCGATTCTGTTCGACGAGGGATGAGTAAAAAAGAGGGTACGGAAAAAGAGCTTCCAAAGATAAGAAAAAGGTTTATTGAGAAGCTAATGCGCGATTACAGTGAGACCGAAGAAGCAGCTACTGCCGTCCTTGAACCATTTATTCAAGTTATCATAGATGCTAAAGATTATGGCTTCTCTGACAACCACTCAAACCCCTACTCTCATATCGGTTATGGTAATGGTTACTTGAGATATTATTATCCTTTAGCATTTTTAACGGTCATGTTGAACATCAACAAGGACAATATTGATAAAACTGGACAAATCATTGCATATGCAAAGTCTAGAGGTATAGAAGTTTCATCAATTAAGTTTGGTAAGTCCAATGCAGACTATTCCTACAATGAAAAAGACAAAACGATATACAAAGGGTTAGAATCGATCAAGTTTTTGAATGCAAAAATTGCTTCTGAATTATTGGAATTAAGCCAAAATACATATAAAAGCTTTATGGATTTGTTGGTAGATATCACTGAAAAAACTTCGGTCAACACTAGACAGTTGGATATATTGCTTAAACTTAATTTCTTTTCTGAGTATGGCAACAACGGTTTATTGATGGCTATATATAATGAGTTCTCTAGTGGTAAAAATCAATACAAAAAAACATATGTTGAAAAAACAAAAAATAAAAGATTGGAAGAATTGAGGCTAATAGAGTCAGAACTAAGATTGAATAATGAAATCAAAGAATTATTACCAAATGAGATCGTCATGTTCCAAAAAGAAATGTTAGGTTATTCTGATGCAAAATATCCCAAAGCAAATGCGAGTTGGTGTGTTGTTACCGACTTAGACACTAAATATTCTCCTAAGCTTACTTTATATAACCTGAGACGAGGAGAAGAAAGAATATTCAAAATGGACAAAAAAACTTTTAATACTAGAGATACGTCGCTCAAGATAAACAAAGGCGATTTGATTGAAATAACTAGTTTTAAAAAGAAGACAAGACAAATTCCTGATGGAAACGGTGGCTTTAAGCCAACTGACCAAATAGATATTTGGATTACTGGTTATTCAAAATACACAGACAAGGAGAAATTACATGGATAGTAAAATGAATAAGCAAAAAATTGAAGAAATATTAAATCGGAAACTTAGCGAGAAAGAGTATAAAGAGATTGTATCTATCGTCCTAAACAAGCTTCTAGAGGAAAGCAATAATGAACAATAACCTCGACAGATTTGAAAGCCATTATCATGAGTTTAGATTTCCTGATGCACAAGATGAGGAGGTGAATAAGTTTTTAACTTGTGCAGGGTGTAATGAAGATATTTTAGTTGGAGAGGAAATATTGATCTTGTTCGACAGTCTGAGTGTCCACGATGACTATGACTGCTTAAAGAAAGCGAATGGAGCAAAAAGAATTATTGCAGGAGAGGAATGGTAATTTGAATTTAGTTGGTCATAATATTCAACTTGTTAAAGAATTGAAGATACATACATTAAAAAGACTTGAGATGTACAATAAGTATGGATTTATAAAGGAAGAGAAGTATAAAGAACTAGTAAAACTAGAAACAGATTATTTGGATGATCGATTAAAGATGATGGAGAGCTTGCTATGAGGTTAAATCTAACATTACCTCTACCTGTTTCAATTAATGACTTATACATAAACCAATATGTGTGGGATGCAAAAATTAGAAAAAGAGTTCCGACTGGAAAAAGAATTTTAAGTAAGGAGGGAGAAAAGGTAAAAAAACAAATTATCGACGCAGCCTCAAACCAAATCAAAACTCAAGAATGGGACTATGAGTATACAAAGACACATTATCTCTATATGGACACACTGATTTATTTTAACAGAAAGGGCAGAGACGATAATAATATTTATAAATTGAACAATGATGCCCTAGAGAAGATTGTTTATGACAATGACAGTAGAATATTAACCCGAACACAGCGTATCCTTTATGACAAAAAGAACCCTAGAGTTGAGCTTACGTTTACACCCGTTGAATATATAGGAATATTTGATAACAAGGAAACATACATAGAATTTTTAGAAAATTGTAAAACATGTAGTAGGTATAAACGGAATTGTTCCATTTTGAAGGCTGCAACCGAGGGATACGTTCAAGATGAAATCGATGAAGGAAGCTGCTTCAAATACAAGCAAACAAAGATTAATGAGTGAGTAAAAGTAGTATTTCATCAGCTATTAGTAAAAGCAATCAAATTATATTCCAATAGAGGTGAAAAAACTGAATATAAAACTAACTGAAAAAAGAATGGCAGAGTATGTAGTTATCAACAAATACATAGAAGACGATTCAAACGAGTACTCTAATGAGGAGGTGGAAAGAATGGTTGTGGATTGGATGGAAGACATTATGAATAGATATACTAATGGGAGAGTAATTTGATATAATTAATAAGACAACACTATGAAATGAGTGATAATTCGTTGATCATACTAAAAGATACTGAGAAATTAAGTAGGGAACTAATGGTGGCCTTGATGGGTAAAATCAAGGCCATTGTCTACACTCGTGTATCAAGTGATATCCAAATTGATAATTATTCACTTGATACACAAACTGAAATATGTGTAAAGGAAGCGTACGAGAAATTTGGATTTAATGAAGATGAGATCATTGTTCTAAGAGAAGAGGCTGAGTCTGGGGATAATCCCAATCGTCCAATGTTGAACTATATCATTTTTTTGTTAAGTAAGGGGATTGGAACTAAGGTTATATTTCTCCACCCTGATCGTCTGAGTAGACATCTTCATCTTCAACAACAGATTACGCATAAGATATGGGAGTTGGGTTGCGACCTTCATTTTGTTGAGTTTAACTTGGACAAGAACAATGCCGAATCAATGCTCAATTACAATATTCAGGGTTCTATCGCACAATACAATAAAGCTAAAATTCTTGCCAACACAAAACGTGGTAGAACAGCGATGGTAGCCAATAATAAGATACCCGGATTAAATAGAATTTATGGATATACCTACGATAAAGATCTACATACTTTAATAGAAAACCCAAGAGAAAAAGAAGGGTATTTGGAAATGGTCAATATGATTCTTAAGGGGGAAACATTGAGTGGAATAGCCAAATATCTAGCTATAAATAAATATCACGCTCCAAAAGGAGATAAATGGTATGAAGCAACAATAAGCCGAATATTGAATAATGAAACTTACAAGGGGACTTTTTACTATGGAAAAACTGAAAGCATACAAATAAATGGAAAGAGTAGTCAGGTTCCTAAACCTAAAGAAGAGTGGAAAGTAATCACCGTACCTCAGTATATTGACGAAGCAACATTTGAAAAAATCCAGATTTGCTTGAATGCAAACAAAAAACAAAGTGGAAGACCATCTGATAACTATCTATTAAAAGGAATAGTTAGGTGTGGGAGGTGTGGCGCATCAGTATCAGGAGGAGTAACCAGTGTGACTCATAAGGGAACTCATGTATATTACACATGTACACGAAAAAGTAAAAAAGCTTTTACTTATGAGACTGGCGCAGCAAACTCTGTATGTAGAGGCTCAAACTGGAGAACTGATATGGTTGATTCAATTGTGTGGAAAGAAATTACTACGATTATCGAAAACCCAAAACATTTAATTGATAAAATGTTGGCTAGAGTTTCAGACAAAAATAAAATTAATGAAATGAATGTTAAGAGAGAATCGATAAAAAAAGATTTAGCAGCAAAAGTAAAATCGAAAGATCGATATGTTGATTTATATGCGGATGGATTCATTAAAACTAAAGAAGAATTGTACGGGAAGACGCAGCTAATTGAAGATGAAATTACTGAATTAAAAAGAGGATTGAATGTTATAGATGATAATTTGAAACTATTAAATGAACAAAATGATGATGTGAATTTAGCTCTGTCTGTACTCAAGAAATATCAGTCAATTATCAAAAATGATCTCGATTTGAAGGATAAAAAAAAGATCATGAGAATACTTATAGATAAAATTATTCTTCATGATGATAAGCGAATTGAAATATTTTATAGATTCTCGTCTTCTGATAATATAAATAAGGAAAGAGAATCAAAAAATAAACTTAGAAACATTAACTCTAGCCAAATCCATGGAAGACCAAAAAAATCAATTTATTTTGATTCTCGCTGGATACTCGGGGGAAATGGACTTTTTTTTACGAACGAATCCTGGTCTTCCTTCTCGCTTTCCAATCCAGTTGGATTTTCCTGATTATACTGTGGATCAGCTTATCCAAATTTCCGAGATGATGGCCAAGGAGCGGGATTATATTCTCATGCCTCAGTCCATAATTAAAATGAAGGAGCATTTGCTAAACGAGCGTAATGACAGTCTTCATGCATTTAGTAATGCACGATATGTTCGTAACGTGATTGAAAAAGCGATTCGGCACCAAGCTGTCAGGTTGCTCAATCAGTACCGGAGCGGGCAACCTGGCAAACAGGAATTGATGACGCTGCGTCCAGAGGATTTGAAAATGGACAAAAGATAGGCGATAATAGGAATCTGAATCACATCGAATTGTATGACATCGAGCGGGGGCCGGCCTGAACATCAGGTCGGTCTCTGTTCGAGAGTTGACATGAAAATAAAGGAGCAAACAATATGGCGAACTCCACTCATGATACACAAACCGAAATGCAGGACAAGGCGGTACTGGTTAGTCTAATTACGGATGAAGTCAAACGATCTGGCATCAATACGGAATACTCGTTGGATGAGCTGGTGAAACTGGCTGAGACAGCGGGAGTTGAAGTATTGAGCGTCCTGACACAGAATAAGGAAGCTAAGGATTCAAAATGGTTTATTGGCAAAGGAAAAGTAGAGGAATTGCGCGCAGTTGCTGAAGAATTGGGAGCGAATACAGCTATTTTTGATCAGGAGCTCTCGGGGGCCCAAGTACGGAATCTGGAAGAAAGTCTGGACCTCAAAATTATTGACCGGACACAGTTGATTCTGGACATTTTTGCTCAACGTGCAAAAACACGGGAAGGTATTATTCAGGTTGAACTGGCGCAGTTGTCATATTTACTCCCACGTTTGTCTGGACATGGAAAAAATCTCTCGCGTCTCGGTGGTGGAATCGGAACACGTGGTCCTGGTGAAAGCAAGCTGGAGACAGACCGCCGTCATATTCGTGATCGAATCAGTGATCTGAAACGCCAACTGGAGGAAGTGACCCGCCACCGGTATTTGCACAGGGAGCGCAGACAAAAGAGCGGCATTGTTCAGGTTGCACTTGTTGGCTATACCAATGCGGGCAAATCGACGCTGTTGAAGCAACTGACAGCAGCCGATGTATATATTGAGAATCAACTGTTTGCGACGCTGGATCCTACCTCCAGAACAATGGAGCTACCGAGTGGAAAAGAAGTTATTCTTACGGATACGGTTGGTTTCATCCAAAATCTTCCTCATGATTTGGTTGCTTCCTTCCGTGCTACTTTGGAGGAGGCGAATGAGGCTCATCTCATTTTGCATGTCGTGGACGCGTCTTCGGATATGCGAGACGAACAGATGAAAGTTGTAGAGACGATCTTGCAACAGCTAGGGGCTGCGGACAAGCCTCAGATCGTATTATTTAACAAAAAAGATGCCTGTACCCCTGAGCAACTGGAAATGCTTCCTTCTGGGGAGGGTTATTTGAAAATCAGCGCTTTTGATGAAAGCGATTTGCTGCGCATTCGTGAACTGATTCAAGAGCATCTGAGCGGTGATACGCTGAGATTCCGCATTCCTGCGGAACGTGGGGATTTAACCTCGGTACTTTATCGAATCGGAGATGTACTGCTGACAGAGTATGATGGCAATGATGTCATTTATGAGGTTGAAATTCAAAGAGGCGAGTACGAAAAGTATGGTCATGCACTCAGCGAGTTCACAGAAGGTTAACATGTAATGATGTTTTTGGGTCAATAAAATGATAATGCTCATCGTTCAAACTGAACAATAATATAACATGAATAGCCTAAGGCTGCGTAAGAGAGAGGGTCAAGAAGGTAAATGGTAGTTTTTAGTCCAGAAATTCAGCAAATTCAGGAAACGGCAGAACATAAAATACAAGAACGTATACAGCACATAGATCATATTGTAGATTCAAATCAGTGGAAGGTTATTCAGGCATTCCAGCGGAAGCAAGTGAGCGATTTCCATTTTGCGGGTTCTACGGGATATGCTTACAATGACCGGGGGCGTGAGGTGCTGGAGGAAGTCTATGCGGATGTGTTCGGTGCGGAGGCAGCGTTGGTGCGTCCGCATTTTGCCTCGGGTACTCATACAATTGCCACTGCTTTATTTGGTGTGCTGCGTCCAGGGGATGAACTGTTGTACATTACCGGGAGGCCTTATGATACCCTGCACAAAGTGATTGGGAAGCCCGACGACGGAACAGGATCATTGCAGGATTTTGGCGTTACTTATGGAGAAACCGCCCTGACAGCGGAAGGCAAAGTGGACTGGGAAGCGGTGGAGGCTGCGATCCATGTCAATACCAAAGTGATCGGTATTCAGCGTTCACGCGGTTATGATTGGAGAGCTTCGTTTAGTGTAGCAGATATTGAAGAAATGACAGCACGTGTGAAGGAAATAAATCCTGACGTCATTGTCTTTGTTGACAATTGCTACGGTGAATTTACCGAGAAGCTGGAACCTACTCAAGTCGGTGTCGATTTGATGGCAGGTTCGTTGATTAAAAATCCCGGTGGTGGCATTGCAGAAACGGGTGGATATATCTGCGGCAAACAAAAGTATGTAGAGCTGGCATCCTACCGATTAACTGCTCCTGGAATCGGTGGAGAAGTAGGTGCCATGTTAGGTACTACACGAGGCATATTTCAGGGGCTATTCCTTGCCCCGACACTGGTTGGGCAAGCGGTTAAAGGGAGTGTATTCGCAGCTGCGGTCTTTGAGGAAATCGGATTTGAGACCAAACCTGCCTGGCATGAAGAGCGTACGGATTTGATTCAGGCTATTTCTTTTAGCGGACCAGAGCATCTCATTGCTTTTGTACAGGGCATTCAGCGTGCGGCTGCCGTGGATAGCCATGTGGTGCCAGAGCCGTGGGATATGCCGGGTTATGAGCATCCAGTTATCATGGCAGCAGGTACGTTCATACAAGGGGGAAGTTTGGAACTATCCGCAGATGCTCCGATTCGTGAGCCTTATATTGGTTACATGCAAGGGGGCTTAACCTACTCTCATGTTAAATTTGGAGTGCTTATGGCTCTGCAAACGATGAAAGAACGTAAATTATTGTGAGTTTTTCTAACATGTCATTGACACTTTGCATCAGCTAAATGTACAATAAGGTGAATAATAGATCACTGGAAGGTTGATGACAAATGGGCGACGAAATTCGCAGAAATATGGCCTTATTTCCAATAGGTATTGTCATGAAGCTAACGGACTTGTCAGCACGTCAGATTCGTTATTATGAACAGCATAACTTGATAGTTCCTGCCCGTACATCGGGAAACCAACGTCTTTTTTCTTTTAATGACGTAGAGCGTCTGCTTGAAATTAAGGCGTTGATCGAGAAGGGTGTTAACATTGCGGGAATTAAACAAGTCATGAATCCGGTTACCAAGGAATCGGAAGAAGCTACGGTTATTACTGCAGATACGGAAGTCAAACGCCGTGAAATGTCTGATACTCAGCTTCACCGCTTACTGAAACAACAACTTGTTGCAGGCAAAAGACCAGGACAGGTATCCCTAATTCAAGGCGAATTATCACGGTTCTTCAATAAGAGATAATGCTTTGACCTATCTCTTGGTACAAGGTCGCCTTACTTTAAAACCAGGTCTCATCATTTAAGTATTTATAGAACAACTGATTCGTATATAGTCGTTACAGAAAGGGAGAGGTTAGAGTGAGTTATAGCAGAGAAGATATCCTTCGGATTGCGAAAGAAGAAAATGTTCGTTTTATTCGTTTGCAATTTACAGATTTGCTGGGCACTATTAAGAATGTTGAAATTCCGGTTAGTCAACTGGAAAAAGCATTGGATAATAAAATGATGTTTGACGGTTCTTCCATAGAAGGTTATGTGCGTATTGAAGAATCTGATATGTATTTATATCCGGATTTGGACACTTGGGTGGTATTCCCTTGGGTAACCTCGGATCGTGTAGCTCGTTTGATCTGCGATATTTACAAGCCGGATGGAGTTCCGTTTGCAGGTGACCCGCGGGGCATCTTGAAACGTGTACTTAAGGAAGCGGAAGAGCTGGGATACACTTCGATGAATGTCGGACCAGAGCCTGAATTCTTCTTGTTCAAAACAGATGAAAAAGGCGAGCCAACTACAGAACTGAATGACCAAGGCGGGTATTTTGACCTGGCTCCGATGGATCTGGGTGAAAACTGCCGCCGTGAAATTGTACTTAAGCTTGAAGAGATGGGCTTCGAAATTGAAGCATCTCATCATGAAGTTGCACCTGGTCAGCATGAAATTGACTTTAAATATGCAGATGCGATTAAAGCTGCCGACCAGATTCAAACGTTCAAGCTCGTTGTTAAGACGATTGCTCGTCAGCATGGTTTGCATGCTACCTTTATGCCAAAACCTTTGTTTGGTGTAAATGGCTCCGGTATGCACTGCAATCAATCGTTGTTTAAGGACAATGAAAATGTATTTTATGATGAAACGGACGAACTCGGATTAAGCCAGACGGCCCGCCACTATATGGCTGGTATTCTTAAACATGCACGTGCAATGGCAGCGATCACGAATCCAACGGTAAATTCCTACAAACGTCTCGTACCAGGTTATGAAGCGCCTTGTTATGTGGCTTGGTCTGCAAGCAATCGCAGTCCAATGATTCGGATTCCCGCGTCTCGTGGTCTGAGTACTCGCGTCGAAGTTCGTAACCCTGACCCGGCAGCGAATCCTTATTTGGCCTTGGCAGTGATGCTGAGAGCAGGTTTGGATGGTATCAAACGTCAGTTGGCTCTGCCAGCTCCGATTGATCGTAACATTTACGTAATGTCTGAGGAAGAGCGGATTGAAGAAGGCATTCCAAGTCTGCCAGCAGACTTGAAAGAAGCTTTGTCTGAGCTTATTCGGAGCGAAGTTATCTCTGACGCACTCGGCGACCATGCTCTGGCCTACTTCTATGAGCTTAAGGAAATTGAATGGGATATGTACAGAACACAAGTACATCAATGGGAACGTGATCAATATCTGACTCTTTACTAAAATGGGAAATCCCTTGGCGCTCTAAGCGTTGAGGGATTTTTTTGTGTGTGGGTATGGCAGAACTTTTGACAGTCGAATTATCGAAGAGGGAGGGGAACTGGAACTCTACGGTGATCATTACATGGCAAAAGGGCTAGAGGCTGATGGAATCTCAACAGATCAACTGGCTACTGGTATTGATTCAGGAACTATATTTGACACCTCGGCGGGATTTGTAACAACAAAGCATGTGTGTGGTATCTGCGGTGGTGATTATTACGGACCTTCAGCATGCTCTCACATACGTGGGCAAATGTATGATGACAAAGAGTGTCTTGTTCTAGCTGATGATGGATACATCATGGAAAATTCCATTGTATTTGATGGAGGATATGAAGGCGCTGGAATAACACGTGAATCTCTGTCGATGAAACAACATGGTGAAGCTGAACAGCAGCGACAAACTGAATACGAACCATTACCTTTAGATGCGAAGTCGCTTGATGGCGATGGACGCGTCTTTTATTTTTTCAGTAACAAAGGCGGTATGTCTGCTTTTGTATCTAAACAGCATCAAACAAAAGAACAGGCCAACACACTGGCCCAAGGAGATGACACTATGAATGAAGAACAAAAAGCTGCTTTGGCAGCAGCACAAACCCAAGCAACTGCTCTGGCAGCGGCTAATGGTGTGCTTGGACAAGTACGGGTTGCATTGGGCATTGAGAGTGATGCAGAAATTCCAGCGAAGCTTACTGCACTGAGTGCTCAAGCTGCTGACGGAGCGATGTACAAGGTAAAGGTCACTGAACAAGCATGTGGAGCTGGCGTCCGTGCTCTTGGTGAAGCCTTTAATGTAGAAGCTATGAAAACTGCATTAGCTAATTTGCCGATATCTGAGATTGAAAAGATCGGCGCAACGTATGAAGCGCAGGCACAAGCTGCTTTGGGTGGTGGTGGTCGCCATACACAAGGTGAAGATGTAAACCTTCCTGAGGGAGCGCTGAATGGAACACCACCAACTAACTCACAAAATGATGGTGGCGAGAAAACGCCAGAACAACTTAAAGCATTGGCTCGTGAAGAAGCTCGGGCGGCACTTAAGAATACAGGCAGAGGTAATCTGCTGAAGGAGGATAAATAATTATGATGCAATCTCAGTATAATGGTGCTCCTGGTCCCGGTCAGCTTATTACTCAAGAGTTTACGGAGGTTCTAGCATCTACCGACCTTCAAGCTAAACTACCAGGAGGGATTTTGCTGAAACAAGGGCAAGGAATACTGAAAAAAGGTACGGTTATCGGCAAGATAACAGCAGCAGGAGCGGATAAGGATAAAGCGGTAGCTTATAGTTCCGCAGCAACCAACGGCTCCGAAGTGGCTTTGTGCATCCTTGATAATGATCATGACACTACTCTTTCTGATGTCGGAGCTTCCGCGTGGATTGCTGGCATTTTTGATTCATCTAAACTGACAGGGCTTGATGCTGCCGCTAAAACAGCGCTGAAGCTTTGCTACTTTGTATAAGGGGGATAAACATAATGGCAAACGTACTTGATCCATATTTCCTTACGGAAGTCGTTCAGAACATTCGGACGGATATTAACAGTTTTCGCGGGGCTCAATTGCTGACCAATGGCGTTGACTTCAAACCTGAACTTGGACTCACCATCGAATATGACATTACCTATGACGACACGGGGATGACGCCTGCTACCGGGCTGAATGATCCTTCGCCAATTCATACGGCACCCGTGGTGAAACATATGAACTTCACGAACCAAGAATGGAGAGAAAAGTCCATCATTGATCGTGAAAAGATTGCTACGTTGAGAAAGCCAGGTAACAACTTACAGCAACAATGGGCAGAGGAGTACATGGTAGATCAACTGGTCAACTTGAATATGCGGCTTGAGACACGTTTTGAGTGGATGCGTTGGCAGTCCCTGACCGGCAATCTTATCGTTCCAGCTACAGCAAACAAACCTGCCAGAACGATTGATTACGGCGTCCCTGCCACTAACAAGCCAACGGCAGATGTGCTCTGGAGCAATACGACAACCGCTGATCCGCTGAAAAACTTGGATGAGTGGCTCCTTCTATTCCGGGGAAGTGGTGCAAGAGGGGTTAAGATTCTGGCCAATAAAAAGGTAGACAGCTACATGAAACAAAATGAGAAAATTCGCGAATTGATCAGATACACATATGGCAAGGATGTTGTAACTGATGGCTCACTTTCTGAAATTGTCAGCCAAAATTTGAGCGGGCTTCAGTATGAAGTTTACGATGGTGGCTACATTGACGATACCGGAACGTTTTATCCTTTCATTCCTGATAATGCCGTAATTATTATCGGTCAAGGTATGACAGGTTCTATTATGGATCTTGTTACAAGTCCAAATAACTATGAAGACATTTTCACGGGCCATACAGGGAAGTTTGCTCTCACCAAGCTAATTCAAGGTGACCCCGATCAATGGCAAGTGATTAACGGTGCTACTGTTCTGCCGCGACTGAAATACGTCAACTGGCATATCTTCGCTACAGTGGCGTAAGGGGGAGAATCAATTTATGACAACTGTAAAAGTATTGGTTGATGCTGTTGGGCAATACAATGCCGGGGACATCGTAACAGATGCCCCCGATGGTCTTGTAGATATCGCAAGGAAAGAAATTCGTAATGCGGCAACCGGGCAATTGCTTGCGGAAATTGTAGATGGTAACGGGGCTCTTGATGGTTCTCCTTCAGAGCGGGAGTTGCGACTTCAGGCCGAATTAGAACAGTCCAAAGCGCGAGAAGCAGAATTACTTGAGCAAATTGATATTCTTCAGTCCGACGGTGAGTTGAAAGAATTGAAAGCCTCAGCTAAGGAATTGAAAATACCCGGATACACCAAAATGAGTATTGAAGAATTGAAACAGGCTATCAGTGCTGCTGGCGGTGGAGCAGATGGCAACTAATAAGATACTCACTACAGAAACATATCACGAGGAGATTAGAGGGCGTCTAGGCGTTGGTGAGGATGTAATATCCGATGCTGACATAGACGCTCTTTCTGTTTTACCCATTGGAGAATCGAGGATTGTAAAAGCCGCTCCTGATTATGCTGAGTTAACTGGTGATGATCAAACTTATGTATATGCAGCAGCCGTTTGTATGGTTGCTGCCATACTGGCCCCTTCCATGACAGCGAGAATCAAGAAATCTAAAAAGGACTTTGACTTCTCTTTTGAAAATCAGGTTGTTGATTGGAAAAAGTACGCTGTTCAGCTTGTTGATGAAGCCTATGAGTTTATCGAGTCCATATCAACTGTACAGAATGGGACAGATGTTCCGGTATTCGGTGTAGCTGGGCCGACCCGGGCGAGAGAAAGGCGGCGTCACTAATGTTTAAAGACTTCGCTCATAGGCATTCACCTTGTACTGTCAATGGTGAGCCCGATGTCGTTATATTGTCTAGGGAAACGAAAGCCACAACGGTTATCGGAAAAGAGTATATGTACAATGGTTTGTTTTCTTCGAAATCATCTGTAAAGCCGGGAGATATAGTTCAGAACGAATCGTCTTATTTGCTACAGACTCTACGTACAACAACTGAGAAGGACAAGTACTGCTCTCTGATTAAAACGAACGCTTTAATCGAGGTGCAAAGATACCAGCAAGCTTATGATGCCAACGATAACCCTATAGGTGATCCTGACTTTGTATCTGTTGCTGCTGATATTGTGTGCTTTGCACAGTATGTCACAGCACAATTGCGACAACAGGAGCCGGGCTTGCTGCCGAGTACTGTGTTTACCTTGCAGTTACAGACGACAGTCGATGTAAGAGACCCTCAAGACTCAAGTCTATCCGCGCCTGACCGGATTGTAATGGGCGGGAAGACATACCAGGTAGATGTGGTAGATAAGATCAAGTACCCTAATCTGCTATACGTTCAGCTTTCGGAGGACCGTCGATGATTACGGGCTATGATGCAGCGCGGGCCGCAAAGGATCTGGAGAATAAATTGGCTGTTGAAATTACAGGATTAACAAAGTTGGTCATGCTTACGGCTAAAAGCGGCATACGGTACTATCCGGCAGTTCGGGACCACTTGGAAATGCACATGTTTGTCCTGGCGAATCAGATGATTTCAGGCGACATCACCGCTGATTACTGGCAGGCGTGGCTTGAACAATTCGGTAAAGGCTCCAAGATGGCAGACAGCAGCCAGAACCCCGGCCTGATTACTTACATGAACAGTGAAGCGTGGAACCGACTCAGAGCCAAGGGTGATCGAATTGTCGTAGGTCGCTCTCGTGGTAAGTACCGAGCGATAGACGGAACGATGAGGGAATCTGGCGGCGGGTATGCAGGCGTTGACCTGGAGAAACTGGCGGAGCGCGGTGATATTGATGCGTCATTCAAAGCTACACCGCCGACCTACTTTCTGCGCATCGCAATCCAGTCCAACCGCAAGCGTATCTTGGACGGTATTAGCCGTGTCATAACCGAGTTTACGTATCACAGATACTTCAAGGAGGTAAAGGAGTGAGCCTGCAACTTATTGATGCTATTCATAACAATTTGAAGGCAGATACTGAGCTTATGGCAATGTTGAAGCTCACTCCTTCTTCACAAACTGAAGAGGTCACGAAGCGACTCACAAGAGGATTAGAACCGGAGATAACAATTAGTAGGGATACAATCCCTCACATTTGCATGTACGTTATGCCGGGACGGTTTGCAGCTAATCCCTTAGTATTCGAGGGCAAGTTTTGTCTTGATTTTTATGGGAAAACAGCGCATGAATCAAGGCTTCTGTTTGAACGTTCATTCAAGCTTATTCACGATAGAAGGTTATCTGCTCAGGGGTTTATGTCTTATCTTTGCGTGCTGGCCTATGATTCAGATTTTGCTACTGGTATACAAGGGGCCAAGGGGTACAAAGCAATTTTCGATGTTGATTACTTGAGAATGAATTGAGGTGAACTAAATTGGCAGAAGCAGCAGTATGGAAAGCAACGGGAAGATCTGGTGATCACAATGGCGTTAACCATGTTGAATATGAGTTGCTTGATTCAGCGCAAAAGAGAGTTTCCTTGGCTAAAACAAATGTGTCCAGCATTGAAAAGGATGGGGTTAAAATTGAACCCGATGATCAAGAGACTCTATGGTTTAGCGAAGCAAATGCAACCAAGAAGTACAAATTTAATGTAGTTACTCTTGCTGGTACAACTTATGAAGCCGAATTGAATTGGACTCAACCTAATCCTCCTAAACCAGAACCTACCGAGTGGGATACGCTGATTGCTGAAAAAATCACGCTTGCTAAAGGATTGGGTATTATGGGTGTTTGGAATCCGAAAGAGGGCTACAAGCTCACTAAAGAGTACGGACGAATTGCGGAGATTGATAAGCGTTTATGGGAACTGGTCAAATAATCTGATCGGTTCTTTTTGTATTCACACATAAGGAGGATGAAACTATATGCAACCTTTAGTATTTGATGGTGTGGGGTCAGCGCAGGTTTATGAAGAAGGCGGAAGGCTCAAGTTTCTTGATGATAAAATCACAAAAGTAACTTTGCAGTTGCAGTTTGATTGGGACAAAGTAATGGGCGGCGATAGTGGGTACGCATTCCACTACACTGCTAAGGATTTAGGGGATAAAGCCTCTATGGAGGTTCCTCGTTATTCAGACATTCTCGCTGAGTTGTCTCAAGGGGCCGAATCAGAAAAAGGTACGGTTCAATTTGACGAAGTGGAGCAAGGATTCTTGACTGCTACGGATGGTTATCAGCTAAAAGCGCCTTCAAAGTATAGCGGAACTTTTGTCGCTAAGAGTGACCGTGTGTATTTAAAAGATACTGCCTCAGGAGAACTCACTGAACTGACTCGTGTAGCATCTGCTCCAACAGCAGAACAGTATGTAATTACCGAGGGTAAAATTACATCTGATGTTGCAAACGAAGGGAAGTTAATCACTGTTACGTTCAAATGGTCAAAGGAGAATGCTACAAGAAGTAGCTTAAGCGGTAAACGCCGTCCGAAACCATTTAAACTGGTACATCGCTTTTCATTAACCGATGATCGGAACGGCAAAGAAGTCCCTTGCCAGCTCACTATTTGGAAGGCTCTCGGCGGCGGGACTTTGGACGTGTCCCAAGAGCGCAAAAAGCCAACCACCAATACATTGGCGCTGGAGATTATGGAGCCGGATATCACGCCAGAGAATCCTAATGGATATGCAGTGGAAATCATTTTCGGTATCTAATCAATTACTAACTCAACCCCCTACCTGAGCGATAGGGGGTACATACATTGAGGAGGAAATACAAATGACAGACAAACAATTGGATAAGACGCTTAATGTCGGAACTGAAATTCGATTAGCAGAGGGCATCAAAAAGCACGTGAAGATCGGTACCATTGCATTGATCCGTCAGGTTCGTGAAGAGATGGACGGTGTAGCACACAAGTTTTCGTTTTCTATCGGTCGCAAGAAATGGGAAGCTACCGAGGAACGGGAGGCTGTTGACTGGCCTAAAGTGGAGGAAACATACAAAAAGGCGTTTAATCTCGTGCTGGTTGAGGAAATAACGGAAAAAGAGTACGAACAGATTGACCAGGACGGTATTGCAGAACTGGATGATTTGTTAGACCGATTTCTATTCTGAGTCGTTCCCTCCAGATGAAGAGTCGGATGAGGAAGATGAACAGGAGGAGTCTAATCCTGCCGAGAATGATCATGAGACGGACTGGTTAGAACTTTGGGCTTTATGCGTGAGTAATGGTATTTCTGATTCGGAGTGGCCTAATATGACTATTCCGAAAATCAGAGCTTTAATGAAAGCCAAGAATAGAAACCGGGAATTTGAAATCATTCTTCACGGTGGCAATGTGGAAAACAAAAAACCGAAGAGGGTCAGGTCGTTATCTGATCTTGGTTTCTTCGCTAAGTAAAACTAAGAGGCATCCGCAATCATGCAGGATGCCTCTTTTTCTGTATTCAGGGCAGGAAAAGTTTCCTGAACCCTATGAGAGGTGAGCGTAGTGGCAGATTTAAGTAAAGATGTAGTAGGTGCGCGTATAAGCTTGGATACCACCAAGATACTACCTGCTTTCAAAGTAATAGACAACGGAGCAAGGGAGAATGCTGAATCCTTTAAGGTTTTAAATTCTGAACTGGGGCTAAGTGAGAAGAATTTTAAATCCTTAGCCAGTAGTGCGGATAAGTTTGCTTTGAGTGCAGAGGACAGACGGAAGAAGATTCTCGCTGAATCCGAAGCTCTTGTTAAGCAACGTACTGCACAGGCCGAATTAAATACGGCACGGAAGAATCAATTAGATCAGGCCAATAAGGTAACCGACGAGAAGCTTAGAGCACAGCAGGCCATTGTAAAGAAGCGTGAGGATGCAATTGAACAGCAGGAACGAGAGCATCTAAAACGGATGGAAGCCCTTCAAAACAAGGCGACATCAACCGGACAGAGAGCTGCTAAAGTTTCAGGGGCGGGAACGGATGATAAGACGCGTGAACGTGTCCTCATGCAAGAACAGGCTATCCGTATGAAGTTACAGCAAATGGCTGATAAGGAAGCACAGCAAGCAAGGAAGAACGCTCAAGACTATGAGAAGTTCTGGATTAATGCTTTACGGACCAGGGAGCAGAAAGAGGCACAAGTACGAGAGAAAGTCCTTCAGGAAGAACAGAAAATCAGGCGTTCATTAAGTCAAACCGAAACGCAGATGAAGCAAACCTTTAACATTACGCCAAGTTGGATAGGCAAGCTTGGGGATATGGCTACCCATGCCGCTGTATTCCACACGGCATATGCAGCTATGCATAAAGTACAGGAAGCCTTAAGAGAGGGCATAGTCGGCATTGAATCTAATATGGCAGGCTACGTCCAGACGAATGAGCATTATTTCCTTGAGTACAACGAGGGTACTAAGGAAATGGTGATGAACACTGAGAAGCTGCACGACGAGACAACCAAATTTATCAGGACGGCTCATGATCTTGGTTCTGAAATTATGGACGTTACCGAATCAGCGCGTCTTTGGGGCCGGATGTATAAGGATGCAGGCGTAGTACAGGAAATGGTGCGTAAGTCTACAATGCTTTCCACTGTTGACCTTGTATCCTTGGAAGATGCGACTAAATCTATGGAGTCTACCTTTGCTCAATACGGTGTACAAATCAAGGACAGTAATGACGCTATGGTGCTTGGTGGACGCGTTCTGGATTCTTGGTCCAAGGTTGCCCATGATACGATGGCCCCGGCTAGAGACTTGGGAGCTGCCTTTGAACGAACAGGTAAGATAGCGGCGGAAACTGGCGTTTCATTTGACTTTATGAATGGCTTAATTTCAGCCGGCATACGTAACACGGCGCTGAGTGGGGAAAACCTGGGTAACATGTGGAAGACAGTTCTGGGTACGATCCGTACAGATAAAGCCGTTGCAGAGATTGAGAGATTAGGAGTTCAAACAAAAGAAGTTGTAAATGGTACAGAGCAGTGGAAAAGGGCAGAAGATATTCTGTTAGAGTTATCGACCAAAGTAATCGACAAAAACTATGACCTTACGAAATCCTACGCGGATATTTCCCGCGGTGTTTACCAGTACGCTAAATTGGCTGCTTCCTTAAACGCAGGGGATATCTTGCTGGGTACAGCAGCGTCTATCGGTTCCACCGGATCAACAATGGAGTACTTGAAAGTTCAGATGGATACCATTCAGCGTAAAGCAGCTCAAACGAAGGCTTCCTTACTGGAAATATTCAACAACGCAGGAGACGACGGGCTTCGACGCATGATTAAAGATGTGTTGGATGTAATTGATCAGCTTTTAATTGGGCTTACCAAAGTTCCGGCAGGAGTATTTGAAGGGACAGCAGCTATTGGTGGATTACTGCTGGCATATAAGGCATTAAGTGGTCCGATCATTAATGTGATTGAAGCAGTCAAAGTGTTAACAGCGGCAAAAACAGCGGAAACAGTTGCTGTATCAGCAAATACTACTGCTAATCAAGTCAATATTGTTTCTGCGCAAGGATCGACCCTTTCGACTGTCTCGAGAACTGCTGCAACTGAAGGAGCTACGGTAGCACAGGGAGCATTAACATTAGCTACGGAAGGCGCTACAGTAGCGACCAATTCCCTGTCCGTTGCTCAAGCAGCTGCCACAGTAACCACAGCAGCAGCTACAGCGGGAATATCCTTAATAGCAGGCGCTATTGCATTGTACGCCTTCCAAAGCGGAAAGTCAGAAAAGGCGAGTAGGGAGAGAATTCAGTCTTTAAAAGATGAAATTGGTGCATCACAACAAATGATGGGTCAGTATCAGAGACAAATTGATTTACTACCTAAATTGGTGAGTGCTCACAAGTCGCTAGAACAGTCCCTCAATGTAGGAAACTTATCATTAGAAAAAGAAACAAAGATTAAGAAACAGTTAGATGAGGTATCAAAAGCTTTAGTAATCACACTCGGAGAAGAAGGGGCCAGACGTTTATCAGCAAACAATTATGATGATTCTGCTGTCAAAAAAGAAATCGAGAATCTAAATAAACTGATTGAAAAGAAAAGAGAGGCAAGCAGACTGACTCTTCTTGATCAACAGTCTGAAATAATGAGACAGCAAAAAGCTAATTCTTCAGAATTAGCTAAAGCTCAAGAGAAGCTAGCTGCAACCGAAGCAGAGTTAAATGAGCGAATAGAAAAAAGAATGGGTACTATGAAAAAGGAGGAGCAAGTCAAGGATGCTAAGGAAGCAGTTCATGCCCTGATTACTGAGAATCATAAGCTTGCTGAATCTTTAGCAGAAACCCAAGTGCAGTTGACCCAAATTGCTGTTGATGGGTTCGATCAATTTTCTGGTAATGCAGGTACAGCAGCCGAAAGTGCCAAAACCCAAGAGGAAGCCCTTGCTGATTTAAGAGAACAGATTCAGGGGAATGGCAAAGCGATTTCTGAGATGAACACTGCTCTAAATGATCTTGCCAATAAACAGTCCATGAACGCAGAAGCTGCGGCAGAATTAATTCTCAAATACCCTCAATTAGCTTCGGAGATTTACAAAACATCTGAGGGATGGGCTTTTGAAAAGAATGCTCTCGAAGTTGTTCGAAAAGCTAAAATACAAAAGGCTATAGATGATCTAAAGTCAGAAAAGGCGTCCAGTTTAAGTACAAAACTTGAATCTGATGATCGTATCGCAGTTTACATTAAAGAGGCTGGAGCGATTAAAAGTCTTGCTGAATTGAAAGCTAGATTGAATGGAGTTATGGCTCAGAGTTCATTAGATGTTTTTAACAAACAAAAAGAGCTAAACAACATGACCGGAGTGAAATCTTTCTTAAGTGCTCCTTTTCAGAACCAGTTAAACCAAGATAAGAAAAACATGGAGAAAAGCAAAAAAGATATAGGCGAAATATATAGTGGATACGAGAAAGATATGAAGCAGTATGACACTCAGATTAATGCTTTAACCAAGCTATATAATGATCCAAAATTTGGTGTGAGTTCTTCTGGTTCAAAAAAGGACAAGGGGAGCGGGAGAAAAAAAGGGAAGAGTGATTCAGAGAAAGCTGCTGAAAAAGCAGCGAAGGATGCCTCAGAAGCCCGTAAGGATGCTTACTCTGACGACTTGGATAATTTCAAATATATAGCTGAACGCAATGAATGGTCCATAGACCAACAGGTAGCAGGATATAAACGATTGGCTCAACGGCATAAGCAGTACCTCTCAGAAGACAAGGATGCAATGAAGCAATGGAGCCGCGATGTTCAGAAACTGACTGATTCCAGATTTCAGGAAGATGTTGAGAATCTTGAGCGAAGAAGCGAGCGCATGCGGCAGGCCAATAAACAGGAAATTGAGATGGTTAAAACCAGCCTGGATTTCTACAAGAAGGAGCAAAATAAAAATTATCTGCTTCCTGCTAACCGTAGAGAGATTGCCAAACAGATCTATGATTTAACCGTCAAATACAATGAGCTTCGCTATCAAAACAGTGAGAAGTGGATTGATAAAGAGACTTCCAAAATGGAGATGGCAGGTCAAAGCCAGATTGCTATCCTCAAAATGGAATATGACGCTTATATGCGTATGAGCAAGGCTAAAGATCGTACTGCTGAGCAAAGCTTTGAATTGCAGCAGAAGATTTACGAGAAACGTAAAGCTTTGGAAGATGAGTTTTTGTCGGACTTCCAGAAAAGAATCAATTACCAGAAGAGTATGGAAGCCATGTCTGTTTCTGATCAGCTTAATGCATGGACAAAAATGCAGGCTCTTTACAAAGAAGGATCAGAACAGCGGATGGAAATTGATGTACAGATCCATGACTTGAAGAAGCAGCTTATGGAGGATCAAAAGAAGGTTGCTGCCGAAGCGGCTAAAAAGGAGAAGGAGGCACTTGAAAAGACTCGGGATGAGGAAGTAAAGCGTATTGAGGCGGAACGTGATGCTTTTATTGAGGCTCAGGACGCTAAAATTAAGGCCATAGACGACTTGCTAGCCAAGATGCAGACAGCTAATGAAGACGAGGACTATGATCGTGCTATGGCAGAGAAGCAAGCACGTCTTGCTTTGCTCCAATCCGCCGTTGGTCCCGAGGGTATCGCTGAGCGCAAACAAACCGAGAAAGACATTGAGGATATGCAACGGGAACATAACCGGACGCTGGCAAAGCGCGGCTTGGAGGATCAAAAGAAAAAGCTTCAAGATGAGAAGACTGTGCGAGAAAAGGATTACAATGAACAGATTGAAGCAGCAAAACAGCACTACGATGAACTCACCAGTAAGTTCGATGAGTATTCAGATGGTGTTGAATCCAAAGCTGAAGATCTGAAAAATACGCAGATTTCAAAAGAATCTGAGAAGAACGCAGAAATCTTGCGCCAGTTGGATCAATTCATCTTAGACTATCAAATGAAAATGGCTGAAATAAATGCCACTTCATTGTCTGCATCCTTGGATACAGGTTCCCAAATCTCTGAAAAGGACAGTGACTTGGAGCGATATAATTCCAATATTGATAAATGGTACTCGGCAGGCACTGCTGAGAAGGGCAAGCTGCACGAGGAAAATGCTGCTCTGCGGAATAAGTATGGCATCAAGAAGGACACTGGCAAGCTTCAAAAATTCCATTCTGGCGGGATCGTTCAGGGGGATCGAGGTGCAGAGGTTCCGGTAATTGCAAAGGCTGGTGAAATGTATCTGAACGATCAACAGCAAAGTAACCTGTTTAACCTCATTAGTTTCAAAATGCCAAGGCTTGATTTCTCTATGCCGAATTTCTCCATGGCTTCGGGGGAGGGGACAAATCCGCAGTATAACAACAATTACTACACAGTAACTTCAGGAGATACTTATATTGAAGATGAGTCCGCAGCAAAGGTGTTTTGGACCGAACGAGATAACCTGGTGCGGAGGTTGCAAGCGAGGGGAGGTAAGTCTTAATGATCGACGCAACGGCAGATGGAAAGTCTTTTAAATCCATTGGTTTGGGGTTGAAAAAGCACAATATACCCGTGCTACCGCCTACGAAAGATCATTCTCTGGAAATAGCTGAGCGTGATGGGGAATTGGATTTTGGCAGCACTTACGGAGCGCGAACAATCAATCTTGAATGCGTCCTAATGGCTGATGATACAACCCTTGATTACCATAGGAGAGTCGCCCAAGTGGCGGCTCTTTTTAATGCCAAAAAAGGGGATATCGTATTCACGTTTTCGGACTTACCAGACAGGCGATATATCGGACGTTATGCCGGAACATTGGATATCGAAAAAATACTTTGGGATGGAGAACTGACTATCCCGATTAAGATGGGTGAGCATCCGTTTCCAGAGTCGGAGGAGAACATAAAAGAGATAATTATCACACAGTCTCCACAAACAGTGCCAGTTATTTCTACAGGGGATGAACGGGCGAGTCCTGTAATAGTTCTTACCAACATCGGAAACAACGACATACGGAATTTTCGTATTGCGAATGAGTACCAAGTAGAATAGGAGGTCTTTATATTGGCAGACATAATTTTGAGCAAAAGCAACTGGTGGAAAACAGCCTGTATTAATGCAGCCTTGCGCGGGATTAACTTTGCATCCCCTCAGACGCTATACATCGCCTTGTACACCAGTAGCCCAACAGATGCAGACACAGGACAGGAGGTAAGCGGAGGGGGCTATGCGCGCCGTGCTGTGACGTTTTTTGAACCAGTTATAGCGGATCGGTGGGCAGTTGTAGCCAGCATATCCGACGTGGTTTTTCCCATTGCGTCGGCCAAATGGGGGTTAATCACTCATGTCGGCATAAGGGACGCTGCAACAGGTGGCAACCTGATCTATTATGGGGCTATCACTACGCCGCGCACAGCGGAAACAAATGATACGCTGCGGTTTTTAGCCGGACAACTTAAAGTTAACGAGGGGTGAGGAGCTTGGGAAAAATGTATCCACCAGTGGTGAACTCTCCTAAAACAGAGTTGACCGAATTGATTACGGACAAACAAACGGAAATTACTGTTGCTAATGTGTCTGTACTGCTTCAAGGCGAAGGTATTGCTGTTTTGGGCAATGGAGATGCAGCAGAGACGATTACGTATACAAGTGTGGAAGATAACGTGTTGAAGGGCTGTGTACGTGGTTTTGAAGGTGTTGCCCGTGCTTGGCCTGTTGGTACACGGGTTGCACGGAACTTTACGGCGGCAGACTTCAAGGCGGCTCAGGACAACATTATTGAGATTGATGGAAAAGTAACTACCCTTAGCACTACGGTATCTGAAAAGACTCAGAATGCTTCCTTAACTAAAAAGGGTGTCACTCAACTATCCGAGGCTGTTGACGGAACGCGGAATGATATAGCAGCTACAGAGAGTGCAGTAAAAAAAGCTTATGATCTGGCTAATGGGAGGGAAACACCATCTGGAGCGCAAGCAAAAGCAGATGGTGCAAAACTATCAGCTCAGGCGTACGCAGATATAACTTTTGTCAAGCTAGCAGGGACGCAGAATATTGAACTTGGGCTTAAGAACAATTCTCAAAATTCACCTGCATTTATTGATTTCCATTGCAGCAGTGTAGACAACGATTATGATGCCCGAATTATGGTAGATGGTTCAAATGGAGATACGGGAGGAGGGACAATTCAATTATTTGCCAAGGGTGTTTCCTTTTTTATCCCATCAGGGCGAGTAGATGCTAATGAATTAAAGGATTTATACACTGGATTAGGAAGCCCCGAAGGAATTAGAGCAGCTCCTGTAGGCTCTTTGTATAGACGTTATGACGGCGGTTCTAGCTCAACGTTTTATGTGAAAGAAGCGGGAGGAAGTGGAAATACAGGCTGGAGGGCAATCTAATGTTAAAAAATTGTATCGTATTACACGGTGATGTGATTAACATCGGGCCTTGGGATTATCAAAAACAAATAGTGCAGATAGGTGTAGTTGATGGACAAGCAGTGTACGAAGAACAGACCACGAACCCATTACCTGAAGGGGCAGTGATTGAGGAACGAGAAATCGAAACTGCGCCCGACGGCGGTCTGATTGTAAAAGGTTCTGCACAACCGACCAGTGATGAACTTCTTGGGCAGGAGCTTGCACAAATTAAACTCCGATCGATGCAGCAGCAGGAATTACTCAACAATATGGGTGCGGAGTTGGCAGCAGCGCGGTTAGAAATTATTTCGTTGAAGGGAGAGAGTGGATCATGAGATTTTGGACGATTGCATTTAATCAACGTTGGGTGACTGCGGAACAACTCAAAGGTGCTGTGAAGACGGAAACCAATCGGTTTGGTGAAATCACGCCAGAGGAATACAAGACCATTACAGGCTTGGACTTTGCGTAGGAAAAGTTTCCTTAGCAAGTTAGGAGGACGCTATGTTTAATGGTGGATTTAATAGCCTTGGTTTTAATACAGGAGATGTAGAAGGGAACATTATTGACCTTTCTGCATCTCTTTCTGGTTCTGGACAAATGTATTCCAGAAAGATAGAAACGGACGGAGTCGATAGCGACAATGCTTTTAACCTAATGGCCTTCAATGTCACAGAGCCGGGAACGGTCACTGAATATATATTGGACTTTAATTTAGATATGACAGCAACGGCTAATCTGTCCGGTGAAGGTCAGGCGCAGGCCGATTTTGTCCGTGAATATGCCTTGGAAGCTGTACCGATGTCGGGCGAGGGACGTATGACAGATGCAGTATATATCCGCGAAATCTTGGTGCAGGCTGTACCTATGTCCGGGGAAGGAAGGATATTGGCAGAGTTGTCGAAATTCCATACCGACTACATTGAATTCACGGATGTGTTCAGGCCGGGAGAGGTAATTGTCATTGACTCAGGAAAATTCAAAATAACGAGAAATGGTAAGAACGTTTCCCATCTATATAACGGAGACTTTTTCGACTTGAATCTTGGGAACAATAATCTGACCTGGACGGACCCTGAGACAGGCCGGACGGTTTTGTTCCGTATTACACACCGAGATAGATTCTTATATTAAGTGAGGTGGAATATGCCTACTCCAACTATGCAAGTATTTGATAAAAACATGAGGCGCGTTGGGACGCTGGTGGACTCTTATGACATTCAGCGGCGGCGTAGGATCAACAGCGACTATGAATTAACCTTCATGGTTCCAATGACCAGTGAGGATTATCGTGAAAAGATAGCAATCAAGGGCCACGTTCGGGATGAGCGTGGTCAATTTTATGTTATCCAATCCCGAAGCCGGTCACGCGAAGGCCGAAAGCTGACTGCAAATATCTATTGCAATCACGTTATGTTCAAGCTCAATGATTACAAATTTCCGTACGCTTCATACATTGCTGAAGCCTATGGTATCCATATTAATCAACTCACAGACCTGATTACAGCTGCTACAGGCGGGAGATTCAAATTTGTAATCCATGACACATTCGATTTGCATGATGTCAAAGACTTCGGGCGTGGGACGTGCTTGGAAGCTCTCAATAAGATCGTACAAATGTATGAATGTGAAGTCGAGCCGGATAATTTTGTAATCAATCTGAGAAAAAAGATTGGGGCTGATAATGGACTACAATACAGACTCAAGAAGAATATCGTTTCTAGCTCATTCAAGGATAAAGGGGAATCCCTTGTAACCCGCATGTTTTCGCAGATGAAGGATGGACGCACCTTTATTGGAATGGATGCATCTAAACTGACGGACGAGGAGCGGAGTTTGCTTTCCGGTGTGCCGGGAACGATCGTAAACGGGAAGCTCGCTGTTAACTATTTAATTTCTCCTTATGCCCAATATTGGGCCAGTGATTCCGTACCGTTTTATGATGGCGAGATTATAGAGCAGGACATTGAGGAAGCGGAGGACTTGTTGAAGGCTACGCGGAAGGCTCTTGCCGAACAGGAGAATGTAACGCTGGAGGTAACTGTATCAACAGCAGACTTGTTTAAAATTGATAACTCGGAACCGGAGCCACATTTGGGTGATGCTGTAATGTGTATTGATCCAGCGATGGATATGAACAAACTCAAGGCCCGAATCATAGAACTTACAGAGTATCCGTATAGTCGCGACAAACATTCAGAGCCTACCATATCCAATGTAAACCTTCGCGACTATGCCGACATTATCAGTGACCTAGAGAGAAGCAAAAACATTGTTAACAACTCATTCAGCAATGGAAAGATTCGGACAGAGGTTTTTGAGTCTTATGCCAAACAAGCTGTCATTGATATTAACAATAGCAAAACCGAGTTGATATACCCACCAGAAGGCGGTATCTTGGCTCAAGAAAAAACGAATCCATTGGAACAAGTTCGTCTGACCTCAAAGGGGATAGGCATATCAACAGATGGATGGAAAACGATCCGTGCTGCTATAACCGCTCGCGGAGTATTGGCAGAACAGATTATTGGACAACTTGGCAGCTTCGTTTCTTTGGTTATTGGTAGTGGTAATAACGTGACAAAGATCAACACGAACGGTATCAGCGCAGGTCATGACGATTACAACAGCGCACCATTCCGGGTGGATATGCAAGGTCATATTATAGCTCGTTCCATTGAATTGACAGGGAAAATTGATAATTCAGAAATGAATGCTTCAGTTATTAGGGCTAGTACAGTTAATGCAAGTACGATACGTGGTAGTAAGTTAATCGGTAATGAGATCGAGGGCGGTATTATTACAGGAGCCTTGTTCCGTACAGCCAAGGAAGGCCGCAGGATTGAAATCAACTCTACCGGATTGACAGCCTATAACTCATCTGGCGGGGAAGCTATTTCCTTGGGGCAATCAGGAGACGGAGGTGCTTTGCTGTTTATGGACAATGGTAGCCCAAGGGGATCGGTTTATGGGGATTCAGAGGGCTTTCACTTAGGAAACATGGCATCTATTATTATTCGGTCCGTAGACGATGCTACGTATTTTCAAGGGGAAGTTGATTTCAATTACGCAACTGTGACCGGACTTGATTTAAAAATGCAGAGTATATCTGGTTTGTCTGATAAATTATCAGATATTGATAAGCGAATCTCAGAAATTTATAGTGAATTATTCACTGATATGATTACAAACGCATCATTCGATCCGTCAAGCCGAAACTTGAAACTGTACAGTGCCGCCCGTACTGTAGCTACGGTAAATATACCAGCTGGAGGAAGCTCAAGTAGTTCGTCAGCATAATGTTTACTGCACCTTCTACTGATGGTAATATTAGGGCATATATACTACATAGGAGGCACGGTTCATGAAAAAATGGTCTTATTTACTTAGTGGTGTGTTGATCGGTGCAGTTGTTGCTACGGCTGGTAGTGCATTTGCGGATCAAATTAAATCTTTGGTCGGGGAGAAGGTCGCTGGGGAATATGCTGTCAAGGTTAACGGCAATTCGCTCGTTGAAAATGCGATTGTTGTTGACGGAAAAGCACATGTACCTTTACGAGCCGTTTCCGACTCTTTAGGAGCTGGTTTAAAGGTGGACGGAAAAACGATTCAAATTACTACTAACTCAAATACATCTTCTGAAGAAAATGTTGCGCCAGTTGCGACTTCGACGGATGACAGCAACAACAAGTATGAACAAAAGCTATTGGATAGAAAAAAAGAATTGGAACAAACAATTACTACCACACAAAAAGGAATTGAGGATCAGTTAGCAAACCTCCAAACTGCACAAAAAAGCCGAGAAAAAGTATCTGATGAACGCTTTTTGTCCATCGGGGACCAAAAGATTCAAGGATATAAAGATCAAATCACTCAACTTGAAAATATTATAGAAAAATCAAAAAAAGAGATTGAAGAGATTGATAAAACTCTTTCAAGCAAGAAATAATCCGTAGTAACCTAGTAATAAACAAATTATATACTGTATACACAAAAGCCCTCTTAAACAGAGGGCTCTTACTCTTATATAAGGGGAATTAGTGTTAGACTGCACTCAAACAAAATAAACGGCAGCTATGGACGAGAAAATAAAATCCTAGACTGCCGTTTTTTTAATGAACTATTGTGTCCCTTTAGTCAATCTCTTCCCTTTTCATAAAGGTTGTTGTGCAAAGCTTTCTGTCGTTGAAATCATGTCTTACTCCAAGTCACTTTGTAAAATTCTAATCCCCACCGAGTTCAACCGTTTTCGTAGCGACACGGTCATGAAATTCCCGATCATGCTCCACGAATACAATGGTCGGCGTGTACTCAAGCAGCAGCTCTTCAATTTGCATCCGGGAAATCACGTCGACAAAGTTGAGCGGTTCGTCCCAAATATGCAGATGAGCCTCCTCACATAGGCTTCTCGCGATTAGAACCTTCTTCTTCTGACCGCCGCTAAACGTCGATATATCCTTCTCAAACTGGATGCGGGCGAAATCTAGCTTACGCAACACGGCCTTAAATAAGCTTTCGTCAATTCTGTGCTCTGCTGCATAATCGGAAAGCGTTCCTCGCAGATGAGAAGTATTCTGGGATACATAGGAAACGCGAAGCTGCGGCTCCCGCTGAAACGTTCCTGTATAGTGTAGCGCCTCATCGTTGAGCAGGCGAAGCAAGCTAGACTTACCTGAACCATTTGGACCTGAAATTGCAATCCGATCTCCTGGTTCGATCGTCAGACTAACGTTCTTGCAAACCGCTCTTTCCCCGTAGTAAATCGTGACGTGATCCAGTATCGCCAGTTCCGAATTGGGATACACGAGCTGAGAGATCGCAAGGCTTTCTGACTGTTCGATATTTCGGAGCAGTTTCGATTTTTCCTCTAAAGCGGCGTGTTGCCGCTGTTCGATGGATTTCGAGCGTTTCATCATTTTCGCTGCCTTATGCCCGACGTAACCCTTGTCAAGCTTGGAACCGGAATTTCGTGTGCCGTTTTTTGATTTTTCGGTCTCGAAAGACCAGCCGCTAGTACGTTTAGCAGAAGCTGATAAACGCTGTATGTCTTTGTACAGCTTTTCGTTTTGTGCCATTTCGAACGTGTCCTGGCGAGTTTTGTTCGTCCACCAGCTGGAGAAGTTGCCTTTTTGGATTTCGATATTCGTTTTGTTGATCGATAGAATATGATCCACGCAGCGGTCGAGAAAAGCCCGGTCGTGTGAAACAAGAATAAAACCGCGCTTCGTATTCAGATAATCGGCGACAAGCTTGCGTGCGTGCAAGTCGAGATGATTGGTCGGCTCGTCGATGAGCAGAAATCGATTGTCTTGGATGAATAGCACGACCAGCAATACCTTCGTCTGTTCTCCTTGGGACAGCGATTCGAATGGCCGGTACAACACGTCTTCTGAAACCTTAAGCAGGTTCAGTTCGCGCATCAACTTCCAGTTCTCATAGTTTGGCACGATCTCTTCGACGACGTCTAAGGTCAAATACTCAGGATGTTCGACGGGAAACGGAAAATAATCAAAGGCGACTGGTGTGGAGATCGTACCGCTGTATTCGTACTTCCCCTGAAGCAGGTTTAAGAACGTCGTTTTCCCCCGACCGTTTCTCCCCGTAAAGCCCAACTTCCAGTCTGTATCAATTTGAAAATGAACATTTTCGAATATGGGGTCATAGCTGCCTGGATAGGCAAAAGTAAGATTGGTCACCTGAATGGCGGGCATGGCAATCATCCTTTCGTTTGGAAATAAAAAAAGAGCCGCAAGAAAGGTGCTTTCTTGCGGCTCTAATCCATACGAGGAAATACGGCCCCATTCCAAGGGGCCGTATGACTGTCCGGAGAGGGAGCGCAAACGAAACGCAGAGCTTTCTTGCAGAGATGAAATAAAACGACCACAGCCGATCGCTGAGTCCGTTCTTTTCGTGATCTCGAAGCAAGAAAGTCCTACATGTATCCGTTCAACTCCCATCATCAAATTACATTCAGTTTATCACAATGGTAATTTAACTACAACCTGCGTAGTCTCGTTCGTAGGTCGACATGCTCCTTAGGTTGATTACTGTTATTCAACTATCCTGCTCGTTCGTATTAGCTTAATAACATATGGGTTTTTAAAATCCGTAGCGTTATAGCAGCAGAACCAATTTAAGATATAAGTATGAAAGCCTCTGATAACTCAGGGGCTTATTTTGCGTGCAAAGAAAGGTGAGATCAGTAATGGATATACTTACAATTCACGGAGTAAGAGGGTTTATTGATGGTAACGGCACGGCGCAATTGAATTTAGAAGATGTTTCTCGCGGGTTGGGTTTTACTCAAAGAGCTGCGAGTGGAAATGAGGTTGTGCGCTGGGAGAGAGTAAATAAGCACTTGTCGGAATTTGGGTTCATCCCCACAAGTGGGGACGCTGATTCTTCCCAACAAGCTGGGAAAGGGGATTATATTCCTGAAAACATCTTTTACCGCTTGGCGATGAAGGCAAGAAACGAAGTAGCTGAAGCATTTCAGGCCAAGGTAGCTGATGAAATACTGCCGTCAATCAGGAAGCATGGAATATATGCTACGGACAATGTGATTGATAATATCCTTAATAATCCTGACTTTGGAATTGAACTACTTACTAAGCTCAAGGAAGAACGCGCTGCCAGAGTACAGGCGGAAAGGACAAATGCAATCCTAATGCATGTAAACAAAACGTATACGGCTACGGAGATTGCCAAGGAACTCGGATTTAAGTCAGCAATTGCGCTTAACCATGATTTAGGCAATCGAAAGATTCAATTCAGACAGAATGATACATGGCTACTGTACAGCAGATACGCAGATTGTGGTTATGTTGAAATCAAACAAGAAGTTCTTGATAACGGAAAAGTGATCTATCACCGTAGATTTACTCAGTTAGGTCGTGAATGGCTTTTGAAAATTTATAATAAGGAACAATCAAAGGCATCTGTAAGTTAAAGGTGTCTTTTTTGCTGTCCAAGGAGGTGATGAAACCCATGGCAAAAATAAAATCTACATTGGATATACAACTAGATCTAACCAGACCTGTTGAGGATTTGACTGAGGTCATTTCCGCTGTAATTGCTTCACAGCCACATAAACGTAAAGAAATACTTAAGGGGTTGGATATAGCTGTAGGGAATGCATTAGCAGAGATACAGACCCAAGAAGAAAAGGAACAGAAAGTAGACGATGATAGCTCAGGAAAAGTTTCCTGAACGGAGAGACGGGGGAAGTAAGGTGGATAAGTGGGAGGTTTTTAAGTTCAGTACTGCTTTAGGAAGCAGCGCTGTGACGTATTTTTACGGTGGGTGGTCGGGAGTATTGGGGGTGTTACTTGCTCTGGTCATTATTGATTATGTGACTGGATTATTTGCCGCTGGCGCAGAAGGTAAGAAGGGGACCGGACCCGGTTTAAAAAGTAAGATTGGTCTTATCGGTATAGCTCGAAAGGTATTTATTTTTGCAATGGTAGCAGTATCCCATCTAATTGATGGAGTCTTAGGCGATTCGCACCTATTCCGGGATGCAGTCGCCTATTTTTATATGGCAAATGAGCTGCTGTCCATTTTGGAGAATGGCGGCAGACTCGGCGCTCCTATCCCGCCTGTGATCCGACAGGCCGTAGAAGTTTTAAAAAGTAAAAGTGGTAAGGAAGGAGAGAAAGAGGATGCAACGACGAAACAGCCGTAATGCCCAAGGAATAGACGTATCCCGTTATCAAGGAAAGATTGATTGGAAGGCGGTCAAGGCAAGCGGCATTTCCTTTGCCTTTATTAAGGCCAGTCAGGGTAAGTCATACCGCGACAAAACATTCATCGGTAATGCACAGACTGCACGAGCTGTCGGAGTCCTGGTCGGGGCTTATCACTATGTAGACGATTCTGCGAAAACGCCAGAAGATGCCCGAAAGGAAGCTGCAAACTTTGTAAGTGCCATTGATTCAGCCGGAGGCATTGCAGCTTTTGATCTACCACCTGTTATGGATTATGAGTCCAACAAATCCGGTTTGAGCAAAGCAGCTCTTACAGCCGTAGCTAAGGCCTTTTTACAGGAAGTTGAACGACTTACGGGTGTACGACCTATCGTGTACACTTATCCGTCATTCATCGGTAATTTTACTGGTTTGTCAGATTATCCGTTATGGATTGCCCGATACAGCGCTACACAAGTTCCGTCCGGCGCGTCCGGATGGTCACGCTGGGACTTCTGGCAGTATAGCGATGGCTCGGCTGGTGGTATACTGCCGTCGGGTATACGTAAGGTGGCTGGCATCGCCGGTCCTGTCGATCTTAATGAATTTGACGGTACAGCGGATGAACTGCGGATGCGGTTCAGTAAGAAGCCTTCCGTACCCAAAGCAGAGACTGCGACTGCTAAGGAAGGATCATTCCAGATTAACGAAGAGGATGCGGGTAAGGCGTTCCTGTTTGACGGCAAGACCTACGTACCACTGCGTACGCTGGCTAACGCACTTGGTATCCCTTTACGTTGGGACAATGCTAAAAAGGTAGCATATCTGAATAATCGCAAATTGCAATCAGTTAAATTGGTTGAGGGAATTGCTTATGTTCAGCTGCGTCCAATCGCAGAATCTTATGGAGCAGAGATTTCATGGAATACCAAAAATAGAATTGCTGGTCTGAAAACGAAAGGGGATAAATAATCATGCAAACACAAACCATTATTGAAAATGTACAACCTTACGTAAATACTATCGTCACAGCCGCTGCGGGTGTGCTTACAGCGTTTGTTTTAGGAGGTCTGAACAAACTCAAAACTAAGGTTAACGTGTGGTTAGAAGCTCGTACAACGGCAGCGCAACGTGAAGTGATTCATAAAGTAGCAGGGGAGGCTTTTGCACTTGCTCAGACTACGTTTAAAGAAGCTGGCGGGATCCGCAAGATGCAAGAGGCTTTACAGTACGCATCCTTGCGATTGACGGAACAGGGTATTGTGGTATCGCCTACGGAGTTGCAAGCGGCGATTGAGAAAGCATACCTTGAATACAAATCCAAGACAAAGACAGTGCTGGCTACCGAAGCTCAGCCAAATGAAGGGGCGACACAGGCCGCAGCTAAAGAAGCTGTATCTGGCCTGGCTGCAAAGCTTAATGATTTCTTGGCACAGGCTACGGCGGAGGTATCCAATACCGTTCCTGTTAAGGTGCAATATGAAGCTGAGGCTATTCCAATATCGATAGGAGATGTTCAAGTGCACCCATCCACTGAATAGAGCAATAGAACTGTTGCTCAATCTAAAATGTGAAGAGCTACTGTGCACATTATTTTTTGAGTGGATAGCAATATGGTTATCTAAGTAACTGGTGTAATCGGTGTATTTGAGGCGGTGATTTCGTACATCTTGGTCGAGGCTTGTGTGGATGGGAAGTCGGCTGGAGTTACGGGGACTGACTAGCTTGAATAATCGTAACCATTAGTAGGGTCAGTTAATTTGCTGAATCAGCTGGCAGCTTTCCTTAAGAATATAGCGCCTCCTGATCATTTACAATGAATTTAAAGAGGCGCTTTATATTTACATTTTTTATAATTAACAGTACAACTACCTATTATGTTATTGTTACTTTTCTCATTGTTGTTGACTAGCCAACTCTGGCCTGTAACAAAGCCTCTCAGCAACCGTTTTTCAGTAGTATACTTTGAAACACTAAAAGCTCCTTTTCGTCATCAGACAATTAAACGCGTACTAGTAAGCAACAGATCTGTCCACTACTTCTAAGCGAATGTTTTTGATAGACACCTGCCATGAGTTAGCTTCTATCTTAACGTACCGGATATGGCTCACTTCTGGGTGTTTACTCTTGTATATTGTCCAAGGAATAGTGTAAACACCATCATATCTATCATAATACAACGGTGTCGAATCCTCTAAGTACCATTTTACTCCATCCTGAGAATAGTACAGGGAAACCCACTCAGGACGATCTCCAGTATTTTCTGTTTTCGCATTGTAAACACTCTTTATGCTATACATGTCTCGCGGAACTCCAGGATCTCCTAGGTCAAAGGTGTAAGACGTACCTCCATCTTTAACTTCCCACGTTTGGCCTACATGGTAGGTATCTGCCGAAACTGTTTCAGGATAACTAGGAAGAATGGTGACTAAAGTAATCATTGCCATTAATAAAATTGAAAACCATTTATTTCTCATTTAATTTCATCCTCTCAAGTTGTTCCCGCCTTAGATATCTAGTTGTTTTTTTATCCTATTTTTAAAAGGCAGGTCTATTTATCAACCGGGTTATTATTTACTCTAAAATCATCGTAACTGAACAGATACGTAGTGTGGTAAGTCACGTCACTGTCTGAAGCGGCAAAGCAGTGTCTCAACGCTTACTGATTATGTTGCTAAATCTAATTAATTCCTCATTAGAGAGCCAACCCCCTGTCATATCTTAACTATATTTGTAATTATGAAGAATAAAATGTAAATTTCATATAGGAGTAAATGCCTATTTAGCATTTTGTTATGTGCATTTTTAGAAAGAACGATATTATATAGAAGCATCAGTGACACCCTGCTGGCATACGCTGGTGGGGTATTTTTCTGTTTTATAGGGGGAGGAATACATATGTTTAGATGGATATTTACCGTGTTGATTACAATCCTATTAGCTGGCTGCAGCGTACAACAAGACGTTGTAAAGACCACTGAGAGCGACCCTGTAGCCGTTCCGGTAACGCAGGTATCTGCCGATACAGTCAAGCTGGAATTTTCGTCAGCCAAGTACCCAGAAACAGCACAGCACATCAAGGAGGCCATTGCAGCCGGAAAGTCACCAGTATGCACCATAGACCGTGAAGGAGCCGACCATAATCGTGAGTTGTCATTGAAAGGTGTACCCACCAAGAAGGGCAAGGATAGGGACGAGTGGCCTATGGCCATGTGCGCGGAAGGTGGGAAGGGTGCAGACATTAAGTACATAAGTCCAAAGGATAATCGTGGAGCTGGATCATGGGTAGGTCACAAATTAGATAAGTATGAGGATGGCACAAAGGTGAGGTTTATTGTGAAATAAGGATGAGAGACTCTACTGGTTATCAGCCAATAGAGTCTTTTTTTATACCCATTAAAAAATAATTATGCAAATATTTAGATTATATTTATAGATCAGCAAGTTTATGTTTAGACACATTTTTAGAATTAGATTACCTTAGTAATTGTTCAACAAACCCTAGTAGGAGGAATTCTTGTGAAGATAAATTTTATGAAAAAGATAAGTATTTTGTTAGGTGTTTTATTGTTTGCAACGAGCTTGATTTTAAATTCAAATACGTCTGCAGCGTCGATCGGTGAGAGATTACCTTCTGCCGAAGAAGGTTGGGAAAGATATGACGATATGGATCCTGCCATTAAGTATGAAGGTAATGGATGGGCAGATGTTACAGATGACCCTAATACTTATGCAAAAACAGGTCACTATATGAAACTATCTGGAGCAACAACAAATGCCATAAAATTCAAATTCTACGGAACTAAATTGCGAATTATTGATCTATATTGGACCAATAGGGTAAACAATGTGACCATAGAAATTGATGGCAAAGTTTCGACATATAATCCAAATAATCCTGCAAATCTGTATCAAGTACTTGTGTTTGAAGCCTTAGATCTACAACCCGCTGTTCATGAAGTAAAGTTAACTACGAATAGCACAAATAATATATTTTCGCTTGATGCAATAGATACTGATGGAAAATTGGTTGATATCTACACTCCCATGAATCTTGTAGCCTCCCCTGGAGACGGTCAAGTTACATTAAACTGGGGGCAGGTTCAAGAAGCTGATGGCTACACAGTCAAATATGGAACAGAATCAGGGAAATATACTGAAACTGCCACAGCTACAAAAGACGTATATGGAAACTTCGTCATCCCAGGTCTGACCAACGGAACGAAGTACTACTTTGTTGTAAGTGCTAAAGCAAATGGTGTGGATTCAGAATACTCCAATGAAGCTTCAGCAACTCCGCAAGGTGGGGGCGGCCAAACTGACCCTGAGCAGCCAACGGGCAACCGTGCTATTCTGGTAGTCACCATGACAACTGGCTTAGAAAAGGAATTCGACCTAAGCATAAAAGAGGTCAATGACTTTATCTCTTGGTACGAAGGCAAACAGGCTGGTTCTGGATCAGCATCCTATGCGATCAATAAACATGATAACAATAAAGGCCCATTCAGCAGCCGAAAGGATTATATGCTGTATGATCGTATCTTAACGTTTGAAGTAAGTGAATACTCTAAATAAAGCAATCCCCGCTGGCCAGTTAATCGTTAAATAGTGAAAAGCCCAGCTAATCCCATTAAGGTTAGCTGGGCTTTTGCTAGACAATAAGTATGGCACCATTGCTCCGTAAATAAAGAACATATTTAGTAACAATTTTCGGAGATGGCGGGTGTGCTGAAGCTATATGACTTGATGCTCTCTGAGGTGCGACAGTGGGTGGGTTTAGATCAAAACCCGTTAAACTAACGAGATAGATAAATCTTTGGGTTGCGAAATTGTTTCCAATTTCGTTCATCTCTGAATTGAACTACTTTTGACATTAAATCTTTTATCTGATCTTCGTAGGGTGACATAGCTCTTTCTCCGCTCTCTGTTTTATTTTGCTGAACTCTATTGACATCAACCGTAATAATCACAAATAATTAATTTAGATTTACTAACATTGTAATATAAATAGATACAGAAATGAGTAGATGTCTTTGAAATACGGAATAATGAATCTGCCTCTATACGTAAATAGTAGCAGCACAAACCAAAATTGTATTCATGATCTTTGTCAAAGTGAACAAGATATATTAGATAAAGGCTTTGTCACTTATATCTACTATAATCTAAAGAAAAAAACAGTATACATAGGCGAAACAAAGCATTTTTGGGTACGTCACGACCAGCACATTCATGAAAGCCATTTCAATGATGGCGAATTTACCAATTGCTTAATTGTTTACAATGCAAGCTTCTTTACCGAGTCCCATATCAAAGATTTGGAGTTCATGATAATTAACCATATGCTTGCGGAAACAGACGAAACGAAGTTCAAGATATATAACCGAAATAATGGACAACCTCAACCGCAATACAGCGAGCATCACAAAGTGGAGCAAGAAGTATTTGTGAAGCTGTGGGGAAACGAATTATATAATCAAGGATTAGTACATACAAACGATCTAGAAAGAATTAGGCAGAAGATTATTTTCAAATACTCCCCTTTCACTCAACTGAGCAAACAACAATCTGATATTGAGGAAAGAGTAATTCAAGATCCTCGTAATAAGTATCTAATTGAGGGTGGAGCTGGAACTGGAAAAACAGTTCTCATGATGTCGCTTATGTATAGGTTGATCAACAAAAATCCAGATATGAAGATAGGTTTGATCACTACAAGCAACCTACTCGACAAGTTTAATCGAATTTTAAAGCAATTGAATTTGAAAAATAAACTTACCTTTGTTCGAGCTGGCAAGGCTATTGAGGAAGCACGCAAGAGTAATAGTCACTACGATATCATCTTAGTTGACGAAGCACATCGTTTGCAAAGATACTACCCCAAAGGACACCCAGAATCTAAAAAACATTTCGACAAGAGTCAGCCTGAGATTAACGAAATCCACATGCTTCAAGAAATCACAGATGGACTTGTTCTCTTCTATGACCAGTTCCAGAGCATACGTCCACAAGATGTTCTTAGGGCTAACTTCATCAAGCTCACCCAAGGATATGTAAAAGAATCTCTAAGTCAACAATATCGAATCAAGGATGACGGTTCCTTTAGTGGCAACGATTTTCTCAATGGCATCCTGTATGCTTTAGACATTGTAGATGAAATTGAATTTAATCCTAATGTCTTCGCATATCGCAACAAGGACTCTTATTTTGGAATCGTTGATTCCATTCAAGACCTATTTAAATACATTGGAGAAATTGAACTCCGTCATGCCAATACTACAAATCGTGTTATTGCTGGTTATACTAGAGAGTGGATTTCAAACCCAAAATCATCGCAAAATAAAGGAATAGACAAGTTTAATCTGCCTTATGATTGGGTTGAGAATGAATGCAAGTGGCGATGGAATAGCCAGTATGAAAAATGGGTTGAGATTGAAAGTAGTAAGAATGAAATAGGCTCTATCCATGCCATTCAAGGCGCGGATATTGACCATGTCGGAATTATTATCGGCAAAGATATCGCTGTTGGTGAAAACGGGAAACTTAGAGCTATAAAAGGGAACTATAAAGATACTGGTGGTACCCCACTACTGAACGAATACAATGAACAAGAACTTACTAGTTTCATACTGAATATATATTACGTGCTCCTCACTAGAGGAATTAGTGGATGTAGGGTTTACTTTGAAGACTCTAAAGTAAGAGAATATTTTGAAGAAAAATTATCGTCTAAAGTCATTTAATTGTTGATATACAGCCGATCTTTAAGGTCGGCTGTTTGGACTACATCTGTAGTTGGGTTTAGCAATGGTGTGTAATCCTAATCACAGAGGGTTCTTGATACGGACTACCATACCGACGGATATGTGAATGGCTGGAATTTAAAAGCGGTGTAAAGGAGGCGAAGATGATGAATAAGAAAACATTAACTAGTATCCTTGCATTTCCATTAATAATGGCGGCTGCCTCAGTTTTTTTCTATTTAAACGCAGACAGAGTTGTCAGTGCTCAGAGTGAAACAATCGCAGCTGCTGACAAAGCCACGAATAGTCAGGTGGAGTATATCAAAATATCTGTTTCTGCAAGCACTTATTCCGATAGTTCTTATCAAATAAGAATTCGTGATCGGAAAAACCTAAGTGAAGTTACTGAAGATTATGTGGGAGGAGTCCTACAAAATAAAATTATAGTTTCTGAAGAGGGAAGACGAATTACTTCTATAGGGAGGGATCATGTAACGGGCAAACTTGTAGGGAACACCTGGACATTGCCCGTTAACCTGGCTAATGAAAATAAGAAAATTTTAAATATCTCTCTCATGGAAGAACAGAAAAAAGAAATGAAAGAACAAAATTGGGTGAAATCTGTGCGTCCACAATCTAATGACGCATCACTTCAAGAGGTTGTAGCAGAAACGAATCTTAAAAAAGAGACGGTAACCATTGATACTAAAACAGGGCTCCCGGTAAAGAGAGAGGTCTTTGTGAAAATTACTGCTCCGATTAAAGAAGATAAATTATTAAAAGGGTAATCCGAACAGTATAAGAACAAAAAGTGAAGAACAAAAAGTGAACAACAATAGTAAGAGGAAAAAGTAGTACATCAAAAAGCTCTGCTAACCTTAATTGGTCGGTGGAGCTTTTAACGTTTCTAACAGGCCCGTGTTAGGCAGGATTATATTTCGTTTTAGCTTCTTCATATAATTTGCCGAGCTTACGAAACTCAATTGTCGTCCTTTACCACGTTGAAAATATGTTTACTATTTAATATTTTTCGTATATATTAATATTTGGAAATTAGGTTTCATAAATTTTTCCTACAAAACCAGATTAAATTAACAAAGGAGATTATTTTAATGAGTATTTCATTAAGAATAGAACGCAAATCCGGTGGTGAGCCAATTGAGTTTGTAAAAGGTGAAATCACTGGCTTTACTTATAAGAATAATAGTTCCATAAACCTTTCAGCTAAGTCTACAAACTTGGCTCATTCGCTACATATTCGAAGCAAAATTCCGCTTCATTCGCTTCCTTCAGTTATAGACAATGCGGATAATTCCAACATGCTGTATACATGGGCAAATACAGAATATAAACCTGATAGTGAGGATTACTATCGCAAATGTAATATCCAAATCGTTAGAAATGAAAACACAATCCGAGATATTACGTTTACACACGCTTATGTAGTTAAGTATCAAGAACAGATTGATACCAGTAAAGAGATTCTTGAGTTTGAACTTGTTTTAAAACAAAAAGAGGATCAATTGGGAAAAATTCAGTACAGTCCTCAGGTAGAACCTAAGGAAACAAGAGAACAGGATCAGTCTGATGTCTCGCAAAAAATACTGCAAGGCGCATATAGTAAGAATATGCTAGTGTATGCAGGAAATAATACTTTTCCGTTTGACAATCCGATGGTAGAACTAGAAAAGACTTGGGTGCGAGGCGTAGAGAAGGTAAAGAATTCGACAGATACTGTATTACATTATCCTGATCGTAAAGCATTTACATTAGTAGCTGTTCCTATAGCTCGAAAGAAGTACGGAGACATCACAGCCAATTTACTTAAACATTCACTTGATTACAAACCAGGACATTTACACTTTAACGAGTGGTCGTATGAGGCGCAGCAAATTAAAAAATCCAAAGAACATAATATGTATGTAATTGATAAAGCAGTACAAAAAGCTAACGACAAAAAAGTTAAAAGTTTTTCAAGTGATGGGTCTATTGCAATTGAAAGTGGCAGAGATTTGTATAACGCTTTTCACAAAATGAAGTACAAAATAGATGGAACATATGTAAAAGGACAATGGGAAATTACTACAATATATTATGATAAATATAATTTTGAATATAATTTTAAACAAATGTTTACTGGGGACAACAAACTCGGTTGGGCTGCGGCCAATCTAACAAATTTAATGGAATCATGGGGAACACTCAATGAGTATACATCTTATGTTACAGTAACTGATACAAAAAAGGCTTGGAAGTGAGGTGTGAATTGCAGATGAAACGCAGATACAAGATTTACATCTTGATCTCTCTACTAGTTATAACTACTACTATAATTTTTCTAGCGAATTCTGGAGACGATACGATAAGGAAGTACCCATATGGCAAAGATACGTTAGAGTTTTTTGGAGATGGGACTTTTCAGATTTACAGGGGAGGAGGATCGGGTGATCCTCCAATACTATACACTCATCAAATTGAAGCTCCTAATTCAGTGATTGATAACGTTCTGTCTTATAAAATAGAAAAAAATATCGTATATGTGGTTGGTGAAAATAGCTTCATTAAATTGGACTCAAGTACCAACACATATGAGAAAAAGAAAAGGATTTCCGACTTTACTTCCAAAGATAGAGAGATATTTAATGAATTAATGGAAAAATAGAATCTATCATAAACAAATGTGGTAGCAAGGGAGATTTAACTTGTTCACAAAGGTTAACTTAACATGCGCTTTAGTTGAGCTATTGTTATGTAAGTATTCTAAATTTATAAAGAATGGTTACCACCAGTGGTGATATTATGATTATTAAAATTGAAGGTTACTTTTTTCAGAATTTGATTACTGGTCCCCTATGCACACAAGAAGAACTATATCAAAAGTATATACAAGCAAAAATGCTGAGTCTTAATATTAGAGATTTACCTGATATATTTTGTCGACTTCATAATTTTGATCGATTACGTTTTGAAGATGACACAGAGGTTGGTTTCGTGATTGATACAGATACGGACAGGATATACAGACCGATATATTGATGTTTAAAGCGGTTTATCCTAAAGATATCTTCCTATCTCCTTTAATTACAAGTAATGAAGGACTCACATAACTAGCTAACGGAACAAAAAAATAGATACATAATAAGGAGAGGTCTTATAGCGGTGGGAAAATATACTTGTCCTTGCTGTGGTTACAAAACCTTAGACGATGAACCGCCTGGAACCTATGATATTTGTGAAATTTGTTTTTGGGAAGATGATGGTATTCAGTTTGCAGATCCTGATTATGATGGAGGGGCAAATATAGTATCTTTAAGACAGGGCCAGCAAAATTATAAAGTGTTTGGTGCTTGCGAAGAAAAATGCATAGAGTTTGTGAGAAAAGCCTTAGATAAAGATATACGCGACCCGAACTGGGAACCCTATAACTAACTGGAACGCTAGTTCAAAATTGAATTCTATTAATTAAACAAGCTCGGGACCTACCTGGGGCTTGGTTGTGGTATAATCTGGATTGTGCGACAAAACGGCTATAAAGGGCGGTCGGCTAATCTCCCGGAAGGGAAGTGACGCCATGGAAGTTAAAGATACGCTGATGTTGATGATTCAATTCGCAACGTTGGTGATTCTGATACTTTCTTTCCATAAACGGAAATAGACCGCCCTGGCGAGGATACGGTCTATTTCTGGATCAAACCTCAATTGCTGACCGCTCTTATAGCGGTAAGTCGTACAGGGGAGCGGTGGTAGCCGTTCCCTTTTTCTATTCTTATGTTATCATATTCATTTTATACAGGCAATGGAATTACCTCTGTTGACAATAGTCATAATGGTTATAGAAATATTAAAACCCCGGATTGCTCCGGGGTTGTTTTATTCGAGACCAAATTGTGCTTTTGCTTGTAGTTTATTGCCTTGGAATGTGAAAACGGCATTTGCACCAGGTCCGACTTCACCTTTATACGAATACATTACAGTATAAAATTCGTCTCCTTTTTCACCAACCTCTGAAACAGCCTCACCGGAACCACCGATAATTTTCGCAACTTCCTCATAAGTCATTCCATTTTTAATCTTGTTATATTTAGTTTTGGTAATGGTTCCGAGGTTTGGCGATTCTGCTACTGTCCGACCCTCTATTTTTCCGTTATAAAGTTTCCAATTGGCTTCTCCCTTAACACCACGGGAACCAAGTTCACCCTTAAAGGTAACTATATCCCCCGGATTAAGACCATTCAATTCTGAGCGATCTGAAACTTTTATAACAATAACATCCCCGAGTTTTTTCTTTTCAGCGCTAATATCTGACCATGATTCACCGTTGTAATCTGCTGGTTTACCATAGACGTAAAGGCTACTTGATCCAGCTTCAATAACAACACCTGACCATGAAACAACTTGATTTCTTACACTGTCGAATGTTTCTCCTTGCTTGGATACTGGCAATGCAAAGAGAGCAGATGAAAACTTATCAAAAGGAAGCGATGTGTCAATCAATGGTTTTTTAGCGTCAGTCTGTTCCTTTTGTACTGATTCAGTAGTAACTTCTTTCTCTTTAACAGGCGTAGTAGCTACAGATTTTGAATTAGTTTCGGTTGGTTTCTGAGTGTCAGCGACTGATATTCCAATAATAAATACTAAGAGAGCAGCTAAACCAAAGAGAAACATTTTCTTAGCCTTGTCGTTCTTTCTTATTAAAGCTATAGCCCACAAAACAAAAAACACAAAAAAAGCCAGCAAAGCAATCACAGCAATTGCAGTCATTACATAACCCCTATCTATTGGTAATATTATAGTGAAATTAGTATATATGACCTAGGAATAATTTTCTAGCACAAAAGTCTTAGAAGTAGAAAACAAAAGCCCTTGTAAGGAACAAACGTTCGGGATATAATTTGAACATATTACATCAGGAGGCTACATACATGGGAAAGAAACTTGAGGGTAATGGTTTATGGGAGAGTTCGCGGATTATCTTGCCAGAGCATAAAGAAGGATACTTACGTTTAATGAAAGACCGTCAGCGGCGCGGTAAACCCGAGCTGGACGATCAAGAGGTACAGTTGATTGAGCAGGCTTTAATAGAGTCTTACAATACACGTACGACCGTGACAGTGACAGTATTTAGCCCGTTCGATGATACGGAAATGACTGGTGTAGTTACATCAATTAACACTGCGCGTAGGGAAGTAAAGCTGTTCCGAGGGGAAGATGATTATAGCTGGATTAAGCTGGAGGATATTATATCGGCAGGCTGAAAATAATTACCTCACATAATACATAAATACTTCCATTTAACATGGTAATTGGATTGCCTCTAACAAGTAACAAATATAGAATTAAAGCATATTTGTTACCAATTATGTGAAGGGGTTATGTGTTATGTGGGAGCCTATTAGGTTCTTGCTTTTCTCAATTGTAGAAACATTTGCAGCGTTCGTTTTAATGTTAACTATTTTCAGAGTTAGGGCTTTAGACTATGTATGGCCTGCATTGTTTATTGGATTGATAATGAATTTGCAAAGTTTCATTTTAAGGGAAGAAACTTCTTTAGCTTTCTTTGCTCCAACCATAAACATTATATTGTTCACGTTATTGATAACCACTGTTGTTAGGATGCCGATTATTTGGGCAGCCATCATATCCATTACAGGCATATTTTTGTATACATTATTCCAAGCAGCGATTATATTAATGCTTTTTGGTACCTTAACAACAGAAATGCAGACCTCTGCAGAAGGATCGTTAGCGCAAGCGGTTACCAGTGCGTGGGTGTTAGCTATTTCGTGGTTTCTGTATAAATTTAAAATAGGCTTTACAGCAGATTATGAGAATCTACGTTTTAAGTGGGAGTATGTACTCGTTATTATTTTAATAATAGGAGTATTGGCAGCTTGTGCATTTATGTTTTACGTCAATAATTTCTTTTTAAGTATTCTATTTATAGCCTTAGCATCTGCCATGTTTTTGTATTATGCATTAAAAACGGAGCGTGATTACTATAAAAAGTCTTGACACTATCGCTCTTAATATTGCAACTCACATCAAAACAGTTGTCCCTGATCATCCTTCATCTATAGATGTTCTAAAACACGGGATATCCGTTGCGATCAATACAGTTTCAATTATTTTACTGACTATCGGTATCTCGTTTTTTACGGACAGGATGCAGGAAACTTTGTTAGCGATGATATCTTTTTCAGTGTTGCGTCAAATTGTAGGAGGGATACATTTAAAGAGCAATATAATGTGTATTGTTGTATCTACAGTTCTACTTACTGCTTTATCTTTCGCAAGTTTTAATTACAATTGGATCGTTATTACGTCGATAATAAGTATTGTACTTATCTTGGTTTACGCGCCATCGCGGATAAAGGGGAAGACACGTATATCAAAACAGTACTATCCGTTGCTAAAGTTTACGGGAGTTGCAATTGTTGCTCTAAATCTGTGGTTGGGTTTTTCGGTAGTAGCTGCTAGTTTTTTTGTTCAGAGTTTAACACTAATAGAAGGAGGTGTGAAAAATGAAGAAAACCAAACCAAGTAAAGTGAAGGCAAGTATGTATTACAATGTTGCTGCAATGTTGACAACACTTGCGGTTGCATCAGTGAGTACGGCAAGTCTGTCATGGATTCACAGTCCCGAACCACCAAAAGAATTGTTAAAGTAAGCGGGGAATGTTAAATGCTAAGTTTAACCGTATCAGCAGATCCCGGAGGAATAGAAAAAGGCGAAAATGTTCAAGTGGACAAAGTTCTTTTCATTTCTAAGGGGAGAAAGCGAGATCAGATACTGGTTCACACATTTGATAAAACATACTATATGGTAGGTACCTTGAGACATTGGGAAAACTTTTTGAATTGTAACGGATTTCGCTTTTTGAATGTGGACAGAAGTAATACTCTTAATGTAGAAAAAGTGAAAATCGTTAATGGTATTTTCAAAGATGCTTACTTTGAAGATGAAATAACAAAAACATCAAAAAGGTGTCCAATCGCTTACCACCGATTTGACGAGGTTGTTGAAGAAATGGGCTTCATAAATTCAAAAATAATCTTCACAGGAGTTGCTACGAAATAGCGACTCTTTTTTTGTCGAAAATAAGTGTCTTATAATGTCGAATGTTAAGAGACATTCAGCGCCCGAATTTTTATTGCCAAATCCCTAATATTGGGATTTAATAGTAGTATAGGCATGTCAAAAATAGATATGTTCGATTATAGGCATAATTGCTAATGAAAAGAAAAAAGGAAAGGGGAGTAGAGTTATTTATAAAAAGTATGGTTTATCCATACTTTTATCCAAGGGAGAGCCAACAGGCTCACTCAAAGATCAGTTCGTATAAGTCTTCTATTCTACAATCGAGAGCATAGGCTACGTTAATCATAACATCAGCCGACATTTTATCCTGATTGTTGGCCCAATTGGATATCAAATGTCTGCTGTAGCCTGTGCGCCTAGCAAGATCGATTTGTTTTATACGACGGTCTTCGAGTAACTCCTTAAGTCGGCATCTCCCACGGGAGATTTTCAATCAGAGATCCTCCAGTAGATGTCTATTCGTGCAAATTATATCACTGAGAGGCACTCCAGTAAATACGACAAAGGACGTGCATCAATGCAAATACACAGATTAAAGATTAAATGGGACATAAAAAAAGAGAATGCTGAAATTTATACCTTATCCATGCTTCAAGTATTTGGGATTACCCTGCCGGTCGTTGTAATAGTGGAAGCCCCTTCGTGGATTCATGAATTCACTTTCGTAAAGTAGTATGCAAAACGGGGCAGAATGGTTCACACCCATTTGCCCCTTACATTGCTCTTAAAGTCGTCCCCCTAAACATCCCCCAAATGTCCCCCAACTCATGAAAAGTTATGATAGATTGTGAACAACGTTTCTGATGAAATATTCTATAAATCGTTATCCTAATATAGGGGAAGATGAAACGATAAATTCGTACATAAACAGAACACAGGTTCACCAGTGGGAACGCGATCAATATCTGACTCTTTACTAAAATGGGAAATCCCTTGGCGCTCTAAGCGTTGAGGGATTTTTTTGTTTGTGGTAGGTAAAAAAAATATTAAGTTGATTTATAATTGCCCCCTAATTGCCCTCCCAAAATTTTTATTATCAGGATAAATTTTCAGTAACAGACTCATAGTTCTCCATGCTATTCATCTCTATTTTTTTGGAGATGTGTGCATAAACGTCGGCTGTTATTTGGATGCTACCATGTCCAAGCCACTCCTGTACATACTTCATTGTAGCCCTAGCTTCAAGTAGCAATACCGCATGATTTTATATATGCGTTTGCCCGAACAGAAAGCATAACGCCAATCGCTTTCAAGGGAAAAAATTTCAAACTAACGTTGAATGCAAAATATGTGTTGGATGTCTTGAAAGTCTTAGAAAACGAAGTGACTACACTCGGGTATACTGGCTCTTCTAAACCATTCACTCTCGAGAGTGACAGGAAGCTATGGATAAGAGACAGATTTCTGTTTTTGAAATATGCTAAATGATATTTTAGGAGCTTCAGCTAAACAGAAAGTGCCTTTTGGATAAGGGTATTTTGAGGATTGAAAACAGATAGTATAACTTACAGGAATATAACTAAAAGTCCACATGTTAAAAAGAAGAACCCAAAGAGTATCGAAACAGAACCTCTAAATTTCATGTCATCAATGTAAGCATCACTTGGTTCAGAGTCACCTTTGATCTTCCAGGCTTCGTTTGCACGCCATCCCCAAGTGGGATTTCGTTTACTTAAAATACCAAGCGAGAAAAAAATAATCGCAATAAAAATAAACATAAATCCCATTTGATCAGCCCCTTTAAGTAAACTATACCAAAAAAGAACGACAGATGGAAAGTATCGTCCCCTCAAGGACCGATAGAAGAAAAATAAGAGGGCTTTGCCCTCCATGTGATGGTGCAATTTTAATCTGAGTAGGCAACAGCATTAAAACTTTCTATTCCTATTCGGGTAGCATCCGCTGTGCAAAATAGATATAAGGTATACACCAATTCATTTGATGGTGGTAGAGGGATATTGTAATCGGAAGCATTTATTGTGACGACCTGTACAGCATTTGGGTTTGCTTCGGAGACACTTACAGAGTAAAGGGCGTAAGCAACAAGCGAATCGAAATTGCCTCTAACAATGGAAAAAGAAATAACGGAGTCAAATGGTGGAGGGGTAGGAAATGCAAGCTCAGCTATCCCTGATAATTGTACACGTATGTTTTCCCCTGCGCCCGTTACATCTAAGCCAAGCTCAGCAATGGCAACGGGTGTATTGGCTGGCAAGGGAATAGAGATTGTATTACCGTAACTTGCGTTTTGAGATGTTCGAGCATCTAACAATCTAGTCATTATCTCATCTCCCTTTTTGGGTAAAGAATTTGCAAGCTGGAAATATAAAGAGGCAGACAGTGTAGGATCTGGATCGGTTGATTGAACTGAATATTAAGCATCAGAAAAAAGAGCTGTATAATCTAACACGATAGGGTCAGACCTATGCCTATTTTTCCTGGATGAAGTCAACAGCCCAATCTTTTTGGTTAATTGCACAATAAACTAATTTGACTAGACTTTGGAGGTGATCATTAATTATGTTTCGACATTATTGTTGGCAAAAGAATATGCATCGGAGAAAATTTAGAAGATGTGTAGTTAAAAAAGTCAAAGTGTTACCGAAAGTTATTGTTAAAGGGATCCGAGGACCTCAAGGACCTCAAGGACCTCAAGGACCTCAGGGACTGCCGGGTCCACAGGGAGTTCCAGGTGCTCAAGGCCAGCAAGGGCTACAAGGTTTTCAAGGAATTCCCGGACCAACAGGACCAGCAGGAGCAGTAGGGCCAGCAGGACCAGTGGGACCGGCAGGAGCAGTAGGGCCAGCAGGAGCGGTAGGACCAGCAGGAGCAACGGGGGCAGCGGGACCTGCAGGCGCCGGTATAACAGACTTCTTAAGTGTTTTCCGAGCAGATCCTGGCACGGGAACTGACACAGTTCCGGGTAACTCACCAATTACCTTTACTGGAGTTTTAGCTAATGTTGGTGGTGCATTTACTTTCACTCCTCCATCTACAACGATAACAATCAACGAAACGGGGAGCTATCTAATAAATTTTACAATTCATAACCAAGGTGATGCTGACTTTAACCTTACCGTAAATGGAATCCCTGTTACCCCTGTTCCCTTCACGGGTAACGGTGGCGGACCAATTTCGGCAGAAGTCATTATTACTGTAGGGGTCGTTCCTACAACTATTCAATTGGTAAATGCAAATGCAACCCCAGCCCAACTTCATAACTTTACCAATACCACTCTTACTATATTAAAGTTGACTGTTTAAGCCATTCTTAATGATATATAGAACATCATATGTAGCCGCCTTAGAAAAGACTGTACGATTTCCATCGTCAGTTTGTCTAATTCCACTCATATTAAGCAGACGCAATTGTGTAGCATGGCAAGAGAATGTAGTGGCAGTAATAAGATCCATTAAACACTACCACTACTCCAAAGCCTATTTTCAAAGTTAAACTGGATAACATTGTAAATTTATATTATTCAGACATAGAAATATGAATGCTAAGAAGGTAAGGAAACTTTTCCTACCTTCTTTTTTATTGTGACAAATCGGAACTATTGCTTTGATCCGTCAGGTACGACAACTCATGAGCGGCAATCAATATAAATTTTCTTTTTTGTTTAGTCGCGAAAAATGGGAAGCTACAGAAGAACGGGCCGAGGTCGATTGGCCTAAAGTTGAGCATTGCATAAGGAAGCCTTTAACCTTGTGTGGGTAGAAGGACTGACGGAGGAAGTATACGAGAATGTAGACAAAGAGGGCATTAAGGAGTTGGATGGCCTCTTAGAACGATTTCTATAAGGAGTTGTTTCCACCTGATGAAGATTATGAGCCTACGACGAAGAAGAGCAAGAGGTTCCTGAGAATGATCGGAAAATAGACTGGGTAGAACTTTGGGCTTTATGCGTGAGTAATGGTATTTCTGATTCAGAACGGCCTAATATGACCATTCCAACGATTAGAGCGCTCATGAAGGCCAAGAACAGAAACCGGGAATTCGAAATCATTCTCCACGGTGGTAAGTTGGAAAATAAAAAACCGAAGAAGGTCAAGTCACTATCTGATCTAAGTAAATTAAGAAGCATCCACAATCATGAAGTGACCCCTGTCAAGTAGACAGCTATCAAAAAGCAATAATTAAGCAGCCTGAAAAGGAGTCAGGTTGTTTAGTTTCTCTTGAAAGCGTTCATGGTTGTAGAAATGGATATACTTTTGAACAGCATGCTCCACCTGTTGAGCTGAATGGAAGGAATGGAGATAGAAACACTCGGTTTTAAAATTGCTGAAGAAGTTCTCTATACATGCCTTGTCCCAGCAGTTCCCTTTTCGGGACACCTGTATTCCGTATCGCTTGAGCAGGTTGGTATATTGGCGAGAGGTTGAAATCCTTGGTCGCTATGTAGTATAACACCTCGAGCATCTTGTCGCTTCCTTGCCTTTTTCACCGTAACTAACACCAGGCTCAAATCGTTTCTGCGGCTGATCTGTTAGGCAACAATTACGTTGTTAAAAAGATGCTGAATCGCGGAAGGGTAGAGTCTCAGTCCATTGAACATTAGGTAAGTGATGTCTATTACCTACTTCTTATTCGGCTGGTCAGCCTTAAACTCCTAGTTCAGATGATTGCCAGGAATGACGTAGGGTTCTTTCTTGCAATAATAGGGTCTTTTCCTACGAATGATCGCATTGATCCCCAGTTCACCATAAGTACGTGGCTTATGATTCATATGTATGCTGTAGATTTAATTCAATTAAACCTTTACCCTGCGGTAACCGTATATTCCCTTCAGTTCCTCGTCACATGCCATGATTTTTAGCTTCATAGCTTCATAGCTTCATCTTCCCGCTGTTTGGGTGAAACAAACATCTTTCATGTTATCCACTTATAAAAACCACTTTTGAACACTCGGGCCAGTTTATATAGTAGTACTATGCTATGTCCCTAACTAAGCAATTCTTGGATCACCGCAAACTTTGTACTCTTGGGTACAGCCTCCATTCCTCCGTTGACATCTGCAAGAGCTTTTTTAGCACTTCATTTTCTGCTTCGAGGCGTTTCAGCTTGATCTCTGGATCTTCGGGGCGTGTTCGAGGTCTGCCGATGCCAGGCCCTTGTGCTTTGTCTCGTTTTTCCTCTAGACCTTTTATTCCCTCGGCTTTGAAGTGTCTCACCCATCGTCGAACCAGCGAAGCGTCAATCTCCATTTCTCGTGCCACGTTTTTATATCCGATTCCCTTTTTGAGGTACAGATCCACTGTCTTTTTCTTGAAGCTCACATCGTAAGTTTTTCTTATTTCTCCCATAGAAAAATCCCCTCTATAATAGACAGATTAGTCGGCTTGCTCTTTTCTGTCTACTATAAGGGGATCATATCAAACTTGATAGAGTCCTTTGTATGAATCGTATAAGTACTTGTTTTTATGATGGAAAGAGTGTTTCGGAATCTGGGGAACCGCCGTCACCAAGCCAACGGTTAGGACCTGCAAATGAGAAAGTCTTTCCGTTCCCGGTTACTTTGATATTAGCAATTCTCCAACCTGGTTTTCTTCCAGATCCATCAGTCCTAATGGTAACTTTTCTGATGTCACCAAGGCTGCTGGTACTGATTCTTGTAGTATCAGAATCTCCTTTTCAAAGCTGCCAGTGAGTGCAGCCGTAACATAGTCGCCATTAGAACCATACAGAGTTATAGAAATATTTGAGTCTGTACCTGAATCCACAATACTGCCTGTGTTTACGGTAACAACATATTCAACATTAGCAAAAGGTGTAACAGACTCTATGCTTCTATTAGAGTCTTGTAATGAACTATAAGTGTCGCTTGTGACCTGATCCGCGAAAGAAGGTACTGCGAAAGCTACAGATGATATGAGCATTGCTGATGCTAATAAAGATACTTTTTTCATTAATTAGTTACCATATTTCTAATATTTGTATTTAATGTTATACATGGGTAATATATTGTACATAGTTCTTTGGTCGTGAAGAAAATTTTTTCCTTGTCTTTGTTTGTTGTATTTCATCTTTATATGTCGAATATTTTTATTTTTAATGAATCACGGAATGGTACGAATATTTATAGAAGGATTTTTTTGCGATTTAGCCAGGTAAGAGTATATGTAGTCCAGCCATTGGGCGAGGATTTAATATCGGTTATAGACTATGGTGGTACTCAGATAAGTTTTCTCCTGAGTCGATTAAGTTAAACGGAAGCTATTTTATGAGGAATCAGTTTAGATTTAGAGTAGACGCGAAAAAGAACACTTAATCAAATGTGTATTTTTCATGTCAGACAAAGCTCCCCTTACTTTGACAGTCATTAAGCTGTATGTTTATTGACGAAGATTAAAAGAAGGAGAGGACAAAAAATGAGAAGGAAAGCTACTTTATTTTTTTCCACAATTGCTATGTTGTTTTCAGTTATTGCTCCGTTGTCAGCTTCTGCAGATGCAGCAACTGTAACGCTTGACACTTACAAAAATTTTTCAAATCAAGAAATAGTTTTATCACAATCAGTATTATTTAAAGATGACACGGCATATACAGATGTATCTGTTACAGTGAAAAGAGTGAAATTTTCAATTAATGGTTTGGAAAATCCTTTTAATGCTAATTATTATAATCGGTTGGTCTGGACAAGTGATGAAAATACACCGAGTATAGAAAATACGTTATCAGTAAAAATTGCCCCAAAAACAGGGAGTCTTTACGGTTCCAGCAGTTATGAGAACCTTTCTCTGATAAAACAAAAGATCAACTCCGATTCAAAAGTATATGGATGGATTCAATTAGAATCAAAAGAGTGGGCTAGAGCAGGATCAGCTATAATTAAATATTAAAAAATCCTTAACGTTTGAAGTAAGTGAATACCCAAAATAAATTAAATAGCTCTGCTAACCTTAATTGGTCGGTAGAGTTTTTTTCGTTAATCAGTTTTTAATTTAGAGTGATGTGAAAGGCTCAACCGGGTAACTGGTATGAGTCTTTTTTTATACCCAATAAAAAATAAATATGCAAATATTTAGATTATATTTATAGATCAGCAAGTTAATGTTTAGACAGGTTCTTAAGAATGATTTATCTTCGTAATAGTTCAATATATTGCTAGGAGGAGATCGAGTGATAAGTAAAATTAAAGCATTATGGAGTATTTTAATTGTAGTGATAGTGTTCTTGAATATGTCAGCTATAGAGGTAAAAGCAGAAGTTGTAAGCGATGAATGGTCGATTAAAACGACTATAGAAAATCCTAAGGCGGTAAGTGCTGTTTCTGAATTGAATGGTAAGATATATATTTTCGGTGGTTCTTCAGGATCAAACCCATATAAGGATGTTCAAATTTATGATCCGAAAAATAATATATGGGCCTCAGGAAGTAGCATGCCTACGGCTCGTGCTGCAGCAACTTCCGTTGTTTATGGAAATGATATTTATGTTATTGGTGGCTATACAGGTAATGCTTTTAGCTGGGCAGGAGGCTCCTCAGTAAATAATGTTGAAGTTTACAATACCCAGACAGATACATGGAGTGTTAGGAAAGCTATGCCGCAGGCTTTAGGTTCGTTGACAAGTATTTTGTAAGGGAAAGATTTATGTGTTTGGTGGGATGACAACCAATACACTTTCAGTTGCTACTGTCCAAGTATATGATCCGGCTTCCGACAGCTGGTCAACGAAGAAACCTATGCCGAATACACTTCATGGTTCCTCTGCAGTTGTACATAAGGACAAAATCTATCTTGTAGCAGGTAGACATATTGATAAAAATTCAAATGTTTCACTAAACACATTTCTTGAATATGATCCCGATAACGATAACTGGTCAACTAAACCCAATCTTTTGACAGCACGTGGAGGGGCCCAAGCTGTCATTTATTCCAATAAAGTATTTGCTATTGCTGGAAAAACTGAAGCAGGTGGACGTAGTTATGAACTTAATACAGTAGAATCCTTTGATTTTGAACAGAATAAATGGTCTCCTGAGGCTAGCTTAAAGCAAGCTAGAAGTGGGGCTGGAGCTATAACATTAGGTGGACAAATTTACGTTATTGGAGGAAGTCAGAGTACATTGGCTAATTCTCCGGTTAATACTATAGAGATATTCGGGAAGATTGACAGTTCCACACCTGAGCCGACACCAACTCCCGAACCAACTGATCCATCTCTACCAACTGGGGACCGTGCAATTCTGGTGGTTACTATGACAACTGGTTTGGAAAAGGAGTTTGACCTAAGCATGAAAGAGGTCAATGACTTTATCTCATGGTATGAGGGCAAGCAGGCTGGTTCTGGATCGGCTTCATACGCCATTAATAAACACGATAATAATAAAGGTCCATTCAGCAGCCGAAAGGATTACATGCTATATGATCGTATCCTAACATTTGAAGTAAGTGAATATTCTAAATAAATTTAAAAGCTCTGCTAACCTTAATTGGTCGGTAGAGCTTTTAACTGTTCACGCCTCTTATAATGTATCAAGGTATTCTTTCTGGAATTTGATAAAATCTTCAACACCATCATGATAGGTAAATCTACCGCCATTTTTATCAATAATCCAGTTGATCTTCTCGTCATTTAACAAGACTCCATACATGCAGTGATGAAGCAGTTCAATTTGCTTTTCATCCCTAATTCGGATCAAGTGTTTTTCTTGTTCGTCAATGAGGTACCATTTCGTTTCTGTTTCATCTACATCTACATCTACATCCGCATCCACATACAGTATTGATACCGACAAGGGGAATGGCCAGTCAAACCAATGTTCTCGCTTGTCTTCTCTATAACCTTCAAATGCCATGGTTATTTCCTCCTACTTGGATATTTCCTGATTATTCAAATGCACTAACTTGCTGCGATTGTACGCTTTATTGAAAACTGTTTTTTGGGAACTCGCAGCTATCCTCAGCCTTTAGTATCTTGGCACCAATGCGGTGAATGACCTGCCGTTTGAGGTTGGCACGAACTGCAATGCGTCTGTTTAGGCTGGGTTGATGGGGGGGAGGTCCAAACTTTATTGTAAATCCCTCATTTGCTCAATTTGTAAAGGCAATGCTGATTCAAGGGAGAATTTTCGGCAGCAGCTCCTTTTGACAATGGACGACGTAGGCTTTTAGGAATACACACATTAAATTTACTGCTGTTCTTGTCTTATCCTATTGGCTCAGGCATATCGCCTCCATATTCTTTCCATGGCTTTACGTGCACCATCGTAAACTTCTGCAAAAGTTTAGTGTAACTTTGGCAACCGTCTATTCCGCTATTGTTGCATAATAGTTGTGTCCGCTTTCGTCGTTCATTGTTCTGATCTGTATAGTATACGGAAACGCCGGGTAACAAAGAAGTTGAACGCTTTGTTACCAGATATCGAACGCTACTCCAATACTCTACAATAATTCTGCTGAGCGAAGACGGGTGCCCAACATGATGGAACTGGAGATAAAGACAGATAGCAGTGTAGTGGACATAAAGGCGCGCGGTTGCTGGCTTTGGGAAGAAGGGGACAATAAGAGCGATATGCGCTCTATATTGTAATCATAGAGGGCTGGGATGGTGACCAAAAGATCATTACATTTTCCTCGTCTCGAAATAGGCATTATATGGTATTAAACCTCCAATGATCTGGAGTTTATTTTTTGTACTCAGAATATAATTTGTGCATAACACATCAGGAGACTACATACATGTCAAAAAGACTCGAAGGTAATGGATTATGGGAAAGCAGCCGCATCATCATACCGGAACATAAGGAAGCGTATCTAAAGCTTATGAAAGGCCGTCAAAATACGGCCTTTTTGTCGTTGGGGATAAGATCAAAGTAACAAGCCAAGGCACTTGGAACTGGACAGAACGTATAATAACGTAAGGCGAGCAGCCTGACCTTATATAAATTCTTTTGAAATATCACCAAATCGTTATGTAATCCGAAAGAATGGGTGATACCCTACTGGCATACGCTGACGGGGTGTTTATTGTTTTGGAATATAGTAAAATTCATTAATTGAATCTGGAGGAGTGAAAAATATATACTCGAAGCCATAACTCAATGCAATTAAATTAAGGCAGATATAAAGAAGGACTCTATCAGCTAAATGCTGTAGGAGTCCTTCTTGTTGTTCTTTAGTTGTGGCAATAGTAAAAGTTCTTATCAGTGGCACCTTGCTGGATACGCTGGTAAGGTGTTTTTTTATTTTCCTAGAAGTCCATCCCATAAACAAGACTCACATAGCTTGTGGAGTAAACAAAGGAGGCGTTACGTGTGAGAGGAATAGAAAGAGGTTACGAAGAAACGACCGGGAAGATTTGGACATCGATAGCTGCTGTCTTGGCACTCTTCATTTTGTTGGTAATCATCTTGAAATTAATCCTTTTATAAAGATAATTAGGCTCTACCGGTTTATCTGGGTGTGAGCCTTTGTTTTGTTTACCTGCATGCCCTATCACTGAACGTATTTATACATATATTAAGGTGAACGACAAATAAAGGAGGTTTAAGACATGGGTGCATATGAAGGTGCAGGTGGCGGCGGTGTATGGACTTCTACAGCGGCAATTTTAGTGCTCTTTATTCTCTTAGTTATCATCACTAAATCACTTTGGGTTTAATTTGTGAAAAGAACTGTTGGATAATACCACTTCACTCATGGATGGCAAATAGTTGAACTCAATGAGCGCATAAGCTATTTGGCAATAGCCACAGTATTCGCTTCTCTTTTGGCGAATACTTGGTGGATTTCCTGCCATAATAGATTTGCGCTTATTGTATTTTGTAAGAAGGGGAATGTTTCATAGAATGGGTACAATCCTTCCTAATACCTAAATTTAATCTCAGATAGGGCCTTATTAGTTTGCAACAATAACTGGTATGAGCCTTTTATTTGCGATAATACGCACGATACTTTGCACATCTTTCAGTATAGTATTAAGAAGATTTAATATACTTTGGAGGTGTCCTATGATAGAGGATTGGCTTGAGGGTTAATTGTTTTTACTGGCAGCTATTGAGGATGAGATTATTGTGAAAATACAAGAGAGTAATGTAACTGTTGATCATAAGTACAAAGTGGTAAAGTAGGATACCGAACTGTTCGCAGCTGCGTTAAGTCAGGTAGATGGAAATGATAATCCAATATTCAAAAATGCACATGATCTACTTAAAAGTATTGGGGCTAGAAGAGACATGCTAAATCGAAAAAATTAGGTGTTGTGATTTGATGCTTGAATTCTTTTTAAAGCTATGATTTTCTTAGTAGATTCAATATACTTTTCCAGCGGTTATTTCTTAGCTTTTGTTTATATGGCAAATTTACATAACATTTTTCCCATTAGTGAGTTTATTATTAAAATTGATTCTTGAGATGGGGTTATAATTACGGCGATACAATTTTAGTAGGATTATTCATCCAAAACAAAAAGACTCTATCCAAATATCGACAGAGTCTTTTGTATGAATATTTGTTTTTAGGATGGAAAAAGTGTTTCGGAATCTGCGGAACCGCCGTCACCAAGCCAACGGTTAGGACCTGCAAATGAGAAAGTTTTCCCGTTTCCAGATATTTTGACATTAGCGATTTTCCAACCTGGTTTATACCCAGATCCATCAGTTCTAATAGTAATTTTTCTGATGTCACCTAGGTTACTAGTGCTGATTCTTGTTGTATCGGAATCTCCTTGTTCAAAGCTACCATTGAGTGTAGCGGTAGCATAATCTCCATTAGAACCATACAGAGTTATAGAGATGTTCGAGTCTGTTCCGGCATCTTTGAGATTGGCCGTATTTACAGTAACGACATATTCAACATTAGCAAAAGGCGTAACAGACTCTATACTTCTATTTGAGTCTTGTAATGAACTATAAGTGTCACTTGTGACCTGATCTGCAAAAGAAGGGGCAGCAAAAGCTACAGATGAGATAAGCATTGCTACTGATGCTAGTAAAGATACTTTTTTCAT